GATCTTACCGTAGTTAATGATGCCGCGACAGCCTTAAATGAGTATGAGGACATGAGATATAGTTCCGTATTGCCCAGGATACCAACCGTCGTAGTTTCTGATTCGTATAACACGAGAAATCCACGCAAAGAAACATATAAAGACGGAACTGAGATGATACACATTGTTCGCAAACTGCCAAATGTTGTTGCATATATTCAGACTACAAAAGGCAGAGAGGTCAAATCGCGTGATGAGTGGAACAAATTAATGCAGGGAAGACAACCAACTGGCGAGCTGACTTCTACAGACATCCCGCTGAAATCGACAAAACTTTCACGATATGGCGCGCCAATTGCAAAGGTAATTAGAAAAGCACAGCAAGAAACTCGTACATATGATGAAATTGCGGTATACGCAGATATTAAACCGGCCATAAATAAGTTTTCCGGCAAGGCACGAAAGTGGGGCGGCGAAGTTCGTTACACTTTCTTTATAATCGTACCAAAAGAAACTTATGTGCCAAGATCTAAGTTGAAAACTAAGAGAAAGTCGAAATGAAAGTTACAAGAAGACAAATCAGAGAAGCAATAAGACGTGTGATAACAGAAAGCAAAATTACTCCAGAACCGCCATACATTACGCACGGTAATCCTGGATATCAAGAAGCGTCGTCCAAATGGAACATATGGTTTTTTGAAAACACTCGTGATTGGGCATGGACAAACATGCCCGAACAAAAGGGGTGGAATACTGAAAATCTCATGTATGATTTTAGAACTTCCGATACTGGTGGTGCTGAAATAAAATACGGTATTGGTTTTGGATATCGATGGAGCAAATATAGGAATAATACCCTGCGGTTAATTGTTATTCCGGAACCCGGCTATGGTCAGCCAGAAGGTATATATATGCGATTTGAAATTGGGCTAGGTGGTATGAGGGATATGGATGCTCGATCAATGGCCGAGATGTATTTCCCGTTTAAGAAATACAAGCCGGCAAGGGCAAGGGATAAAGGTATGTCGGCTCCGGAGATTATAGAAGAGCTATCTTTTTACCATGACGAAATTGTAGAATGCATGCGTATCCTTGTACCTTTGGGTAGTAAAACCGTAAAAAGTCTGCCGGCTTCAAAATTTTACGATATAGTTTGGCCAAAGTTAGAAAAATATGCAGCGCCAGGTATGGACGAGCATATAAGATTAAGAGAAGAACGTATATCACTACGAAACAAACGAATGGGATTATAAAGATTATTAATTAATTTTTGTAAAAGCTTGGTCACAACATAAATTTCTTTCATACTTAAATTAGGGAGAGTTTATGTATGTTGTTTTTATTATCACTACTGGTGGGCTGCAGTGATATCAGTCTGGGTAAGATAGAGCAAAGAGAAGCTGAGATCCTTGTTCATCCTACTCACATAGATTTTGGTAACCTAGTTTCTGGATTCGAATCAGACCAGAAGTCATTCACGGTAATAAATACAGGCGATGATGATTTAATAATCACGTCGCCATTTTTATTATCTGGTGAGGACAAATTCGCTATCGACGATTCAGGAGAAGAGGATATAGTTGTAGCAGCTGGAGAGCTTGTAGAATTCCATGTTACATATACTCCAGAAACGTTTGAGCATAACTCTGGAATGATTGAGTTTCTATCGTCCGATGAAGACGAACCAGAGATACAGGTATCACTTGAAGGTTTCGGAGACGCTCCAGTCATGACTGTGGATCCAGTCGACTTTGACTATGGCGATATATCGATAGGGTGCGATAACGAGGAAAGAATAACGATAACAAATGATGGTAATCTACCGCTTACCATTGATAGCGTAGTTCAAATGGTTACTCAGCCGGCAGACATTGTATTGGAGTTTGGATCATTACCAGATCTGCCATGGCATTTAGATCCAGGTCTCAGTGTTGATTTCTTAGTTTCATATATACCCAACGACGTCGGGCAAGATGATTCTATAATTACAATTGCCGGCAATGATCCATACACCCCGGAGATCGAGGCAATTCAATATGGCTCTGGTGACGTTGAACAATATTATTCTCAACGTCATATTCAGCAAGAGATACAGGTTCTAGATATTCTATGGATCATCGATGATAGCGGATCGATGAATCGGGTTCAGTCTAATCTTTCTGGCAACATGCAAATGTTTATGAATGTTTTTGTTCAGTCACAGGCAGATTATAGAATGTCTGTTATAACAACATCAGATCCAATGATATATCAGATCGTTGATGCCACAACCCCTAACGCGACTCTGACTATGCAACAGATGGTTTCGGTTGGAGTACATGGCTCTGGTGTTGAAATGGGTCTAGAGATGGCTTACCAAGCTTTAAACGATGTAACAAGTGCTGGTCCTGGTGGTAGCTTTTTTCGAAACAATGCAGACTTAGTTTTGATATTTGTTTCAGATGAACCTGATCATAGTCCTGAACCAGTTTCATATTATACGTCGTTCTTTTCTGGATTGAAGCCTTCCGGTATGTTTTTTCCATATGCGGTTATTGGCGATATGCCTGGTGGATGCTTAATGCCAACCATGTTTGGAAACTACAATGTCCAAGCCGGTGAAGGATACTGGGATGTAGTTGACTACTTTGGAAGCCAATGGTTTTCTCTGTGCGCAACCGACTGGGGAAACCAGTTACAGAATCTTGCAAACAACATTACCGGTCAATGGTCATATGAGCTACATGAAAGTGATCCAATAGAAAACACAATCGAAGTGTATGTTAATGGTCAGATAGAAACTGGGTGGGTTTATAACCCTGCTAGAAACACTGTTGAGTTTACAGAGGGTAACATACCCGAACCTGGTGACACAATTGAAATTAACTACGCTTTATGGGGGTGCTATGAATGACTTTAAAAAATTGTATGCTTATTTTGGGTGTAGGAATACTTGGCTTTGCGTTAGGTATCTCCGGCAAATACATATACGAAAGTTCCTCCGTGCACGCGTACCAGTGGAAAACACCTCCGATAATAATTAATTGCTACGGTGAAGACTTTAGCCAAACTGCAATGATAAGAGCAATACACTATTGGACCGTAAGAGGATATCCAATTGGATTTTACGAACACAATCCGCCACCCTCCGTTTGTGAAAACGATTGGCTTTATGGAATGATTATTATACGTAAGGCTCCACTTCTCAAGCTGGCACCAGAGACTCTTGCTTCAACGAGAAGATATACTGCTTTAAACGAGATGCGTGGTGCCGTTATAGAGTATCGCCGCGGGTCTTACAACCTTGACCTTTTAAACGAGCACGAACTTGGACACGCCTTGGGTATGACCCACGTTGAAAGGCCTGGTCATATCATGCATCCTATTTACGACCAGATGGGTGAACTGTTCGATCTCAAAAAGAAATAGCCATGCTTCTTATGACTGGTGATGTTTTTTTACTGAGAGAAAAATACAGATCAAATGGATCGAACGGAATGGGCATTGTAATCATGATTGAAAGCCATGAAGGTCCTAATTTTATCTGTTATGACTACATCGTTATGTTAGATAACGGAAATCTTATGAGAATAACTGAAAGCTGTGTTGAGGAAATTTATACCAACATTAATCAGCAAACATTTGAATGATTAGGATGAGAAACGCAAGAGTTACACAACTCATAGTTTTTACTGTAAACATCGATTCATTCATATAGTACCATGTCATAATCGGAAAGGTGATGTAGGAAAACACTGCTGCAGTGAATCTCACACTCCACAGTTCTCCAGTGGCTTCAAAACAAAATTTCGTTCCATACCAAAACGCAAGACCGGCCGGGATCCCAAACAACACAGTTGCAAGGATAGGTTTGTTTTGCCAATAATCCCAAACAAACTGAGAGTTCCCGGCAAACCACCCAAAAATGTGACCAATAATAAAAAGTAAACAACCGTAAACCATTCTTATATCGTTAAATAGAAGCATAATCCTATCCTAAGTTTTTAAGTATCTTTCGGGTCCTCGTACCATTCTTCAATAAATGACTCCCCTGTAAGCTCTTCAAGTTTGCGAATCATTTTCTCCATATTGATTCTTACAACTTTTCCAGTCCTAGTGTTCCTAGAAAAGTAATGCCACTCACCTTCAGGATTGTGAGGTGATATTTGGGTCACGTTCTGTTGAGAATCACTAACAAATATCTCTGCGTGGCCGTTCACAAGCTTGGAGTATATTTGTGCATGGTTGACAGTCAACGAAGGATCAGTTGTACCCTGGCAATTTAAGTGAAGATAATTAGAAATTGCAGCATCACCGGTAACATCCAGCTTGAAGTTCGGAGAAGTATTTCCTATTCCTATGTTACCATCAACCGTCAGGTTTGTGCTGTTTACGAGTTGTAAAGAGTCGTGTCTGAGTCGGGCTGTAATACCACTCGAGCCATTCTTCATATTAGCAAACTCTATAATACCCTGTTCAGAACCGTCGGCGACAGAACCAATTTTCCCAGTTATCTTTGCGTAAGTCACATTTTGGTCAGCGTCGTTTTCACCTTGAAACTTAAGTTGGCCAAGATAGTCAGCGTTTGCTGGGGAAGAACTGTTTCTTTTTAGTTTGATGACAGGAGAAGCGCTACTTGAGTCTTCTGTTGTTTCTAAAAACAGCAGATCATCGGTCGTAGTGTTGTTCACGTGCAGTTGTGCGCTGTTAACTTTAACCTCATTCGGCCCTGAGCTCATTTTTTCTACTGTAAATAGATTAACCCCGCCAGCATCTAAATCGATTCTGTCATCCGTGAAATTAATTAACGTGTCGGTGTCACCGGTGTGCCTGATGTGTTGGTCAACGTATACGTTCCCTCCAAAAACAGCCGGTCCTGGAGATGTAAAAGCATCATTTGCATGGAGACTGCCTGATATGTATACAGAGCCACCAAACACTGCTTTGGCGTCAGTGGATCCAGATACGAAAAACACGACATCCGAAGGAAGAGCCTCAGCAGCTGCGGCAGTGTCGCTTTGACCATGTTCAAACTTTGCCTTACCATCATCGTATATACGAAAGGGAAATTTTTGCGGATCACTACCAACGTTTGTTCTAGTTTTTAGGAAAAAATCTTGACTTCGTCCGGGAGATAGATAAATGTTTTCTGCCTGGTCAAAAGCAAAAGATGCATACCAAGAGCTAGGATCGTCATCGTTTATAAATCTTAGAAAAGCGGTGTCCGGTTCTTTTTTAAATATTGTAAGCCCGCCACCGCCCTCGGCATCGATGAACTGTGATCCTGTTACCACAAGTGCGTAATCTGAAGAATAACCATTACCATGGGCTGTGTTCCCGGTTACAATTGCGCCTTCACTAAACTTCATAGTGGCAGTGCCCATATTCTTTATTCTAGCCATAAAATTGTACCTCCAAGTTCACCTACAACTTTTTACCCAATTATATTTTTCTATTTATCATTAATTATGTATATTAGCGTGATAATTATATACATTCGTTCATATTTGTGGAGTTACTTTATGTCTATACCAGACAGTAAAAAATTAAGAAAATATATAACGCAATTATTGAAAGAGCATATGCTACTCGAAGCCGCCGGTTCTATGGGTTTGGCAGCTGTACTTGCACGTGCCTTAGCCGACAAAATACTTGACGACGTCGATCGAATTGGCTTTGTATACATAGTTCAAAAACATAATGCACAATCGCGATGCAATATACCACTACTAGACGTCGTTGAAGATTTGGTGAAAAAAGACCAAGTTATAGCATTGAAAGTGCGTCCAAAGAAAAAGGAGTATAGCGTTATTGCTACTAGCTTCTCCAAGCGCATGTTGCCGAATGAGTTAGGCGCAGATAACGCAATTTTCGTGCAAAGCATAAGAAATCATGCATATCAGGATTACCCGGGCGATGCTATTGTATTGGGCAACGCTTATTTTAACGATGTTAAAATCCCGGGATCGGGCGCGCATGGTTTAAGAAAGGAAGATTTAGACAAATTTGAAGCTATAGGGAATGATTTCCTTTCGAAGTACGTTAAATCCGCAGAGAATGAAAAGAAGATTCTCGAAGTGTTCGAATCCGTGGGCGCAGTTGGTTACTTTGCAGCTGCATTTATGGTATTTATAACCCAGGCCGAATCTGATGGCTCTCGTGGCCACGTATCCAGCTTATCGGCCACAAGCATGGGTGGAAAGCTAGTTATTGGTACCAATGCAATGACAGTTACAGCTGAGACAACTGGCATATGGAATATGGGTATGTCATTTTTTTCGAATGATCAAATAGAACACATTAAAAAATCCATGGACTTACCTATCGGTCTTAACGTACCTATAACAGTATCTCCAAAGCAGAGTTTTAATAATTTATCTAAACAAATGGTCGCATTTGACGAAAAGTTTCGTAGGATTATCGCTAGCAACACGACCTATATACACGAGTTGCAACACTTGATTCAACATGCCGGCTACCATACGCCATCTTCACAGTTAGATCCAGGCGCCGACGTCGACATAACCTCACCAACGCACCCGCTACATCCCTATAATGGTGACCCTCCAAACACTGCCGCAAGAGAAGCTGGTCTTGCGAAATCAAAAAGACCACCAGCCCAGCATATAAAGATTGTGTCTCAGATGCTAAAAGAACTGAACATAATAAAAGGTGAAGAAATAAAGATTTCCGGAATCAACAGCCCAGCATTCGAACTGGATGACGCAGCATTTTCATCCACTACTATCGGGCTGTCGACAAGCATCTTTGTTAAAGAAAATGTATATCTAGAAGTGAACGTCGCCGATCACTTAAGTGATGTAGTTTTAAAACACATGTCGGATACGTATTTATCGGCACTTCCGTCAAAAAACATGTTTCCCGAGGAAAGAGAGGCTCAAATAAAAAGGTATGGTTCTGCAGCCGGGAAAAAATCGGTTGCAAGAAAATATCGTTTATTTCTAGCCGATATTCTTGCAGATATTGGAATATACACTTATCAAAAGTACATTTTTGATCGTACGGATCAAATAAAGGCTGATATGGGGATTGGACCAAGAGATAAAACTATACCCGACGCATTAAAAGTCGCCTCTGAAAGGTTTCCGGACAGAACAGAAAAGGCGATCGAGCGTTTAAATAAGTCTTTGTTAAATAAAGGCGGTAAACTATCAAAAGATTTAATCGAAAAAATGCGACCTGTATTTCCAACCATGGTTTTTTATTCGCGTAAATTGGGCGTTTTTATAGGTAAAGGTAAATACGGCCCACCCGGATGGATTAAGCAGCACCTATATATTGAATTCTTAGAAAATTATGATATAGACGAAGATCTATTGAATGAGTTGAAAAAAGGGTCTGAAGACAGATATTATCTAAGTAAAAACCAAAAAGACCTAGGTCTCAGGTTATTAAAAGAGTTGGATTTAGTTTTGGTGATTGCACAGTCAGGTGCCGATACAGCTTTCATGGGTGAAGATGAAAGGCTTGAAGCAGAGGCCGGCCGGTCAGGCCGAGTAAGCCGAGGATATGCTTATTCAGGCTCACAATGGTATCAAAGGGCTAATGGATACACATGGCGAAGATTACAGACAGAATATGACGCTGAGTTTGTGACACAAACAGCTGGTTTTTTGTATGGCATCTATATACTAGGCACAGAGGACGATGCAACCGCAAATCGTATTTTAGCTCCAACGTATCTTATGGATTATTTTAGGCGATCTCCAAAGATTCAGCCTATGATCGAGTTTTTGTTTGCATTGCTTGGAGAAGATATTACAAAGGTAATATCTGGTATAAAAAACTTTTCCAAGAAATCTAGACACAATTTCCAAGGATTTATCGATCGCGATTTAGCAAAACAAAAGTCTGATCAGTACCGACGTTTGGCGATTGACATGATAGATAAGATTCAAAATATATCAGACGAAGAATTGAATGACTTGCGAATAGATATAGCAAACAATAGCGTGGAAATGATATACGGTTCTAGAACAAAAAAAGCTACTCCAAAGCAAATCAATGATTTAACACCTGTAATTAATGAATTTCTTGCAAGTGGAGGCTCGGTCGACCGCTTAACTCATTTACATGTAGAGACTGTAAAGGCTATAATAGGATTCGTTGGTAAAAAACTATTGGAGTAAACGTGGCGGATAAAAAAGATAAATGGGAAGATAATGTTGGTGGTTTTTCAATTGTAGCTGGAAAGAAAGTTTCTTTTTATGTTGATAAAGAGTGTATTTTGTGTTCAGTCTGCGAAGAGGTAGCGCCTTCCAATTTTAGAATGAACGATGACGACAGCCACGATATATGCTTTAAGCAGCCAGAAAACGAACAGGAACTAGAAGAGTGTTATGAAGCGCTTGACAGTTGCCCGGTAGAGGCAATTGGTGACGATGACATCGAATAAAATGGCATAAATATTTGTAAAGATATACATAGTTCTGTATTATTTATTTGCAAAGGAGCAAAAATGAAACATGAATTTAGAATGTATGTCGGACCAATGTTCGGCGGCAAAACAACACGTATGTTATCTCAACTTGAGCGATATGCATATATGGGTGAAGATGCGTTGATATTCAAGCCTAGGGTCGACGAAAGATACGAAACAGATTGGGTCTGTTCACATACTGGAGTTAAACGCCAAGCGCAGAGAGTTGAAACCGGTGCAGATATTCGTAAATGGGTTGCAACATATGTCGGCCGCACACCATCCGTGATTGCAATAGACGAAGCGTTCATGATACCAGGCGTAGGATTTGCTGCCATAACCTTGTTCAGAGAAGGTCATACGGTTCTTGTTTCTTCCTTGCAGTTGTCTTCCGATGGCACTCCATACGAGGAAGTGCAACGGATGTTTCCATACGCGACCTATGTTGCCGTATGCCCTGCTGTCGATCCAATTTCAAAGCAAGACGCTTACTATACCGAAAAATATGGTGGTAGGAAAGATCATGCAATCGAAGTTGGTGGCGCAGAAATGTATAGACCACGTGACTGGGAGGGTTTCTTTGGTAGTGATCGATGAATAAGTGAATAAGGGGCCGTAATGGCTTCGACGGGGTAGAATCAAGAGGAGTGTGCATGCAGGTAAGATACGACCTTAACAGTTCAAAACAAATAGTTGCAAACAATAACGACAACTTCGAAGTAGCTTTAGCTGCATAATCGACGCCGGTGTCTCTTCCGGTGTGAAACAAGAGGCTTAGCCAGTTAGTCGAGGCAAACATATCAAGACTACAATGGTTATCCTGGTAACAGGTGGAATCTCCAGCCAGAGGGAGATTGGTGGAAAATTATTTGGCTAGTTTGTTAATTAACAACATAATTAACTATGCATGTGAATGACACAAATTAAGACTGCTGCGGACGCGGGTTCGACTCCCGCCGGCTCCACCACTTACTTACTATTGAGCATAAAATGAAAATTACGAGAAGCCAACTAAGAAGAATCATTAGAGAATCGTACAAATACAAAGATCCATACCCATCTCGCCGGAGACAGCAAAAGAAGCAGAATTGGGTAATTGTGTGTGATTGGACACAACATTCTGATCCTTCAAAGCATAAGTATGGCGAAGCTGTATATGCTGAATATTTTGGCACTAAGAGAGATGCTGAACGTAAGGCTTTGCAATACGCAAGGGAAGAACATGCACCAATGTATGTTGAACCAGGTTTTGAAGAGGGCTAAGATGAAACTAACAAAACGCCAACTTCAATTAATTGTTAGAGAATCTCTTGTAGAAGCTTACGAAAAAACTGAGTATATTCAAGCAGGTCTTGGTGAAAGGTACAGAATGAAAGAAAGTATGGATATGGATCCCTCGTTCTATGCTGATGTATCGGAACGTTATGATGGAGACATAGCCTATGAACGCGTCATGGCAGTAATTGAGGTTTTAGCAGCATATCCCGCCGCACATTCATATTTAGATATAGAGGACGTTGCGAGCGAAATCATCGACTCACTAGAAGAAAAAGGTTTAATTTAACCATAAACATAAAGTCATAGAGGAAAACAATGAAAATCACAAGAAGACAATTGAAAAAAATCATTAAAGAAGAGAAAGCAAAACTTATACAAGAGGCACAGTACGGAGGCGGACAGTACGGTTTACGTAGTGATGACAGAGCCGGACAGCAAAAAGCAATTGAGATCGCATTAGCTCATTTGCAAATGCTTGATGACGCATTGTATGAAGCCGGCATTGAAGTTGGAATGGGTCAACTTAGAGGTATAGTGATGGATGCATTGAATCACCCAACATCCGGATATTAATGATGAAAATCACAAAAAGACAACTTCGAAGAATTATTAAGGAAGAAAAATCAAAGATTATGTCGGAGGCTTTTGGAAGTCCATCCGGCAAAGATTTTGGCTTATATGATCAGATTCAAGAAAAACTTGAATATGAACTATTGATTAATATTCAAAGTCAAATATTAAATACTCTTCCTCCTGCAATTCGTCGTACCATTGATTTAGGAACAGAAGCAGAGATGATGGGCTTTGATGATTTAATGGAACAAGTCCGAGAATGGTTTGAGAATTATGTATCGGCGATGACAGATCTGGATCGGAGATAAACAATGAAATTAACAAAAAGACAACTTCGAAGAATTATTCGTGAAGAAAAGAAAAGATTGATCAAAGAAAGCTCTATGGAGTTGTCATATCAATACGCAGAGCAATTGCTGCAAGATGCCGCCCGTGAATTAGCCGATAATTTTAGCGAGGGTCAATTAGGCAATGGTGCGCATGACGCCAAAATGAACGGCGAAAATGCGCTCTATGAATTACTGACTCTAGCTGCAATGAGAACAAGAGGGTTAATAGAACATAAGAAAAAAGCAAATTTGCTCAACGAGTATATTGATCGCGATTATCTCTTAGATCGTCTCATGGAGGTACTCATTGAAGAAGGCGCAGTTAAACCGGGGCCGGGTGCGCGTGATGATGCTTTACAATACTTAGGTTTCTTAGTCAAGGTATATGACAGAGGCAGATAAAGTGAAGATAACTAGAAAACAACTAAGACTAATTTTAGAGACAGCTGCTAAGCAAAAAGATAAAGAGGCTGTGTTTTCAATTATATACACTTCGGCATATGTCCAAGAATATATGGAAGATCTTTATAATGCCATATGGTCCTCTTTTGAAAATCGCGGCGAACAAGATGATTATAAGATTGTTAATGTACTTGAAGATCTAACTAGCATGCTTACAAGACCGGTCATGGACTTGGGATCTGAATACAGCCTATACACAAAAGAATTGGATGCTGCTGATGATGAGGGAATAGAATTCGAAGCCGGCAATGCCGAAAAGTTCGATTTCGAGGAAAGTGTTTATCTGGGAATAGAGAATATTAATCGCTTTATTAACGAACAGACTCCGATGGGAATGAGCGCGCTTGAAGCATTAAGGCATGTTAAAGATCGTAAGATCAATATCGGATTGATTAAAAGAACTACAGATTTTTTACTTTCTCTAATGGATGATGATAGAGTCTTATCTGTTCTTGACCAAATCGATTATGAGTATCAGAGGATGAAGATGTGATCACTAACGGTAACGTACTTTATATATTTGATTTCGATGATACTTTAGCAATGACTAATAGCGCAGTTCGCGTTATTAGCGCGTCAGGCCAGGTAAAAAGACTTGATAGCAGAGAGTTTGCTAAATATCGATATCAAGCAGGTGATCAACTAGACTTTTCAGAGTTTACTCGAGCTGAAGGAACATTGATCGATAACACAGTACAAGAGATGCAAGAAGCAATTTCCCGGTACGGGATAGAAAATGTCTTTATTGTAACAGCCCGGGCTGAAGATGAGCCTGTGTTTAACTTTTTAGACTCTTTTGGGCTGGTTGTGCCTCAGGTGATCGCAACAGAAGGTTCAGCCGGAAAAGCACCATGGCTAACAAAAACCCTTCTTTTGGGAAATTACGACAAAGTGATCGTTTATGAAGACTGTCGTAAAAACATAAAAATGCTCAGAGATGTTGTAGAAGCCTACAACGAAGAATTAAATAGAGAAGTACTGTACAGTGCAGTATGCATTTTACCGGATGGTAGACAACAAATGATTGAATCAAGAATTAGAAGGTTTGTAAGAAAAATTATTCTAACAGAAGGAGTTAGAAATACAACTCAAGGCGCAAATGCGATTATAAACGTCATGTTGGATAATCCAGACTATAGTATTCGGAATGCTGCAGCTGACGTATTTTGGAACTTTGAACAGCTTGGAAACCGCCGAGCTGCTCGATTTCATAGGGCTTCTATGGATAGGGTCGGCGAACAGATACAAAAACGGCTAGCGAAGACTGGAGCTGATCCACATAATCAACCAGAAGGGTTTGTGTATACGCCAGAAGAAAAAGCGCTAGTCGATCTATACCATAGCCGGGTTCCTACGAATCAACACGGTGAGTACGGCATTAAACTGGCTGATTGGAGAAAATTTAGATGAGAGCAAAAAAAGGCGAATGGTTTAGTTTGTCTTGGGATATAAATGATAAGTATGATCCAATAGCTTGGGAACAGTTTAAAAATTGCCCTAGATTTCTTTATGCCGAAGAAAATAGTAATCAGGTTGAAGGAAAAATAATTAATGAGTTTGATAGACTTAGGCTTACTAGTATTTTTCTTACTTCAATGTTTCTTAAAAACGAAGACGGTCTTAAAGTACCCACTCATTACAGAGTAGGAATATTTATGCCTGGAGACAACACAGCCTATGATAAGTGGATAAAGGAATACCACAGATTGAATCACGAGGTAACAGAGCAAATCCGTGCTAAGGAAATGTTACAACAAAAAAGTATATACCTAGAGCATGCTGCTAGAATCATCAGGCATGATATGCATTCAGGAATAAATACCTACATTCCTCGAGGTTTAAAATCACTGCTAGATAAACTGCCGGAAGAGGTAATCAAAGAGCACCGTCTAGAGCTAAGCATTAAATTATTGGAAGAGGGCTTGAATCACGCTCAAAAAGTATACCAAGGAGTGTACGCATTTACGAATCTAGTAAAAGACAAGTCTCAGATAGAGAAACAAAAACATAACATCAAAGACATCCTGGTTGAACATTTTAGTTCGAACGCTTACGGTCATCTAATTGACATACAGGACATGGGTGATTTCTATGTTAATAAATCACTTTTTTGTACAGCTATTGAAAATTTTGCAAAGAACGGTTTAGCATACAACGATTCAGGTCCAGACAGAAAGGTTAGAATTTACAGCAGATATGTAGATGAAATAACAATTGCTGATAACGGCCGCGGATTAAGTCAACAGGAATACGATTATCAAACAATGCCTTTCTTGAGAGAAGAAACAAACAATGTGAATCAAATAACTGGATTGGGCATAAATATAGCTAACGCCATCCTAGTAGAACATGGCTTTAAAGTGTCAGTCGATGAACTTGAACACGGCACTGCAATTCGAATCACGATGAAAAATTAGGCCAAAAAAATGTTAACAAAAAGATCCAAAGCGTGTTTAACCATTTCGCTGTCCGTGATGGCAGGATTTTTTATTGAGCAAACTCTGGTTATTTCTGGTTTTGTTTTGCCATCATACTTCTCTGCTCTTTTTGGATACGCATGCACTATTTTGTTTACTGTGTCTTTTATATGTTTTGCAATCGATTTTTTATATACAGTAAAATCAAAAAAGCAAATTTATGATGACAAGTTAGCAGCGATCCATACGTCTAACATGGTTGCAATATATGATAACGAGGGCTTGATAATTTCAGCAAACCAAAATTTTTGTGATACTACCGGTTACAGCAACTCTGAGCTCGTTGGTTCAACCCACTGCATGGTTATGCCAAGAGAATTGATTAGATCAGAAGAGTACAGATCATTTTGGGAACAATTGAACCGGGGCATTTTCCTTAGAGGTAAATATAGACGACGAAAAAAATGTGGCAACGACTATTGGTGTTATGCAACATACAGCCCCATTCGCAACGGATCTGGAAAAGTTTATCAAATAATCGAAATATCGTCGGACGTCACAGAAGAATATTTAGCCCAACAAGAACTTGCTCACAAAAACATATACCTAGAACACGCAGCCAAAATTTTAAGACACGACATGCATTCCGGTATAAACACGTATATCCCGCGCGGAATTCGTAGTCTAGAAAGACGAATTAATCAAGATGTCATCGATGAGTTACATATTGAGTCACCTTTAAAACTTATAAAGGAAGGCCTTCTACATGCACAGAGGGTTTACAGAGGGGTTTATGAATTCACAAACCTGGTAAAAAAAGATGCAGAAATGCAAAGATCAAAATATGATCTTAAATCAATCTTGGAAGAATACATATCTAAAACAGCGTACGCTGACCAAGTTATTATTGAAGAGTTGATTAATCTTGAGGTTAATGAGGCGTTATTCTGTACTGCAATAGATAACTTGATCAGAAATGGATTAAAATACAACGATTCAGTGTCAAAACTTGTAAGAGTAAAAATGCACGACCAGTCTCATATTGCGGTAGAAGACAACGGCCGCGGATTATCTCAGAAAGAATTCGAAGAGTTTTGCAAGCCTTACCAACGCAAAAAAGGTCAAAAGGAACCGGGTTCTGGCCTGGGATTAAATATATCAGTCGCAATATTTAATGAGCATGGCTTTAGAATGTCGATTGATGAATTGCAACAGGGAACAAGGATTCTTATTCAACTAAACGAAGATTATCTAGATGATTGCACATTGATAAGAAATTTAAAATAATTTCATATATTTATATTCGTGGATCTTTGTTGGAGTTTGTAATGATAAAGTCGATACTTTTAGTTGATGATGAAAATTTATTTCATCTTGTTTTTGAAGATGCTTGTAGCCTGCTTGATATAACCTTGGATCTGCGCAGCATTACATCATCAGATGCTGCAGCAAAACTTTTTGCCGAGTGGCAAAACGACCCAAAAGGCAAACCAGAATGTGTTTTCGTTGATTTAAATATCATAGGATCATCATTTGATGGTATTGAACTTATTAAAAAAATTAACTATGAATATGGCAATGGCGTTGTTGTTGGAATCATATCATCTTCTGCTGACCAAGCCGAGATAGAAAAATCAAAACTGGCAGGATCCCAATTTTGGATTATTAAATCAGATGATATCGAACCCAGATTAGAACTTTTTAAGAACGATTATGCTGGATATAAAAACCGCACTAACGAGTTCAAAGTATATCGATGAAACTTACAAAAGAAATAGAGGATTCTTTTATTGCTTTATTAGAGGATCGTGGTGTACAACTAGAAGGAAACATTTTAAAGCTAATAAAGACTGATAATCCAGAATTTAAAAAATACATCGACAACGCCAAAGAAGCCGATGCTAAAGCAAGAAGAGATAGACTTGCAATAACTAAACAAGTTCAATCTCAAATGCAAGATCTAGAACTAAAAAAAACTCAGTTAGAAGAAAAAGCAGTCGAAAACGAAGACCTTTTAAAAAATTTAGAAGAAGCGCTTGAAGCTGCTGAGGGTGCAAAAAAGGCTGCAATAGACGATCTAGATCTACTACAAAAGAAAACTCAGTTTGAACTAATAGGAAACATTGTAAACGTTGCCCTTTGGGTCATCATGGCAGTAGGCGTTACAACGACTGTTCTTTACGTTGTGGCACTTTTTCTAAATGGAAATGGTCCGGACACAACTCTGATTGGCAATACATGGTCAAATTTGCTTGGTATATTATTGACAAATTCTTTTTCTATAATTGGCACAATTATGGGCGTCAAATATGCAAGTGAAACGACTCCAAAAAAACCGGGTGAATCTGTGTAAAACTGTTCGGTATAGATTAAATTAGATATAAAAGTTTATATCATATAATTAGTTAAGATAACGAGGAGATAATTATGGGTGGTGCCGGCGGCCATATGGCGCATTTACACGAAAATACTTGGTTAACTTTTGGTGAGATTAAGTCGTTCTTAACCCAAGTTGCATCTGCAGAGTTATCGCCAATAGAAAAGGTTGATGGCCAAAACATACATTTTCGATGGACTCCAGAGGGAGTAATGTGCGCTAGAAATGCGGGGCATTTGAAGAAAGGTGGTATTGCAGAAGCAGAATACAGAGCAATGTGGTCTGGCCATCCGGCTGAAGATGCGTTTATCAAGGGTTTTGAAAAAATTAAGTCGGCCGTTGAAAATCTGTCGGAAGAGGCAAAAGAAGCATTCAAGTCTCTACAGCCGAATTCGTATCGGTTCTGCAACTGTGAAATCATGTATCCGGAAAACGAAAACCTAATTCTGTATGACGGAAATTACATAGTGCTCCACAATTTAAAAGAAATTACAGTCATTGGTGGTAAACCTGTACAGACTGATATATATCTCACTGGCAACCCTGAGTTCGATGTAATCGTTGAGTCGCTAGAAGATACAATAAAAACAGAAGACGCTGAAGAGTGGCAACTGTTTGGACCAAAGTTCGTTCAGTTAAACCGTCTTTCAGATGGCACTGTACTCCAAGAAACCATAGCCGGAATAAATGGTCTTGGATACGCCGACGAAGAAAAAATATTTAGATTGGTTGAGGACAAGTTTAATGGCGAGTATGGTGTTGGGTTACCCCAAGAGAAGTCATCGCTTCTGCTTGAAAGAATAAGACTTATTTCTGAGGGTGCAAAAACCAAAGATTTGCCAGCCGTTAATACAATAAAACAGGGCTTGAATGCGGATCAAAAATCTTTGGTAACAGAGATAGGCAGTGTCGCCAAAGCAAAAAAGTTCATTGGAGAGGCAACAGTTCCGTTAGCCCGGGCTATAAGTGATTTTGCCATTGAGGTTCTACGAGGCTTAGAATCCTTTTTTGTAACGGATACCACTGCCGAGGTAGAAAGACTCCGGAGTGTATTGGGTGATTCAATCGAGGATTTGCAAAACTATACCGGTGATGATTCTGCAAAATACGGTGAAATGCTTGAACGTCAGCTAGAAAAGTTGGGTGATATTGAAAACATTGCATCGTCACTTGAGGGAATAATTTTCGAGTATCCACCAGGCTCAAAGAATCTAGTTAAACTAACTGGCTCTTTTGCCATGGCAAATCAGATTATTGGACGAGCCAAAAGATTGCCAAATCCTCAGATAAGATTAAAAGGACAGCCAGCAGTCGCCGACGAAGCTGTTGACATATCAGAGAGCATATATTCGCTCGAGGAGCTTGAGATGTTATATGAAGCAATAAATGGGCAATCATTTGATTCAGTTGCAGTTATTCCAGGCGCTTTCAAACCTCCTCACATCGGCCATGCAGGAATGGTTGATTACTACTTGACGTTGGCTGATAAGGTTGTTGTATATATTTCGGATCCGCAAAAACCTGCGTCACAGAGATCCATTGCAGGATCTAGAATTACTGCACAAATGTCTAGGGATATGTGGCGTATATTATTGGACGGTAAGCCAAATGTTGAAGTTCTTATTAGCCCACAGCCAAGTCCAGTATCCATTGCGTATGATTCAATCATGCCGGCAAACCCGGCAAAAAATTATGCAGGAACGCCATATCAGCCTGGTACAACAGTATATCTAGGCTCGTCGCAAAAGGGAGATGACGCAAAAAGATTTTCATATGCGTTAGCCAGTGCCAGCCCTGACTTAATAGTTCCAGATCCGGTAGCCAATGCAGCCCCGGCCATTGAGCATGAACCAGCTTATCTAGCTGCTTTAATGAGCTCAAAGTATAGTACGACCATGCCATCAGTCTCAAACCCATCAAAAGACCCTGCCGACTTTCACGCATCAGATTTCAGATATATTCTCGAACAGGCCGTAACAGATCCAGAAGCAAGAGAACTAGCTGCATACTTTGTCGGCGGCCGTCAAAAACTATTGGCGTTCATGGACGTTCTAGGTCTGATGCCCATTATGGAGTCTCAATCAAAAAAATACTCACTATTAGCTCAAATGTACGGTGAATGATGGAAACTATTGATTATCAAAAAATGCATGTTCTCATAAAAGAAGTTTCAAAATATATCAAAAGAGAAGATAGCTACCGAGCCGGCAAAGCACTTGATGCATTATCGAAACATGTCAAAAAATGTCAGGCTAAAAAAAATAAAAATTAATTTGTAAAAATTGAACGTGCTTTATATTATTAAATTGTTCGATCAAAAACGAGCGTTACAGTTTAACTTAGCAAAGACAGGAGATATAAAGCATGTCTAATCTTATTAAAAAAACTTATTTCGGATCTACATATCCAAATACTATTTACTCTGATTTTGATTCTATTTTTACGCCTTTCATGAGGCAGTTTACACGTAATGACAATAAATTCTACCAAACAGTTCCCCGCGCGAATGTTTACTATCGTGACAACGAAGGTTATTCTGTAGAGATGGCAGTACCTGGATTTGCTCGAGAAGACTTCAATCTCGACATTGAAAATGGTACGCTCACCGTTTCACTAAATGGAAAAGTGGAAGATACCGAGTCTGAAAACGATAGCATCAGACAGAGAGAGTGGTCGTATTCAACATTTAAACGTTCATTCTCGCTGCCAGATAATACTAATCTAGATGGTATTACTGCACGATATGATGCTGGTATTCTATATATCCAAGTACCAGTTGAAGACAATCAAAACCGTCGAACAAGAATCACTGTCGATTAATCTGTATACACTTGACATGTGTTCGACATCTAAATGCCCGGTTTTCCGGGCATTTTTTGTTTTTGCATATAATTATATTTATAGAACAGAGAGGTACATATGTTGTTGCTTTTAGCATGTTTAGCTTTTGCAGAAGAACCAGAAGCCATCGAAACTGTAGCTGATGCAGAAATAGAAGTGGTTGCAAGTAAAGATATAGAAGTATTTGTTGCGCCAATAAAGATAAATAACCTGAGCACAGGCCAGACTATTGAGGCGGTTATCGATGAAGATTCTGCTTTTGCATATACCGGTTCATATGCTCCGAGAAACGTAAAGACCGTCAATGACCGCGGAATATATGAACCACTTTCGCTCGCCGGTGTTGAAATGATGGTATATAACGAAAGAACGATAGGCTATCATTGGCCTGACTGTAATTACCGTAGAGATCCTTTAAAGTGCACAATCGCTAATTCTCAGTATTTTATGGAAACAATAATTACCATTGATGACAATCAATTAGTTGTAAGATCGACCTTGTATGATTCATATGCACAAGTTGTATCAACATCAACGCAAACCGATAACAAGATTGTCCGCTGGATTAAGCAACAAGAAACAACTGTCGTTGTAAATCAGCAGAATGGCGGCTTGCTCGGAGGCGGTGGTACTACCACTACGATTCATCAGCCGAAAGAAGAATTGCCGCTTAAATGGGAAATACCTCATATGCTAACTGATAAAATGATAAGAGATACTGTTGTGGGTCTTTGGACTGGACTTAGATTGAAATAGATTTTATTGATTTGTATGCATATTTATAATGTAATGACGGAGAAATAACTATGGTATCATACAGCTTGGTTTCAAATACTGGCTCTCAGTTAGGATTGATTGATCAACAAACTATTTTAGAACAAAAGCTAGCTGATTTTTGGGATTCACCGTATGAAATACACCAGTTAAACGAATATTGTGAGCTGGTTTGCGAAGGTGATTTGCTACTTGAGTTTAGTCTCAAAGATTTTGTTATGGAACATCTGGTCAACGTTCTGCAGGCCTCAATTGGCGCAGCGCTAGAGGCTGGAATAACCATTGGGACCGCTGGAGTGGGAACTGGTGGTGGTGTTGTTGCTGAAACTTTAAACGATCTTATATTCTTTGGATACTCTGTTGGTGACTTTGTAGTATCTGCCAAGGGTATATTTTCGGACTTGATGGAACTCAAGGAATTGTTGATTGAAATATTTAGTACCTCTATCGAAGATGAGCCGCAAGACATATACGACGCGGTACAGGAAGCAATTTCAGGTGCTGGTGATTTAATCAACCGTTTAGGTTTTGATTTTGATGAAATGATGGAAAAAATAACAAATGCATTTCAGTCACTTACAAAAAAAATCGCTAAGCCAGCCGGAGATATGATTGCGATTTTTAGCCCTGTACCAGGCACTGATGCCGCCGTACAAACGTTTATGAGTGAATTTGCGGATGATGCATTTAAGCTGTTTATAGAAAAATACGATTTAATTCCTGATTGGCTTAAAGAACTTTTACATGATCCAGATAGTTTACTCAATTTCGTCGAAGAAGGAATTGACGCCACTGTTAATTTTCTTGATGATATGATGAATACATCTGCAGAAGAAGCAGAGTCTCTGCTCGGTGCGATCGCATCCATAGGCCAAGATATTACAAATCCAGTTCTTGCAGTTCTTAAAAGAACGGGTCATGTCGAAAAGCTAATTAAATTTCTGAAAGGAGCTGCACTTGATGCCGCCGAATTTGCAGTTGAAACTATAGAAAAAATATATCCAATTATGATGGCTGGATTATCCGCATTGACTGTTATAACCACTGAAGATTACTAATGTCTAAACTACGTGAAGAGATTGGTCGCAATTATAGTACGATTGACCTGGATTTTAACAAGCCATACAGCATGATGGACAACACCGACGTTGACGTCAACATGTTTGCAATGGACAACGGTAAATGGTCAGCTGAAGTAAAATGCATAAGTAACCCAAAGCTATCAACGCACATGAGAATCTTTAATGACGAAGCATCTGCGAATCATTGGGCAAGAATGCAAGTCGATCGCATAACAAGAAAGACCATGAATGAAAGTAAAATACGATTAATGGTAAGAACTGTTCTAAAAGAGCATTTTAGCCTGTAAAGTTTAAGCACGGCCATTATAATGAAATGTACTTTTATAATGGAGGAAATATGTCACTAAATGGCGTAAGTGCGGAATATACTGTTAAGAAACTTTACGAGGTGTCGACCGGGTCTTCGGAGGATTCAAAAACGTTTGAATCAATGTGGGGATATTCTTTGTCTTATTTAGGCAAAGTGGAAACAGGCAGAGTGCGAATTAGAATTACCAAAATGTCGGCTAGCGATTTCTTAGCTGCGTTTGGCAAAAATCCGGATGCCGATGAATACGCATCATCCGATCTTTCTGGTTACTCTATTTCTGGCTATTTAGAGAAGTGGCAGAAAGATAGAGGATGGGTTATGTGTTTGGACTGGCTTGGAGAACCTGAGGCATCTAATCTTACAATTGAGCAGGAGCTGCTCGACATGTTTAAGGCGTTCGTCACTGGCATGCCTAGTAAGATACTCATGAGCGATCCAGATGATTCGCCGGGATTTTCAAAGCCAAGATATAAGTCGACAATCGATTTTTCAAAATACATAAAACCTAATGAATACGATAAAGAAGAATTTCCAGAAGATGATGCACCAAAAGCAGCTGCCAAAAAGCCGAAGCCGAAGCCGAAAAACGATTCTGATGATGACGATATAGACTGGATTTAATTTGAAATTTTGTGTATAACCTTTACGAGCAGGCTAAATTATATATGTAACAATCAAGTTATAGCAAAAAATGGAGTTACCATGGCAAGAAGAAAACGTTTGGCCGGCATTTCTAGAAGTGAAATACGTGAAGCCATCAAAAACATCAAGCAAGAAGAGTCGGCTGAAGAATGTGTATCTGACACTAATTCAGCTGACATTCGTCCAAGTCAAGAATGGCGATCTGAGAAGATTCGTGCTAGAAAAGAAAAAATGCATCAAATGAGACAGGCTAGCCGTGAATTAGATTCTATCGTCAGATCAGAGTCAGTTGATGAGGTAACTCACATCGTCAGACAAAACTTCATCAGTGAAGGTGACATGGTCACATGGCGAAGTCGACCACAGATCATAAGAGAAGGTGAAGACCATGCCGGTGAAAAGTTTGGACTTGTGCTAGAAACAGAGGATTATGTCCATGAACGTTATCCATCTGGTACTCCAAAACGTATCACTAAATGTCATAAAGTCACAGTTCTCGTTGGTTCAACTGTTGAAGTTTGGCCGGCTAAAGCTGTAAATGTTTGTGAATAAAATATCTAAAAACCGTGTAACCTGTATAACAACAAGATAAATTATATATGTAAGAAGAAATCTTACAGCTAACCTCTAGGAGACAATATGTCAGCAAAAAACCCGATCACTATTGCAACTTTCAATGTAGTTGCTCCAAATCTTCCGGCCTCTATTGCAGTTCTGATGCGAGGACCAACTGGTGTTGGTAAATCACATCTAGCAAAACAGATCGCCGATCACCATGGCCTCCCGTTCATCGATGTCCGCGGTTCTACAATGTCTGAAGGTGACGTTGGCGGCTATCCCGACATCGAGTCAATGAAAGAGTCTGGTATCATGACGTTCTGTATGCCATCTTGGTTTGTCCGCGCTTGCAACGAACCAGTTGTTCTTATGCTTGACGAGTTGAATCGCTCTCTTCCAGGTGTTCAACAAGCATTCTTCCAGATTGTTCTTGACCGCGAGCTCGGTAACGATAAGAATGGTAAGCCATACCGTTTGCATCCAGATACTCGAGTTATTGCTGCCATCAACTTCGGTTCTGAATACGACGTCAACGAAATGGACCCCGCTCTTCTTCGTCGATTTTGGGTAGCTGACATCGAGCCATCTACTGAAGACTGGCTGTCTTGGGCCGGTAACAATGACATCGACCCAGTGATGATGGACTTTATTCGCCAAAATCCTGCTCATCTCCGTGTTGATCCTTCAACTGTTGAGCCTGGTACAGTCTGTCCAAACCCTGCATCTTGGGACCGTCTCAATCAAGCATTGACTCACATGAATATGAGTCCAACATCGGTTGCCGGCGCGCCGCGGCCTGATGGGATATATGCATTGTCTATGGGTATGGTTGGTACAGAAGCCGCTATTGCATTTTGCGCTTTCATGGAAAACTATGCTCGCCAAATCTCTGCAGAAGATGTTCTAGATGGTAAGGTTACAAAAGAAGTCATCAAAGATGCTCAAGTGTCAATGATGAACAGTGTCATTGCGAAAGTATCAGAACACTCAAAAACAAATCAGTGGACTAAAAAGCAGGCTCGTAACGTTGCTGACTTCATGGAAGCATTGCCTGGTGAAATGATGGTTGACCAGTGGAACAAAATCACTGAATCTCAGAACATCGCAAACATTCAGGTTATGCACAAACTCATCGGTCAAAAAATCGTTGAAGCTGTTAAGAAAAGCCGACAACTCAACTAAGTTGGATGGGGGAGGCTAGTCCTCCCCCATTGTGTTTATTGGAGAATACATATGGACAGAATATACAAAGGTGATTTAGTCATGGTGAAATCAACGCAGCAATTTGGTATTGTTGTTGAGATCGTCCGACGATCACCTCAAAACCCTGATTGGGATTTGATTTGTGTTCATTATGACGGAAGTATTGACGAGGTGAGTCCTCGTACACTTACAAAAAATGTAAATAAATTCGTAAAATCTGTGAAAGACGTAGAAAAAGTGGATAAATTAAGTATGTACCTAGCAAAAAGGAGTGAATATGTCAAAGAAAGAAACCGGAAATGAGGCATTAGTCTCGCGAGAAGTTTCTGCTGAAGAAGTCAGCAATTTCAAACTTGATGAGTATATTATTCGTCTTATGTGGAAAGAGCCATTCTTTGCAGAGATTTTTAGAATTATGAAGAAAAAATCCACGGATCGCATTCCAACAGCCGGCGTGTTTATTCAAGACGGCGAAATGCATCTTTGGTACAATCCAAAGTTCATGGCCGGCCTAACAAATGCTCAGATTATTGGTTTGCTTAAGCACGAGTGTTATCACTTAATCTATCAGCATACAACAAAGAGGCGACACAAGCCGCACATCATCTGGAATTATGCAACTGATCTTGCAATCAACTCATTGATTGATGAAAACGAGCTGCCTGAAGGCGGACTTATTCCAGGTAAAGCATTCTCTGCACTCACTCCTGAACAAAAGCAACAAATGGGTCCAAAGGCCGCTGAGCGTTACGAAATGATTTCGGCCAAGATTGCAAGTTTTCCAAAGTTTGAATATTCTGAATGGTACTTTGCGCAGCTAATGGATGACGAAGACGTCAAACAAGCGATCGAATCTTCCGAGGCTATGGGCGGCAAATCACTTAGTGAGGCTCTAGCCGATGGCGACGTTATGATCGATGAAGACGGTAATCTGATCGATGCTGACGGCAACCCGGTAACAGTTGTCCCAGGTGCCGGTGCTGAAGGTTCTATGGATTCGCATGAAGGCTGGGATGAGCTAACTGACGAGCAGCGTGACGCTGTAAAGGCAACCGTTCAAAAGGCAATCGAAGACGGCGTCAACAAATGCAACCAATCTAATAAGTGGGGTTCTGTTAGTACAGAGATGCAGCAAGAGTTGAGAAAAATGATTTCAAAAGAAATCCCATGGCAGTCAGTGCTCAAACAGTTCTGCGGTATGACAAGAAGAGCTGACAGAACATCTTCAGTGCGCCGACTGAATCGTAAGTATCCTGCTATTCATCCAGGTACTCGTCGAAACTACAGGGCATCGATCGCTGTTTATCTGGATCAATCAGGTTCTGTTTCTGACAGCGACTTAGAAATGTTGTCCGGTGAGCTGGAAAGCCTTGCAAGCCGAGTTGAGTTTACGTTATTCAACTTTGACACTAGTGTTGATGAGGCATCTGAGAGAACTATCAAGCAGCGTTCGGCTGTCAGCCTGAACAGAACAAGATGCGGTGGAACTGATTTTCAATGCGTACAAAACCATGCCAACAAAAATGCAAAAAGATTTGATGGCTATCTGGTTCTAACTGATGGTTTTGCCCCCGCCACGACCGGCCACAACAAACTGAAAAGAGGTTGGGTGATTGTACCGAACGGCGAGTTACAGTTTGCAAAACCTGGACGTGACTTTGAAATCAAAATGCAAGGCAACCAATAACAGTTGCCTTTTAGATCAATCCTTTTGAATGCAGTATTTTTCACAAGTTGAACTTAGAAAAAGAAAGGTTTTGATCTTTTCAACACCAGGTCCAAGTACCAAATGAGCAAAATCCTCTGTGACGGATGAAATCACTCCAACGATTTCTCCGTCACTGTTTATTACAGAGCTTCCAGAGCTACCGCCAGTTACAGCTAGACTAAACATTGAAAACCCAGCTTTGTCTGTTCCAGAATAAAAGCCGGTGAAATGATGTAAATTTTCCGGCATGTATAAACCCATTGGATAACCAGAGTACTGTACGTAGTCTCCAGATTCAAGCCTTTCGTTGCTGACAGAAATGGCTTTCGCCTGTGTATATATCCTGAGAAGACAAAGATCGGATTCAAAGTCTACGGCAATTAAATCTGCATCGTGTTCGTTACCATCAAAGTCAAATAGCTGATAGACATATTGAGTATCAGGTAAATTAAAATAGTAGTCAATACAAACATGGCCGGCCGTTAAGACATCGGAGTAGTTTTTATTTGAAGACACAGCTGTGCCAGTACCAGATGATTGAGAAAGCAGCAGCGGCTCATTGTTTTCTACCATAAAGTCGGATCGATAAATAAAAAAGACGCTGTCTTTCACGTTTTTGAAAGAAGCGCCGTAGTTAAGATCGACTTTATGTTTTGCATATCCACAACATGAAACCGAAAAAACGATTATCATAAGCAGCAGTATTTTTTTTATTGTTTCATTTACATTCATAATGTCTCTCCCCAAAGAAATATGAAAACTTGTACACCCGTATAAAATTAAGTATGATATTTAAAACTGAGGATACCAATGAAAAAAATTGTTTTGTTTGACATGGATGGCACTTTAACTCCTGCAAGAAAGAAAATGACAATCGAAATGTGCCGTAAACTTGATGAGCTGCAAAGACATGGATTTGAAATAGGTATTGTTACGGGTAGTGACATGGAATATCTTAAAGAACAGTGCGATTTAATGCTTGGTCTCGGACCGGTCAACGCGTCACGAGTTCACTATCTGCCATGTAATGGTACAAAATACTATAAAATGTATAACAACAAATTTCAAGCAGTATACGAAAGAGACATGTGGCAGGAAATAGGTGATCAACAGTTTAAAAAGTTAAACTCTCTTTTGTGTAGTTTGCAAAACTCTATTGCGACTTTTTACGATATCTCTTTAGCTGGTAACTATATAGTGTATCGAGGATCAATGATAAACTGGTGTCCAATAGGACGATCGGCAACTGCCGCAAACCGAGCACAATGGTGTTTTAAAGATCGAAAACAGGAAATTAGAAAGCAGTGGTTAAGAATCACACGCCAAGCCTTGAATAACCACGATCTAGAGAACGTCGTTGTTAAGCTTGGTGGAGAAACTAGCTTCGATATATACCCAGAAGGATGGGACAAGACATACGCTTTCAGGAACTTTAATGATGAGGACACTATTTATTTCGTGGGTGATCGTTGTCAGCCGTATGTCGGTAACGATTACGAGGCGTATATACACGCGAAAAATCGTGGCAATGGTAACGGTTATTCAACTACTGGACCTGAAGAAACTATTCGAATAATTGACGAAATTATCTTTAATGAAACAAAATAAACTACCGAAAGGCGACCTACTAGGAATTGTCGATGGCGATCTTGTTGAGATTCATGAATCTTTTGAGTCAATGGCCAAATGTAAATATGCGTTAGTTGTAAGGGCTTATTGGACAAATCCAGCACCATCAACTCATTTAAAAAGAACCATGCTCGAAGTAATGAAAGAGGATGGTACAATTTCAAAAATACCATTATCATTTATAAAAACAGTGTATAGAAAAGATGATTAGTGCATACAACGAAAATATAGAAAAATATAAAAACAATCCATTGTTCGCGCATTGTATTGAGATTACAGTACCACCTGGCTACGTTGAATTGTTTGATGAACTAGTTGAGTGGATTGAGAATTACAACATACAAAACAAAACGTTTATCGGGTTTTCTCAAATCAAACTAAAATTCGGTTTATTAACAATCTATGTCGAGCATTATGTCAATCGGATCCATGAGTGGCAAGAGGATCAAAAGGCTTTAGGTTGGCCAGATTACTACAAGATTAAAGCTGTACAGGACCACATAGCCAACGTCTGTGAAAAGTCTAGATTGTTGTGCAAAGTTTGTGGAAAACAAAAAACAGAATTAGTTGTCGATTCAAAAGTTAAACTAATTTGCTTTGAGCACATGAAAAATGAAGATAAATGGTGGGACGCAAAATGACTTGGCATCCGTTACGGTATAGATACCAAATGAGAAATGAATATGAAATAGGTGATTTAGTTCTTGTTACACCAGATCTGACGTTATATACATACATCGTAACAGAATCTGGCTGTGTAGAGCAACAATATATATTTTTAGATGAGGACGATATCGCATTTGGTATAATATATGACATTTGTTATGATGATAAGATTCCATATTGTCAAATCAAGTTTCTTGTAGGCAATGAGATATTTTATCTTGACTGCCACGAAACTTTTACACCAGGCTTAAAAATTATAAACGAGGAGAAACAATGTTAACTGCAATGGGCGACGTTATGCGCCGGGCATATGAGAAAGGTTGGATAACTACGAGAGATGGAAACATATCTGTTCGTCGATCAGGTAAAAGCACGCTTTATATCACTCCCTCAGGCTGGAGAAAAACCATCATCCATCCAGAACATATCATAAAAATTAAGATGAAGGGCAGCGAGCTTTTAGTACCAAACGGAGCACTTCCGTCTGGAGAATTAGAAATGCATCATAAGCTGCAGCTTCTCAACAGAAACAAAACACAAGCCATAGTTCACCTGCATCCCACAAACATTATTGCGGCATGTTTTGCTGGCTGGGACATGCAAGCACTATCAGCTGAGTTTCCTGAGGTTTCTAGATACACTAGGGTTGGTCCTACAGTACCTGTACTACCGGTAACTTCGCCTGAGCTAGCAAATGCTACATTTCATGCAATGACCGGCTTTAAAAACGAGAACATAGAGTTTGATATTGTAGCCCAAGCAAATCATGGAGTATGCGCAATTGCACAGAATCCGTGGGACGCTTATGAGCACATTGAAAGGTTAGAACACATATGCGAGATAGCATTAAAATCAGGCGTAAGGCCATATTAGGCAATAGTTATATTTGGTGACATATGAGATACAGTGATAAGGTACAAGAGCATTTTAACAACCCAAAAAACGTTGGGTCACTTGACAGGAACGATCCATCTGTTGGTACAGCCGTAGTGGGCGCACCGGCATGCGGTGATGTTATGCAGCTGCAGCTAAAAATCAATGATGAAGGAATTATAGAGGATGCAAAGTTCAAGACGTTCGGTTGTGGATCAGCTATCGCATCATCATCATTGGTGACGACACTTGTAAAAGGAAAATCTCTAGAGCATGCCTCTCAAATAAAAAATGTAGATATTGCAGCGGATCTGGAATTGCCACCACAGAAAATTCACTGTTCCGTCCTTGCAGAAGATGCGATTAAGGAAGCGATCAGAAACTATAGAGAAAAAATGAACAAATAGAAACCGTGAATGTAAAACCTGTTAGTCATGTATATAATGTACATGTACAAACAGGAGCAAATATGACCAAATCATGGAAAACATACTTTCCCTATAATCAACCACGACCAGAGCAAATTAGAGCAATAGATTTTTCGCTTGACGCATTTGACAATGATAAAAGATTCGTTATTGTTGAGGCTGGTACCGGTGTTGGAAAAAGCGCAATTGGATTTACAGTTGCGCAAGCAGTACTTCAGGCAGCCAACCCACACGACGCTGTATTTAGTCCCAGTGCATATTATTTGACAACTCAGAAAATCCTACAAGAACAATACATGAGAGATTTTAAGTCGAAGGGAATGCTATCGCTTAAGTCTTCAAGCAATTATAGGTGTCAGTATTATAAAAGCAAGTCATGCAGCGAAGCTAGACGAGAGTTATCAGCGAGCAAAGATCCAAACTTTCGAAAGTCTTGTACCGGCGGCTGCCACTATGTGGTTGATAAAAATAAGTTTATTGCAGGTGAGCATGGAGTTACTAACTTTCCATATTTTCTAACAGAAATAAACCTTGCAGGAAACTTGCCACCAAGAAAAATTATGGTAATCGATGAGTGTCACAATATAGAGCTAGAAATGTCAAAGTTTGTCGAGGTTTCAGTTACTGAATACTTTGCAAAAAAGATGCTGAAATTAAAACCGAACAATCTTCGCACGCAATTTCAAGTTTATAGTTGGATAAAGTCGACTTACATGCCAAAATTGACTGCAGTTCGTAGCCAAATGGCAAGAACACTTGAAAACACTGGCCTAAAAAACAGACTAGACGAATTTGTGGCCTTGCAAAAAAAGTGGGCTGCCATTGATGGCCATTGGTCGAAATTAGACAGATTTATCCAGCTTTACGATAAGGATAATTGGGTCATGAACATTGTTGATAATCCAAATGGTAAAAAGTTTGAGTTTAAACCGATTGACATTGCGCCTTTTACAAACGATCTATTGTTTAGAAGAGCTGATAAAATATTTCTGATGTCGGCGACAATTATGAATAAGTCGGCATTCTGCAAAGTTCTAGGTATCGACGAAAAGGAGGCTGCTTTTATACACATTCCAAGCCCTTTCGATATCGAAAAGCGTCCAATTCACGCATTCCCGATTGCAAAAATGGGTGCAAAAGATATTGATGCTAATCTGCCTAAAATGGCTGAAGCTGTTAAATCAATACTTGAGCAGCACAAAGACGAGAAAGGAATCATACATTGTCATTCATATAAAATAGCACGGTATTTAAAAGACAATATAAGGTCAAAGCGTCTATTAAGTCATGATTCAACAGATCGTGACAAGGTTTTGGCATACCACCAAGCAGATACTAGACCAACGGTGTTGTTGTCTCCATCCATGACAGAGGGTGTCGATCTCAAGGGAGATGCTAGTAGATTTCAAATCATATGCAAGATACCATATCCATACTTAGGTGATAAACTAGTGAAGAAGAGAATGAATAAATGGAAATGGTGGTATCCTTTACAGACAGCAAAAGTAATTGTACAATCTGTAGGACGGTCAGTGCGTAACGAAGAAGATCATGCCATCACGTATATTCTTGATGCAGGGTGGGATTATTTCTTTACAAAAAACAAGGATGTGTTCCCAGAAGATTTTAGAAAAGCGTTGAGGTAATCATGAAAAAAAGTCAAGAATTAGACAAAAAACTGTTAAAAATTCTTCAAAATGAATCAAACAGACAGCACGAAATGCATAACTTTATAGCATCAGAGAATTTTTCATCTGATCAAGTTCGCCGCTTCGTTGGTTCGAAGTTTACGAACAAGTATGCTGAAGGGTATCCTGGAAGACGGTATTATAACGGCTGCGAAAACTATGATGAGCTAGAAAAGTATGCAAATGGATTGCTTAAAAATTTATACGGATGCAAATTTGCAAATGTACAGCCTCACTCCGGGGCCAATGCAAACTTGGCAATATACAAAGCGTTTTTGAAACCGGGCGACAGAACGCTTGGAATGGACTTAACCGCTGGTGGACATTTATCCCATGGATCTGGAGCAAATTTATCTGGCCAGTGGTTTGATGCACACTTCTATAACGTTGGAAACCTAGGTTGGCTAGACTATGATATCATAAGAAAAACAGCGAAAGAAGTTCAGCCAAGATTAATTGTTGCCGGCGCATCAGCATATCCCCGACAGATCGATTGGCTAGCTTTTCGACACATTGCTGATGAAGTCGGCGCATACCTTTTGGTTGATATGGCACACTACAGTGGTCTCATAGCCGGCAACGTTTATCCTAATCCAGTGCCGTATGCTGATTTTGTAACATCGACAACACATAAGACTCTACGTGGGGCACGTGGTGGAATGATACTGTGGAATAATCCAGACTATCGAAGAAAAATAAACTCAGCTGTTTTTCCTGGCACTCAGGGCGGTCCTCTTATGAATCAAATAGCTGGGAAAGCGCAAGCATTTTTTGAGGCATCCCAACCGGCATTTAAAGAATATGCTCAGACGGTCATCGATAACGCCAAAGTCATGGTACATACTTTTCATTCGAATGGAATTCAAATGTCGACAAACGGTACGGACTCTCACATAATCCTAATCCATACGGGAGATAAAACCGGAAAGGATGTTGCCAATGAACTTGAGCAAAAGCATGGTATAGTGTGTAACAAAAACACTGTTCCAAATGATCCAAGGTCGGTTATAGAGACGTCTGGCATTCGAATTGGAACTGCCGCAATGACAACTCGAAAGGGTGCTGACTACGATTATTTCAAAAACATTGCAACAATAATCTCAAAAGTCATAAAGGAGTAAACGATGGCTATAGTTTCAAACATAAGTACACTAAGGACATATCTTAGCGAAAACAGTAACCAAAGACCGATATATATGACCTCCGGAGGATTTGATCCAATGCACGTTGGCCATGTCCGATGCATCGCCGGAACGTATGCCTTGGCTTCTAATAAAGACATCCACCCTTGGCAGATGAAAGGATTAGTTGTGGTTGTTGTTAATGCCGATTCGTTCCTTATTAGAAAAAAAGGCTATGCTTTTATGCCTCTTGAAGAAAGAATGGAAATAATCGATGCCATCGAGGGAGTCGACTTTGTCGTGCCTTGGGAAACAGACGGTGACCAAACTGTTTGTGGTGCGATCGAAATTCTAAAGCCCACATTTTTTACAAAGGGAGGAGATAGATTTGACGCGTCGACGATACCCGAGTGGAGTATATGCGAAAAAGTGGGTTGCGAGATCATTACTGGCGTTGGTAAAGGCGGAAAAATACAGAGTAGCTCAGAGCTGATTGAAAGAGCAAACAAGTTTCTTGGTACCAACAATGAATAAATCAATTGATTATTTCGAGCATTATGATAAACATTTAATTATATTTGATTTTGATGAAACGTTGTGCCACAATCCGAGCGCAAAAGTATATATTGAAAATAATCGAACAGGTCAGACTATAGAAATGTCTCCAACCGAATATTCGAAATGGAGATCAACTGGCGAGTATGAAAAAAATAAGTCTGATTGGGAAATGAATTTTGAAGAATTTCAAAAGTATCCAAAAAACGGCAAACCAATCACGAGTACTGTCGAAAAATTAAAGCATTACGCCTCACGTGATCATTACGTGGTTGCTTTAGTTACGGGAAGAGACAATCTTATTGGGCCAAAAAAGTGGATGAGTGATTTTTACATTCCTATAAATAAAATAACAATGCACTGTTCCGGCAGCCCTGATAAGCGAAACTGTTTTCGTTCACTTATTAATACTTTTGAACCAATGCACGTTACAATATATGAAGATTCAGTAGAATACATAGAACAATGCCAGGAAATATGTGCATTTTTTGAAATACCATTTTCGGGTGTGTTAGTTAAAGACGGAGTCATAAATATTAATTGGAGAAAAAATGACACGAAAAGTTGAAAAACCATGGGGCCATGAAGTTATTTGGGCGGAAACAAAAGATTATGTTGGAAAAATACTACATATAAACTCTGGCCATCGATTGAGCCTACAATATCACGAAACGAAAGAAGAAACTATATACGTTTTATCTGGACAGCTAGCGCTATGGACATCTGAAGATGATAATAGCTACATCGTTCTGGGCGAGGGTGCATCGTATCACGTTAAACCAGGGCAAATACACAGATTCGGCTCTCTTGAGAAAGAAAGTTTAGGTAAGCCAACAGTATTGATCGAGGTTAGTACACCACATTTGCAAGACGTTAAAAGATTAGCTGACGATTACAAGAGGTAAAAATGTATCACAAAGAGGAGTTGTTTAAAAAAATACTAGCTTGGAAACTAGTTTCTATTATGTCAACAACTTTTATAACTTGGATTCACATCGGATCAATAATTAAGTCAGCATACTTTGCATTGGTATTGCATACATGCCTAACTATTTTGTTTTATTTGTTTTCATTTATTTGGGATAAGAAAAAGGAAGACCCATAATTATCTACAGCGTTTATTAATCAACAGAGAGCAACTATGAGATTGAATGAAAGAAGATTAAGAAGGGTTATTAGAGGCCTAGTTTTAGAATTTGTGTCACAAATCCCACAGCCGCCGCCGGCATTAGAAAAGCTGCCTGGATATGCAAAAAATAAAGAGATGAATATCTTCAATGATTTGCATGACCTTGCTAACAGCGCATTGCGAGACGAAGTTTTCAAACCAATTGATGATTCATATAGAAAGGGCCTCGATCAACCAAACGCAGATATCCAAGAGCCGGACCACCTAAGAGATCCAGCTAGAAACGACTACTCGGAGTTTCTAGTTTGGGACATTGATGATGATCCACATCCAGACGTAATCCGCGGAATGAAACCAAAGGCTGGATACATGAAGTTATCTTTAAGCGCAACGGATCTAAGTCGAGAAGCAGGTTTATACTCTAAGGCTGATACGGTCGCGCGACTCAAGGACGGCCGGCATTTTGCAGAAATGAGTGGTCCCGCAGCTGGTGTTGCAATGACCGCTGGTGTAAAAGCTATTTTAGATCCAGAAAAAGTTCAAGAGTTACTCGGAAGTAGAAAAAAGATTCAATGGTTTGGAGTACATCCACACGATCAAGGTCATCCGGATTTTCAGGATAAAAACTCACGCCTCGAGGCAGAAGGCGCAAGAAGAAAATCATCGGCAGATTACAAACCAGAAGATGAGACGGTACGGACGCCTGGCATGTATGATGGATGGTATGTACGAATGCTCGGCATGCCACCAAAGCCACATGCTAAAATGATTTTCGGTGAAATAAACTAATAATATGGCCGGTGCAGGTTTTATCATATACTCTACCAGAGACAAAACAATAAAGTTTCTTGGATTAGTTGGGCCGCGTGAAATGCAGGTTAATCATGACGGAATATTCGACATTCCTAAAGGCACAATAGACCCGGGTGAAGATACCCTTGCTGCAGCCTTGAGGGAATTAAAAGAGGAAACAGGCATAATACTTCCAAAAAAGAATTACCCTTATACTAGCTACGAAGGTCTGACAATCTATTTGGCACACAGCGAGAAACAGGCAAGAATACAGCCTAACCCAGAAACTGGCATTGTAGAGCATCAGATGGCTTTATATGTAGCGCCAGACCTATTAGAAAACCAAGCCTATGATTATCTGAGGCCGGCTATCGCGTGGGCAAGAGATTACTTATCAAATTAATTTTATATATTTACCCATTGCGATATATAATTATGAGTATATATTAATGGAGTAAAAATGTCAAGTGTATTTTCGCATCACAAAACAGTTGCAGATCGATCTGCGTCTGATAGGCGGCGTCATAAGAAAAAAATAGAAGAAGCCATTAAGGATGGTATACACGACATTGTCGCAGAAGAGTCTATTATAGGACAGGATGGGAAGAAAAAAATAAAAATTCCTGTTCGCGGTATTAAGGAATATAAGTTTGTATATGGTTCGAACAATTCCGGAACAGGTGCCGGTGGCGAACATGACGTCAAAAAAGGCCAAGTTTTAAAGAAAGGACAGAAAAAACAGCAGCAAGGCCAAGGTGACAAACCTGGAAATCAGCCCGGGCAGGAATATTATGACGTTGAAGTCACACTAGAGGAATTGGCAGATTACCTGTTTGCTGATCTAGAGTTGCCAGAGCTAGAGAAAAAATCATTAAAACAAATCGTTGCTGAAAAGTGGAAGCGTAAAGGATACAGACCGCAGGGCATAAGACCTAGACTTTCGAAAAAAGAAACAGCAAAGCAGCGCATACGAAGAAAGAAAGCGGCAGAGCGCGCGTCTAGCATAGACCCAGATGAGCCGTTTTCATTTATCGAATCTGATCTGAGATACAAGCACATTACAAAAACCGAGAAGAATATCTCAAACGCTGTAATATTTTTTATTATGGATGTATCCGGATCCATGTCAAAGGACAAGAAATATTTGGCAAGGAGTTTCTTCTTCTTGCTATATCATTTTATAAGATCGAAGTATGAAAAAACGGATCTAGTCTTTATAGCACATGATACTAGACCCTATGAGGTAGATGAGGACAAGTTTTTCAACAGAGGTACTGGCGGTGGTACTATGGTATCTCCTACCTTGGAATATGTTTTAGAGGCAATCAATAAAAGATATGATCCATCAGCATGGAACATATATGCTTTCCATTGTTCAGACGGAGATAATTGGTCGTCCGATAACGACAAAACCTTAGAGCTGACGCTAAAAATAGCAGACATATGTCAATTGTACGGCTATTGCGAAATTGATCCGATGGAAACGGTTGCTTGGCTCAAATCCGACAACTCTCTAGGAGCGCTCTATGACAAAATACATTCAGTCAAATCAGCATTCATCAATTCAAAAAAAGACGTCTGGCCGGCCTTCAAAGAGTTTTTTGGAAAAACATCCAGTTAAAGAATCGACATTAGTAAGATTTGGATGGTATTACAGAAACAAACCCATTCCGGATGATGAGACAAAAATAATTGGAGTGGTTTTAGATTCTCCAGAATGGAGATATTTTAGATACGAGAAGTTAAGTTTTTCAAAAGGAAAATGGTGTATTATTGAAAAAGAAGAGAACACATTAGTTGTTTGCGTTTATACACTGCATGGTGAGTTTGTATACTATCCATTATATAATTTGATAAAGGTTGAGGAATGAAAAAATGAGCGATTGGAATCTACGTGATCTTGAAAAATGGGATGAAGAGATTTGTAAAATAGCAAAGGACCATGGTTTAGATTGGTATCCAATAACGTATGAAACATGCGATTATTATGAAATGATTGGCAACATGTCATACCACGGCATGCCGACACATTATGGCCACTGGTCATTTGGTAAATCTTTTGAGATACAACATTCACAGTACCAGCATGGTGTGACTGGATTGCCTTATGAGTTGATTATAAATTCTGATCCTTGCATTTCTTACTTAATGCGTGAGAATCCACTATATTTACAGATATTGATTATGGCTCACTGCGTTGGCCACAGTGATTTTTTCAAAAAAAATCGAATGTTTGGATTTACCCGAGCTGATACAGTTGTACCGAGAATGAGAAACGCAAAAAAGAGAATTCAAAAATATGTCGAAGATCCATGGATCGGTATTGAAAAAGTCGAAAAAGTGATAGATGCCTGCCAAGCTCTTTCATATCAGGTACCTAGGCACCCCAAAGACGTTGTTTCTCTTAAGGAAGAGTACGAAGCTGATAAAATAGTAAACAAAAAAGCAGAACTAGAAAAGCCACCATACAAAGAGTATGATATATTAGGGTTCGTGCTAGATTTTGCAACAGACTTGCCAGAGTGGAAAAGGGATATCATATCAATTGTTCGTGATGAAGCTTATTATTTTATGCCGCAAATAAGAACAAAAGTTATGAATGAAGGTTGGGCATGTTTCTGGCATTACAAAATCGTACATGAACTGAATTTACCGCAAAAGTATCACATTCCTTTTTTAAAATCTCATAATCAAGTTGTAAGACCACACGTTGGAAGAATCAACCCTTATCATTTGGGCTTTCATTTGTTTAACAAAATAGAAGAAAGACACGGCCTGAAGGAATGTTTTATTGCCCGTGAAGTCCATAATGATGAGTCTTTTATAAGACAATATCTGACACAAGAAGATTGCGAAGAACTTAATCTATTTTCATATTCTAAAAACGATATTAATGATTTAGTTGTCGACGAAGTATCAGACTATGATGGTTGGAAAACGGTTAAAAACAATTTAATAAACCAGATTGGTTCGAACTCAATTCCGGTAATTTATGTAGAATCGATCGAAAAAGACAATACACTAATACTACACCATGAACACGACGGACGTGACCTACAGATTCAGTATGCTGAACATGTTTTAGAACATTGTAAACATCTGTGGCAATCTGATGTAAGATTAATAACAATGCTTGACGAAGCACCATACGAAATTTAAGGGAGCAAATAATGTCGTCTAATTTTTTAGATATTATTAAAAAACAAAGAAAAAAATCAAAGGACAAGAAGTTCGAGGGAACGTTTCTGGAATATCTAGAGCTAGTTCGTGAAAACCCAGACATCGCAAAGCATGCGCATAAAAGATTGTATGATGCTATAAGAAGCCAGGGAGTACGAGAAATTTCAGATGAAGATCCACGTAAACGAAAAATTTTCGATAACGAGGCTGTTAGAGTATATGAATACTTCGACAAAGAATTCTTTGGAATGGAATCGGTCATTGAAAAGATTATGCGTTTTCTTAAAGGAGCTTCCTTACGCGGTGAAGAGTCACGACAAGTGCTTTTGCTGATGGGACCGGTTGGAGCGGGTAAGTCTGCTTTGACAGAACATATCAAGTCAGCGCTGGATGGTTTATCTTACTACCATCTAAAAAATGATCCGCAGCGAGGAGAACCACTACAATTGTTGCCAAGGTCTCTTCGAAAGCAGTTTGAAGATCTGTTGAGTGTAAAGATCGATGGAGACATATCTCCTGTTGCAAGATGGAATCTCCTAAATGAATATAGTGGCAAATACGAGAACTTCGATGTAGTCCAGTCGACTTTTTCTCAAAGAGGGCGCCGCGGCATTGCCTCTGTTCCACCTATGGATGCAAATTCTCAAGACGTCTCTGTGTTAATTGGAAGTGAAGACATATCTAAACTTGATAAGTTCTCTGAGGACGATCCTCGTGTGCTTAATCTAACCGGTGCCTTTAACGTTGGGAATCGGGGACTAGTTGAACTGATTGAGGTATTCAAGAATGAGATCGAGTTTTTACACACTATTATTACGGCAACGCAGGAAAAACGCGTTCCTGCTCCGGGTAAGCATGATATGGTCTTCTTTGATGGTGTTATCCTGGCTCACTGTAATGAAAGCGAATGGAATCGATTTAAGTCAGAGCATACCAACGAGGCAATCCTGGATCGTGTTGTTAAGATCAACGTCCCATACGTGTTAGAGCTTGACCAAGAAGTAAAAATTTACGAAAAAATACTTTCAAAGTCAGACTTCAAAGCGCATATAGCTCCGCATACTATCAAAGTGGCTGCAATGTTTTCCGTCATGTCGCGACTTAAGTCAACCGGAAAATGTGACTTGCTAACAAAGATGAAAATCTACAACGGCGAAGACGTGATTGAAAAGGGTAGAGTAAAGAAAATTGATATAATGGATCTGAAAGAGGAAGTCCGAGACGAAGGGATGACCGGCATCTCTACAAGATTTATATCAAAGGCAATTGACCACGCGTTAACTGATCATTCTAAGCAATGTGTTACTCCTATCGGCGTGATGAAATCGCTCACTAAAATGGTAAAAGAGCAGATAGTTGATAATGACTTCCGTGAGCACTGCCTTGAAATCATTCAGAAGATTGTCAGAGAAGAATATCTTCGCATCCTAGAAACAGAGATTGCAAAGGCATTTATCACTGCGTATGAGGAACAAGCTCAGTCACTTTTTGACACTTATCTTGACAATGCAGAAGCCTATACGACTAAGAGAAAAATAAGAGATGATGTTACGGGCGAAGAAAGAAACGTCGATGAAAAGTTTATGAAATCAATTGAAGAAGTAATCGGCATCACTGGATCTTCTCGTCAAGGATTTAGATCTGATGTGACAGCTTACATGTTTGCAAAAATCAGGCACGGCGAAAAAGTCGATTATACTTCATATGAGCCGTTGAAAGAAGCAATCGAAGCATACCTTATAAACTCGGTAAAAGATATGGCTAGAATTGTTACTAAATCAAAATCACGTGATGACGACCAAAAGAAAAAGTATAGCGATATGGTAGAAACACTTATTGAAGAATACGGATACAACGAACATAGTGCCGAAGAGATTCTACGTTATGCATCTAATAATCTTTGGAGAGATTCCTAATGACTAAAATTACGATAGGCATGCCTGAGTTTTTACTTGCATATAGTTTTTGTATGTACAACGTCTCATGGGGATTGTCCGTTTTAACGCTTACAATTGCGGTAATCAGCAGATTAGCAAGCACACTGGTGGATTATGGTGACAAAAAACAAGATGGTTTGGTCAGCGACCAAATCAAATGATTTCGAAAACATAGTTCATGATATAAAAAAGCTTTCCACTTCTGGAATATACTCATCACAAAACGTGTTTTTCAAGAACGATGTTTTTAATTACATACGTTCCCTAGAGTCCGATTCAAGTCTGGACTATGCAAAAAGAAACATCATTCTTGATACACTGCTTTGCGCAAGAAAATACTCACCCGGAACAGAAGTATTGTTGGCTGATATGATTGTATCAGCCGACTCTTATAACAACGAAAGAGTGTGTCGAATAAGTTCCGGCGAAGCTGCCAGTCTTACAAAGTCAAAGATTCAAAATCGGGAAGCCCAGCGTATATTTCAATCGATAGTTGATTTAATGGGTACTACTGGGCGTATTCATATCACTGAAGAACCCATCGCGTCAACAGAGATTAAGCTCAGTGAAGGATGCGAAATAAACATTACGATAGACCATAGATTTGCGGCTCAGTCAAATGTAAAAAATATAAAATTTGATTTTGTTAAAGTATGCATTATTGAAGGCGCACCAGCTTCAGTTTCTGAAATAAATAAACTTCTTACTCACTGTCATGAAAACAACACGGTGCTTCTTCTGTTAGCAAGATCTTTTCCAGAAGAAGTAATCAACACCTTATCAGTTAATTGGAACAGCAAAAAACTGAGGGTTATGCCCTACGTATATGGTGACAGCGTTTACAATATTAATTCACACGCAGATCTCGCTGCGGTGTCCGGTGCCATTCCTGTATCGCAAATGTTTGGTGATTCACTGTCTTCAGATTTAACAGAAAAATTTGGTTCACTGTTGCAGTTTGTTAACCACGGAAAAAAAGTAACAGCCAGACCGACCTGTGATCCAAAAAGATTAATCAATGACTTAAAAACAAAATTGAGTAAGGTCGACTGGTCAAATCATGACAGTGTTGAAATTATAACCAGAAGAATATCGGCATTATCAGACAAAACTTTGTATGTGAAAATTGCAAAATCACAAGAATCCTGGCGAATAAAAAATGAAGTAGATATTGCAATTGCTCAGTACAACAGCTATTGTAGGAAGACAATTGTCGTAAAAAGAAACGGAAAATTAGAAAAATTACCTTATGACATTTACAAAAAAGCAACCGAACTGCAGAATACTTTTAGAACGCTGACAGAAAAAATAGGTGGCTTTATTGTTTACTGTGATAAAAAACATTGAATAATAACTTATGAGCAATAATTATAACAAGGAGTATAAAAAATGCCAAAAACAAAAGAACAGACAGCAAAAGAAAACGCTGTAAAAACATATCGTGAAGTATCTGCAGTTTTTAAAACCAATCTTATTCAAGATGTAAATACAGCATTTACGCAGGGTACGGTAAACATTGAGGACAATGAAAAAGACAGATTTCTAAGTTTGTTGAGTAATCTTATTGATGTACATCAAGCCAATGGCCACGAGCAATTTACACGACTCAACAAATAGATAATACAGTGGAAGGGTACAAGCATCTTATAGAATGTCATTGCGTTTTACCGCAATACAGAAGCGCAAAAAATCCGCCATGGCATAAATTTGTTGTATTCAGTACAATTGATGATGGTGATACTGTAGTACCAAAGCATGCAAAATGCAACAACTGTGGTGTAGTTCACAACGTGTTCGATATAGGTAAATCTGAAATACTTCCAGGCCAAGAAACAGGGGCAGTTATGGATATTGATGATGTGAAAATAATGATGCCGGATTCTCTAAATAGAATGTTGTCAACATACAACTGCGATATCGCTACGTGGGAAAATGTGCTTTTTGTTTTACAGCATAATAAGTTCCCAAGTAGTATAGTTTTAGATAGGAACGAAGAGAATGGTGTAATTTCCGGAAAAATACTGGATATGAAAGATTACGCAGTGTACTCTATAAGGCCATATTCTGGCAAGGTTGAGACATGAAAAGATTAAATAAAAATGACGAATTAGAGATTGAAGACAGATCAAAAGCTAGAGAAATTATACAGGTAATTTTGGATTATGGAATCAACCAGAACCAAATTTATCACATGATTTATTTATTGGCTTTAGAGCTGGAAAAAGTTGACGACATGAAAGATATTACAAAGTTGGTAACAAAGTTAACAAACACAACAAACAACAAAACAACTGGTCTTATAACAACAGGAGATGAACCATGAGTAATCCAGTAATTGAAAAATGGCAAGAGCTAAAAGTTCTTATGGAATCTATCGATTTAGATGTACATAAAAACGCAAACGGAAATGCATCCGCCGGCGTGCGTGCACGCAAAGGCCTAAGATTGCTTAAAACGCAAGCTGCAGATTTAGTTAAGCTTACTGTCGAATTAGACAAGGCAAAAAAAACTAAGTAAGACTAAGTTTTTAGTCTTTGCAAATAAATGGAGATCTTTGATCTCCATTTTTAGTTTTTACAGCATAATTATTAATACTAACAATCGATCTTGAATACGTACTCTCGTATTTTTTTAAGAGCAGATTTTTCAATTTGGCAAATGCGCATTCTAGTTAAACCACATAAATCACCTATCTGCTGCAAAGTCCTAGGACCTTCTCGAGACGCAATGATCGTACAATTATTAAACTGTTTACATGCCATCCACTGTCGACAAGACTTGTTTTGGCATGATTTATTATTATTCAAATGCTCTTTGAAGCATGTTTTGTTATTTAAGACTTTATCCATTCAAACCTCCGGATACAATATTAATTGTAACCAGGAAAAACAATTTGTACGAGGAAAAAAATGAGTAGAAAAATATTCGTTGTTGATACATCAGTTATGCTTTATGATAAGCTAGCAATTCATCAGTTTAATGGTAACGACATTGTACTACCACTTTGCATTCTGGAAGAACTCGATAAGTTCAAAGAAAAAAGTGGACTCCTTGGAGAATCCGCGCGATATGTAAATAGATACTTAGATGCACTCAGAGACTCTGAAAAAGATTCTGCGGCATGGAGCATCTCCCCAGAAAACGACATTAGATATAAATTTGTTACAAAATCATTAAAGTCTTTTATTCCGGAAGGTCTAGACACAAGCTACACAGACAATCAAATAATCGCATGCGCAAAATACTTAAAAGAAATGCATCCAAACAAGGTCGTCTTAGTTATCACTAAAGACATAAATCTTCGTGTAAAATGTGATGCTGTGGGTGTCGTTGCTGAAGATTATTTTAAAGACCACATTGAATCCGACGTAAAATCGTTGCGTGGCTATAGAGAGATAGAGGTAGATTCGACTGTTATCGATGAGTTTTACTCAGAGGGAAGTGTGAAGATTGACTGTGAAGCCGATCAAAAAATAGAGGAAAATTGTTTTGTGATTGCAAAATCCAACTCTGGATCAGGTCAATCTTTTTTGGGAATCAACAAAGGTTCTAGTATTAAAAAACTAAACTATGAAATGAACGGCTTTATAAGTGTAGAGCCAAGAAATTCAGAGCAACGTTTTGCAATAGAGGCCTTACTTGATCCAAGCATTTCACTTGTAACATTAACTGGCTTGGCAGGTTCCGGAAAGACTTTTTTGGCACTTATGGCTGGATTATACAAGTTACAAAACAGCAATCGCGGCGTAGGTGGTATCAAAATACCAGAAGAATTTGCTAACTTTTCAGACAATTATGACAGATTAGTAATTACTCGGACGTTGCAGCCTGTTGGTCGTGATTTAGGATATTTACCTGGTAGCATGGAAGACAAAATGCAGCCATGGCTAATGCCCATACTAGATAACGTACGTCATGCATTTAAGGATATATCATATTTTAAAATGATGATAGACAATGGCGAAATTGAAGTTGCTCCTATTCCATATATCAGAGGTCGTACTTTCACAAATTCTCTAGTATTGGTTGACGAAGCACAAAACGCAACAATACATGAGCTCAAAACTATTATTACGCGTATAGGATCGGGATCAAAAATAGTATTACTAGGGGACATCGATCAAATCGATACGCCATATATTGACAGACAGTCTTCGGGTTTGAGCATAGTTATAGACAAGTTTCGTAATTCAAAATTGGCTGCTCACGTCAATCTGTCAAAAGGTCAAAGATCTGATTTGGCATCTGCCGCGGGTATGATTCTGTAAAGGAGAAATAAAATGGCTGGTACCGCTTTTAAAAGTGTTGATAAACAAAGGTTTAAAAAAATATATCCAGCACATCGATTCAAGCCTGTGCTTGTAAAACAAACAAACAAGGGATTAACTTTTGAATCTACGTCATTGCAATTTACTGAAGCTTCTGGTACTACCAGTCAAACATACACGTTTACGCAACAGTATGCCCAGCTGCCTAATGTAACTCATGGAATTAGATCAACCAATGGTGATATGGTACTAGTAAAAATAACATCACTTACCACATCATCAGTAACAATTGAGATATCTGCAGCTTTCGATGGAGCCATAGATTTACAAATTGTGGAGATTGAGCCATGACAATTGGCAATATACAGGGATATCTAGAAACCGGGTTTGTTGATTTCACAGGCGAGACAATACAGACGGTTACGTTGCAGACTGCATCAAACGCAGGCAGAATAAACATAATGGTGTATGAAAACCAGCCTTTAGGCGCTTCGGCTAATACTGAGACAGATATACCTACCAGAAATCTTGGTAATATACAGATATCAGCACATCTTGTTACCAACTCAACAAATCAGTTTAATATATCAACTAGCGCAGAATTTTATGGAAGAGTTATTTGGTTCGTAATGGCTGAATAACGAAAGGAGTTTTTTAATGTCAAAAGATTTTAGAATCAAACAATTGCGTACGACTCAGGTCATAGTATCGGGATCCGCTGTAGGAACTACCCCGAGTTTGCTAATTTATTCAGCATCGGCTGCAACCAATCTAGATGGAGGCGTTCATGCAGATTTGCTGACGTCAGTAGGAAAAGATGTCTGGATGTTTGTATCTGGTGCAAAAAACGACTCAGATCAGGCCCAAACGCTACACAGTGACAAGATTTTATTCGGCGGTGACGTTGTTATATCGGGTACTCTATACGCTGAAAAACAAGTTTTAGAAGTTGATTATTCTCAAAAATCCGATCTTTTTCTATCTGGCGCAATCGTATTCGGAGACCAAGGTGCCGCCGGCCAAGATGCTGGACAGGCAAGATTGCTAGAGTCGGTTGGTAACAATTCAGGTTCGTTGTTTATATCGACTGGATCTTTATATTTAGGCCTTAAATCATCCGGAAATTACGCAGAAACAGAGTTAACTCCTAAGGTTTATGTGGCCGCTAACGGTTTGGGAGAGCAAGTCGCGACTGCGACAAATACGTCTTTTAATCTAGATATTAACAATCTCACCGGATCTCTTACGCAGGCAACTATAGCTTCTGGTGATTTATTCGCAGTAGCAGATATTAATGCCGTAAATAACGAATCTAAAAAAATTACACTTGCAAACGTTGCACTTAAGCTTGCCGGCACCGGTTTAGAAGCGACGGATGGAGTGGTCGCAGTAGACCTGAACGATTCTGGCGCTGGAACGATCAATCTAACAAATGATAGTATTGTATTTATTGATGCAGATGATTCGAACGCAACGAAAAAACAGACAATAAGTGCGGTTGCGACAGCCCAGGCCGGAGACGGAATACAGGCCACAAACGGTGTTTTTGCTGTTGACGTTTCTGATTTTGCTGGTGACGGATTGTCCGATGACGGTTCAGAAAATTTAAAAGTCGATCTCAACTCGCTAGCCACATCCGCAGCAATTAACCAAGCAGATTCAATTGCGTTCATTGACTCAGACAATGTAACTAAAAAGGGCACAATCGATTCTCTTGTAACGGCAATTGCAGGATCTGGATTATCAAACACATCAAGTCAGCTAGCTTTAACAAGTAACGAAGTGACTGTCACGGCTGGTGACGGACTAAAAGGAGGAGGTGGCGTCAGCCTCGGAGGTTCCGTAACAATAAACGTTGAACCCAATGATTTTGCTGGTACTGGCCTAGAAGATGACGGATCGGACAATTTGCGAATAGCCGCTTCAGCAGCGGGTGACGGTCTAAGCGGTGGAGGTGGATCTGCTCTTGCTGTCTCTACGGGAACTGGCCTTAAAATCGTTGGTGATAACGTCGCGACCGACGATAGTGTAGTTGCACATCTGACTGGATCAGTTTTTACAGGTGTTGTTCAGTTTGACAATACCGTAAATGTCGCAGCTGATATTGCACATGCTGGTGGCGATACAGACACAAAAATTACATTTAATACCGATAGAGTGACTGTAACTGCAGGAAATGTAAATGCGATTGACGTTATTGAGGACGGTTCGAATTCAGAAGTGGTTATCAACGAAACTGGTGATGCTACAATGGATTTTAGGGTCGAAACAGACAATCTGCAAAAGGCAATCTACACTAATGCCGAAATGGATTATGTGACCATAGGGGATGACGTCGGCGTAAAACAGGACATGCATCTGTTTGTTTCGGGTACCATCGGAGGTGTCGGTACCGAAGGTGTCGCTGTATTCGGAGGCGACGTTGTAGTAAGCGGTTCATTACTTGATGGTAGTCATAATCCAATAAAATTGTTGTCCTACAATGAAAACGGTACATTCACAACTCCTCCAAATGCCACCGGGACAAATGCCGTTGCGATAGGTAATAACGCTGTTGCTAGTGGAAACAACTCTATAGCAATGGGTACAAGCACGACAAACCAAACAGACGCTACAGGGATTCACTCACTAGCGATTGGAGGTGACGATGCAACAGCTTCCGGCCAGTATGCTTCCGCGATTGGTGGTTATCAAAATACATCCAGTGGAAATTATTCCGTCACTATGGGTCGCGGGAACACAGCTTCGGAATCTGATGCAATTGCAATTGGTAAGTCACTAACCGTTAATACCGCTGACACTATAGCTATTGGAAACAGTTCAGACAATGCATCCATACAACTAAAGGGCAACGTTGCTGTCGAGGGAACATCAACTTTGGAAGGAGACGTAACCCTTGGTAATACTGCTGATTTAATTATTCCTACGTTTATAAAACACAAATCAGATCTTAATACTTATATTCAGTATAACACTGACCGTATAAGACTGGTTACTAATGGTGCAACAGATGTCGACATTACGACAAATCAGATTTTACTCACCCCTGGAGCTGACGGTACACCAACAGAATCAGCAGGTTTGGACGTCGCATTTTATGTCTCTGGTTCTGTCGCCACTCAAGGTACCACAGTCCGGGCAACATCACTCTTCGGTGGCGATGTGCACGTCTCTGGTTCTTTATCTGGGCCTGACTCCTTTACTTTTGGAAACGATAACACAAGGATATTTAGAGACGGCAATAATCTAAAATTTGATGATGGCAACAACACAGTAAAAACATTATCAGAACTAGCAACCGTTCCGGGCGAAGGTGCATTTATAAATGGCGTACACGGTGGTTCAAATAACTCTAAAGCCGCAACCTCAGCATCGTTTGCGATTGCTGGAACTCAGGGTGCTAGCTTCTATACTGAAAACATCGGATCTGATGTTTTGTTATATGTTTCTGGTGGTTTAAGATCTGATACTGCTGCATACGGAAAGACCGCGGCCGTGTTTGGCGGAGCAGTTGTGTTCTCAGGTTCAGCAACATATCTTGGTGAAACTAGTTTTAACGTTATAGAAGCAACGACTGCAATAAAAACACCGTCGATACAAGATGCATCTGGAAACGAATCGATTAGAATTAATTCACAAAAAGTTGCGGTGGGTAATGCTATCAATGCAAATCCAAGTGCTATATTTGAAGCTCCCCTAGCTGATAATACTCAGGCTGCAGCAACAAACGAAATTAGTAACTTTAACATCTTCCTAAACAACAGATCAGTACAAACAAATGCCTTTGCCGGAATAGGTTTCGATGTGTCGACAGAAGTCGACGCTGATTCTATTGGCGCTGCAATTAGAGCCGAAAGAGACACGTCGGCTAGTACCACGGCCGCAAATCACGCTACAAACTTGACATTTGCTACAAACCCAAATACCGGGGATGATGCTCTTACTGAAAGAATGCGTATTACTCATGATGGAAAGGTTGGTATCGGTGTTGATCCAGGTTACGCTCTAGATGTTTTTGGTGACGTACGTATCCGTGGTAATGATTTAAGAGATAATAGTGGTGCAGTGTTTATCAGTGCAGACGGCAGCGCAAACACAACCGTTTCGTTGGATCTTACTGTCGCCGGCGGTAATATTTTTGGACCACCCACCGGTGACTTAAACATTAAATCCGACGGAAATCTTACTTTTGTCCTAGATAACGATAACAATGAAACGTCCCAAAGACTATTGGTTCAAAACACATCAAGCGACATATTTGAAGTAACTGAAGCGGGAGATGTTGTTGTTGGTAACGACTTATTCGTTTATGGCAACGATATAAAGGATTCCGGGGATCACACTGTGATCACATTCAACGGCCTAGGAGAGACGTCAATAGGTAACCTCACCATCACCGGTTCGAACTTGGTTGTTGGTCCAGATGCTGATGGCGCCGATCGATCTATTGTGTTTGGTCATTCTACACTAAAATCAATCATGGGTATTGACGACGATCAAGATGTGTTTGCCATTAATACTGATGCAACGTTCGAATCTGTAAATGATTTTGAGATAGACGCATCAGGTAACGTTACAATAGGTAATGGCGATCTTCAAATCGGCGGCGATGATATTAAGGATTCAGGTGGAAATATAGCAATATCCTTCGACGGATCTGGTGCCATAGACAACAACGCTTCTTTCAGCGGAATTGTTGAGTTTACACGTTCAGGGCCAGGTTCCAATCCTGCCTCTATTAAGTTGGCAAAAGGTATAGGTAGTACAGACGAAGCAACCACTTTAATAGCTGTAAATGGCGACTCTGGAAGAAATATTGAACTACTTCCCGCAGGCATTAACTTCTTGAAGTGTAAAAACCCATCTTCTAGTCAGAAAGAAATTGTTATCAACGATGACAGCAGCGACATTGACTTCAGGGTTGAATCTAACGCCGAAACACACATGTTTTTTGTTGATGGCGGCACGGATAGAGTAGGTATTGGTATAGACGGTCCAACGACTACGCTTGAGATTAAGGGAGCAAACGCTGACGAGACTGCAGTTCAGATTAAAGATTCTCAAAGCTCAGATACAATTATAAAACTACATCACGAAAACGGTGAAGACGACGGTGTACTCGATCTATACGTTAACGGGACTGCAAACACAAGATTGCATGGAAACGGTACATTGAGTGTTGCTTCTGGAAATCTAACGCTAGAAACTACTGGAACTGATTCTGATATTATTTTCAAAGTCGATGATAATACTACTGAGTTTACGGCGTTAACAATCGATGGATCAGACCTCGGAAGTTTATTACATACTCCGTTGGATGGCGGCTCTTTGCAGGTAAACGACACCGGTACTGACGGTTTCTCCGAGGTTAATGGAAACGGTGGATTGAATCTATATAGATATTCAGACAGTGCTTCTTCGACAGCGACTGTTAATTTTTATAAGGCTCGTGGCAATGAATCATCACAATCAGCATTAAGCACAGATGACACAATTGGATCGCTTACCTTCTTTGGTTACGATACCGCTGCATCTGCAGCTGCGCGTATACAAGTGAAAGCCGCGGATGCTCATGGATCTCTCGGTGATACAACAGACTCCCCAGGAAAGATATTATTCCAAACAGTTCCAAATGGTAGTAGCACACTAACAGACGCTCTATTAATTGGTTCTGACCAGTCATCAACTATTTACGGTGATATATTTTTGCCACAGACAAGTACTATCGACACTACCGGTAACCTAACTATCGAAGCATCCGGAGACATCAAGTTTACGCATGACGGTACTCAATTCATGCAGATTGAAGATTTCACCGGTGACGTTGCGATTGGATCACACGATCCGACCGTTAGGCTTGACGTTGAAGATACTACAACAGGCTACGTAGTTGAGTTTAATAACGGAAGTACATCTTCCGGATGCGATATGTTGCTGATGAAATTTACCGGTGTAGTGAATCCTGGAGGTACTATAATAAGAGCTATCGGCTCAGCCTCTGGCCAGGTATACGCAGTCAACGGCGACGGCGACGGTACCAGTACAGTGTCTACGACGTTTACCGGATTCCATGATACTGCAACACTTTCCTCTGATGATCTAATACCTGGAATGATTGTTGAGTCGACTGGAATTCCTTGGGTTAAGGATCCGACAAATAACTACCATAATATGCTGCCATATACTAGAATATGCGCATCAAACGGATCATCAACTGTTTTTGGTGTAACTGCAAAGGACAATGCGCTCGATATATATGACGAGAATGATGATAAAATACCTAATCCAAATTTGGGCGGACTAAGACCAGGATGCTTCCCAGCGCTTTCGACAAACAATCCAATGGCATCTAATCATGAACATCTGTCTGTTATGTCACTGGGCGAAGGTGCAATCTGGGTAACAAACATAGCTGGAAATATAACAAATGGGGATTTGATTGAATCGTCTGAGATCGCTGGTTACGGAAGATTGCAGCCTGATGACATTATGAGATCTAAAACAGTTGCAAAGTGTACAGAAGCAATTGACTGGGATTCGGTCTCCGCAGTTATCGAACATAATGGCCAAACTTACAAAAAGTATTTGACATCCTGCACTTTCCATTGCGGTTAATTAAATTTTATACATCCCTGTTTTATTGATACAATATGGTATGAATTACTTGTTACAGTAAAACAGGAGTATAAATAACATGTTCAATACAAGCGTTTTCGAAGAAAAGCAAAAAGAAATCATAGTGCCGGCAGATTGCAACGTAGTGTTTGTGTCTGACGCTTTTGCAGAGGATTACGTTGGAGGCGCAGAACTCACAACTAAAGCAATCATAGACTCAGCTCCAGAGCACGTTAAGGTTTTTAAAATCCACTCATCTAACGTTACAGAAAAAACAATTGAGACAGGCTATCAAAAATATTGGATTTTCGGTAATTATGCTGGACTGAATCCTAACCTTATTCCAGCTTTTGTAAGAAATTGCAAATATTCCATTATAGAATATGATTACAAATTTTGCAAATACCGATCGATAGAGAAGCATAAAAACGAAACTGGAAGTGAATGTGATTGCAACGACTCTCCTCATGGGAAAATAGTATCAGCATTTAAGCACGGCGCCAAAACAGTATACTGGATGTCAGAAAAGCAATTTAGGCGATACGAAGAAAGATTCCCATTCTTGGGTGACCCCGCCGAAGGTTCTAGACAGATTATTTTATCTTCTGTTTTTTCAGACCATACATTTGCTGCGCTAGCAGAATTAAGAAGAAAAGCTAGTAACAATGGTAAGTACATAGTTTTAGGATCTGACTCTTGGATTAAAGGTAAAGAGGCTTCAATAGAGTACTGTAAAAATAATAATTTAGATTATGAAGTGCTATGGAACATACCATATGCCGAGTTTTTGCAAAAGCTTTCAGAATCTGCCGGCTTAGTCTATATGCCTCTCGGTGGAGATACATGTCCCAGAATGGTCCTAGAAGCTCAGTTAATGGGTAAACAAACAATCGTTAACGAAAACGTACAACATGCATCAGAGTTTCCTTTTACGGGCGGAACAGATGAGGAAATATGGGACTACATGACGGGAAGATCTCAACATTTCTGGGTCAACACTATTGATGACATGGATCTGTTCCCTCGTATCTCTGGCTATACAACTACATACAATTGCGAATCGCAGGGCTATCCATTCGTAAAGTCAATTAAGTCAATGTTACCGTTTTGTGCTGAGATTGTAGTGATGGACGGCGGATCCGATGATGGTACTTGGGAAACATTGCTTAAACTGGCGGAAGAGAACAAAAAAATCAATGTTTACCAGCATGTTGTTGACTGGAATAAACCAAGATCTGCAGTTGAAGACGGACTTCAAAAAGCAAGGGCTCGAGCACAGTGTACCCAAAAGTACTGCTGGCAACAGGATGTTGATGAAATCGTACATGAAGATCATTATGCCATGATTTTGAAATTAGCACCACAGTTTCCGGCATTTGTCGATTTAATATCTTTGCCGGTTGTCGAATATTGGGGAGACAAAGGTAAAGTCCGAATGGATGTTAACCCATGGAAGTGGCGTTTTTCACGAAATAAGCCAAATATTACACATGGTATACCTAAGCATCTAAGACGACAAGACGATAATGGTGAACTTTACGCAGAGCAAGGAACGGATGGGTGCGACTACATCGACGCTAATACGTATGAGCCTATTCAACATGCATCTTTTTACACGCCTGAGATGCATCAATTACGCTTAAGCGCATTTGATGGTGACTTAGAAGCCAAGAAAAATTACGAAGCTTTGTTTAATAACATGGTTAAAAAAGTCCCAGGTGTGTTTCATTATTCCTGGTTTGATCTAGAACGAAAGATAAAGACATATAGAGGTTTTTGGCAAAGACACTGGGAAAGTCTATACAATGTCAAGCGTGAAGATACGGCAGAAAACAACATGTTTTTTGATAAACCGTGGAATGAAGTAACTGATGAAGATATATCAAATCTAGCTACAAAAATGGAAAAAGAAATGGGCGGATGGATTTTTCATAAAAAAATCGATTTTAATTCTCCTACACCCCATCTTAATTTAGACGTGGCACATCCAGAGATAATGAATGACTGATAAACAGCTTAAAGTTTTAGTAACAATATGCAACTATAATCACAGTAAATATTTAGAACAATCAATAAAATCTATTCAAGATCAGACATATCAAAACCTTGATATTTGCGTTGTTGATGATGGATCTAAAGACATTGATAAAGTAACAGAGCTAATAAACCGGCTTCAAAAAAATGATAAAAGAATTCGATTTATAGATCTCGAGAAAAATTATGGTAAGTGGCATGCGCTCAACGAAGCAATAAGAACGACCGATGCGCATGTTTGTACTGCCCATGATGCTGACGATGTTTCATTGGTAGATAGAATACATTTGCAGTTGATGACAATGCTCACTTCAAAAACTCAGCACAACTTATGTGGGTTTCACCACTGTTGGAATGAAGAGGACGTAAATTCAAGACTTCATGATCGTATCGATGCGTCAAAAGTAAAAATGATTCCACCAGCCGATGTACAAAAGCTCGTAACTGGTGGTTACAATCACCCTAGTATTAACCATTATTTTACCGGTGATTTTGAGACAGCAGGAGTTTCAGCCATGTTCTACAAACGTATTTGGGATTATGGGCTAAGATTTAACCCTCCTGGCATGGGATTACGCACTCTTCTTTCTGAGGATTCTGACTTTAATTTTCGTTGTACAGCAGTCACAAACACGTCGGTACTTTTAGAAAAGCCGTATCTTTATCGACGAAATACTAGTACAAATCAAGAACTCAGATAATAGGTAGACATGTTTTACTCTGACAGAGCTAATGTTAACAACCAGTATCTGACAAATGTTTTCTGCGTTGCGAAGACTCATGGCCTTAATTTGCCAGTCTATCAAATTAATTTTTGTAACAAAAACAAATACAAGGGTTTAGGTGACATAAAATGTGACGCCTTTGTTCTGATGATATGTGGCAACGAAAATCATGAATCAGTCGAACACTATTTATCTGATTCTAGAGTTAAAATGATAGTAAAAAATTATCCTAGAATGTTAAACATCACAGACGGGAATGAAACCGGTCAAACGTATGAAACGTTTTTAGATCAAAACGGACGTGAAAAATTTATTGTTGAAAAAGAAAGTGATAATATTATTACGATACCACTTGGCTATTGTAACGATTTTAATCCAGTTCCAACATTTAATCACCGGGAGCCTGGTGGTTTTATTGGGCAGTGGACTCAGTTTCGAAATGATAAGATTAAAGCTATTGACAAAGCTTTCGATGACAGTCCGTATGATTGGGTGTTTTATAGGGGGTTTGGACCATTTGTTCAATCTGACGTCGATAGCGATAATAAAAAAATTAGCTATAGCTTAAAGCCTAAAATATATTCAAATTTTATGTCAAGGATAGAATCAGCTTTTGTATTTTCTGGCCAAAGCCCAGAGACTTATAGGCTTTTTGAAGCGGCCATGGCCGGATGTATTATAGTTCATGATATACTTCCGGATACCTGGTATTATAATGATTTACCGTACGTACCATGTGATTTTGACAATTTTAAATCGGTGTACGATTATATAGAAACCCATAAGCATGACTTAAAATCATTAACTGGGATATGGTGGCAAAATTTTGCTAGCCCGGTTGCGGTAGGAAATAAAATAGCACAATTTGCAAAGAGCGTAGGTGTTTAAATGAAAATACTATATAAATATCCAACTAGAGATCGACCTCTAAAGTTTTCAAAATGTATTAACGAATATTACAGGTTGATGGATCGCACATCAGATTTTAATTTTATCGTTACAGTCGATGAAGACGACAAAAAAATGAACGATGAAAACGTTATTGATTTCATGAATCAGATTCCTAAATGCAAACATGTCTTTGGGAATAGCTCAACGAAAATCGAGGCAATTAATGCTGATATTCCAAACGACGACTGGGACATACTGGTCTTAATAAGTGATGATATGATCCCGGAAGTCCCCGGCTTCGATGACATTATTAGGCAGAAAATGATAAAACATTTTCCAGATACGGACGGTGTGCTTTGGTTCTTTGATGGTTGGCGTAGAGACTTAAATACACTTTGCATACTCGGCCGAAAATACTATGATCGATTTGGCTACATATATCATCCAGACTATAAGAGCTTTTGGTGTGATGCTGAATTCACAGAAGTAGCAACAGCGTTGGATAAGCAAGTGTTTATAGATCAGGTCATCATTAGGCATTTACATCCGGATATAGTAATGCAAGACAAAGAAACGTACGAAAAGTTTGCATCTTTTTTGCCCGAGTACACGTCTCAAGGCTCATGTGGTCATGACAGTTTATGGCAAAAAAACGGAAAACTAGATTCCGATGATCATAAAACATACATAGAAAGAAAAAACAATGGATTTAAATAATGTCATACGTAGATTCACAGAAAAAAATATGTTTCACCCACATTGCAAAAAACGGCGGTAGGTCTGTAAGTAATTATTTGCTCGAGCTGTGTGGCCCTTCCGACCATTTTATTGATCAACGCCATCGCGGATGGTGGTTCCAAGGTTCAGGCCATTCGACATATCACTTGGCAAAAAACAATTATGATGAAAACAAAACTTGGTTTGCTTTTGCACATATAAGAAACCCCATAGATAGAGTATATTCGGCATGGAAAGGTTATGAAATGTATGGCCACGTAATTACATTTCCTAGGTTTTTAGATTACATTGAAAATTTAAAAGAGAATTCTCCACTTTGGAATGAAAAGGAGTGGGCCCACAACCCACATGATATTCGCGATATGCCAGAAATATATGCAGATCCGGTCGCTGTTAATGCACACATTGCACCTCAGTGTTTTTATTTTGATAAATCAGACAACATAAAGCTTTATTCTTTTAATAATTTGTTTGGTTTTGTTGATGATTTACCGGATCAAGAATGGAGACGAGCTGCAAAAACAACCACCAAGCCGCATGTCAAGGACCACGATTATGAGAAACCTACTCATGAAGAAAGTATAGTAGATCAAATAAAAAGAATTTACGCCAAAGATTTCGAGATATACGAGGAGATTGAAACCAATGAAAAAGCTAATATGTTATAGTCTCTGGGGAAAGGACCCAAAATACACAATAGGCGCAATCAGAAACGCAGAGCAAATCAAAAAAATATATCCAGGCTGGATTGCTAGGTTTTACTGTGGAACATCAGTACCAGATGATATAACATCTCAACTTCTCGATTTAGGTACCGAAGTAACCCTTATGCCAGAAGAAGGCAACTGGTCTGGAATGTTTTGGCGTTTTGCTGCTATAGCTGAGCCTGACGTTGAAGTAATGTTGTCACGCGATACAGACTCCAGGTTAACCAACAGAGAAGCTTTAGCAGTGAATCAATGGTTACAGTCAGACAAACTGTTTCATGTCATGAGAGATCATCCTGAACATAATACTGAAATACTAGGCGGTATGTGGGGAGCAAAAAAACCTATACTGCAAGACATGATACAGCTTATGAATTCCTATGAGAAAGGCGACTTTTGGCAAGTTGACCAAAACTTTCTAAGACAAGTCATTTGGCCCCGGGTAGCATATACAACCTTTACTCACGATCCGTTTTTTGCAAAAATTCCATTTCCCAGTCCGAGAAACGGATTAGAATTTGTTGGCCAAGTATGGAACGAAAACGAAGAAACAGTGGTAGAACATCAGCAGCTCTTAAAAGCCGCAATCGAGAGACAAAACAATGAAGTATAAACAGACAAGTCAGTACGGTGAATGTAAAATCTTGCATGCGTTATTTTCAGGCAATCCTGCGGGGTACTTTATAGACATCGGCGCTGCTGACGGTATTAGATATTCGAATACGCTCAACTTGATCGATAGTGGCTGGAGTGGAATATTAGTTGAACCTTGCAAGCATTTTTTATCTACGTTAAACAAGAACAACTCAGATAATCCAAACGTGCACGTATTTGCAGGAGCAGTTTCAGACTACAATGGAGAATCAAACTTCTATGTTTGGAAAGAAAAAGGGGATTCTCAAATTTCCACTATTGAAGATGAACAATATGAAAGCATACGGAATGACGAGTGGTGGAAATCACAGGGTTCATTTACTGATCAGTATCTAGTTGATGTTATTAGACCATCAGAATTACTTGAAAAATTTAATTGCCCAAAGAAAATAGAATTTGTTGATATCGATGCTGAGGCTTCTGAAATGAAAATATTAAATAATTGGCCATGGGATGATTATGCAGTTGAGTTATTTTGCATTGAGTTTTCTATGGGCAAAGATTTTATAACAAAGTTTATGAAAGAGAAAAATTATGTTCCGATAGTACAAACCGGTGGAAATTTACTTTTTTGCAAAAAACAGCAGTATTCAGAATTTTTAGCAAGGTTAGAAGCAAATTTGGCTGAGATGATGGTGAAATCGTGAAAATATTAATCATTCAAGAAAACGGTAGAAACGACGCTAATAGGCACATGCGCGAATGCCATTCGCTGGCATATTGGTTCGAACAGCTTGGCGCAGAAACAGCTTGTTGGGGCAAAGGTCATGACACGTTTCATATTCCATTTGAGCAATTTCAAAAGGATTACGATGTTATATTTTGTCTTGAAAATTATGATGATGGATGGCTTCCAGATCTATCTAGCATAAAAAAATATAAAGTGTTTTGGTCGATCGACAGTCACATGGAACTGCAAAATCATTTAAAATTCTGTCAAAAATCTGGAATCAATTTGCATTTAAATGCTCAACTGCCGTATATCGAGCATTTTAAAGATTTTGCCGAGCATCACATGTGGTGGCCAACCGCTGTCGACACGCGCTGGTTCAAGCCGATGGATCTTTCGAAAGACATCGAAATAGGTTTTGTCGGTTCAATGATCGCCGATCGACCGCAAATAACAAAATTGTTGCATCAGTGTGTTGGTCTTCAAAGTTTTACAAACGTGCTAGGCCAAGAAATGGTAGATCTTACAAATCGATTTAAGATTGGTTTTAACAAAACAATATCAAACGACATCAACATGAGAACAGTCGAAACAACAGCATGTAATGTACCGCTAATTACAAACGTTACTCCAGGGTTAGAAAAAATGTACAATTTCGATAGTGACATTATGATATATAGGTCACTAAAAGAAATGATTGGAGTCTGTCAGTGGTTGACTTCTGATCATGCTGCGAGACAACAAATTGCTCAAAACGGGTATAAGCGTACATTAAGGGACCATACTTATAAAAATAGATGCCAACAAGTCTATGAGCATATAAAATCGATTTGAGAGAGACACATGACAATTTGCCTAATAACTCCACCTTCGCCATTTCTTCTTGATGAACGCGTATTTATGCATTTGGGCATTTTAAAGGTCGCATCATCATTAGAAGCCCGCGGGCATAAAGTAGATTTTCTGGACCTCTCCGGTATTGACAATTATATAGATGTTATCACTGATTATTGCAAATCAAGGTCCGGTGTTACATTTGGTATCACAGCCACAACTCCACAAGTGCCCTTTGCTGTTAATGTATCGCGACAAATAAAGCTTTGCATGACAGATTCTAAAGTAATACTTGGCGGCCCGCATGTTACTTTAATGCATACTGCCGCTAAAAGAGAGGCAAAGAGAGGACTAGACAAGTCTGATCGAGCGTCGGTTGAAATTAGTAATTTAATTAACTTGTTTGATGTACTAGTTTGCGGTGATGGTGAACTATCTATATTTGAAGCGTTAGAAATTGACAAGGGGATTATCGATGCAGATGATAGAAAATCCAAATATTTTCTGTCAAATCAAGATTTTTCTGACCTGCCATTACCAGCGCGTCATCTAGTTGACGTTGAGTCATACAAGTATGCAATTGAAGGCAAAAAATCAACTAGTTTAATCGCTCAACTTGGCTGTCCTTTCAAGTGCTCGTTTTGCTCTGGGAGAAACTCGCCATTTTTAAGAAAAATTAGACAAAGAAGTTCAGATTCAATAATCGAAGAAATGAAGCATCTTTATCATAACTACGGATACACCGGTTTTATGTTTTACGATGATGAGTTAAACGTAAACAAGGGTTTAATTGAGCTGCTAAATAAAATAACCGATTTACAAATGGATCTCGGAGAAGAATTTCGACTACGTGGGTTTGTCAAAGCCGAACTATTTAAAGAGGAGCAAGCAGCTGCAATGTATAGAGCCGGCTTCCGATGGTTACTTACGGGATTTGAGTCAGGCGATGAGCGTATCTTAAAAAATATTAAAAAAATGGCAAAGAAAGAAGACAACACACGCGCAGTTGAGATTGCCAAAAAACATAATTTGAAGGTCAAGGCACTGATGTCAATAGGCCACGCTGGAGAAAGCTATGAAACAATTCAAAACACAAAACAGTGGCTGCTCGACGTTGAGCCAGAGGAGTTTGATTGCACAATAATTACAACTTATCCAGGGTCACCATATTTTGATGACGCCGTAAAAAGAAAAGACGGAACATACGTATATACATCAGACTTGACTGGTGACAAGCTGTATCAGTCTAGCATTGACTACTTATCAGAACTTGACTATTACAAAGGCGACCCGGACGGAGGATACGTTTCATACGTTTGGACTGATCATATAAGTGCAAAAGATTTGGTTACGGCGAGAGATGAATTGGAAAGAGATGTACGTGACCAACTAGGCATAAAGTTTAATCCTGCAAATCCAGCTGCAAAGTACGAGCATTCTATGGGTATGGGAAATATTAATATTCCAGAACACATACTAAGGAGATCAAAATGATTGACGTAATCATGCCAGCATATCTACCGACCAAAGGTCATCATGACATGCTGTTGCGCGCTATTAAATCTTTAGAAAAACAAACATATAAAGATTTTTCTGTTATCGTCGTTTTGAATGGATGTTATACAGAATATAACACGATAATAGAATCTGTTGATTCTCCGCTTAGAATTACTTGGCTGACAATAGACGGAAAAGCATCGGGTGCTATTGCTCGTAATTTTGGCATCAACCACTCAAAAGCTAAGTACATTGCGCAGCTAGATGCCGACGATCAATACCATGAAGACAAGTTAAAAATACAATATGAGTTTTTTAAAAATAACAGTAGCTACGACTTTGTCGGCACTTTGGCAGCGGACTATTACGGACCGGACGATATTAGAGCTTCAATTTTTGACCCGGGTCAATTTCAAACCCATATGCAGATATCTCGAGGATTGCTTTTGCAAAACATAATGTGTCATGGTTCAATCATGTTTAAACGAAGTGCGTTCTTACAGCTTGGTGGATATGTTGAAAAATATAAGCCAGGCGATGTTTGGCCTGAATATAATCGAAGAATGTGGGAGGATTGGGATTTATGGAAACGAGCTATACAAAACGGCTACAGGTTCTATAATATCCCAGAAAGACTGTATTATTGGTCGACTAACACTAGCGTCGAGAGGTAAACGATGTATGATGAGCAACGAAGAGCAAATGAATCTTATTTATGGAGATTCTTAGGACAGGAATATAGAAGATTTGATTATGGTCAAACAGTCGATAGCAACTATGGAAACGTATATACAGGGCTAATTTCAAAAGATCCAGTTTTCCTAGATTTAGGCGCTTTCAAAGGTAATTGGTCAAAAGAAATGGTGACTAGATACGGTGGTTGCGCGCATCTGTTTGAGGTGCAGCCTAATCTAGTTAAAAGACTCAAAGATGACCTAGGCGACGATATGCGATATACAGTGTATGACTATGGATTAGCACCAAAAAACGAACTAATTGATGTTGGATCGTACGATGATGGAGAAGGTTTTAGTTTATCGAAACCAAAATCCGTTGGAATCTCAAACAAAGTCGAGCTTAAGTCATTTAAAGATTTTGTGGAACAAAACAACATCAAAGAAATTGACGTTTGTAAAATAAACATTGAAGGTTCAGAATACGATCTACTCGAAAACATGATTGAAAACAACTTGCATATGCTTTGTAGGAATATACAGGTTGAATTCCATAGGCAATATCCAGTACCAAACTGGTACAATAGATACAACTCAATCCGGAACAATCTATTGAAGACGCATACGCCAACTTTAGACTATTATTTTTCTTGGCAAAATTGGTGTCGAAAAGATTAATCACGCGTTAGGAGTAAATAAATGAGTACTAGAGACGTAGCATCCCAGATCAAATACGTAGGTGGCCTGACATTGCCAGAGATGCTTAATACAGCAAACCCAGTCTGGGTTCAGGCAGCTGAAAACACTATCAACCTCATGAACAGAAGACAGTTTTCCGAAAACCCTGATCGGAAAAACGTTACTATATGTTATAACAACATGGGTCGTGACATGGGAGATTTAGGCAATCAGCTGTTTCAATTAGCGTTTCTTGTTGGTATGGCTAAAGTTAACAAAACTTCTTTTAAGATTCCTAATGGAAATTCGCCATACTACAAAGAAAAGGGAGTAAAATTAAATTGTTTTGATATTCCAGAGCATTTACTTCACGATATTCCTCTTACGGAAAATACGGTCAACCTGTCAGAAAAATCATTTAACTTAAGAGACGAAACATTATCAATGTTTTATTGTACGGCTCACTATCTAGGAATACTTCCAAAAAATTGCAACATTAATATCTTCGGGTTTTTTCAAAACTACATGATAGCTGACTATTTGGATGATGATCTCCGAAAGCTCTTAACATTTAAAGAAGAGCATGAACAAAGAGCAGAAGATTTTATTAAGGCGCTAAAGTCAAAATACAAAGACCCGGTAGCTTTTGTACATGTGAGACTTGGTGACCAAAAGGACGACGAGGTCAACCACCCTGTACTAACAAAAGAGTATTACGACATTGCTTTTAAAAAATGTTTGGATTCAAACCCTAATACAAAGTTTCTTATAATTTCAGATGAGCCAGAAGACTGTAAGAAAATATACCATGGTCCGCAGTTTATTTATCAGAATGATATTTTTGAAAAAGAAATTAGTGACCATAGAACAGAGCAGGATTTGAAATCGTATTTTTCGGCACCCGTAGATCTATGCATTATGTCAAAAGCAGAAACTTTAATAATGGCAAACAGTACTTTCAGCTGGTGGGGAGCCTGGCTAGCAAAAGACGCTAAGATATATGCGCCAATCAGATCGAGATGGTTCGGTCAGGCCTTGAATTTTAAACCAATGACTGATTTTTATCCCCCAAGATGGGAAGAGATTTGGTTTCCACAAATAGAAAATGCTAAATTTAACAAATCGCAGACATATATGATTCCTATTTTTGGAGATGATCGATCACCAGTGAGTTTTGACGAGCTAGGATTATTGAAATCAGAACAAGAAATTGATAACTTTATTATTAAGGCAATGCAATTGCATTAAACGTAAGGGTTGAATATGAAAAAATTAAATTATAATTCTTCTAGATACAGATTTGCAGAGATAGTTTGCGAGCATTTTAAAGTTACTTCTTTAGAAAATTTACATATTGAAAGGAAAGACTTACTGCCACAAGAAAAATTAAACTTTGAAAATGAAAGCAAAACAAGATATCATGATCATTTTTACTCAAGGTTACGATCTGGCTGGGATGAAATAACAACAGCGTATGAGACTTTTATAAAAAACGAAATAAAACCATTAGTTAGAGACGAGTTTGTATATCAAGCGTTTCCTACTGTGCGTTTTCATATTCCAGGTGATCAGGCTATACATTATTGGCATTACGATTCCGATGAAGATCATCGACACCCAGAAGGTGAAATTAATTTTCAAGTTGCATTAACCAATATACATGATACACAAGCCATGTGGATAGAATCAGTTCCGGGATTGGGGGATTATTCTCCAATGAATATGTCGTACGGCGAATATTACGTATTTAATGGCAACAAATGCACTCATGGAAATAAATGTAATGAGACTAATAAAACAAGAGTAAGTTTTGATTTTAGAATATTGCCTTTAAAAAAGTACGAAAATTATTTAAAATCAAACACAAATAAAAGTTCAGCAACAATGGACAGAAAATTTATTGTTGGAAGCTATTATTCAAAATTTTAGTGGGGATTAAATGAGTACAGATGAAAAAAAACACTATACATACGACTATTGGTTTAAAAACGATTTTCACAAATCATGGCATGAAGGTGGCGAAGAATATTACGTTAACCGATTTTATGAAGACATAGTTTTTAATCTAGATATTCCGAATGAAGGATATATAGTTGTTTTAGGCACTTACAAATGCGTTTCTTTCGAAAAGCTGTGTAAAAAGTATGGCGCGGAAAGATGCATAGGGTATGATTTACATAACCCTACTAATCATCCAAGAGTAATTATAAAAAACGGTTTGGAGTTATCATCTGAAGACAATATCCCAATCGCGTTCTGCCATAATGATTTTGGTGGTTTTCAACATACACCAAAGCTGAAAATCCACGGTCAGAAGTGGGCTGCCCAGAATATTATACCGGGAGGCTATTTTTTAGGCAACAGTAGCCAGAATAGCATAAATTTTGACATTGAAAAGTTAATGTCTGACATTGGTTTTGTTAATACACGATTGGTGGATTTACCACCAGAAAAGTTTAATTTATCTAATCTACCAGAGTTTAGACATCATTCTTATATGCTGTCAAGGAGAAAATAAATGTGGGCAGAGTTAAATGAAGTGATACCGCTCTTATCAGAACAAGGATTTGTAATAAATGACCCATGGGACGTAGTAAAAGCTTTTGAGAAAAAAGTTGCAAACTACGCTGGAGCTAAATACGCAATTGCGCTCGATAATTGTACGAATGGTTTATTTCTGTGTTTAAAGTATTTAAAACATGAAGGCAAAACAATCGAAATACCTGCGTGTACTTATATTTCAGTTCCCTTTGCAATTATTCATGCTGGCTGTAAACCAAAGTTTGTAGACAAAGAGTGGTCAGGTAAGTATGAACTAGGAGACACTAACATTATTGATGGCGCCACAAGATTTTCCAAAAACATGTATGAACCAGGAACTTTTCACTGTTTGTCTTTTCATTTAAAAAAAGTGTTAAAGTTGGGCAAAGGTGGCATGATTTTAACTGATGATAAAGAAGCCTATGATTGGTTTCAGTCCGCATCAAAAATAGGAAGACATGTTGATCGATTATATAAAGACGACTACTTTGACATTGTTGGTTGGAATATGTTTATGCCACCCGAGCAGGCAGCAAAGGCGATTTTATTGTTTGAAAATCTAGCCGATGAAAATGCTGATGCTGGTGGCTCTAGTACATATCATGATCTTAGAAAACACAAAATTTTTAGAGAATACTAATGCAAAACGTTTACCTCTTTGAAATCAACGACATTCTTGCAAATCAAGCAAAATTGCCATATTCTACTGGCTTGATTTGGTCTTATTGTTCAACGATACCTGAAATAGATAATGCTTATACCTTGGGAAATCTTTTCTTTTGGCGTCAAAGCACAGAAGATTATTTGAAACAAATAGAAAATCCGTCAGTTGTGGGTTTTAGTTGTTTTGTGTGGAATTGGACTAGCAACATCGAGATGGCAAAAGCAATTAAAGATAAATACCCTGATTGCTTAATTGTATTTGGCGGATGGCAAGTTCCTATGTCTGATCGTATACAAGGGTTTTTTCGAAAGCATCCGTACGTAGATATAGCAGTGCATGGCGAAGGTGAGCTTACATTTGCTGATATTTTGCTGGAAAACTTAAAAGGATTTCCTGAGTGGGAAAAAATCGAGGGATGTTCTGTTCCATATAGAATGCTACATAACAAAAAATCGATTAATAGAATTGTAGATCACGGTTTGGTAACAAAAAAAGAAATATTCGCAAAATCTTACAAACCTCTTGATACGTTCACAACAAAACCAAGAGCAAGAATAAAATCAATTGCATCGATGCCGTCTCCTTACTTAGATGGTTTATTTGACAGATTAATTAAGGACTGTAACTATGATTTAGAAGCTACGTTTGAAACGACGAGAGGGTGTCCGTATGCATGCACATATTGCGAAATAGGAACAAAATATTATCAAAAAATAAAATACCATGGATTAGAAAAAATATATGCTGAGATAGACTGGATGTCAGAAAACAAGGTAGTATTTGTTTACAATGCCGACTCTAACTTTGGCATGTTAAAGGATCATCTTCCAATTACAAAATATCTTGTAGACAAAAAAAAGCTAACAGGATATCCACAAAAGCATCGATGTGACTGGTCTAAAAACCAGGCAGACAAAGTTATTGAACTTGCCAAAATCTTTTATGAAGCGGAAATGGATAAGGGTATTACAATTGCCTTGCAGTCTATGAACCCTGCTACCTTAAAAGCTATTAAGAGAAAAAATGTCGATGGAGGTAAACTTAAAGAGTTTATTTCGATGTATGAAGGCACTAATCTACCTAGCTATATTGAGTTGATTCTGGGACTACCAGAGGAAACTAAAGACTCTTTCGTAAACGGTATCTGCAAGGTGATGGAGCTTGGTCAACACAATTACATAGGCATATATCCTTTAACAGCACTCCCAAATACACCGTTCGGCGATGACGAATACATCCAAAAATATGGGTTAAAAATAATAGACACATACCCGGCGTTTAGCCATGTTGATATCGATGATACTAATGTTTCTGAAAGAGAGCACATGGTAGTATCAAGTAATACAATGACACTAAAAGACTACAAAGAAGCAAGTTTATATCGTTGGCTATTTATGTTTGGTCACTACCTTGGAACCACTCAGTTTTTCGCCAGGTTTATTAATAAACATTTTGGCACTTCATATGAAGATTTTTACAAGGGTCTTATGAACTTTATGCTGACGTGTGGAGAAAATAGTTTTTTGGGTTCACAACTGAACAAAACAAGTTCTGCGTTAGACGGTGTATTGGATTGTGTTGCACCATGGGGTCGCGTAGTTAATTCTGTTAGAGAGAATTTTGCTTGGGATTTTGAGGAGGCGACAGTCATAGAGATAATGCAGAACAAATCTGATTTTTATACGGAGTTGCAAAATTATATAATAATGAATCATGATGTTGGGATTGATCTTTTAAAAGATTTGGTAAACTTTCAAGATTGTGCTATGATGGATCCAAGATACAAGTACCCAATTACCGAAAGTTTTAAATATAATATTTTTGATGTGATTCATAATGAAGCAACGTTGCAAGAGGTAAATGAGAAATTAGAATTTTCAAATAAAAATTATGACGGTGATTACTTTGAGTACGGCAAGGAAACTTTGTGGTGGGGCAGAAGAGTTGCTTCCTACAAGTGTAAGATAACAAAAATTGAAAGTCAATAGAGAGAGGTTATGTGCGAATACTAATAACAGGCGGAACTGGCATGGTTGGTTCTTCATTTAAAAACATACAAACAGATCACGAATTAATTTTAGTTGGATCATCTGATTATGATCTCAGGTGGGCCAGCGATTGCAGATGTATGATTGCAGACCACAACCCAGAGGCCATTATTCATTTGGCAGCTAAAGTTGGCGGAGTTAAAGGAAACACTGATTATGTTGCAGATTTTTTCCGTGACAACGTTCTTATAAACACTAATTTATTGGATGCGGCTAAAAATCAAGGCATAAAAAAAGTTGTTTCTTTACTTTCCACATGCGTTTATCCCGACACTGTTACTTACCCATTGACAGAAGACCAAATACACAACGGAGAGCCACATCTTAGTAACTTTGGATATGCATATGCTAAGAGAATGCTGGAAGTGCATTCAAGAGCGATTAGACAGCAATATGGGCTAAACTATGTGACCGCTGTACCAAACAATCTATACGGTGAAAATGACAACTTTGATCTAGATAATGGCCACGTGATTCCTGCTATAGTAAGAAAAGTTTTTGAAGCCAACAATAACGAAGACATTCCTAAGTTTTGGGGAACTGGTCGACCAAAAAGAGAGTTTACCTATGCTTTCGATATCGCAAAAATACTTTTATGGATGGTAGAAAATTATGAATCACCAGAACCCTTAAACATTGGAAACCCGGGAGATATAAGTATCTTTGATTTAGTAGTAAAAATTCAGAGATTGCTTAACACTAGAATAGCTAGTCAATGGGACGTAGAAATGCCTGAAGGGCAATACAAAAAACCAAGCTCAAATTTAAGATTCAAAAAATTAAATCCGGATTTCGTATATACAAGTTTAGATACAGGATTAAAAAATACGATTGACTGGTTTTTAAAGGAGTATCCAAATGTCAGAGGCGTATAACGTATTAGTAACTGGTGCTGCCGGTCTTTTAGGAAGCCATTTTTGTGATTATTTACTTGCCACTGGCCATAGAGTTATTGCAATCGACAATTTATCGGGCGGATATCGAGAAAACGTTAATAGCAATGTCACACTATATACTAACGATTTATGTAACTCAGAAGCCGTCGACGCTATTTTCGAACGTCATAACATAGATTATGTTTATCATTTTGCTGCGTATGCAGCTGTTGGACTTAGTCCATTCATTAGAAACTTTAATTATCAAAACAATGTTCTCGCTAGCGCAAATCTAATAAATAGCTCTATCAGACATAATGTCAAAAAATTTATTTTCGCATCCTCAATGGACGTCTATGGCTCCCAAAAACCTCCTTTTACAGAAGACATGAAGCCGGACCCACAAGACCCCTATGGCATTGCTAAGTACGCTATAGAGATGGATTTGGCCAACGCTTACAGACAATTTGGCCTAAAATACACGATTATAAGGCCACACAACATCATTGGTCCACGGCAGAATATCTGGGACAGATACAGAAACGTAGCTGGTATTTGGATTAGAAAAGCTATGTCCGGGGATCCCCTTACTATATACGGAACTGGGGAACAACGAAGGGCATTCAGTGATATATCTTATTATATGGCGCCATTTCTACAACTGATGGAAAATAAAATGACAGACCAAGAGATAATTAACATAGGCGCAGACAAGCACGTGTCGATCAATCAGTTAGCAGATATCGTTATCGATGTTGCTCATTCTAGAATGGGCGTCAGGCCTTCGAAGGTATATCTAGAAAAAAGGGATGAAGTCGATTTGATGTGGTGCAGCCATGAAAAGGCTAAAATATTGCTTAATTTTACAGATTTTACTGATTTAAAGCGTCTGATTGAAAAAACTTGGGATTGGGCTGTACAAATGGAACCAAAGAAGGTAAAATACATGAAATACGAAATAGACAAAGGAATGTATTCTTACTGGAGTAACGATGAATAATGAAGACTTACGAAAACTAGTTGCAATTCGAACAGATTTGATCAAACTTTACCAATGGTTGCCTGGAAAATCAGAGCCTTCTTCCCTAGTAAAGACAAAGGACGTTGCATTGGATTTGGCTCACGTCATCAGCAAGGTTGATAAATTGTTGGACGGAAAAGTTAATTTTACAGCTGGAAAGGAATAAATGAATATTGGAATTATAGGACAGGGTTTTGTGGGTTCGGCTCTTAGAGAAGGCTTAAAAGACTACTATGATGTCTTCGGATATGATCTGGATCAATCCAAGAACTTTAACCTAGAAAATGTTTCGCAGAAAAAAAGATTAGAGTATACTGTCAATAACAGTGATATTATATTTGTTTGTTTGCCAACCCCAATGAGAAAAGATGGTAGCTGTGATACACGAATATTGGCTAATTCGATAGAAAATATAGCAAAAATTGTTAAAGATAGTGCAAAATTACCACGTCACGCGAAAATCCTTAATAGACAACATCTAAAGAAAACCATTGTAATCAAGTCAACTGTGCCACCTGGAACGACAAATGCTTTTGCAAATAAATACACCGAAATAAACATATGTTTTAGTCCAGAATTTTTGACTGAAGCCAATTCTTTCAATGATTTTAAAAACCAAAACAGAATTTTAATTGGTGGAGACGGAGCAAAAATAGTTAAACAGATGTTTAGAAAACCGTTTCCAAATACGCCGATTGTAGTTACAAAGCCGGAAACAGCTGAAATGGTAAAATACTTCACAAATTGTTTTCTTGCGACAAAGGTTACATTTGCAAATCAGATGTATGAAATTTGTCAAGCAGCAGAGATTGACTATGATAAAGTTTGTGAGTATGCTCTTTATGATAATAGAATCGGCAAAAGTCACTTAGCAGTACCGGGCCCGGATGGAGACTTTGGTTTTGGCGGACACTGCTTTCCAAAAGACTTGGCAGCCATGGTTGTTTTTGGTGAAAAATTGCATTCGGAAATCGGCCTTTTAAAAAAGATTGAGGCCTTAAATGATTATTATAGATCCGATAAAGACTGGGAAAAAATGAAAGGACGGGCGGTATCAGATGACTAAACAAAAAACAGCGTTAATAACTGGAGTTACAGGTCAAGATGGTTCATATTTGGCAGATCTACTCTTAGATAAAGGATATCGCGTAATTGGGATAAAAAGACGCACATCTCTAATCAGTACAGACCGAATTGATCATTTGTTTTGTAATAAAAACTTTATCATGGAATATGGCTCGATGCATGCACCAGATTGGATGTATCGTGTTTTAACAAAGTACAACCCAGATGAAATTTACAATCTAGCAGCTCAGTCTCATGTGCGAGTTTCGTTTGATAACGCCGCAGAGACAGCTGATATCACGGCCATGGGAACACTTCGTCTTTTAGAGGCAATGCGCCATGTTTGTCCGAAGGCAAAATTCTATCAAGCGTCTTCTTCAGAAATGTTTGGAGATAACCCGGAAACGCCTCAAAGTGAAACGACGGCATTGATGCCTGCCAGCCCATACGCATGCGCAAAGGTGTTTAGCCACAACCTGGTGAGAAACTATAGAGTTGGTTACGGCTTGTATGCGTGTTGTGGCATACTTTTCAATCACGAATCGCCAAGAAGGGGCGAAACGTTCGTAACTAGAAAAATTACTATCGCTGCCGCAAAAATTAAATTGGGGCTGCAAGAAAAGCTTTTCTTAGGTAATCTGGATGCAAAACGTGATTGGGGACACGCTCGGGACTATGTTGAGGCGATGTGGCTTATGTTACAACAAGACAAGCCAGAAGACTTTGTTATCGCGACTGGTAACACATACTCTGTAAGGGAGTTTTTGCAAATGGTTTTTAAATATGCGAACTTAGACATCGATGAGCATGTTGAAATTGATAAAAGGCTGTTTAGACCTCATGAAGTGCCGTTGCTGCTTGGGGATGCTACAAAAGCAAAAGAAAAGCTTGGATGGGAACCAAAGTACAATATAAAAGACTTAGTTAAAGATATGTATGATTCCGATTTTCGCATAATCGAAAAGACAGCTTTGAACGAGTGGAAGAATATCGATCCGATGGCATATAGTAGAGGAGATTTGTAATACATTTTTGTATTCTAGGCTATAATATAAGAAACAAGGAATAATATTATGGCAAACAAATTTCCAACTGGCAAGTCTCACGTTTCTTACTCTGAAGTAAAAGCGTGGGCCGAATGTCCATATCGTCATTATCTCATGTACGTGGAAGGAATCAACACATATGTTGATAATCCATGGGCTGATTTCGGAACTATAGTTCACGACGCTATTGAAGGCTTTTTAAACACAAAGCAGTTTGATCTAGAGTCTGTAAAAGAAAAGATTGCAGCAAAATGGGCTGAAAAGGGTTATGACACAGACGAATATATCGCCCTCATAACTGAGGAAAGAAAATCTAATGGCTGGAAATATAACCATGAATCATTGCAAGACATGCAATCTTCAGCCATAAATATTCTCAATGATTTTGAGTCTTTCATGGATTCGGAATTCCCGGGCTGGGAACCTATTTCTGCAGAATTTGAGTTATATGAGCAGATAAAAGACTCAAATGGCATGAATTTTAAAGGTTTTATAGACTGTATTATAGCTAAACCCAAAAAACCCGGGTCAGACAAAGTCGAATATTGGATTATCGACTGGAAAACAACCGGTAAGAGTGGTTGGTTTTGGAAAAAGAAACGCGAATTTCTGTCGTTGGCACAGGTCGGGCTTTATAAACACTACTGGGCAACAAAGTTTAACATTCCCGTCAAAGACATTAAGGTTGGTTATGTCTTTTTAAAAAGGGGTGCCGATCCTGGGAAAACCATTGAGCTGTTCAAAGTCTCAGCTGGCCCTGTTTTTATTGAAAAAACAAATAAGCTTGTAAAAAGAATGATTAAAAATGTCAATAACGGCATAAAATTAAAAAATTATGACAATTGTAAATTTTGTCCATACAAAGGAACGGAGCACTGTAGTGGAAAAGGTTGGTAAAAAGTACAAAATATTAATGTTAAGTGATCACGCACTATCAACTAGTGGCGTTGGTACACAGTCTAGGCATTTAATTAACGGCTTACTGAATAAAGGATGTTGGTCCATACGTCAGTTTGGCGCTGCAATGAAGCACGACAATTATGATGTTGTTAAAATATCAGACGATTTTGTCATTAAGCCGATCGATGGCTTTGGAAATAAAGATTTACTCCGGCTAGCGCTAGCAACAGAAAAACCAGACATTCTTTTTATATTTACAGACCCTAGGTTTTTCTATTGGTTGTTTGAGATGGAAGACGAAATACATCAGATATGCCCAATCGTGTATTGGCACGTTTGGGATAACAAGCCCTATCCAAAGTTTAATGATTCGTTTTATCAGTCAACTGACCTTATCAACTGTCATAGTTATCACACTTTTGACCAGGTCAGTGAGATCTATCCGGATAAAACAAATTTCGTGCCACATGCAATTCCCAAAGAGTTGTTTTTTCCAGTTGATGCTGAACAAAAACTTAAGTGGAAAAGCGATCTTATTGGAGCTGACCGGCTTGATTGGTTTACTGGTTTCTGGGTTAATAGAAATGCGCGTCGAAAAAGACCAGGTGATTTGCTATGGGCATGGTCAAAGTTTGTTAACAGAATGGAAGAAGAAACTGGTCATCGAAAAGCGGTATTGGTTTTACATACCGATCCAAAAGACAATGAAGGACCAAATCTTTTTGAATTAGTGAAGCTTCTTAAAATCGAAGAAAACATATGTTTTTCAACAGAAAGAATCGGATTTGATCAAATGAATGCGTTGCACAACATATCAGATTTTACAATCAACGTAAGCTACGCAGAGGGATTCGGGCTATCTACTTTAGAGGCGATGATGACTAAGACGCCAATCATCGCGCCAAAGACCGGCGGTCAGACTAGACAAGTTGTCGATTATCGAGACGACACAGAAAACGGTTTTGCTTTACCGATTGAATTGCAGTCTTTAGTTGGATCTCAAAATGTACCGTATATCTACGAAGATTACACAACAACAGACACAATCGCAGAGAAAATGTATCAAATGTGGAAGTTGGGACCAGAAGGCCGTGAAAAACTAGGACAAAAAGCCTATGATTATGCCAATCATGAATTCGGCTATCAAAATACTGTTGACAAATGGCATGAAACAATGATTGAAACAATCAACACTTGGCAAGACAAATACGAAAGATACACATGTGAGGAAATATAAGATGGCAAAAATACATATCAGAGGACCATTACTTACACAATCTGGCTATGGTGTTCATTCCAGACAGATATTCAGATGGGCACTCAGTAGAGGCCACGATATTACTGTTGAAGTTACCCCATGGGGTATAACGCCATGGTATATTTCTGGCACCGAATGCAATGGCCTAATTGGCGAAATTATGGCACGCACAAAACCTATTGAAACCAAGCCAGACGTCTCAATTCAGATTCAATTACCAAACGAATGGACGCCAGGGATTGGTAAAAAAAATATTGGAGTAACGGCTGGAGTTGAAACAGATATTTGTTCTCAGTCATGGGTCCAGGCGTGCATGAAGATGGATAAAGTTATATTTCCATCTCGGTTTGCAATGGCTACTTTTATAAATTCTGGTTGTTCTCCAAAAAAACTATGCGTTGTTTCTGAAAGTTTCTATGACTCATGTCTTGAAGATGTTGGTGAAGACGCTGTGAAGCTTGATAATATTGTTACCAGTAAGAATTTTCTAATGTTTGGTCAAATCACTGGTGCTGATTCTCAGCTCGACAGAAAAAACACGTTTGACACCATAAAATGGTTTGTTCAAAAATATCACGATAAACCATATGGCTTAATCATAAAAACAAATCATGGTACTAACTGTAAACTTGATAAAAATATTACAAAAGCAAAGCTATCTAGTCTAATAAAAGAAATCAGACCAGAAGATTCAAAACTTAAAGTATACTTACTTCATGGGTCCATGTCAGAAAACGAGGTCGCAGGCTTATATAAATCAAGTAAGCTAACAGCACTAATTTCTGCTACCCGTGGGGAGGGATTTGGTTTGCCATTGCTTGAAGCAGCTGCATGCGGTTTACCGGTCGTCGCAACTAATTGGTCCGGACACAAAGACTTTTTAGATCTTGGAAAATGGTTTAAGGTTAAAAAGTCTCTTGTAAATGTACATCCGCACAAAATCGATGGCAATATATTTGTGCCGGGCGCAAGATGGGCTCAGCCGGATGCAAAAGACTTTGTAAAGCAAATTGATCTATTGTTAAAAGACGAGAAAAAGGCTAGATCAAACGCAAGAGAATTACAAGAAAAAATTGCAACAGAATTCTGCTTTTCAAAATTAGCAGAAGACTATGATCAAGAAATCGGGGCAACAATATGATGGAATATATTCCATGGGTTATCTGCGCTTTATTGACGGTACTTTTGTCTGTTTCTGTTTATTATAATTTAAAGTTTGCCAAAATTATTTTAAAAATGGAGGATGAAATAGGTACCTGTCTAGACATAATCGATGAAAAATACCGTTCATTGTCACAGGTACTAGAAATTCCAATTTTTTTTGACTCACCACAAGTAAGAAAAGTTATTGACGATATCAAGGCTGCACGAGGTTCGTTGCTAAATATAGCTAATAAGTTGACAAGTATAGATCAGGAGGTAATCGCTGATGCCAAAAGTGAAGAAAGTAATTAAAAGAAAAATTAAAAGGCCACCTTCTGGTAAAAAACCGTACTTTACAAAAGATACCCAACAAGCAATAAAAGAGTACGTACAAAGCGACGACCAATCGTTTCGTGAGCAAGTATATACAAAAGATATCCGACCAGCTCTAGAAAAGCTTTCAGAAAACCTGATTTTTGTTTATGGCTTTCATAAGCAGCATCCAGATATCGATACCTTGAAACACAATTGCGTGATCAACCTATATGAAAATTTACATAAATTTGATCATGATAGAAATAAAAACGCATTCTCGTATTTTAACGTTGTTGCAAAAAACTGGTTGATAATACAAAGTAGAAAAAGAAAGAAGCGTACAGACAGATTGGTGTATATAGAGGATGACTCGTTGTCAATAGCTGATCGATACGCAATTGAAGAGTATAGCATTTGTCCATCCCCGGAAAAATCCATGGTTATTGAAGAAAATATTCATGACATGAAAAGCCTTCTTTTGGAAATTAAAAACAAAGCAAAAAACGATCAGGAAAAACGATGTATTGATGCAATAATACAAATTTATGATAATGTTGATCAACTTGACTATTTAAATAAAAGGGCACTATTTGTTTATATAAGAGAACTTTCTGGATTGACCTCAAAGCAGCTGTCTGTTTGTATGTCGAATCTTAGAAAAATCTATAGAAATCTAGCCGGTCCTGATAAGAAATACGATATTTTTATGTGAGGTGCATGATGGCAAAAAAAGATCCATTGAGTTATGAAGACGTACAGAAAAAAGTTCAAGACTTTGATGAATTAATAAACAGTATTGAAAACATTGAATCAAAAAAGAAGCAATTGTGGAAGGAAATATATGAGAATGCGTTTGTAGACCGCATGAACGCGTATATGCTTTTTACAGATTGCTTTACAGGCCTTTCTGGATCTACCGCTGACCACGTTCAGGTTGGTGGACAGCTAGCAAAATATATCGAGAGAATGAATAAGGCAAATGATCAGCTTATTAAACTAGCAGAAATGATATCAAAGGAAGAAGAGCGCGCAAACTCGGTTTCATCCGATGACTTGTTTAACGAAATAGGCGGATAACATGGGCATAAGAGATCCAAATAGTGGCTTTCTTGGCGGTTTGCTTGGGCGCGGCAATGCGCCTTTCTTTGAAATATATGTGCAAGAAGTGCTAACAGATCCAAGTAGATATGAGTTTGCCGGCGAAGACGAAGAAAAGCCAGAGAGTAATCTTCTGTTTGGCAACTCCATCCCGCAAGCCGCAATAACAGACGCGCCATATAACTCGATTATTGGTCGGGTTGTTAGAGGTCACGACGTCCGAGAAGAAGTTATTGCTTATCCGATGATGCAAGGTCACATGATGCTACCGGTTAAAGCCGGCGAACATGTTTGGGGAATGATTAACAACGGTCGTTATTATTGGCTTTGTCGCAAAAATTTTGATAGCCAAGTCGATGACGTTAATCTTGCTTGGGGCGGAAGATTTAAATCTGCAACAAACGCAAAAAGAACATCTGAGTCTGCCAACGCTGCAGAGGGCGGCGAGGATGCTAGTACACTGCCATCAAACCAGCACCCAAGAATCAACGCTGTCTTTCCTCCCGTGGCCGAAGACCCGGGTGAGATCGATATGCAAACGTACTGGGCGGAAAGATCAAAAGGGATATACGAGGCAGTTCCAAGATATAAAAAAAGACCTGGAGATCTGGTCCTTCAAGGTTCCAACAATACGTTGATTTGCCTAGGGACGGGCGGAGGACATACTAAAGAAGCCGAGTTAACTCTTGAAACTACATCAATAAGCGAACTTGAGGTGACTGAAGACAGTCTCGGATCCGGAACAATTGATCTAGTTACAGGCCGCGGCCGATATGCTCCGGCAAAGGCTACCACTGATGCATCCTCGTTAGGTGATACTCCAGAACGTACGTCAGCTGCCACGATTGTGTCGGAGTTTGGCTATACTGAGGTCGATAAAAACCCAGAAATTAACGACATTACAGAAAAAAACCTTATTGAAGGTGATCCAGATTTTGGTTTTGATGCAAGTAGAATATACATAAGCTCAAAAAGTGATATTGATTCAGATTTTACGCTGATACCAAATTATCCGCCGATTCCTGCGGTGCAAACCGAGGGTGATGTTGGAGTTGTACCAGAAACTTCGAACGGTAGCGCCATTGCACTTAAGTCTGACAATATAAGACTAATAGCTAGACAACATATTGCAAGTGATTTTTTCGAAACTACAACAGCTGAGGATGTGCAGGGTTCTATACGTATTGTGAAGGAAGGAATACGTGATAGCGACGGACATTCTTCCACCAATGATGACGGCGCAAGTTTAATCGCTCTAGAAAGCGATGGTACGGTTATGATTGATGGTGCAATGATAGTTATTGGCACTGGCCGAGAAGAAAGTAATGGAGCCGGAGATCAAGTATACATCGGTGCCGGTGCTACAGAACCGCTGGTGTTGGGTAATCAAATGAAGCAATTGCTGTCAGACTTTTTTACAGAGTTAAGTTCTTGGCTTTCTACAAAGTTTGATACCCATATTCACCCAACCGGCACTGGTCCATCAGGTCCTCCAACCGTTACCGGGAATGACGCCGGAACTGGCGCTGCAAAGGATGCTTTGGATAGCACCTTATCAAAAGTAGGGAAGACAAAATAAATGGCACTAAGTTTATCTGAGCTAGAAAGCGATCTGTTAGATGGTTTTAACGCAGGTCTTGATGGCGCTTCGGTTAGAGAGGCCGCGCAGTATTTTGCTTTTGCAATCATTGCATATGCGTCTTCTGCCGAAGTTGTTATCGCTCCCGGGCCCATCCTTATCCCTGGAGCTCCACCAGTACCATCCTCAGCTAACGGACAGAAAGTAAGCGTGCAAACGTATGAGACGGGAAAAAACCTGCTTTGGGACGCGATAGAGGCAAACTTCGAAGCGCAGGATAAGACGATGGCCATTGCCGCGGCTGGTATTATTGCATATGTCTCCGGAGCCTTTACATTGTTTTCTGGCGGCGGAAATACAGTCGCAGGCGCTGCCGTGATGCCACCACCTCTAATACAAGCTCTATCCGGAGCAATTCCGCCAGGTTTGGCCGGTGGGACAACAGAGGAACAAGCCGCATTGTTTGCAAAAATTATACATGCTGCTTTTAAATCGACTGTTTTTACCGGTGTCTGTACAGCGGCTGATGGTGGTGTAGGACCAGTTGTTGGCACTTTAATTTAGAGAACATAAAATTACACTAAAATATAAAAGGTTGCATAATTATTGCGAGGAGACATAATATGACCGCAAAAAATTATTCAACTAATAAATCAAGCACGACAAGCTTTAAGTCAGCCGGGCAATTAATTGCCGATTACAACGATAGAGTTGAAAATAAGATTGTTGTCGAGCGAAAACCTATAGGAATTAAAACTCCTCTCCAGTTAAAAAAGGGCAATCTATTTGATATGACCTATAATCTATCAGATCAAATAACTGATAATCTTCGCAATTTAATTATGACAAACAAAGGCGAGAGATTAGGAAACCCGAATTTTGGCACTGACTTAAGAAAAACGCAGTACAACACTGCAAACAAAGAGGATGCCGAAATTGAAATGATGGCAAAAATTCAAAACGCTGTTAAAATATTTTTGCCATTTGTTGAATTGGTGGATTTCACAACTACTGAACTTCCACCATCGATGGTTACATCTACAGCAGATCTGCATTCTGGATTTGCCGGTGGAGCATTATCGGTAAAAATAACTTATACAGTGCCGCAAATATCAAACGTTGAAAAAGGCTTGACAGTATTATTGCCTATGGGAGTTTAAAATGCCAGAAAATAAAGATCGTAAATACTTAGCAAAAGATTTTGTCGGTTTAAGAAACGAACTGTTAAATCATGCAAAAATATATTTTCCAAATAATATACAGGATTTTTCCGAAGCATCTCTTGGCGGTTTACTTTTAGAAATGGCTGCATATGTCGGTGATAATATGTCATATTATCTAGATCATCAGTTCAATGAGCTAAATTATGAAACAGCAGTCGAGGCTGAAAATATAGAAAATCATCTTAGAAATGCTGGCGTTAAAATAATCGGTGCTAGTCCGGCTACAATGGTCGTAAAATTCTACATTGAAGTACCATCAGAATTAATTAACGGAGACTACGGACCACAGCCAAAAAGTTTGCCAATAATCAAAAAAGGAACTACTGTTGCAACGGAGACAGGGATTAATTTTGAGCTTAGTCATGACATTGATTTTGCCGCCAAAGATGAATTTGGTGAATATGTTGCAACTATAGTATCTTCAAACAGACGCGGCGGTATCCCAGAATCATTTTTCATGTATTCTCCTGGGCTATGTACCTCTGGGCAAACAACAACAGAAACGTTTGCAATCCCAAACACAGATAAGCCTTTTCGTACAATTTCACTTCAGAATTCTTCAATTTCATCGATAGATAGAGTTTATGATACTGCCGGCAACGATTATTATGAAGTCGAAAGCTTGAGCCAAGATACTGTATTTAAAGCGGTAAATAACGATAACTTTGCCAACGACGGTGTTTTTTATAACATGCAGGTTATATCTGCATCAAGACGTTTCATAACTGAAACTTCTTTACTTACAAGATCTACTAGTATAAAATTTGGATCTGGTTCTCCGTCATCGCTCGATACCGACATTATTCCAGATCCATCAGAATTAGCGTTACCTCTTTTTGGCCGGCGCAATGTTAAGAAATTTAGCATAGACCCAAACAGTATATTACAGTCAAAAACGCTTGGTGTTTATCCCAAGAATACAACAATCTTTGTTTCGTATAGATACGGAGGCGGATCGTCACATAACGTTCCAGCAAACAGTGCGAACGGAGTTTCCTCGCTGTCGATTGAATTTGATCCAAGCATCAGTGGAGCCGCAAGGACTCGGGTAATAAACAGCATCGACGTTGTTAACGACGAAGCCGCTTCTGGTGGTTCTGATTCTCCTGGAATCGAAGAGCTTAGGGCTTTAATTCCAGCATCGCGTAACATGCAAAACCGGATCGTTACAAAGCAAGATCTGTTGGCACGTCTATTTACTTTACCAGCTGAGTTTGGTCGAATATTTAGAGCAAGTATTATTGCTAACCCGAACAACCCACTTGCTAGCATGCTACACGTAATATCACGAAATAAAGAAGGAAAACTTACACAGGCTCCAGATGCCCTTAAGCAAAACATTTCTACTTACTTGAATGAGTTTAGACTGATTTCTAACGCAATCGATATACTGGATGCAGAAATAATTAATTTTAAGGTTACTGTTAACGTGGTAGTTACGGCCGGGACAAATCCCACAGATGTTGCTAATTCGATAATAATTAATTTAAAAGAACATTTCAATATAAACAATTTTCAACTTGGCCAAAATCTTAACGAAGCAAAAGTCATAAGTGTTATTTTAAACACTCCAGGAGTACAAGCTATGGACAGCTTGTTATTCGGTAACATATCAGGAAACATAAATGATAGAAATTATTCTGGATACACTTATAGCTTTAGCAACAATAGAATTAATGGTAGTTACGCCATCCCAGCAAACGCTATTTTCGAGCTACGCTATCCTGAACAAGATATAACGGTGAACGTATAATGCATTTATTATTTACAGCTTCTGCAGACAATTATATTACTAACAAAATCATTAGCACGACTTTGTCAGCCTCTGATGCAAACGTTGGTCAAGCTTCAACTCTAGATTTGTTTAAAATATACGATGAAACAACTTTTACTGGATTTACTGGATCATACAGTGCGCCAACAGAAATTTCAAGACTGCTGATAAAATTTGATCTAAACGAAATATCATCGTCTATCTCTTCCTATGCGGAGCTAGATGGCTTTAAAGCATATTTAAACCTAAAGGACATAAACGGATCGCAAATTGCACCAAACAAATTTAACGTCGCTGTATACCCTTTGTCAAATTCTTGGGATGAGGGACGAGGGTCTGATATATATGCATTTAATGATCTAGATCAATCAAATTGGGCCACCGCAAGTTATTCCAATGGTGGATACAACCTTTGGAACTCTCAGGGCGCCACATCACTGGGTTATCTAAACAGTGAAGACATCGATATAATAGGATCCGGGTCGATTGCTGGAACTGAAAAAGCCTTGTTCTCAACTCAATATTTTGCCAACGGTCATGAGGATTTATTTGTCGATGTGACAACTGCTGTATCAGCAACCATGGCTGGTTTCATGAATGATTTCGGGTTTTTGGTTGCTTTTTCAGGCTCAGAAGAGACTGATTCGAAGACAAGATTTGTAAAAAGGTTTGCATCCCGACATGCTAGAAACGAATATTTAAGACCTTCGATGGTCATTAGATTTGAAGACAACATAAACGATCAAAGAAACAGTATGTTTTTCAACACCTCGGGATCTTTATTTGTCGAAAATAAGGTTCGTGGTGTCGGTGCTTACTTTATCTCCGGGTCTAACGAAGAACAACTCAGTGCCCCGGACAGTATGGTTGCAGTAATTCATAGTGCATCTTTCGCGATAACGGCATCGGCCGGACCCTATAAGTCTGCTGGAAAAGTAAACCAGGGAGTATATTCAGCTTCGTTTGCAATTGATAGATTTAGCACTGCAAGCCTAGCGAGTAACGCATCTCTCTATGAACACGTTGTTGCATCCGGCTCTTTGGTTATGTTCGAAAGATGGATGGACTCTGACGAAAGGGTCACGTATTATACCGGATCGTTCACGATCAAGTCGCCAGAAAGTTCTTCATCTGAATCACGTCCAAATTATGTCGTAACAATAAAAAATCTTGCAAACGCATACAAGAAAAACGAAGTGCATAGACTAGACTTACATGTACGTGATAGCAACAAGATATATAAACCAGTAAGAAGATCACTTGGATTAATCTCATTGCGTTTTGATGAGGCTTATTATCAAATCAGGGACACAAGAACAAACGATATAATTGTGCCGTTTACTAAGTCAAACAACGCAACTAGAATATCATCAGACGCCACCGGAATGTATTTCAATTTATCTACAAAAAACTGGCCCAAGGGTCGAAGCTACACAATTGATGTAATGGTCGTAGAAAATCAAAAAGACCGAATATATGAGACAGGCCAAACTTTCAAGGTAGTGTAACATGAGTAATGAATCTTTATTTTCATCAAACAACATTATTTTCAATGTTAAACCTAGTACGATTGTCAACAAATCTTTGACAAAAGACGACCTGCAAGATTATAATGATGATACAAATAAAAGCTGGAGCACGCTGCCTCTTTCGAATGGGTTATACAGTACCCAGCAGTTAAATGTTGACTGGACCGATTTCTCTCAGCACACCTTTTTTCATTCCGCGGAAGTTAAGGTTAATGCTGCATATGAAAGAATAATTAACCAATATCCTTATGATGGCAGTCAAGAAGAAAAACAGGTATTCTTTGATAATCTAAATGGCTTTGAGTCATACGTGTATGACATTTTTCCGAAATACAGAGGCTATTTAAATTTCAACAAAAGCATTAAAATAGTTACAAAAGATTCTCAGGGTTATCTTTACCCAACATTGGCACGAAAAAAATCTTTACAAAGCGTCGTTGGTAGTGGAGTAGAAAAAAGCGGATATACTTTGGAATTTTTTATAGCGCCACCAGACGATGCTACCAATCATGGTCGACAAACATTGTTTCAGAAAATTTCTGATGACCATACAACAGGTATCAGCGTCTTTATTTCTTCTTCGTTGTCGACTGATTCAAGCGTTATGCTACATTCAATATTTTCATCCGGCTCTGGAGATGCAACAGCCGAAAGAGAAACGTATGTCTTGCACGTATCGGCTTCGATTCCAAAAGGTGAATTTAGTCATATTGGTATCGTGTATGACAAGTCAGATACTAACGGAATGTTCATCACGCGAAACGGCGTTGTCGAAGACACCGAGTCAAGTACGCTGAATTTTGACAAAATCGATTTCTTAAGAAACGATATTACAATAGGAACCGGCTCTAGTCACGTGGGGTCGATAGTATCGAGTGCTGTCCCGGCAAACGGATATACTTTCGAATCAGACGAACAATTGACTGGCTCTTTGGATGAAATAAGATTTTGGACTTATGCCAAAACAGCAACTGATATATCTTCAAGTATCAATACAAACGCAACTAAAACAGATGGATTAGCGTTATATTATAAGTTTAATGAACCCACCGGATCATATGCAAATTCCGCACTAGTACTAGATTCGTCCGGTAACGGTCTGCATGCGAATATAACAAACTACATAGCAAAATCTCGAATTGTAGAAACTGCTTTGCCAATAAAGTATGAGGCCTCAAAAGATAACCCGGTGCTGTTCCCGGATTATCCAACACTAACTAGTGAAAACATTAGACTGTTAAATTCTGCAAGTAACTACGATATAATCAACCCAAATTACATTATTAAGCTTATTCCATCACACTATTTAGACAATGATTTGATTCAGCCTGTTAACCCGACGTTATTACCGGCATACACTTCGTCTATTGCAGTGCCTGGTGGCGGTAAAATGCCTTCAAATCAGGTCATTGCACATTTCTTATATTTGTGGGCAACGTTTTTTGACGACGTCAAACTATACATTGATTCGTTTTCGGACATTAATGCGCTTAACTATTTAGATAACAATGGTATACCACAGCAAGCATTAGAGATGGTTGCCAAGCAGTATGGATATAGTTTGCCAAACATATTTTCAACAGCTAGTCCAGATCAGTACAACTCTGGAAGACGTCTAAACGACGATATTAAAAATTCAGAAAGGTCACTTAAGAGTATACTTGCTTCAATATGGCGCAGAGTCACGGCTGAGCTACCTCATATTTCTCGGGCGAAAGGTACATTAGCGTCAATCCGGATGATGCTAAATTCTTTTGGTATCGATGCCGATTCAAACTTTAGAATTAGAGAATATGGTACTCACCCTGGATTTCCAAAAGCGTTAAGCGTACGAAAATCTAAATCAAAAAACACACTGGCAATTAATTTCAACACGTCGTCAATGTATATGCACAGTAGCAATCTACAAGCTCATCGCTGGGAACCTGGTGCACCGGCTGCGCATTTTGACTTACCGGTCTTTGATCCGCTCAATGAAAAATGGACGACAAATACCAAATTAATTAATTTAACGTCTGGATCTTGGACTTTTGAATCACATTACTCTCTTCCGGAAAACAGCACTTATGCAACACAGTCATTGGCTCGGCTTGATATGTCAGCTTCAGATGGTACTGTTAGCCCATTTGTGAACTGCCTTGTATATTCCGGAACTCATCATGCTCCTGAAGACTACAAGGTTCGATTGGTTGTGGCAGCTAGCGGTTCTGCGGCCGACAGTGATATTGACTTGACGATTCCGAACGTAAACATGTTCGATGGCAACAGATGGTATGTGAACTTTTCTCGAGAAAATTTTGGAAGCAGATCGAAAATGCATCTACGAGTCTTAAGTGCAAACGGCTCTAGGGTATACTCCAATTATGCCACCTCTAGCTTCTTTGCGAACAGCACAAACCATCCTTTTGATGGTTATATAGAAACTACAATGCCGACAAGTGCCCCTATAACAGACCGACCAACTGACGACATTCCATTTATAAGCATTGGTAAAACTAGTTATAGTTCGAAGCATTTAAATAACTCGACAAATGCAAATCTGGGATATAGCAATACGCATTTTTCTGGATCAGTTTACAATATTCGTTTCTGGTCGAAGCATTTAGACGCAAAAGAAACATCTGATCATGCGTTGAATCCATTTTCTTTTGGATCAGATAACCCGATAATAAACTCCCAGTTTGTACATCCAGAGTACAAAGGCCTAGGTGTTACCGCGTCTTATGACGGTACTAGCTATTTTGCTCCAACTATTTACAATTCTTCTTCAAAAATGATACATGTTAATAGTGGATCCTGGCAGAGATTGCGACTGTTAGTTGAAAATTTAGACACTTCTGCAACCGGAAGTGATGCTTCTGGTAAAATGACTATTCATGATACGTCCCAAAACGCCTATAACTTTTTCATCCGGGACGCAGCACCTTCTGCCGATTTATTGACTTTCAAGTCAATTGACTATAGCACCTTCGACCCAAATTGGGATAGTGCCTCGGTAAGCAATAAAGTTCGCGTAAGATCATTTCTAGATGAAGATCTAGCAGAAGCTTCAGGTGTTACTCATGGATCTCAATCAACATTAGACCCTGCAGAGCGTGTACCAGACGATAAGAGATTTAGTATTGAAGCCAGTATATCTCAGGCACTTAACAATGATGTTGCAAATAAAATATCCGATATATTCTTTATAAGCAATGCAATCGGCGCGCCGGAAATGCAGTATTCTCTGCGTTATCCGGATTTAGATAGATTAGCGGATAAATATTTTAATCGGCTTGAGGATAAGGTTGACTTTAAAAATTATTTTGATTTTTTCAAATGGTTTGACACAAATTTTTCTGGTATGATCGAGCAAATGATACCAACGACTACTGAGTTCTTGGGTGTTAATTTCGTTATTGAATCTCATATGTTAGAAAGAAATAAAATAGAATACAAACAGGCAGATGTGCACATTGATCTAAGTCGACGACTCGCAGCCAAAATTCAGACTATTTCAGCAACAAATGTTCAAAGTCAAAACTGAGGAATAAGATATGGCAGGTAATACATTTTACACAAGAAACGCTAGCAAAGCCTCAAAAGCATCAAACTCTCATCGCTCCCAGGCGGATAGAAATAATTTGCCCGGGCTGTCGTATACTCAGGGACACTCAATAAGAGATATATTTGTGCCTCGAGGACTTATGCCAGTCATAGGTCGTAATGGCTACAAAACAATATATAACGAGCGTATTAATGATGGTACGGCTAGCAATAGAACCATTTACAACACTCAAGATCCTCGTAGCAACAATTATTTTGTCGACTCGGACGCGGTTTATAAATCCTCTTTTTATATTTCTAGAAACGAAATTGTCGATATTACAGTAGAGAATTATGAAGATTATATCGTTGGAATTATCTTTCCAAGCGGCGACGTTGATTTATTATCAAGTTTAGATGGCAACGTAATATCAGATCTGGTCACCCATCTAGTCACAAATGATAAAAATTTTTATGAAAAAATATCAGTCCCGGAAAGTCTAAGATTTTACACCGGTTTTCGTGGCTACGGTAATTTTTATTTTAAATTTATCTCTGGCGGCAATGAATCAACCGTTGTTTTTCCGAACGGTGGGATAACACAGGTACCAAACTTTGGTATTCTTACAGAGGTTTATGGCGATAATGGAGACTTTCAAAAGAGTACTCCTTATACAGATCTAAGAAAATTTAATGCAATAGAGTGGGTACAGGAATCTGGTCCACCTGGAATGTATCCAGATGTTACGCCTAGCCCATCGTATACTGGTGTTTTATTTAACGGAATCATCGAACCGTTTAAAATAAGAACAGAGATTTATGATCTAGACACGTTTGCAAAAACGGATGAAAAGAAACCAAACAGCGTCAGCGGGATATTGATGAATAACATCACACATACTTCAGTTCTTAGCGAAACCCTAAATGCGGGATCATCGCACTATGAAGATATTGGTAATTCAAATACCGGTACCGCATTATTGGAACCGCAATATATAACTCCAGAAAGCTTCCATCAGGATCCTTTTCTAGAAAAAGACCCGTTCGGCAATAAATATCTAGATGAAGAGATGCTAGACATATTTTCCGGAGCGTTTTTGGACACAGGCCTAGTTTCTGATGGAATCATATCGCAAGCCACTGGTTTTATTACGGAAAACTATGGTAGAAGCAGTTCAATTAATTATAGAGGGCGATTAAGGTAATGGGTGTTTATTCAAGAAAATTACAGAAATATAACCTGTTGAAAGACTTTAGGGTAAGCAATGGCACAACCTGGAAATTGTCTAGAAGCCTGGTATTTTGGTTAAGAGCAAACAGTTCTACAAATCTTTTGGTTGATCAGTCTAACAATTTATCTCCCATAGCTTCGACAGGAACCGGCCATTTAGATACAACGAAAGGCCCTTTGGCAAGATTTAATTTTAACGGTTTAAACTTCAATACTAAGTACATTACGGTCTCTAATGGCGAAGCTGAAGATGTGACTAATGAAAAATCAATTGTCTTTTCAGGATGGATATACCTAAATGTATCACCAGGATTAAACAATCAAGGATTTAGTATACTTCAGACGGATGCCGTAAATGGATTCAATATATTTGTAGATGACCAAGGTCGACTTGGAATTAGGCTCACAAATTACAGTGACTCAACTCATGACGGCGGAGGTTCAGCTCTTGCATCTTCAACGATCAAGACTGACATGGGTGTTGTCTTTGAAAGAAAATGGGTACATTTTGCCATAGCGATTGATAAAAGCGTAGCCACCCAAACTATTTTTGCTGCCAACGCTACAAAACCAAGAATATTTATTAATGGCCACGAAGAGGGTACAACCCATACGGACGTTGGAAGTCCATCATTGCTTGATCCAAAAACCGCTGCCGGCAGCTATAGAATTGGTTACGGCCCAGCAAAAGACGAAACAGTTGCAAAAATATATTTGAACGGTGCATTAGCAGACTTGGCATTGTTTCAGCCAGATGTTGATTTAACGGACGCCCAACTTGCATCACTTTATTACGCCGCACTCAACGGTGCATATCTTTTGGGCAGTGGATTTATTTCAACTAGTCCATTCAATGTTTTAAATGATGCAATGCATAGGGACACACATCCAACCGTTGCTAGACATTCAAACGACCGCCGGCAAGGAAATCACAATATTCATTTTGATGACTCTAGAGCGATTCATCTTACGAACAGTGCTGCTACTTCTTTCCCAACGATGCTCAGTGAAGAGAATCCACTTTTTAACACTGTGTACAACGGAATAGAAAACGGCCAACTAACATCAACGGCAGTCTCAGCTTCATTTGGTATCTTCGACGAATACTATGAAGAAAACAACGCTGTAACAATTGAGCCTTTTATTGAATCAAAAATATATTTAAATTCAGGCAGCTCATATTACAGCACTGGAACTTTAGAGTCTGAAATACCTGGATTTAATCAGCCTTTGCGTAACAAAGAAATAATATCGATAGAGCTGCAAAACGAGGCTGATATCATTCTTGGGTCTTATGGAGATTCTGAGATCATCGTAGATAACGGTCAGGTTAATCAACCTTCCTACATGGCGTACTGGGATAATGGCAATAGTTTATTTCGAAGTCTTCCTGGGAACACCATAACCGTTGTAAATGCTGCCGAGTTTAATACTTCTGCACTAAGAGCATCTGGAACTATGAGAAATCATACCGGTTCTTGCATAGGTTTTGCCTCGCCTTTGCAGATTTTATCTGGTACCGGTCAAATACCATACAGTTCAGACGATTATTCTGGTATTACAATAACAAAGTTCCCAGAAAATTATTATAAAACATTCGGAAACCCAATTGATTATTATGGTTTTCCGGATGATAGAAGATATGAATCACGTGATGGTGAATCGATTAACATGTCGAACTACATCAGTAAGCCTTTCCTGTTAGAGAAAATAGCGTTTGAGTTTAGTGAGCTAAAAATTAACCCATGTTCCAATCACCAGGCTGGCACTCATGGTACCACCTTCACCATGGGTATCAATATGCCAGTAGGTGGCAGTCCACAGCGTCATGCGATATTAGAGGCCACACGTGGAATTGAACTTTTGACATGCTTTTTAATGAGAGAATTTCCGTCGAAGGTTTCGACTTCAACTGAAAGCCAATGGCATGTGCCCCTCCATTCTATTCGGCCGATATCGACATCTTCTTTTTTCTCCGGAGACACTAATCGCGATTTAGTAACATACTCGCAAGCTCTGTTTTACAACACAAGTAACGACAACACGATAAAGAGTTTCTTTGCAAGAAACCTTTCATCGCTGTATCAGGTGACTTCGTCAGCTCCAGGTTTAACTGATTTTAACAATCAATCTGGATATGATGATATTGCAAACCTGATACAGGAACTTATGCCCTTTGAGTATAAAGAAAACCTTGGCCAGGAAGCATCAAGTGATGGTTCCTTTGCCCATGTTGGAGATGCAGGAGCGGTTACTAGAAACGATTTGGTGATAGAGTCCGTCCCAAAAATTATTAGGCCTACTACATTTGGCGGCCAAATAACTGGCAATGCAGCTCATGTAGAAACTACCTCAGCCGGTACGTTGACTTTGTCATACTCTGGCCAGGCTACAAATAAATCCGAAATCGCCACAAACAGAAATTATAGTACAGGGTTGGCAGGGCTATCGAACCCAGAGAATGCATTTCTGATTGTTGGTGCCGGTAATGTTGGTGAGCATATCTCAGTAGAAATAAGTGAAAGTGAAGAGAACACTTCTCCGCAAATATTACTGCCTTCCGATAAACTTATATTTGGCCTGCAGACATTGCCAAGAATTTCTGAAAGGTTTGCAGGAACCAGTGGGGTTAATATTTTGGCCGGTTCAAGAGTAAAAATAACTTTATTTGGTTCGTATATACGCAATGAAAAAAGATCTTCGAATGGATATGGCCAAAATTTAGGGACGCACACGGTCCATGAGTCAATTGGCTCTGATGCTGTTAGTGATCAATTTATCACCGCATATATTGGAGAATATTCAGGGTCATTTTCTGATGACGTGATCTCCGGATCGATAGACCCGACAACCGTCTATGAAGGCCATGATCACGTGACTGGAGAAATAATAAAATTGGCAAGACGTGTTGGCGGCCGTGCAACGCAAGGTACGCAGGGAGAAACCGGAGCTCTAAGAATAAATAATCGTCTGGTCGACAATAACGAACGCCAATATGATTCTATAATGCCAGATTTCGCTTTTATAACGAATATCGATGACGCGCACTTCGGACAGCTGGCCTCAGAAAAACTTGCAACGCTAGGGCTTCTGAAGTTTGGAAATATCTCAGCTGGCGCAAACGCACACTGGTTTTATTCCTATCCCTTTGAGGGTAGATACGCCGGTGCAGCAAGAACTCACACAATAACTAAGCCGGATGGCTCAACGCAGGCTTCATATAGAATGGAATTTGCGGATACTGCAGCCGGAACAAACTTTATTAGTTTTTCAAATACCGGAACTATTCTTACTGGATCTACAGGATTCTCACCAAGAAACACAGTGGAATCGTTAGCAGTAAACAACCAAGGAACATTAAATCAGTTTATTGAAGCTGGGGACGTTATACGCGTTCTTTTTGCTGCTGGTGATTTATCACGAGGTAGATTTTTTGCAATCGGAGCAGACTCAGACGGTGATCGTGTTGGTGTTAACAGCGCTAACTCAGGTGCTACAATTAATTTTGGTGGATATAAATACGGAGTATCCAATTCTAGACCAGCGTTTAGCTCAGCAGTCTATAGTAGAAGCGCATACGGACAACTTCGTGATATGCTGGAACCGAGAAAATTTACAGCATATTTTAAGGATGGAGTAGTGAGCTTTCCAGTTGAGCAGAGATTTTTCACACGAAACAATCAACCTTTAAACGAGTCGCAGAGAATAAACACGACATGTTCAAATTTATCGACGAATGCAACATCATCATTGCCATTTTTCGATCGAGAAAATAATGAATCAGCAAGAAACAGAGACGCTGGTTCAACAGTGACTCAAGTAAATATATCACCTAATTTTGCACCAGCGCAAGGGCCATTTACAGGTTTATGATAATTATAAGCGTTAACCGGTAGAGTTTATGTCAAGCAATCGAAACAATAGCAAAAATAATAACATTGTAGCGCGTAGTAAGCAAGGGACACCAGGCTCTAATATGGTGTGGACAAATGAGGCAGTTTCAGAAGCTGACTTCATGGTATTTCGCGATGCTTTAACAAACAAGATAGTAAATGTTGTAGCGCCAAATGGATTGCAGGTTGGTTTATTTGATGAAAATTTCCCCGGTAACCTTACTGCTACCGGACATATTACCGGATCGGGACAGATATATGCTCATCATGACGTAACGGCTCGTCTGGGTTTTACCGGCTCTCTTCAAAAACTTTACAACGGTAACGATTTTCTGCAAGAAGGATCAAACGTTACAATAACAAACAACGCAGATGGTTCAATATCCATAGCTGCTAACGCTTCTTCTACGACGGCAAATGCTTTAACGGCTGGTTCCGGATTGACGATGGGCGGAAGTACCTTTGACGGTAGCGCAGCGCGAACAATCAAGATCGATATCAATAGTGAATCTTCTGTAGCAGCAGCCACCGGTGATTTTGTTTTAATACACGATCTTACGGATGGCACGTTAAAAAAGACAACGGTGGGATCAATACAAGGCTCCGGAGCGACGATTGACATTGCTGGTCTTTCAAACTCACTCAACGAGACGACGTTAGCCCAGGGCGATTTATTTGCAGTTGCTGATATCGATGCTGCAAACGAAACCAAAAAAATAACCGTGCAAGATTTTAGTCAATTCCTAGCAGGTGAAACTAACGGTGGTCTAGATGAAACCAGCGGCAAGCTTAAGCTAGACTTGAATGATCTATCAAGCGTAACGCCTGATGTGTCTGCCGATAGCCTCGCGTTTGTCGATGCTGGTGATAGTAGCACAAAGAAAAGTACGATCGCAACCCTTGTTACCGGCATAGCTGGAACTGTCACAAGCACAGGTCTAGGATCTTCCGCTGGAACACTTAAGGTTGATATAACAAATCAAACTTCTGTTGGTTCTCTTGCGTCTGGCGATGAGGTACTAATATATGATATTGATGCTGCGGCTTTGAAAAAAGCAACAGTTTCAGATTTTTCGGTTGGCGCCGCACCTGTCGACGCCGAGTACGTTGTTTTATCTTCAAATGGCACATTGTCAAACGAAGCTGTCTTAACAGCTGGTGATGGCTTAGATCTCACTAGTGCAACTCTCTCACTTGATTTAAAGTCTTCGTCAGGCCTTAAAATAGATTCAACAGAGTTGGCCATAGAACCGGCTGATTTTGCTGGAACTGGTCTAGAAGACGACGGATCAGATAACCTACGGATATCTACTTCAGCAGCCGGTACCGGTCTAAGTGGTGGTGGAGGTTCGGCTCTGTCTGTTGATTACGGTTCGAGTGCTGGTACAGCCGTCCAAGGAAACACGACCTTTGCATTTTCTGCTGGACATGGACTTTCTGGCGGAATAGGATCAACAGCTATAGGAAGCGGAATTTCAGGTAATTTTGACGTTGAGCCGGAAGAGTTTGCAGGATTAGGACTAAACACGTCAGGCAACAAAAACAATGTCTATCTACAAGCTGGCGCCAGTATTCTTATCACGACGGGATCAGATGATTCAATTGTGATTTCTGCCACCTCTAGTGGTGGTGGAGCCGTTGGTACGATAACTCAAGTTACTGCTGGAACTGGACTATCAGGCGGTGGTTCCTCCGGTAACGTTACTCTTGCAATCGACGATTCCGTTGTCGCGACTCTGACAGGGTCTCAATTCTCAGGGCATATCGGAGTTACTGGATCTATAAGCAACACGACTTTTGTAACATCTTCTCTACTTAGCGCTTTTGCACTATCCGGATCTTTAACTAAGCTAGAAAACGGAAATGATTACCTGTTGCCGGGACCTGGGATTACTTTGACAACCGGGAGCGATGGTTCCATAACCATAAACACTAGTGAGTCAGGTGGTACTATCGGTGACGCAGAGGACGGAACTTATGAAGATGGAATATTTACAGATTTTGTACCCAGCACACCGACCGGTACTGCCATCGATCGATTCAATGAATTGTTCAAGTTATTAGCTCCGGCTCCCGCCCCGGATCTAGACAATGTTGACGTTGATACAACAGACGGTATTACGGCTTTACTTTCCTTCGGAGCGAGCAACAACCAATTTTTTGAATCGCCAAGCTATGCATCAAGCAGTGTTGAGGCTGGATTTGCTTCGGTTGACGTGAATGGATCTTATGGACCATCAACTTCTGGTGCAAACATAAGAAAGGGCATCTACACCGGAACAACAATTGTAAGCGGCACGCTTAATGAAGACGTAGCAGTTAATCAACACAATTCTGGCGTAGTTAACCATGTCGCAAATGCGTTTGGTGATGCAAACACAGGTACATTGCAATTATATGTAAACGGTGAGATTGTTCAAAGCGTAGACCTTACTCAGGCTTCGAGCGGCACTGGCGTCCCGGGTTCTGGTACTGGTACACAGTTGAATAGTAACAGTTCGGGATTTGTTACATTGTCTCAGACCGGTTCAGCGGTACAGTCGACTGGCGTGAATTTCGAAACATTTCAGCATCGCACTGGCCAGTTTCAAGTTGGTGTGGCCGATCAAAGAAACGGTTGGAATTATGCAAGGGTTGTACATGATAAGGGATCCACAAGTGTAACAACCAATTATGTTGAGTGGATTAACGACTCAAACAATGATGCGCTAGCAGCTGCCGGAAATTCAATTGAGTTTACAGGATCTGGTTCCATTCATTTATCTGGAGTTGAATACTTCCAAAGTGGAACAATAACGTATAAATCGAGGGTAACTAACGCTTATAAATACGTTCATGACAACAATGCAATACAGTTTCCAACTGCAGATGCATCCGCATCTGAGTCAGGATTAAGTTTTAGTCTAGCAAACCAATCAAAGCCAACCATTGATACAGCCGGCGGAGAAACTCACGCTAAAGTATTACATTTAACATCATCAGCCACGATTAATGCTAATTACTTTCTAAGTGGAACTATTACGGCCGGTACAACTGTAACACACCCTCATAAGTCAGACCTAACAAACGCTGGTCAAAGCACTACAGACCGATTGCTCGTCTATAACTTGGCCAATAGTTCAACGGCTCTGGTTGAGACTTTCCGTAGAGAAGATTTTCGAATCGTTTCCGCATCATATGATACTCAGGCATCGATTGTGGACGCTCCAAACATATGGAACTCAGAAACATATATGACGTCCTCAAACGCCGGGCATTCAAACGGGCTTCAATTCTTTAATGAAAAGCTGCTATCACCAAAAAATACTATAAACGGTGGTAACTTTTCAATCTTTGCTAGTGGCCCATCCGAAAACCCAAATTATTCTGCGGTTTCGGGCACGCGAACGTTTTTGCGGTGGTTTAAGAATGAGACTGGATCAACCCAATATGATTTTTCTCTTGCTATTACCGGAACTGGAACTATAGTCACGGAAGGAACAGCGCTTACAGGAGATAGAATATCTGTACTTATACGGCGCCCACCGGCAACCGGATATATGGATTTAGCATCTGCCTTTGTTCTAGATTCTGTTGGTGACACAGCTGGAGCCCATACTGCAAACAGTGTTATAAGCTTCGATAACAGTCTAGACGCAACAAACTATGTCAACTTTGGAAATGTCGGTGTTGCCGACGATGCTTATGTCGTTGTAAAAATTATTGCGGATGCAAATTGGACTGGCAATATTTCAAACATCACGGTTGCATACGGTGCTGGTACCGGTACGCTTACACCGGTTCCCGATCTGGATGACATCGATGTAGATCCAGACGGCACAGATGCCAACTTATCTTTCGGGGCAGCCAAAACAATCTCTGGTTATGCAAACCCGACCTCTGCAGCCGGATTTACAGCGGCGGACTTAAATGACCTTTACCAAACTGCAGAAAACAGCAACAACTTACGAGCTTCAGTCTTTAATGGTACTGTAACAATAGAAGGCGATCTAAATGCAGATGTCAGCTCTCCAGGAAACGATTTCTTTGCTAGGACATTTTCTGATGCAAATAGCGGCTCTTTAAAACTAGAAGTTAACGGCGCCGTTATTCATACGGTTGAAATAACTGGATCTCAAACACTGATCGGGTCTGCGGCACCGCCTTCGGGTGACGGATCATCTGTAAATTCAGATGGTTCCGGGTTTACAAGTATTAGTCGATGGGAACCCGGGCTGTTTGACAATGGTGTTCCACGTTATAGTGAAATTCAACGTAGTGCAAAATATAAAATCGTAGCAGCTTCTCAGAGACCCGGGTGGAACTATGCAAGAGTCATACACACCGTCGGTGGCTCTGACAGAACGACCAATTACGTAGAATGGATTAACGATGCCGATGCAAATGCATTAAGCGGCAGTGATTCAATATCTGTTTTTGGCGACAATTCATTTTCATATCTGAGCGGTGTCAAATACTTTAATTCTCCATCGGGAAGTTTAAGAAGTGAAATTCATCACATTTATAAAAACGTTTATTCTGATAGCGACAGCGCTATTAGCTTTACGTCATTAACAAATGCTACCGCAGCCCAAATCATTCAGTCCGGCTCTGGCCTAAGTTCCACTAAAACAACAAATGCGGCAACTGACAGCTTGCAAACTTTGGCGACTAGCACAGATTCTCAGAACCAAATATTACATGTTACCGGTACCTTAAACTTTTCGCAATCAAAGTCTCTTCCGGGAACATATACAACTGCATATTCTTGCGGCGGAAGAATGGTTTTCGATCACCCACTAAAAACCAATCTTACGACATCTGCTCAGACTAAAACAAATCTATTAGTATGGACACCATCTGACACATCAAACGCAAACACCAACGAATACTTTACTGGAGAAACCTATCGCCTGATTTCCGGATCCTATACTGCTCAGTCCGACATCACCGGTGGTTCGAGAACCTGGAACTCTCAACGCTCAATGAATGACCAAGGATCATATCCAGAGCATGCCACTGGACTTTTGATATACGATACATATTTAATCCCTCCCAAAGACGGTGGATCATCTGGAGACTTTAGGAACCACACCGAAGGTGGAGGAATTGAATCTCCACTCGGCAACGTTAATTATTCATCTGGCGTGTTAACAAATTCAACAAGAGATTATTATAGGTCTTTTTTAAACAACACTAGTAATGATCGACCATCAGTTCAGATTACTCTTGTCGGTGATGCAACTATAGTAGGGTTAACTGGGGCAAACGCGGCCGCTTTAGGCGCAAACAAAAACATATATGTAGAAGTTGCAATCCCAGGAAAAACAGGGTTTCTAGATTTAGGTCGACCCTCTGCCGGATCTGGTAATTATAACACCGGTGACGGATGTCTTTCTGGAGACCTAGATGCTACTGTCGACGGGTCTGGGGCTACAAACGTGTGTACATTTAATGGAAAAACAGTTGATGGCACGGCATCTGCTGCAGCTGAATACTTAGTAATTCGAATACTTGCCAGCAAGAACTGGACCGGTAAGCTCGAAAGTATAGCTATAAGTTGGAGTTAAAATGGCTGGAAAATCGAATACATCAGCAACGTTTTTTGCTCAAAAAAAGCTTCTTGGGAAAGCCCACACCTCAAATCTGAAAGTTGACGGTGAAGAAGTTATTGGCTCTAATATACAGGCGGCGACTAGCCTTATATTTGGGCAATCAATTCCTACATCGCCGTCGTTAACATTAAACACAGTTCAATCTTCGACAGTCGAGTACATACAATTTGATTTGGTTGCACTTGATGGAACCCGGTATATAGCTAGCTCTACAGGTGGAGGCGCCGGATCCGACTCTGGTGAAGATTCTCAATCATCGGGTACGCACGCATATCAGTTTAGGCTACCTTCTAATTATGAATCATTAACAGACAATTCAGCGGCTGGAAATGGGGTTTTTGACAACAGCAAAATAGTACATGAAACATTGGGCGCGTTACAGTTAATACCCCCATTCTTTTCAAGAGATGCGCCTAATCCATATATTGTAAAAATTTACAAAGATAACGGATCTGGAGGTGTTGGAGACGAAATCCCTCTTTTAGATAATATCGATTGGAATGTTGATTTTTATAACGGTATTCTGTTCTTGCAAGACTTTGATGGATCCAAAATACCAGCTTTTGCTAAATGTTTTGCTTATGTTGGGCAAATGGCGAGCCAAGTTATTTCTGGTGGCGGTGGAGGCGGCACACCAGGAGGCTCGAATACTCAAGTGCAATTCAACGATGGTGGCTCCTTTGGTGGTGACTCTGGTTTAGTATATAATAAGACGACAAACACACTTACGACCGATAATCTATCTGGATCTTTAACTAGGCTGAGCGATGGTTCATCTTACCTAGTAGCTGGCGATAATGTAACAATCACATCGGCTTCAAATGGACAGGTCACAATAGCATCAGCTATAGGACTCACAGAGCTTTCAGAAGACACGTCGCCTGAGCTTGGTGGTCAACTGGTAACAGGAGACCATAAGATCGCTTTTGGTACAGGGAACAACACAAGCGAAATCGATTTTACATATAATGGAGGCGGTAACTTCACAGCCATCGCTAGCGTAAAGTCTATTGACATGTTTTTAGATCTTAATGGTGGTGACTCAGGCCAGAAATTTAGAATATTTAATAATTTACAGCCCACTAGTGCATATGCTGCAGGAACAAACACGGATACTAATGCAATATTTATGGTTCGTGAGGAAGGTAACGTCTTTACAAAAGGATACGTAACAGCTTCAATGGGTTTTAGCGGATCATTGACTACGTTGACTGACGGTACTCCATATATAAACGCTGGCAATGGAATCACTGTCTCAACCGGGTCAAATGGATCTATCACAATTGACTCGCTCGCGGGAGCAGCAGATCTATCGGGAATGCAGTTTGTAACATTCGGTGCGGAATCTTCTTTGTCAAATGAACGTGTTTTGACACAAGGCGATGGAATAATAATAAGTACGGCAAATCCGGGTCAAATTGTCGTATCCTCGACTGGATTACTATCGCGAACAAAAAAGTTTTATGAAGTAACTCAATCTCACGGTGCGACACATCCGTTTTCAACCCCGGGAATAAACTTTTCAACAGTTGATTATGATTTCAATAAGATAGATGTTTTTTACAATGGACAGGCGTTGCGATCGGGATCTTCGTACGACTATGTTGTAAATAATTCATCTGAAATTACGTTTGATTTTGATCTAGATGAGGACGATCAGATTCTAGTAATTACTTTTCAGTGACGATCGTTTTAGCAAATTAAAACTATTAAAAATATTGATATATTACGGTAGTTCAGTATGAATAAGAACTATTTTAATTATTGAAAATTTATCGCTTTTAATAATGTAGACTTGGTGGGTTAAATATTTTTGATGGCATAATTATAATCGTGGATACCAAATGGAGTTAAGAATGAAGTATCAAACATCCGATTTATCAATCGCTGCATTTTTGATGATGAAAGGCCTAAAGCTTGTTTCTGCAGACCGAGAATCATCTGGGCGGTTCATGTTCGTGTTTGATGATCCAAATAACGAAGGCGTAAAATACGCTATAGAATTTGCAGGGTCAGACTGTGCAGTTTATGATAACCACGTGCGGAATCTTAAAAAAATATTGTACAGAAATTAAACAGTTATTTTAGATTTAAATCTTGTTAGAGTCATACTTATAGTAAAGAAATTTAGGTAAGTAGCGTTCGTTAAGTTCAGATATATTCTCTTATTGTTGTAGAAGAGTAAAAAACAAACAATTGTATAAATGGAGAAATACAAATGGCTATTAAATCACAAATAAGATTAGCTCAGCTTACCGGGTCTCTTGATGACGGTGGTGCAGCTAACGATCCATCATCGGTAAATAAATCACTCGTCGCAACCAGTTTGCAAGACGTGATGGACGCTATCGGTGCTGGTATTCAAAAAATTCACGGTGCTAGCTCATTCAACTTGGCTAACGCTGGTGAATTCTCACACACAATCAAACCTGCTTCTGACGACGGAGCTGCACTTGGTACTGCAAGTAACAACTGGTCTGATCTTTTCATTGCTGATGAAGGGGTTATTAACTTAGGTGACGATCAAGACGTAAAATTGACTCACGTTCCTGATGCTGGTGTTATCTTGAATTCAACCAACTATCTTGGCTTCAATGATGCTGGTACTGCTATTAGCTCACCTGCTGACGGTAAGTTATTACTTAGCTCTGACGGTGCTTCAGACGATGCTATCGAGATCAAAACCACAAATGCCGCTGGTGAAATTGTAATCGAATCGGCGCATACTGCAGGTAGAGCAATCTTCCTTGATGGTAATGCTGATGCTGGTTCTATTGTTGACATCGACGCTGGTATCTTGCAAATCGATGCAGCTGGTGTTGGTCACATTCAAACTGGTGGTACATTGAGCTTGGCTACAGGCACTTCTGGTGTTGCTGTCAACATCGGTCACGCAACCTCTGAAGTTACTATCGGTGATAACCTTGTTGTTACTGGTGACTTGACAGTAAATGGTGACACGACAACTGTTAATACAGCAAACTTGGCTGTTGAAGATCCTCTCATTGTTTTAGGTTCAGGAAATACTGGTACTACAGTTGATCTTGGTCTTGTGATGGTTCGTAATGGAAATAACATTGCAGCCTTCTTCGACGAATCTGATGCAGATACTTTCAAGTTCCAACAGACTCTTGCTGATGGTACTGGAACTACTGTTGCATCACCTGATAACAGAACTGCATTGCCAGTACGTGTTGATGTTTTGGAAATCTCCGGATCTCTTGCATCTAACGGTGGTAAACTGAGAGTTGCTGATCCAGGTGACGGTACTTCGAGATTCATCGCAGAATCAAACAGAGACATCTTGTTAAACGCTGAAGGTACTGGTAAGATTCTTTTCACCGATTTATCTGCTCAAACCTCAAACGGTTTTGGTTTGGTAATCAACGTTGCAACCGACGACAAAGCAGAACTTAAGCTTGGATCTGAAGCTTCTAACTTCATGGTTTTAGATACTGGAAACGACAGAGTTGACGTTGAAAGTGGATTCAGACTGAAGAACCCGGATGCTTCAACTGGTGCTAAGATGCAGATGTTCGAAGGTACGAACAATGGTTCAAACTTCTCTACATTCAGAGCGCCATCTAACCTTGCTAACGACAGTGTTGTTTTCGAACTTCCAAACTCAAATGGTACTGCTGACTATGTTTTGAGTACAAATGGTTCTGGTGTTACATCTTGGGTTGCTCAAGGTGGTCAGGCTAATGCATTCAAAGCTCAGCTTACTCTTAATGATGCGACTCTTGCTGCAAACAGTGGTTTGGCTACAGCAACAGGCATCAGTGAGCAGAACCTCAGCGCGATTCAAACCGCCAATGCTTCAAAGGCTGTTGACGTATACGTTAATGGTCAGTTGCTTGTATCTGGTTCTGGACCTTTCAGTACTAACACAAGTGCGGCATCTTTCACCTCTGGTGACTATATTGCCTCAACATTGGACATGAGTGCATTCGACATTAAGTTCGCTTTCGGACTTGAAAAGGATGACGTTGTTTCAATCATCGGTCGTGCATAAATCTATTTATTAGATTTATATATGCGGGCATGTGTATACATGCCCGCTTTTTATTTGTATTATGTATCAATCATTTTCAAAGGAGCAAAAAATGAGTTTACCACTAAATGAATTAAAAGCTTTCGAAAGCGAGATTAAAAATAATTTTAATGAACTTACTGATGCAAGAAAGCTTTTACAAGATATATCTGACAAAGTTATCCAGGAAGCACAGACAGCCATCAACGCGGCAAACGATACAGCATCGTATGATGAAAAGATCGATAGTCTAGTTAAAGGTATTCAAGGAATCGTAAAAACAGTTCAGGACACCAAGAGGAGTGTTGATAGCGCGTCAGAAAAACACAAATCAGATCTACAGCTTTTATCTAGATTGAAAACAAGATTCTCTGACACCGAGGAAATGGAAAAAAAAACGAGCACAACTCAAAAATAAACCATTGTCTAAATTAAGATCTCGAGAAAAACTTGGTCAAAGACCTATAAATGTTGCAAAATACCGAAGAAAAATTCAGTCATAGCATTTTTAACGTTGCGTATAATTAATAAAAGGAGAAGTTAAAAAGTTATGGCTGGTATTTTAAACGACAAACAAAGAATAATGGATGTTCTTCTAACTACAAATGGCCGCCGGCAAATTGCTGATGGTACATTTGAAATTGAGTTTGCATCTTTTTCAGATCATGGCGTATTTTATAGAGCGGGTGATGGTAACGTTGCAGATGATGCCGGTTCAAGAATTATGTTTGAATCATATTCTTCTCCATCGGATACGGTAATACCAGAAATAAACTCGGCTGGAGCTATATCAATGGATATATTCTCCGGGAACAATCTTGTCGACGGTAAAATACATACAACAGACACTAGTTCCGGTACACCTGTTCCAAGATTTATTTCTGGATCGGCTAATGTGTTTAGCGCATCTGCAGATGTTTTGCAAAACGCTATTAATAGTTTTGATAATTTACAGATTATAGGAACAAAAAATAATTGGTCGAATCAAGATTTCTTTAAAACTGATAAAAGTCAAATTGAATTTGATCGTCCAGCTACAACCAACACGAGCTCAAAGTTTGTCGACGCAATGAGTCCTGTCTTTACTAATGACTCCTTTGCGTCTCTTCCTGCTTTCAAGTATTTAGCGCCAGTTTACGATGATCCATTTAGTACAAATGAATTGCCTTTGGCGGCTTATAGACGTATGAACAATTATCCTAGATTGACTTTTGAACAAGTAAAGTCTCAATATGAATATGCTCAAAAAGAGACAATAGAACTTTCATCAGACGATCCTTACTTAAATATTGTTTCACAAGTGTTTGAAATGAACGTGGACAGCATAGGAAAATTGGCAATAGTGGATTACGGAACATATGTTGACGAAACCGGCGACGAATTAGGGTGTGTTTATCACTTGGGAAAGGTATTTAGGGATTCGAACAATATTCCAAAGTTCGTAAAGGTTTTAACAATTATTTTTGAGTAAAATATGAAGCTTTTTAAACAAAAAATAAGCAATGCAAATGCGACTGCATTTGAAAACGTTCAGGCAGATATTAAACAAAAAAACGTTTCATCGGTGCTCACAAGAGGAGAACAGCAGTTTGAAGTTGAAATTGAAGCAAACATGGCTGAGCTTATTAATAATCAAATAAATGGCATTGAAATAGTAACTAAACCAAAAGAATCAATTATCCAAAACCCTGAAACTATAAAAGATTTCAATAAATCACTTAAAGGCTATAAGAGAAGCATGTCGTCGTCACCTCAGTCGGTATTCACGGTCGACCCGAAAGAATTATTGCCTCATGGTGACTTGGGCGATCTGGGAAGTAGTATGATATCACCCGCCGGCGAAAATCAAGTAGTGAAAGACAATGTTCTAGAATCTCAAATGACTTTTCTAGAAAGACCTATTTCTGCACTCAGGCCAGCTGGAAACGTAAACGTCAATGACATCGTCGATAACTTAATTAACTTTGATCGAGGCACAGAACCTTTAGCAAACACAAAATCGCTCGCTTCTCCAATAATGAGTCCGTTCAAAAATCTAAACTTAAATAAGCCTACAATTAAATCCGAAACAGAAAGTTTTGTGCCAAAAGTCACAAAGAAAAAAATAACTGTGACCGCACCCATGGGTTTTGTACCGGAGGTACGCTTAAAAAACCCTTCAGGCCGCTCTTTAGGAAACGTGAAGAAAAATGCAAAATTAGTTAAAACAAATGCAGGACGTTCTTCATATGTAAAAAACTATAATTATTTTTCAACACTTGCAAAAGAACGAAAAATATTTACTATTTCATTTAGTCACAAAGATAACATAGATTATTTGCATATAAACTCGACACATAACGGTATGATAGATAGCTATAGAGTGCTAGCACGTAGCTTATCACGTACACCCGAAATCGACTCGAACTATGATCTTGGAGTGTTTAGTAAAGGTCAATCAAAGGCAATAAATCTTACTAATGCGCCGTTTGATTTTTCAAAAAAAATCATGTTTCATATTATTCCAATTATAGACGGAATTGAAATATGCCATTCTCAAACAGCCGTGAATGAGGGTTTTTTCGATGAATATAACACTACAGCGTGCGGCATGCAGTTTAACTCAGAGGCAGTAAGATTCTATATAGCAAACATCCCATGCGACGCTACACAGATATTTGCCGTACGAACTAACACGCTCTCCGGGCAAACCCAAAGATTATCAAATTTAAATATTGACATGTCAGGCGGCGTAAGAAAAACTAGTGAAAACAAAACCAATGATATAGTATTAACGTATGATGATTCAAGAATTTCGGATATTAACACAGTGTATGCTTACGATTTCTTTGCAGTCAACCGCTATGGAATTGAAAAACACTTGTTTCAAAAAACAGTGCGTACATATGAGAAAGATTTAAATGGCCACGTTTTTAAATTAGCTGAAATGTCTCAGAATCGAAATGGAACGCCAAAATTTAAAGTTTCCTTGACGTATCCAAATCCTTTTATACCAAAGGACATTAATTATTCTCTCAGTAATCCATCTGATGATTTTTACGAAGCATGCAGAAACAATAAGCGAGTTTGTACATTAAAAATCACTAGACATTCTTCAATGGGCGTTTCGGAAAATTTTGGAATTTACGTTTTGAACCCGGGTGAGTTAAATACTCTTGAAGCAAATATTGACAAGTATGGTAATTTTGAAGCAGAATTTGAAATAGATACAGCATTTTTGCAAAACGCTGGCGTGGCATCTTCAACAAGCAGCACACAGAATTACTATTACGAGTTTCGAATGGGTAGTTATTTACTGGCCAACGAACTATCATTTTTAGAAGAGCCATTAAAACTTGAAGTACCAAATGAATTTACCGATGGAAAAACCGGTTACAGCTTTCATCCATACGTTTACAACTCACCATCTAGAAAAGATTATGGCCTGTTGGGAAATATTACATCTTCTCGTAATTTCTTATATGAAGAGTCTTTAAACTCGAAAACAAAAGTCTTTGTACAAAATGCAGAACCAAAATATAAAGGCAATAAAAGTGGTAAATTTAGAGCCAGTCTGGAAAGAGTGGGCACGAATGATCACTGTATAGTGTTACAGATGAGAATCGATGAAAATCTTATAAGGCTAGCTGATCATTTTGAGCTTTTAGTTGGAGACTCAACAACTGGTGAGTTTCGATCGCTAGGAAAAAACAAGTTAGTTAATTCTCAATTTTACTACATCGATGCATCAAGTGCCGATCTTGCATGTAATAAACTAAAATACAAATTAATTGCTAGATCGATGGGATTTGAAAATATTACTTCTTTTGAGACAGACCTTATAGATATTTCGTCGACCAATGTTTTGAAAAGACGCGATGAGAGGGCAACACTTGGCGCGATTGGCCTTAATAGACAAGATAAGTTTAGAGGTATTATAAGATGAATGTGTTCGGAAACAACAACGCCGGCCCAAACGGTCAATTTGGCAATCAGGCATCTGGTGGTCCTCCAAGACCGTCTACTTTAGCCCCAACAAATCCAGCTATATCACTAGGTGTGGCTGTTAACAGCGCAAACGCCGAATCCACTCCGACTTCAGATGTAGGCGATAATGATCCCACCGGGTGGCTTGGCTGGATAAACGCCCTTGACCATGCAGAAAACAACCTAGGTTTAAGCGATGTAAACGCACGAACTGGCAACGCATGGGCGCAACAGTTTCCAGATAACCCAAAAGGATTTCAGGACAAATATTATTTCTTTGCTGTTAGTAACCCAAGCTTCACTGTGGCATATATTTCAGATTCGGCGAATGCTGCAACTCCGCAATTTTCGTTGAATAACACGAGCATAATGCAAATTGTGTATCGAGCAGACTCTTCGATTACGAATATTCAGACCGGTGAATCAAGTACAGATACCGGGAGCAACAGCAACAACGATGCCACCGAAGCATCCGAAGGGAATACAACCACTCCTGAGACGTTGAGTTCGGAGTCAAGAGAGCCAAATGGCTCTGTACGCGACAGAACCTCTAGAGAAATCTATCGTGAAGACTTCAACGAGATCGATCCAACTAGATTAGTCTCGATTACTTCAGAGGGATTAAATAACTTTGTTTCTTCTGATAATGTTAGATTTGACTTAAATTCGTCAAATGTATTTGCAGACTCACTTGAGGCTAACGATGCATCAAGTTCCCTAATCACTGATTCTTATAGCCCTATCGAGAAAGAGGGCATATCTGTAAACAGGCCAAAAATATTGGCAGCCTCTGATTATGACTTAATTGGGGACCAGGAAAGTAAATCTGTTCTCGCCTCGAGTTTAAATTACAGTATTGGGCAGCATCGGGCTTTGACAAATTTTTACAATAATATCTTGTTTCCAGAAATTAATTTACTTACTGATCTTGAAGATGCTTACGAATTAAAAAAGAATCGACTATTAAAATCAATCGAATTTATTAAAGAAATAGATCAATATAAAGCTAGCTTTATTAATACTGTCACTGATTTTGATTCATATGGGCTTCAAACCTTGGGTTTCACTCCGGGTTTAAACGCAACGGTAGCAATAAGACAGGCCTTTTATGACTTATCGGCATATATTGAGATCGGCGGATATTTTCTTGCAAATAGCTTAAACGGAGTATACGAGACTCCAACTGGACTTTCCTCAAATGAGGGTTATAGTCCGAGAATTATAGACAACGATTTTGACGGTTCGTATCGAATGCAAACCTCGACGTCTTGGATCCACTCTGCAACTGGTATATTACATGATAACTTTGGCTTATATCAAAAGCAATTTGCAAATCGCGACAGTTATGGAGACTACAAGATATACAGTAACATTTCTGGTTTCAACAGTCAGAGGTTTATGAGCGACCCCAACTTCCGGTCAACTAAATTTTATGACGCAATTGAGCAGGATTGGACGGACCTTTTAGACTATACGGCAGAGCAATTTCGGGACTCTCCCTCTGCCATGGCAGCGCATTTCGCCCAGGGTCTTTACGTCAACATGTTTAAATCGTATGTGGTTAACACAAATTCATTGGCCAATGCGCCTGACCTGGGAGAAGAATATTTTAGCGAAGAAACCTTATTGTTGCAAATTTTAGGCGACGCAATTGATGTAAAAAATGATGTAAAATCTTTGACAGAGCTTGATAATACAAAAAAACTTGCGCAGTTATTGCGATATAACCAGGATGGAAAAACAATATATCCGTTCGAAAGGCCAAACGCAAATTTTTCTGGAGACACATCAGATTCTGTTTCTGGAATAGAACAGTGGTTTGACGCAAATATTGGAAATATTATAGAAGGTCGTGAAACTGATTTTCGAGGGTTGGATAACTTTTCAAAGCTTTTTAATGACATAATTAATAAAACTGAGAACAAGTTAAACTCGGTTGTTCTTCGTGGTCACGGGCAAATTATTTTTAATGAAATTGTAAGGGTCCTTAAAAAAGTGTATGACGGTACACTTGATGACTTAAAACATCATCAACCTGGGTTAAGTAATATTTCTGCAGCGTGCAAATACGTGTTTAGCGACTACAGCCCGGCAGCACCAAGCTATCGAGTGGAAGACGTACTAGAGAGTGTCAATTTCGAAGTGATGGAAGCAATAGATGAGGGTCTTGTAATAGTAAATGAGTCACGAGAAGTAGAGAAAGTTAACAACATTATTCTCAAAGATACGGTTCAAAATGGCCTACAGACGGTACAGGAGACTATGGCCTATGGTCAATCAGTTCAAGAAGATTTTAATTATTATGTTCAAAGCTATGTTGACGGGCCTGGCGGATACATGGCCGGTGAACCGCAAAATGGCGAAGAATTTGTCGATACAGACAGCTTCTTTGAAGGTTTGTATACTGGAATGGACGTGGAAGGATTTTCACACGGATTCGGCTATGGGGCACAGGACGCGGGAGTAGATTTAGCTTCGCAGTTTAATGCTATCGGAGAGCCTGCTTATACTTCGGCTGGAGGAGGGTCTCACTTAACTAACCCAGCAAACAGCGGAAACGGCCTAATGGGGCAACAGCTAACAACACCGGTGCAAGTCAATTCAATGAGACCAAACATGTATGGAATGATGAATACTGACGCTGGTGGTGGTGAGTACGCGTTTGTTGGGCAATTTTACGGAGACGACGGACAGCAACTCCCCTATAATGAAATAGCCGAACAAGGTCTTATCGATGCAGAAATGTCGGCTGGAATATTGGCGAGAAAGGAAGAAGTGTTTCGAAAGCTTCTTTTCTTTATTGAGATGTTTGCAAGTGTTGTCGATGAGTCACAAGATATATTTTGGAATCTTGCATATAACTCGGTTCAAGCCCAGCTCGAGTTACACCCTTCAGCACCAGGACACGGTACTGACCATCGTCGATATCATCAGTATAATCAGATTATGAGTAAATCGTATCCTTACAATAACTTTGATAGCAGTGTAGGTTTATACAGTCACATGCTCATGATGATAAACAGCTTTTGTGCCGAGGTAGAAAAAAACATCGCTTATGATATTGCGGTTAGTGCAAACGAATATGGAATTACAAAAAGAACTCCAGGTGAATATTCAGACGCAACCGCGGTCGGCGTACTTGGAACTATTTTTAATAATACAAACATAGGACTTATTTATGGCCGATCAACTGATGCTCAATTCTTAGACGACAACGATGCAGAATCCTTGTTTCTTGCCGGGCACAAATCTTCTAAAGGAGACGATCCGGAAGGCCAAGCTTTAACGCATGTTTATATGCGCGCGCTAATAATGGAGATTACAGGTCAGGCATGCAAGGCTTTCAAAAACAATATTCGCATTGGAACTAAAAGGCTAGTTGGGTTATCTCCGCAACCAAACGACTCTGCAACAACGAATGATACATATGTAACTGTTAACACAAGCATTGACAGAATTATGCTTGAGGCAGAGGTTGCAAAACTTTTCCTGCCTATAGTTGACAATGTAGATCCAAAAAAAGGTCCGGTGCGGTGGCAAATAAATTACGGTGACTGGAGCTCAGCTGGTATCGAGCTTGAGAATCAAACGTTTGTTGAAAGATTTGTTATTTCACGTGGGGTTGAAAAAACTCTTGCAGGTGAATTCAGCATGGACGTCGAAGTAGAAGGTGTCGTAGTGCCAGCCGGTGACGTTAACGCCTTTTTAGAATCTACCGAACAAACGGGAGGATACACGTTTAACACCTTCGAAGCCAGACAAAATTTTATTGCGGAAACACAAGCCCAGGTACAAAGCCTAGAAGCCTCAGTAAGAGCATATTTTGGATTTTTGCTTGACAAGGATGAAATTGTTCCCTATAATTTTATCGATAACACTGAGTTACCTATTAGCTCTTTTGCTTCCTCTCCTCAACGTGGCGCTTTGTCGACAACAATAAAGGCATGTATATTTCACCGGGAAGATACACGAAGGCTAATGGAATACCTAAAGTCAGTATCTAGACACTATAGTCAAGCTCAAGCAAACATGGAAGGATTAGTCAAAGATCCAAACGGCGCTGAACTTTTTGATGCCGCCACATTACCGGGTATAGAAGCTAACGAAATTATAAAATACTCATCTTTAAGACAAACGTTTTTAAGATCGTTTTTAGCATCTGAAGAATCAGGCATACGATCTAATGCATATGCTCCGTCCTCAAATTTTGGGCCAGTATCCAGAAACATGGCGTCCGACGATACATCACTCGTCTTAAATATTAGTAGTTTAATAAATAACATGCTTCTCGATGCATCGCTTATATCTACAACAGACGAAGATTTGCAAGTGTTTTTAGGGACCGGTGCAAATAATACCAACTATGGTTCTGAAAATGCAAATTTGACAAATCGAACGCGAGATGCACATAGTTTAAAATTTGGTAGAATAATCGCAGTAGGTATACCGGCAGGATATATTGATGCAAATAAATCGACGACGTCGCTTGATATACTAAATAGACTAGTGTGGCTCGAGCAAGAGTTCGAACCTTTAAACGGCAAATCTTTAAATTCGCTTTGGCGTTGTTATTGGCCAGCATTATTTATTAATCGAGCCGAACTTATACAAAGGCTTTCCAAAGAAACAAATTGGCAAAGCTTAAAAGATAGTTTAGTATATGGTACAATCGACAAGGATACTGGTCTGTATGTTGTAAAAGATTATCAAACAATTTCTGAATATATTAACGAAAATATTTTAAACTCACCAAAAATGAATATACCTACAGACGAAAATGATAATGTAATAACTAGTATGCCAACAGCTGATCATATAATTTTCAACCACGTGTTGGATGCTTTACTTAAACTCTATTTAGATTTTTATGCTGGATTAAATTTTGCTGAATCTTCTTTTTCTGTAAATCTACAATCAAATATTTTGTACGTTGATCAAAAATGTATTGACAACATCGATTTACTACTTAGAGAGTGTGGAATAGAATCTCAAGAAAATATATTAGATGAGAATAAAATACGTTCATTTAAGGATTTTTACTATAGGCAAACAATTGATTCGGACAGTGAAGTCGCATATGACAAATATGCGAAGTTTGTGTCAATTACTCAGTCCAGATTGTTCTCGGCCGATCAAATGACGACGATGGCTTTAGTACCAAACATATTTGATAGAACCTTTTGTTTTTGGAGCCATATGTCTCAGGTATCAGAAAACATTGCAACCGAGACAAATAACATTGAATTGTCCTTCTACGATATATCTGATGACGGTACCGTTGATGAGACTGGTAATTCTCAAAACTCAATGCATAATGACTTTAATTCTCAGGTTACTTTCAGGAGTTATTCATCATGAGCAGCTTACCATCCAAACCGGTAATGATATTTTCTACGCAACAGCCGAGCTTTTTGTCGGCTAAATTTGTGTATAATTATTACGAAAGAGACGAGTTTATAAACGAAGTCGACATAAGGGATCCCGATAAATTAGAGTTCCCTCCGCGTTTAATTGAACTTAATTTTTCTAAAGTAGAAAGTATTGTAGCATCAAATAACTTTGGCCAAAAATTTAACTCACATATCAACGAAATTATCACTCAAAAAGACAAGATCACAAGCGAACTTCTTTTGCAGTCTGCCGGGTTTGTAAAATATACTAGCGATACAGAAAGAGATTATTCTTTTTACCATACCTCTGATCTTGGATCCTCAGAAAACAAAAGCAAAATATCTGCATTTTTTGAAAATGCTTCAACAGCAGACGGTCAGCAGTTTGCAGACACGCCTGAAAACATGGGAATCTATTTAAATCTGACAACAAACAGGCCGACTTCAAAGTCCGCAGATATTTTTTCCCAACGCGCGAATGAAACGCTGATAGCATCTGACATATGCTTTGATTTGGTTGAAGCTTCGGCAGCAAATCCATTTTCCATACATAGTAAAAAAAATCATAACGACTTAAGGAATTTAAGAAATTTGCAGGTACGTACTCGGAGAAGAACTAATCCTGCATTAGTAAGCGTTGACGAATATGTGATGAGCGTTGATGGTTTAGATTTTGAGAACAGCGCCGATCTTTTTGCTGAGTTTGATAACACTGCCGGCATGGGAATCATTGGCTACATACTTTTTAAGAGTGAGATTGATGAGCTTGGAAACGTTATAGCGGAACTTGGATCATTCATAATTAAAGATCTGCAATCATCTTCAATCACTGATCCAAAGATTAAATATGGGGCGAGATATAAATACAATCTCCACCCGTTGTATATTGTAAAGCCAGATCCCAACGAAAGATTTTCTTTTGCAATGATTGGCGCTAGAGGAAAGTCTGTTAAAATACGATGCGTAGAAAACGTGCCACCTCCACCTATAGAAGCAATTAAATTCTCTTATATGGGTGATGGAAACGTTAATCTAAGATGGACTAGTCCTATACAATATGGAAACATCCCAACCCGGCCTATAGGCGATATCAAAGGATACCAGATATTTGTACGCGAAGATTATAATGCGCCTTTTAAGTTAAAAAAATATCTGACATTTAATGATATGATTGGATTAGAAAACTTTCCATTGCAAGAAAATATTCCAGAAAAATACATATCTAGATCTACAAACCACGTGACAGACTACACAATTAACATAGAAAGAGACAGAAACTACATTGTGGCAATGTGTGCTATTGATGCGCACGGAAATTCATCAAACCTTTCGCCGCAGTATATTGTAAGACTTGATTCAACCACTAATACAATAACGGTTGATTTTGCATCATATAAAGGCGCACCGAAACAGTATCCAAACATGTTAATGTCTGACAAAATATTTATTGATTGTATAAAGGTTTCCGGAAAAAATAAGATGACTGTAGTTTTTGACCCGGAACTCACACATGTAAATTTATCAGAAAACAACAACGATAAAGTCGACGTTGTTGCCCAGCAGCTTGAAGCCCTGCCGGCATACCGAATACAGCTTATTAACGTCACAAAACAATCAGATAAGATCGTAGATATCTTCCTAAAGAGGCAGCAGCAGAATCTTATTAATTTTGGCTCATAATTATAAAGGATATGAATTCAAATTAATTTTAACGTAAACTCAAGAAAAGATATAATTAATCTTGTTAAGGAGAAAAAAATGGGATTTTTAGATCACAGCACAAACAATGTTATCATTGACGCAGTACTGACCGATAAAGGTCGAGAACTGCTAGCAAGAAACAATGGCACATTTAAAATTGTACACTATGGATTTGGCGACGATGAAGTTGATTATACAATTGTTAAAAAGTTTGGTCGAACAATCGGAAAAGAAAAAATAGAAAAGAACACCCCGGTTTTTGAAGGTCAGACTATCGGCGCCCTTGCACTTAAACATCCGCTGGTGACATTGTCAAATCCAACTCTTACGGTTTTTCCATCTTTAGCTGTAGCAGCTGGCTCGAGCCAAACGTTACAAAACATCGAAGGTCAAAATACATCGGTTGTTACAATTAATCAATCGATTCCCTCGAACACATCTCAAGGCGTTTCAGCTCTGCTTAGAGAGACGCAGTACAGAGTAACTCTTGATTCCAGGTTTATCACACTTGCTGGAACAAGAGCAGCGCCAAGAACAGTTCCTTTTAGTCCAAATCTTGTATATGATATGTCAGCATCATCAGCTGGTGTCGGCGAGTCGTTATCAACACTCAGGCTTACTTTTAGAGTTGTTTCTACTGGTAGCAGCCTAACGGCCTTTCAAGATTCGAACAACAAAGTAACAACTGTTGTTAAAGTTGATGGTCTTATTACTGGGGTCTCTACAACATTTGAAATCCAAGTTCAGTATTAATAAGGAGTACCAATGGCTCAGTTCAAATCATTCACGCCGGCTGACTTTTCTCAACCTGCATCATCACTAAATCAGCTTATCGACGTGATTCAAGAAGACATATCTGGATCTGCAACTCGACGTAAATACCAAGTATATGTAACTGGTGGTATAGGACCTGGTGTAACTAGTTCACTGTATCAAACCACGTACGATCAGGACTTTTCGTTGCAGACGTCAAACGAACTGTTCGATATGTCTGTTGGGTTGTTTCATAATTCCGCAGTTACAAACATTGTGTCTGAGGCTCCGGGTTATCGGGTTGACACAAATGGCAAGCTTTTGTTTGCATCTCAGTCAATGATGATGAGAGAAAAAGTCGATACGTACAGACAGTTTGCTTCTTACTTATTGGGTAATGCTGATCATGCATTTTATTTAGGTTCGAACACGTTCCCAAGAAACAACGGCACTGTGTCTACCGCAACTGACAGAATCGATGCGGCGCTTTTCATTAATGTTAAACGTCTGTTTGCTCGTGATAAACTAAGAAAAGAAACGTTTGCAATGCGCTACTACACCAGTGCTTCAATGATCGGTTCTTTTCAAGAAACAGCAGAATTTGATCCATCAGTAGGTGAACAAGCCAATATTTTCGACACAAATTTAGTAGCATCAGGCTCTAGAAACATCGGTGGTGGTGGAATCGCAGAAACTTCCGCGTTTGGTGTTGAGATTTTTTCTGATATTGGTGCAAATGCAGATAATCGAACTACGGTTGCGGGATCTGTGGCAAGAATTAAAATGGCCTCAGACACAACTCGCGATGTTGGACTACTTTTTTACGACACTGGTATTGCTGTCTTAGATATGGCAAAGGCAAACTGGGGATCTCAACCGGTCTATGGTTTGATTGATGCGATGAACAACACATCATACAGCCATACTTCGGATAAGTTGCAAGGCAACAATTCAACGGCGATGACGTCATTAGGAACAATTCAGCGAGGTACCGTTGTTATTGGTGATACATCAGGTGGCGGTAATTCTAACGCCAAGTTTATACCTGATTTTCTTGTGTCTGGAAGTATTGACAACATTATAGATCACGTTGCTACTACGAGATTTTCTTCTGGTACCCTTACTGCCATGGCGTTTCAAAACTCTACGCAGATTCAGTCGACTATCTATTTCTGTCGTGCCGCACCTGGCGAGTTTAACTACAGCTCAAATCCGACCTATATAGATTCCTCTAACCAATTGAACGTCATCGAAAATACTGCTGATGCAACAGAGCGATCGTTTACATTTATTACAACCGTTGGGTTGTATGGTCCAAACATGGATTTATTGGCCGTAGGAAAGCTTTCAAGACCGGTTGAAAAGAATGATGAAAAGGATCTTACGATACGAGTTCGCCTAGACTTTTAATAGGAGGACTACAGATGTCATTTGTAAAGCTAAACCAAAATAACTTTGCGATGACGTCTGTTGTTCTAAATGCCGATCGTACATTTGTTTCATCGTCACTTGGGATAACAGGCGCATTAAAAGTTATTGTGGATCGGTCTGAAACCCAGAAAGATAGTGTTGACGATCGGGTAGGCCTGACGGGTGATAATACGCCACAGCCTTTTGGGGAAAATACCTACGAAGGCAGGCGTATTATGATTATGGAAGCTGCGGCATTAGGATCTGGTAACGCAGAATTTGAAATAGCAACGTTGCTTGATGGTACCGGTGCGGTTGCTGGTCATGAGCCACCAGAATACGAGAAGTATGGAATAGAGGCTTCTACGACAACGTCTGAAACTGGGTATAGTGATATATCAATGCATCCCAGGAACAGCACAGAACTTCTTGTGAGGGCCCTAAAACCTACAAATTCAATCTTCTCTTCTGGATCGATGGCTTTGTCTTTATCTGAACGGATTTTAGAACCTTATTACAAGGTACAGAACAGTGCTATAGGTTCAAAATTTGTTAATTTTAATTGCATGAGCTTTTTCGAACCCAGTGGTTTAAAACCGGCTTTGATATATCGCGCACAGACTGAATTAAATAATAACAACGTTCTGGAATACATTTATCAATCCCGAAGCGGAGATTTTTCAATTGAATTTTACATAAAACTAAGAGATACTCTCAAAACCGGGACTGTCATACATTATCCAGGTCATTTTAGTGTTTCGGTTTTAACTGGATCTGAGAAAAACGCAAGCGGATTTGCAACAAATTACTCTCTTGGTTTAGCTATCGGTAGCGCTGTAACCCTGAGTTCGGCTGATACTCCGTATAATTTAACTTTTGGAACAACTTCCCAAACTCAGAAATCGCAATCAACTATAGTAAAAGATTATTGGCACCACTGTGCAATAACCTATAAACGATCTACTGGTGATACTTCGATATATATCGACGGAAAACTTAGCTCACGATCCAAGCATGCTCGTGGGATTGCAACTACCGATACGTATAATGGACTGATAATTGGATCTTATTATAACGGATCAACTTCAGACTTGCCCAAGCTTACTAGTGATCAGATTCAAGGACACGGCTCCTTACAACAACGCGCTGAGGATGTAGCTTCTAGTAATTTTGACTGCCATTTAAATGCCGATATCCATGAAGTTCGAATCTGGAACAAAGTCATTAACGAGAAACAAATTGCGCAATACATGAATACAACCTATACAGGCTCATATGCTGACCATCGCAATAGAGGTTTGATGCTTTATGTACCGGGATTGTTTGATGTTGACTACAGATACTTACATACTCATGTTGTTAATCCACGTGACAGCAAATTTGCGGCTGAAAATAAAAATCAACCATCCGGATTTACATTTTCTTATGGAAACAATTCGACACCAGATTTTGGTACAGTTGCATACACAGGATCGCTAGCGGCAAATATAAGTGATTTAAGTGAATTATTTGATGGAGCCACGCCAGGCGTTACTAAGAAGCTGATCGCTGCCCCGTATAACACGAACCACGCAAACATAGGAAATTTTGCTAACGTAAATATACAAGGTTTTTTAAAAGATTTTGCAAATATTAACTTTCCTCACTGTCATCATTTATCTGAGTCTCTCGGAGATTTTTATTCAGATGCTGAAGTGTTGAATGTGTACGAGTCTTTTTATAATACAAATGCAGATTTGACAAGTTCGTTTAACCAAACTTTGGGACATCAAGCCCGAAACTGTTTTATTTTGCCGTGTGACAATGGCAATTTTAGACCTGATTACAATACACTGTTTCATTCGACTGGCAGCAATTTCCTTTCTAATGATGGGTTTTATATAAACACAAAGAACATTGGAGACCTTGATGATCTGCTAGATTCCAGATTGTTTTTTATTGATGATGTTTTCGCGCAGCGAGGAACTTTTAATTCTCCAGAATCTTTCGAGAATACGCAAGGCGGTGATTCTAGATATAATTCTGGAATTGATTTATTTGTTATAGACGATGATCAACTTAACCAAGATATTATGAATTTTGATCAACCAACGTCTGCCGGTGCAATGTCAGAATTTTTTGACACATCGGATTTTCCAGGACAGCTTACGACTGTTGTTACCATTCCTCAGCTCTATTATGGAAGAAGAATAAAGCCTGGCAGTCTAAAGTTATCAAGTCATCTTTACAATGGTAACCAGGCTCAAATCGAATTACGTGATAATGGTTACGGAGTTTTATATAGGCACCAAGCATCTGGTTCAATAGCCAATTGGAATAAAGTGGGCGACGTCTTTTATGGCGAAGGTTTAATTTACATAAGGCATCCTTCCTTATACGGATTCTCGGATAGTGATATGACATTAGAGTTTCAATCTGAAAGTCAAGTCAATGTTTTTGAAGCAAGCATCCCATGTGTATCAGCACAATTTAACAGTTCATCAAATCCAAATTATAATAAGTTACGACCTTCATTGAATGATAATGAATCCGCCGAAGACTTTGTATACATATCGACGGTATATTTACACGACAACAACCTTAATGTTGTTGGTAAAGCAAAGCTGGCTCAGCCAGTTATTAAAAGGCCGGACAACAAATACTTATTTCGCGTAAAACTGGATTATTAATGATACTTGGACTTGATGTTTCTACTGCAACGATCGGATATACGGTGCTCGACAACGACGGCTTTGTTTTAGAAATGGACTTTATATCTCTTAAGAAAATAAAAGGCATAACAAACAAAGGTTTTCATTTTCGAAAAGTATTGAGAGAGATTTGCAAAAGGCACAGTATCAAGGAAGTCTTTATAGAGGAGTACTTTCAAAGATTTGCTCGAGGCATGTCCTCTGCGCGTACTATCACGCTTTTATCATCGTTTAACGGGATAGTTCAGTACATATGTCATGATGAGTTAGGAATAGCGCCAGAACCAATTGCTGTGAACACGTGTAGAAGTTTAGTAGGCATAAAAACACTCTCGAAAAAGAAGGCTGGAAAGGACGTTAAAGAACAGGTTTTTGATTGGGTGTCGAATCACCTACAATATAAGTGGCCAACTAAGATTTTACAATCAGGCCCTAGAAAAGGCCAGCTTATAATATTGGAAGAAGCCAGAGATATGGCAGATGCATGGGTTGTAGCAAAGGCGGGATTTGTAAAAGCGTCAACATAGGGATATAATAATGTCATGAATGACAAAATAAAATATCTACACGGCGTCTTTGGTAAATCAAAGCTGCAAAACAACGGAATAGAACTTATGGTTCCTTGCCCCTATTGCAAGGAAACCAAGAAAATGAAGATGAATATTCGTCTTGATTCTGACTTGTGGCATTGCTGGGTATGCAATAGTAAGGGTCGATCCCTGGGTCGATTAATTAAACAAAAGAACCCTGCGAAGGTCGCCGAATACTTTGAAAGGTTTGCTAAAAACTTCACCTACAACAATTATACCCAATTACAGACTACAATTGAGCCAGTCACAATACCAATTGGCTTTAAATTACTTATGACAAACTTAAACAATCCAGATGCTTTACCGATATATCAATATGCTAAATCACGTGGCATCACTGATTCTATGCTTTGGTCCTTTCGCGTCGGCTTTACTGAGGATTGGTCATACAGACGTCGTTTGATTATACCTTCCTTTACAGAAGAAGGTGAGCTAAACTACTGGACTAGTCGCTCTATCGACCCTGATAACCCTTATCGATACTTAAATGCAAAGGCAGACAAGAAGCAGGTCATATTTAACGAGATAGAGATAGATTGGAACAAGCCGGTGTATCTAGTCGAAGGTCCTCTGGATTTGATAAAGTGTATGAATATAAACTCAACGTGTTTACTTGGTTCTTCTCTGTCCGAACAGTCATTATTGTTTTATAAGCTGGTAATGTTTGCCGACAAAATAATACTATGTCTCGATGCAGACGCTCAGAAAAAGCAAGACGCAATTGCCGAAGCCTTAATGGCATATGATAAGCGTGTTTATTACGTTAAGCCTCCATCAGACGGACGGGATTGGGGTGATCTGGCGCCGGAAGAAGTTGAAAGTCATATGTCACAGATAATAGAGTACACAAAAGCTACCCGGTTGAATAATTTAATAGGAAGTTTATAGACCGGCTAATAATTATGAGTGTAACTAGGAGTCAATGAATGCATGCAGAAATACTAGCGCTAGCCTCTAGAATTAAAGGTGTTACCCTTGACGAGTTAAAAGATAATTTCGGCTTTAAAGCATTCGATGTTATCGATGAGCTGGCTGAGGAAAACGAAGTCTTTTTAGACGATCGTACCGGCATTGTTTATGCAGCCGGAACAAACCCGTCACCTTGCCTAAATGAAATAATCATATCATACATGGAAGATAATAAATGAGACTTACAGAATCACGGCTTAGAAAAACAATCCGAAAAATTATTCAAGAGGCATTCTATAATAAATATGGTCAGCCTATAGGCAGCCGGTACCGCGGCGGTCCACTACATCAAAATCTTGGTGCACCATACAGACCGAAAGAAAAATATAATCAAATGATGCGATTGCTTAGAGGTTATCAGCGTAAATGCAACCATGCTAGCTTGGGAAATGAGATGAACATGAACGGAGTTTGGATAAAGTTAGCTATGGGTCTTTTATCAGATATAAGATGCTATGATGGCACACAGGGTCCTGTACAGTGCAAATTAAAGTTTCAAGGTAAACAATTAATATTCGACGAAGTAGAGGATCTCAAATCATTCTTGAACGAACCAGAACTTTTGCAAATGCAAAAAGAAGAGACAGAAGAATTGAATGCCAAGTATGGAGAGTACTAAGATGAAAATTACAAGAAGACAATTAAGAGGATTGATTGTAGAGGCGGTATATGCATCTTCACCTCAGGCCGCGTACGATAGACTTAAGTCTTTAGAGCAAGGCAACGGCAGATATGATATTAGTATATACCAAAGGTTCGGTCTAGAAAGATACGCCGATATCATTCGTGCAGATCTTGAACGAAGGCCTCAAAGCCATATTCCTGCAAATCAGATCGAAGAGGTAGCTGAAGAGTATGAAAAGCTTTCAAAACAATTTAAAAGAGTTAACATAACAACTCAAACAGATAGACGTTACGGCCGAAAAAGATATGCTATGGAACATATACCATCGGGCGAACAATTTAGTTTAGGCACAGACCGAAAAGGAAGCTTAGGGAGCTAGCATGAAAATTACAAGAACACAGCTTAGAAGAATTATTAAAGAAGCCGGCTACGAGGGTAGGTATTTTCATCAGCACGGTACGGGTACCTTTTATTCACCAGATGAACAGTTCCGAGAGGACGTACATTTTATCTTAGATAACTCTCCATCGTATAACTCGTACTGGGAAAAAGTGTACAAACTAATCGAAGCATTAGATGAAGACGAAAGATACATGGCTGAAAAGATTGCAGACGATATGTGGGAAAGACACACAAACAGAAATTATAGATACTACTGATACAGTAAAAGTATCATGAGAATCTGTCAGGCTAAGCCTGGCTTTTATATATTGTAAATTACTTCATAATAGACTATAATATATAAAATACTGTTTGGAGTTTATAATGAGAATAGCACATATTGCCGACGTCCACTGGCGCGGTTATCAACGTCATGTTGAGTACCGTACATCTTTTTCTGATATGTTTAGACAATTGCGGGAACTAAAGGTCGACGCCATATGCGTTGCTGGTGACATCGTTCATTCAAAAACACAGGGTATATCACCTGAGTTAATCGATAATTTAAATTGGTGGTTTACAGAACTTTCACGTATTGCTCCAACTCATGTTATTCTTGGAAATCACGATGGTTTGATTTTAAACAAGGATCGCCAGGATGCGATTAGTCCAATACTTAATGCGTTGAATCTTCAAAACGTTTATCTATACAAAAAATCCGGCGTATATAACGACCCAAACGATGATAGATTTAACTGGTGTGCTTTTAGTCCGTTTGATGAAGAAGGATACGCAGAGGTCAAGCCACAAAGAGGAAAAATAAATATTGCTATGTATCACGGCGCTGTGTGGGGTTCTCATACTGATATGGACTTTATGCTAGACGGTGACTGCAAGATGGATTTCTTCCGCGGTTTTGACTATGTTATGCTGGGAGATATACATAAGCGTCAGCAGCTAGATAAAGATGGCCGTATATGGTATCCTGGATCTCCCATACAACAGAACTATGGTGAATCTGGAGACAAAGGCTTTCTATTATGGGACATAGAATCGGACTCTGAGTTTGATGTAGAATTTTTTCCTATTAGACATGACAATCCATTTGTCACTGTTGATTGGCAAGGTAACATTCAGTCGACCATATCTAAATGTATGAAAGAATGGCCGGCCGGAGCACGATTTAGAATTAGGTCGACCGTTGAACTAGATCCTAAAACTCAAAGAAAGCTGGCAACAGTCCTTCGTCGTGAACATGGCGCTGATGAAGTAGTATATCAGTTAAAGCTAAAGCAGTCCTCTATATCAAAAGAGACGTCTGAAAAGATAAAGATTCAAGATCTTTCAGATCCGCTAACCCATAAAAAACTATTGAGAGAGTGGTCAGACGATGACGGACTTACAGATCCAGAATTTTGGAGTGAGGTTGATCGTATTGTAGATGAAACCGTGCCAAAATTAAAAGTATCAGCTGACCATAAAGGTAATCTATGGTCTATTAAAGAAATGAACTTTGATAACACTTTTGGATACGGAAAAGACAACGTTATTAATTTTTCTAAGTTATCTGGAATTGTTGGTTTATTTGGACGTAATCGCTGTGGTAAATCTTCTATTCCTGGTACTATCATGTACGCTTTATACAATTCTAACGATAGAGGAATCGCATCAATTCAGCACGTCATTAACACTAGGCGATCAAACTGTTCAGCCGACGTCACTTTTTCTGTTAACGGCAGACTATACAGGCTGGAAAGACATAGCGTTAGATATCCTGCTAGAGGCGGTAAGAACGAAGGCGCAATGTCTTATCTGTCTCTCTATGAGGTTGATGATGAAGGCAGAATTATCAAAGACCTTTCAGGCGAACAAAGAAGAGATACTGAAAAATCTCTGAGAAATTTGATTGGTACTCCAGAAGACTTTATGATGACGTCATTTGCCGCACAGGGCAACATGAACTCTTTTATTAAGCAAGGGCCTACAGAAAGAAAAAAGACGATCTCGAACTTTATGGGCTTGGATGTATATGATCAATTTCAAAGTATCGTAAAAGAAGAATCAGCTGGCGTTAAAAACATGCTTAAAAGGTTATCTGAAAAAGATTGGGTTGCTTTGATTAGATCAAATAGAACAGATATAACCAACTTTAAAGAGCAAAGAACTCATTTGGCTGAAAAGATCAACGATCTAAATGATCGCTATCGGGAGTTTTCTGAAAAAGCGCAAGAGGAGTCTGGTGGCGACTTTGTCGACCCTTCTCAGTTAGCTAGAAAAAGAAGATTACTTGAAAACAAAAAATCAGGTTTGTCTGATATAAGATATCATATTAGCACCCTACAAGAAAGACTATCAACCGAGCAGGAAAACCTCGTTGTTCTAGAAACATTTAGAGACAATTTTCCATTAGAATCATACAATAGAAGGCTAGAGTTGCTCGAGGGTTTGAGAAGAAACCTGCAGAAAATGCAAATGAATCTTAAGCAAGAAAGAACTGTTATGGCAAATCAAAAAAAATCAGTATCACTTCTTAAAGAGGTACCATGTGGTGATTCGTTTCCTACATGTAAGTTCATTGCCGAAAGTCACAAAAACAAAGCTTTATTAAAAGAACAGAAAGAGTTAGTAAGTAATTTAAAATCCGAATTAGACGAAGCCAAAATTAAACTTGAACAGATTGAAGAAGAAGGTTTACGACAAAAAATAGAAGAATATAACGACAATCTCAAAAAAATTCAAAATACTAAAATGTCAATTGTGGTTTCTAAATCGAAACTAGAAAAAGAGAACAGAGATTTAGCAGATGCATTGCAGGATATCCAAAGACTGTCTGATGAGATTACAGACATGGAGTTAAGATCCGATGAAGAAAAATCTGTCGTGTTAGCTAATTTAAAATCTAAGTTAAAAGCGATTGATTCTGAAGTAAAAGAGTATAAGCTAGATATGTTTTCACTAGCTCAAAAAATAGGAGAGTGTCAGGCAAATATTAAACAACTAGAAAAGGAATCGGTAGAGTTCGATAGATTACAAGTTGAATGGAAAGTATACGATTATTTGCTCAAAGCCACGTCTTGGCGAGGTATACCTGCGTATATCATGAAAAAACAATTACCGATTATTAATAGTGAAATGTCAAAGATACTTCAAGATACTTCTGGTTTCACAGTGGAGCTAGATATTACAGATAAGAAAACTGATATCTTTATTAACTACGGTGATAGTCGGCGACCTATAGAGTGCGCAAGTGGCATGGAGAAGATGGTTTCTTCTATGGCTTTACGAGTTGCTTTAGGAAACGTATCAAATCTAAACAAGTCTGATATGTTTATTGTAGATGAGGGTTTTGGCGCACTAGACCATCAGAATGTAGAAGCTGTAACTTCATTAATGAAAAGACTTAAGGCTTATTACAGACTAATCATGGTTATTTCGCATGTTGACGTTGTAAAAGATTCAGTTGATAATATTATCGATATAACAAAAGTTGGCATGGAATCAAAAGTGGAATATGTCTGATAGCATCATATATGAAGAAAAAAATGGGTTAATAATAATAAAGCCGGCTAATTATATTTGTGATGAAAAGGATTGCAAGATTTGTGGATTTGCCTTGAGAGACATGCAAGACGTGCAGGAGCATGATCGGCATGGATGTTGTACAGATTGTTCTTTATATTTCAGACAACCAAATATAAAAAAATGGGAGAATGGTTGGCGTCCCAGCAGAAATGAAATCGATAGCATAATTAACAATAGAGATATAGGAGACTCAAATGTTAAACAGTAAACAACTCAGTGTATTAGAAAACATTTTCGAAGCAACGTTCGGAAAAGGCTCAATGAACGATAAGGGACACGCACTTCGTCATAAGACTATGGTTGATCCAAGTGATGGTGAACTTATTTTAGAGTTGCGTCTTGAAAGAGGAATTAATTTTTCGCCTAACGACGGACTAACAAAACAAAAATTAGATTTAGATAAAGATGCTTTCAAAGCAATTGGCAATAAAATCGCTGACGCAAAGAAAGAGTTTAGAGAGCTAGCTGAATCTAGTTTAAAAGTAAAGCAGTTGGGCAAAGAAAAATCTGATATTGTGCCATATCAATTCAATAGAGCTTTGGTAAGAGCAAGATATGTTGCGACCGTGGCATATAAGATTGGTGTCTAATGCCAGCTACGCAGAAACAACGGCAAATCAAAGAAATAATTAGGTGCGGAAAGAATCCAACATATTTTTTTAACAAGTATGTTAAGATTCAGCACCCTATAAAGGGAGCAATTCCATTCAAGACTTTTGATTTCCAAGACACATGCGTTGAGGCTTTTGAAGAACATCGATTCAACATTGTTCTTAAAAGCCGACAGCTCGGTTTGTCAACTATTTCTGCTGCATATGCTGCATGGCTAGCAATATTTCACAAGGACAAGAATATCCTTGTTATCGCGACTAAATTATCTGTTGCACAAAACTTTATACGCAAAGTAAAGTTTGTAATTAATTCAATGCCAAAATGGTTATTGATACCACAGATTGTGAATAACAATAAACAGGCTCTAGAATTTTCAAATGGTTCGACCATTAAAGCTGTGCCAACATCAGAAGATGCAGGTAGATCTGAGGCGCTTACATTATTGATAGTTGACGAGGCTGCTTTTGTAAGAAACTTTGATACTTTGTGGACCGGTCTGTATCCAACCCTATCGACTGGTGGTCGGGCCATAGTGTTATCAACCCCCAATGGTGTCGGCGGACAGTATTACGATTTGTGGAAACAGGCTGAAGACGGAGAAAACGTTTTTAATCCAATCAAACTGACATGGGACGTTCACCCAGATAGGGATGACGCTTGGTTCGCAGAAGAAACTAAGAACATGTCAAAAAAACAGATTGCACAAGAATTGATGTGTGATTTTCAGGCATCAGGCGATACTTTTTTGCAAGTCGAGGATATCGATTACATTAGAGGTTGGATTCGACCTCCCATCGAAAAGTGGGGCCCGGACATGGGAGTATGGGTATGGGACTATCCTCTTTCTACAAAAAAATATATTATTAGCGCTGACGTAGCAAGAGGCGACGGCAACGACTATTCAACTTTTCATGTGTTCGATACAGAAGCATCATCGGTAGTAGCTGAATATAGGGGTAAGTTGCCACCTGATAAGTTTGCTCAAGTACTTGCGGAAGCTGGTCGACGATACAATGATGCACTACTTTGCCCGGAAAACAATTCATACGGTTATGCCGTAGTTATGAAACTAGTCGAAATGGATTATAGAAATCTCTACTTCCAAAACGAAAAGGATAGATACTCCCATATGTACGGTACACAGGACGTTGGAAAGATAGGGTTTCAAACTAATGTTAAGACCAGATCACAGATTCTAACAAAGCTGGAAGAGGTACTCCGAACAAAGCAATTGTCTGTAAAATCTGCGCGGCTGTATGACGAATTAAAAACGTTCGTTTGGAAAAATGGAAAAGTTCAGGCTCAAAAGGGACAGAACGATGATTTGATTATGGCATTGGCAATTGGTGTTTGGTTGTATGATACGACACCGCAACTTTCAAAGACTGGCACAGACATAAATAAAGCTATGTTGGCAGCGTTTGGTACATCAAACACATCAATGTCAAACACAGTAATGAACACATCACCAAACAGTACTGTGGATTCTAGAGGCAACAGGATAATTACTAACAACAATAATGAGTATACTAATTTTGATTGGCTTATAAAATAGTCATATATTTATATGATAAAGAGGAATTAAATGGCTGAAAACAACAATGAAAATCTGTTTAGACGGCTAACTAAACTATTCAGATCCGGACCTACTGTAAAAAGAAGAGTTCGCTCATATGATCCAAATTCTCAGACTGCCTCAACCGCGGTTGATTTATTTAAAAAGGCTCATTCAGATGTATATAATTCAACATTAAGTGCTTATGGTACTTTTGATAGAATGGCAAGATATTCTGATTTTTCAGAAATGGAAGCTACACCAGAGATTGCCAGTGCGCTTGATATATACGCAGAAGAAACAGTTTCAGAAGACGCTGAAGGTAAATGCCTACACATCAGATCTGATAATAGAAAGGTGAGGGAATTACTAAGTACACTGTTTTATGATACCCTAAACATTGATTTCAATCTTGTCATGTGGGTTAGAAATCTTTGTAAGTATGGTGATTTCTTTTTATTCAACGACGTACATCCAGAGTATGGAGTGATAAACGCTTATCCGATTCCTATTACAGAGATGGAGCGCGAGGAAAATTACGATCCATCAGATCCTGCCGCGGTAAGATTTCGTTGGGTTACACAGGGCAATCAAGTTTTAGAAAACTGGCAGATTTCTCACTTTCGTTTATTGGGTAACGACGCTTTTCTTCCATATGGTTCTTCGGTATTAGAGTCTGCGCGTCGTATTTGGCGCCAGCTTATTCTTATTGAAGATGCAATGCTAGTGTATCGCGTTATTCGATCCCCGGAAAGACGTGTGTTTTACATTGATGTAGGTAACGTTCCACCAGAGGATGTACCCAATTATGTTGAGCAAGCCAAAACGGCATTAAAGAGAAGCCCGGTTATTGATAAAAGCAATGGCCAGATGGACCTTAGATATAATCCAATGTCTGTCGACGAAGATTATTTTATTCCAGTTAGAGGTGGAGATTCTGGAACAAAAATAGATTCTTTAGCGGGAGGTTCGAACACATCTGCTATCGAAGACGTTGAATATATACAGAAAAAACTATTTGCCGCTCTAAAAATACCAAAAGCTTATTTGGGATATGATGAAGATGTCGGAGCCAAAGCAACGCTAGCACAAGAAGATATCAGGTTTTCTAGAACAATCCAAAGAATTCAAAAGACAATTATTGCAGAACTTAATAAAATTGCAATGATCCATCTTTACTCTCATGGATTTGAGGGTGAAGACTTACTAGATTTTAGTTTATCTCTATCAAATCCAAGTTCCCTAGCTCAACAACAAAAACTTTCTTTAATAGAGCAAAAATTTTCAATTGCTGGTTCTGCACCTGAGGGAATGGTCTCAAGAACATGGATACGGCAAAATGTTTTTGGATTCACACGTGACGAAATAGATCGAATAGAAGAACAAAAGTTGGCTGAAAAAATACTGGACATGCAGATTGAGGCCGCCAAACCGCCTGGAGGCGAAGAGGAAGCTGAAGGTGGTGGAGACGAAGGCGGCGGTGATGAAGGTGGAGGTCTGTTTGCCGCAGACTATCCGTCAAACCAGAATTTGCTTGACGGCATGCCGGTAGAATATAGTGATACCATGGCTGAGTATGACGAAGTGTCTGAGGAAGACCTAGATGAAATAGATCTTGAAAACATATCAGCAGAATATATCAAGCCATCACAGGTATCAAGTCGACAGAAAAACGTATTTGGAGACGATCTAATAAAGAAAAAAGATCGATCTGTGAAGAATGGATCACTTGAGACGCATATGCCGGATTTCTTAAAAATGACATCAACCGGTCGGGCAGGTAGAAAACAGGATACTTTAAATAATCCATATGATACTGATTTCCTAAAAAATCCTTTTGGTAATCCGTTTACAGAGGGCAAAAAAAGTCTTGCAGATATAATTTTAGGTGAACAAGAAGAACCTGATAATAATTATAATGGTTACAGACCAAGTTTAGATTATGCTATGCAAAGAACGTTGGAGTCAATGAATAAAAAGTTTGGAAAGTTAAAGATACTAAAGGAAGATAAAGAATTAGAACTAGGCTTCGAATTGGAGGAAGACGATAATGACTAGAAAATCCCACAACAAAAAAAGAAATGTCGGGATTATTTACGAGCAATTGATTTTGACTGTCTCGAAAGGAATTGTAAAAAATAATCCAAAGCTTGTTGAAAGCGCGAAAAGTATTATTAAAAAACATTTTGTACCTGGCACCGAGCTATACAAAGAGCACAAACTCTTTCAAGCGCTTGTCAAACCACATATTGATAATGATTCGTTGGCAACATCAATTTTAGGCGAGGCAAAAAAAGCAGCAAGAGCCCACGATTCGAATCGATTAGAACGTGAAAAATCACGACTCATAAGAGACATAAATCTAACTTTTGGAAAAGGCTTCTATGGTACACGTATCAAGGAATACAAGGAGTTTGCTACAGTACAGACGTTAATGAACGATTGGCGCCAAAATAGCACTAATATTCAGCGTATTGTTGAATATGAGCAAAAGGTACACAACATACTTACATCTGAAAAAACAGTAAAAACATTGTCTGAGCATAAATCACCTGATGCTGATAATCTTGTCGTAAAAATAATGACAGAAAAATTTAATCAGAAATACGGTTCTAAACTTACTGATCAGCAAAGCATGCTTATAAAAAATTATGTAATGTCAGATAAGAAAATTAATTTTGAATCGACACTCAATTCTATACGAGAAAACTGTATTAGAGAGTTAAATCGTTATTCAATCAACTGTGAATCATCAATAGTAAAAAGCAAAATAGATCCTGTCATTTTAGAACTAAAACAACTGGATACAGCAAATCTAAATGACGAAAACTTTAGCAAATTTATGACTTTGTGTCATTTGCAAAAAGAGCTTAAGGAGAGAACAAATGGATAATGCCCTTAGATTATTACAGGAATGGAATGCTTTTTCATACGATAGAGAACAGATACTTGAGGAAAGAGCAACCAATGGCGGCCGGTATGTCATGAGAGGCGTGCTGCAAAAATCCAACACGTTAAACCAAAACGGAAGAATATATCCGAAAGAAATATTAGAACGCGAAGTCCGAAATTATCAAAAGTTTATTGCAGAACGTAGAGCACTTGGTGAATTAGATCATCCAGAATCTTCAGTAGTTGAACTTAAAAACGCATCACACCTTGTAACTGAGGCTTACATGGAAGGGGATATATGCTATGGAGTGGTTGAAATCCTTGATACACCGAGTGGAAAAATACTTAAATCACTTGTTGACGCAGGCGTTACTCTTGGTATTAGTTCTCGTGGTGTTGGGTCTACTCGACGTGAAGGTGACCACCAAGTGGTTCAAGATGATTTTCAGCTTATTTGTTGGGATTTTGTTAGTGAGCCATCTACTCCTGGGGCATTCATGATGAAAGAAGGCCGTGAAATAAAAGAATCGGATTTAAAAAAATATTTTAATAAATCTGACAGAGTGGATAGAATACTTAACGATATTTTAGATTGGAGAAAATAAAATGGCTTATCAGGATATAGACCGAAGAAGGGAAGGCACAATTGGCTTTCCAAACGTTACTGGATCATTTGACCCAAACGCAATACCGTATCAGTATGCGGGTACATACGGTTCTGAAACTCGTGTACAGTTTCCTTTTGAGTCCCAATGGATTCAGATTACTGCAATAACCTCCGATACTGTAAAGTATGCTTTTCGTAATGGCGGTACAGGCGGCAGCAACTACGGAGCGGTTGGCGGTAATTCGACAACGCACATTATGTATATTAAAGCATCAGAAATATACGTTTTGAATGATGCAGCAATAACAGTGGGTATGTCACTTATTCCAAGCGGTACCAACACATACGATATGGACACAAGATACTAGGATGGAATAGATGGCAAAAGTTAAACGTTCAGTTTTAAAACAGTTGATAAAAGAGTGTTTAGTTGAGATATTGGTTGAAGGAATTAGCGCTGACTCAAACATTGCTAATGCATTGGTCGAGGCGGCAACGCCTCGACCGTCTTCGAAAAATAACGATAATTATAAAAAGGAAGTCGAAAGAATTAATTCTCATCGCAAAAAGCTAGATGAAGTCAGGGTCAATGATCTGAACGAACAAATAATTAATAATGTTACGGAAGATCCAATGATGGCTGATATTTTTAGAGATACGGCCCAGACGACATTACAAGAACAAGGAATGTCAAATAATGCCCGCGACGCTAGAAGGGTTCCAGCTGACGCTGCATCTCAGGCAGTTGCAAATAACGATCTAGAAGATTTGTTTGAGGGAGCTGGAAACTGGGCGGCTCTAGCATTTAACAATAAGAGCAAGTAATAATCATTTTACGGCATACTTATTGTTGAGATTAATTTGCTAGTTTAGGAGATATTACCATGGCAAGAAAAACAAAATCATTTGATCTAAAAGAGTTTATTTTACAAGAAGCCGCAAAACTTTCTGGCAAACCTACACCTGTCAGCAAAGTAAAGGCAAAAGAATATAAAGCTGGACAAGAAGCTTCTCAGCTTGAAAAGAATGTGAACCATGCCAAGCATCTTAAATTGAAAGAAGCTAAAATCAAGGCTGCTCACAAAAAATTGGTACAAGAAATGAGACGTTTGCAAAAAAGAAAAGTTGCGTTAAAGAAAAAAATTATGAAGGACATATAATTTAAATTGCAAACTGGAGAAAATAAATGGGCGTCATAAACATAACAGATAAATCTCATCCGGAACAAGCCGGACGAGCACAGGAATCAATGCCATATCCAACTGGAATAGGAATAATTCCAGAGCCTTCTAATGTGTATGCGTTAGATATCAGGGGCAACGACATATCAGCCGTTGGTTCTGGAAACCAAGGCCGTAATCAGGATGTGTTAAATGCAGCATTCCCCGCTGAAACACTAGGCCTAAACACATATGATCCACTTGATTTATATAGAAAGCTCCTTGCCGGAGATCAGGCAATGGCTTTAGGTTCAAGTCCGGCGTTAGGCGCCGAAAAGTACATGGGCGCAAATTACGGCACGCATCACTTAACGCATGACCAGGCGCCAGATTTATCACAGGTTGCTATTGAAGATTTAAATATTCCTAACGCGTTTGTTCCAGATCTTGCCGCCGGCAAAGCTGGTACCAGTGCTAGTGATTACGCTGGTTCTCTTACGACAAACGGTATTAGAAATTCTTTTCCACTTCCACAAAACGCTCAACCCACTGGCCTTGATTTAAATGCAGGAGACGGATCTTTGAATCCTGCTTCTACTCGAACAAGACTTGGTGATTGGACCAGGCCGACATTAGGAAGATGGAACAGCGATGATGATTAAGGTCGTATAGTTAAATGGCTTTTCCAAAAGATGCTAGATCGGATTTAGGTTTTGCAAGACTAGCAAAATCACCAATGCAGAGAGGAATGGTTGGCTCAAATAGCTGGCCATTCCTTGATGATTTTGAAGAACCTGAATATACCGACGATGAGTTAGAATTAAAGGACATGATACAAAACAAAATGTTACCGCCTGTATCTGACTATGGCGACATGTCCGGACTTGACAGATCTGCGTATCACGATATTATAAAAGTAGAAGCTGTGGCTTCGGGGCTTTCACCCTTTCCTAACATGTATAAAAAAAGAGATGGCCATTTGGGTAGATCTAGCAAATCCATAGCCAGCACACATGCGCACGGTTTTAGAGTAGAAAAAGAGTTTTCTGGGCATAAGTATAGTAGTGAGCCTTTACCTGATGAAGATGAGCCTGTATACTCATTAAAAGATTTGGCTTTAAAGCAATTAAGAGAATGTATAAAGAATATGATTTTGGATTATTATGAGCAAATTTAATTTTCAAGTGAAAGCAAACCCGAAAGCGAAAGATCAATCGGTCGAGAGCCAAAAGGTAATTAGAAAGTTTTTGCAAAAGTGGAAAAAATCTGGACTCTTAAAAGAATTAAGAGACCGGCAATATCCAGTGACACGTGGACAAAAGGCTAGAAAGAAAAAAATGGCCGGGAAAAGACGTACTCAAAGAAGATTGAAAAAAAAGTAATCCTTGCAAAATAACAACATAATTATGAAAAGATAACATGGAGACAAATCATGAGTGGTAATTTGTATGATCAAGCAATCGCAGACGCAAAAAAACTCAAAGAGTTGGCGGAAAAAAACGCTACCAATAAAATAATTGAGTCAATCGCGCCAAAAATTAGATTGCTTATTGAGCAAGAAATCGACGATGAATTAGATTTAAGTGATTCTGATACCAGCGGTCTAGATGACGACATGGAAGATTTAGATGCAATGCTTGGTTCATCAACTGCTGCTGAATCACTAGGAATGACCGATATGGAGACTGCGGGTATGCCAATGCAGCCGGATCCGATCGAGCCTGTTCAGCAAATTAATTTAGAAGATGATGATGACGAAGACGAAAAAAACGTCACAGTAAATATTACAGTCGAGTCCAGACTTGACCGTAGAGCAAAAATGTTTAGAAAGAAAGCCGTAGACTTAGTAATTAAACTTAAGGAAGCAAAAAACACACGGCAAAAAAATAAAATCTTGCGTGAGTTATCAACAATAAAAGAAAGTTTAGTGCTTACAAATGAAGCTGATAAGAAACTCAACACAGAAATAAACGAAGTTCTTAAGGAGAGCAAAAAAATGTCAAAAAATAAAAAATCATGGATTAACGAAAACTCTTGGTGGTTGTTTGAAGCTGAAGAGGGTGAAGACGAATTAGATCTCGACCTTGGGGACGAAGACGAAGACGAGGAAGAAGGCGAAGAGGATATCGACGTTGGCGCTATTAAGTCGGCTGTAGAAGATCTTGCTGGAGCTATCGGTCTTGAAGTTGCTGAGGGTGGCGAAGACGAAGAAGACGAAGACGAGGATGAAGACGAAGAATTAGATCTTGATCTTGACGAAATGGATAAGATGTATGATGCTGATTATAACAATGAAGCTGATTATAACAACGAAGCTGATTATAACAACGAAATGCATCACATGAAAGAAGCTGATAAAGATATGGATGAGGCTGATGACATGGATGAAGATGAAATGATTGAAATCAATGAATCTGCTATTCGTAGAGAACTTGCTCGCATGACTGGCGGCCGCTCTAATCGTCCAACTCGTAGATCACGTATGGCTGAATCACGTCGACGCCGTTTGGCAAGAAGACGCCGTCTTTCTGAAATGGGTGATCCATTATCAGCACAAGCAAACTTTGGTGGCTCAAGTGAAGTTATCGAAGTAGACGAAGAAACTTTAATTAATGCATTGGCAGAGGAACTCGGTAGTTCTGACGGTTTAGACCTCAATCCAGATGGAAGTGGAGATGCTTCAAAGATGGCTGGTCACTTTGGCGGAGGATCTGTTGGACGTCAACAAGTCTCCGAATCACGCCGTCGACGTCGTCAAAGAAGATTGTCTGAATCAAGACGACAACGCCAAGCTGATAATCAAAGAAGAGAACTCATGGAAGCTAAAAAAGCTGCAGCTGCAGCTAAGAAAGAACTCAATGAGTCAAATCTGTTCAATGCCAAATTACTTTACGTTAATAAGTTAATGCAACAACACGACTTGAACGCTAAGCAACAACGTGCAATTGTCGAGGCCCTAGATAATGCCAAGACGCAAAGAGAAGCTAAGCTATTATACACTAGCCTAACCGAAAGCCTTCGAAGAAGAGCTCAGTCTAAGACTGGAACTTCTAGTTTAAATGAAGGATTGGTACGCGGCGGTTCCGCAAGTAGCCCTGCCCGGTCATCAGCACCGGCTAAGTCAAGCACGGGTTTGGATCGTTGGGCCACTTTGGCAGGTATCAAGAAGTAATCAACTAATAATAAACAAGACAAATAAACTTTAAAGGAGTATTAATCATGTCTTTTACATTAAATCAGTTGACCGAAGGTATCCGTCAGCGTCATATGGGCGCTCAACACCAACGGTTGACAGAAAAGTGGAACCGAACTGGTCTACTTAGAGGTCTTCAAGACCAATCACGCGAGAACATGGCTGTTCTTTTGGAAAACCAAGCCGCTCAAGTTCTTCGCGAAGCAAACACACTCGGTGGTACTACCAACGCAACATCTGGAAACGCATCAGGTGATATCCGTGGATTCCAAAACATCGCATTTCCAATCGTTCGTCGTGTATTCGGTGGATTGGTTGCTAATGACCTTGTTTCTATCCAACCAATGTCTCTTCCAAGTGGACTTTTGTTCTACTTAGATTACACATACGGATCTTCAAACGGTGAAGTTGACACAGGCTCAGGTACTGATGCAGCTACTTATGCTGCAGGTCAATCGATCTACAACTCTCCAACTGGTAAATCAATCCAAGAAGGATCTTTTGCTGTTGGTGGTCAATACGATTTAGCTGGATCTGGTTTCTCTCGTCGTCATGCTGAAGTTGAATTATCAGGTCACTCTGGTGAAACTACTGCTATTGAGTTTGGTATTATTAACCAGTCTGGTAAGTGGGAAAAAGGTAACATCATCACAGCTGTAGGATCATTGACCGGTGCTTCTGGTCGATTCATGCAGTTTGACCCACAGGTAACTACAGCTCTTGAAAACGGTACTATCTCTCACGTACAATTTGCACGTGTTGATGTAGGCTACTTGTCAGGCTCTGGTTTCCAAGCTGATCTTACTCTTATCAAGGATGTAGCTCTTTCTATGGATGACGCTTCGACTCTTGAAGAGGACGGTGTGGCTCCTGAAGTCGTACCTGCATCATTTCAAGCTGGAAACGGAATCCGTAACTTGCGTCGCTTGAATCAGTTGGTAACTATTCCATCTGCCACAAACGTTGTTTCTGCGGCTCCTTTAGCGACTACTAGCACATCAAATGCATTCGTTCTTATGACACTTATCGGTACAGGTTCTGCTTCTAGAACTGCAACTGGTGCTGGTGGTGCTCTTCACGGTGGTGACGCTGATGATGATTTGAACATATCATTTGTTCTTGGATCAAACCTTGACGTTGATAACACAATCGGCGATGCACTTACTATCCCTGCTTTCGAGTCTAACTTGGCTGCAAACGGTGCTTCTGTATCTCCAGTTATTCCTGAAATCGACATCAAGATTGAATCTTTGTCTGTAACTGCTGTAACTCGTAAGTTGCGTGCACGATGGTCTCCAGAGCTTGCTCAAGACTTGAACGCATACCACTCATTGGATGCAGAAGTTGAATTGACTCAGATCCTTTCTGAGCAAATCGCTCTTGAACTTGATCGCGAAATCTTGAACGACTTGTTGACACAAGCTAACGGTGCTAACTTCTTCTGGTCACGTGCTCCTGGTAAGTTCGTAAACAAAGAAACTGGCGCTGCTGCTAACAAGGCTTCTTCATTGGCCGGCGGTCCTGCATTCACTGGTACAGTACGCGAATGGTACGAGACTTTGGTTGAAACCATCATCGACGCTTCTAACACAATCCATCGTAAGACTCTTCGTGGATCTGCTAACTTCATCGTGGTTGGACCTGATGTTGCTACAATCCTTGAAAGCTCTGTATTGTACAAGCCTGTTTACAGCCTTGACGGTGACGGACAAGTTGGTGCTGGAATGACTATCGGTGCTGAAAAAGTTGGTTCATTGTCTAACCGTTTCACAGTGTACAAAGATCCTTACTTCCCACGTAACAAGATTCTTATCGGTTACAAAGGTGGATCTTACCTTGAAACTGGTTACGTCTATGCTCCATACGTACCTCTGATCGTAACTCCAACAATCTTTGCTCCTGAGGACTTCACTCCTCGTAAGGGTGTAATGACTCGTTACGGTAAGAAAATGGTTCGTTCGGACTTCTACGGAACTGTAACTTGTTTGGATATGAACATTATCTAATCTGATTAGAGTGTTCTAAACAGCGGGGCGGCGTGTCTTTTGACCGCCGCCCTTTTTTATTAAAGGTGCAAAATGAAAATATCAAAAAGACAACTTAAAAGAATTATTAGAGAAGAAAAGGCCCGAATCCTTGAAGAAACCAAGTCCTTTGACCGATCGGACGCTCACTACGTTGGCGGCGTAAAAATGACTGGACCAGGCGCTGATACTATTTTTGGCACAAAAAAGCGTGACGATAGATCGATCGAAAACAAGATCATGAGTATGGGCCCAGAACAACACCGCGATCTGATTGCTTTTATCTTTGAAAAAGCGCAATATACCTTAGGGCTTGACGGATTAGAGGATGCGATTGCAGAAGCTATGGATAAATTACGATAAGAGTTAGAAAGTGAAAATTACAAGAAAACAGTTACGGTATATTATCAAAGAAGCTACTCGAAAAGGAAAATCTAAAAAGAGAGGTTTCAAGATAAAATTTGATATGGGTGATAAACTGGTGTGTCCTCACAGCCCAGAATCAATGCCAGCTGGTTTCGCTCATCCTCAAGGTCTTTCTGGTGTTATAAAACGAAAAGAAGTCTCGCGGGGTAAAGGTATCATGTACTATAAGCTTATCATCGGTGGAAAGACTTTTGAGGGCGAGTTTAGTGGTTATGGATATGCTTCACGCGGTATTGACGATTTTGGTCCATTTTCCATGAGACTTAAACAAGAACACCGAAACATTCCAATGCCGTTGCATGAACCTCAAATAGTATTCGCCTGGGCAAATGGTGATTTAAAAATTTTTGATGTATAGTGAGAAAAATAATGAAAATTACAAAAAGACAACTTAAAAAAATTATTAAAGAAGAATACTCGCGGTTAAAGCAACAGGGTCTGATTACAGAAACGAGGATGTCATCAGGCAGATTAATTGTTAGTCAAGTTAATCAGCTTAAGCAAGCATATTTTATTCTAGATCCTGAAAGAAATTACGATCGGCAGTCTATAATAGAACAACAAAAAGTAGTTGAAAGACTTAAATCAGAAATGAATCCACGAGATTTTAAAATTGCATCACGGATGGCAGATATATATGTTGAATACTTAGGAACTGATTTTGGAGGCGGTGGCAGGATGACGCCATACGAAGAGGCGTTGTTTGACGAGGCCGAAGCGCTTGGATCTAAGATTGGTGTATCTGCTCAAGTATTATTCAGGTAAGGACACCAAAATGAAAATTACAAAAAGACAGTTAAGACAGATTATCAAAGAAGCTACAAGCAAGGACCGGCTTGATTACGAGGCAGGTATTGACATGGGTTTTTCTGATTACAATAGAGATATTAGAGATCGTGATTTATCAAAGCATAGTGAATCATTTCGCAAAGGCTATAGATATGGCTATAGCCAAGCAATGCGAATGGCTCAAGACTTTGATGATGGTAATCCGTACTAAGAGACTTTCGTGAAAATTACAAGACGTCAGATTAGACATGTTATCATGGAAGCATTACAACCAAAAATGTTACCTGATGGTTGGAAAATGCAGATACATGCTGGTGATTCTCTAAGTGCTGAGGGTCATTCTTTACTAGTGGTCCTTCTAAACAGTAACGGAAGAACTATAGGAAAAGTCGGCGCTGATAGGCATTGGACCGATAACCGTTGTATTGCAGACGTGTTTGAGGTTACAGGATCTGAAGTTCGTGGTGGTTATGGACCAACACTATATGATGTTGCAATAGAGTGGGCAACACTGAATGGTCTTGGATTGGTAGCAGACCGCTCAGGTGTGTCTGCAGAAGCAGAAAGAGTATGGCAAAAATATCTTACAGCCAGGCCCGATGTATCAGCTCACCGGTTACCTGATGGATATTGTGTTGGGCCCGAGGCAGAGTATGGCGGCGGAGAATGGTATCTTCACAGATACACAAAAGAGGAAAACCTAATTCCTGCTATGGCTAGATTTGGTCAGCTAGAAATAATATATGACGATGAAATTGAGGACATGAATCTGTACATGTAGTCCTTAAATTAATTTATAAAAACAAAATATATTTGGTATAATGTCTGCGTAACCAATAATTATGATTAAGCCCCTAGCATGGACATAAGGCGGACCCCACACGCTCGCTAGGGAATCATGTGGACAAGTAATCTCAAACAAACTTTAAGGAGAAAAATTATGCCAAAAGTAATCGTAACCGATACCAAGGGACTTCATCAAGTTACCGGTACAGGTGTTGAAGGCTTGGAAGCCATTAAATTTAGTAGCAAAATTGCAGTTGGAGTTACCCAAACAAATTATGATACAGCAGCAATTTCAATTCCTGCGAATGCTCTGATCACTGATTTGGGTTATATTTGTGTCGACGCGCTTGATGCAAATACATCCACAACATTGACTTTCTCATTTGGTACCGCAGCTGGAGGCGCTCAGTTAGTGACCGCAACACAGCTTAACCAAACAAATACTGATATCGCTGCAGGCGTTACACAGTCAATTCAGCTTGGAAACATACCTCACGCATCAGGTGCGGCGATTCCTTATAAGGCTGGTGCTGCATATTTTAGCGCAACTGCAAGAGACATATTCATGCGTGTAACCGTTGGTGGCGCTAACATGTCGAATGCCGGATCAGTTATTGCTTTTGTTAAATACTGTATAGTGCCAAGCGCATCATTGTAATAGAACAATAAAGTAACAACATGCCACCCTTCCTTGATTGGTTGGGTGGTTTTTGTTAGATTTTATAAAAGTAAAACATACTTATAAAAGATAGCGTTTAATATACTCAGAACAGGAGAGAGAAATGGCTACATCAAAAAAGACAACTAAGGCTGAGACCGTTGCTGCTCACGGACACGCTGAGCTCGAAGCAAAAGTCGCTGGATTAGAAAAGTTAGTTGCAGAACTTAAAAAAGAATTAAAAGAGCATTGCGCAAAATCCGAAAAAGAACATAAGGCTTTAGCTGACAAGTGTGATGCATGCTGCGAAGCAAAAGTTTCTGCTAGTGCTGCTGATCCGCGGGTTGATGCAATGTGGAAATGGCTGAGAAAAGACCGAATTTTCCGCTCAGAAAACTAATAATAATCACCAGCCATGTGTAAACAATACAGGATATCGGCCATAATGGCCGATATTTTTTTTTATTTTTTTTAATTTAGGTTAATGGCGTGTGGCGTGTAAGTTTTATTGGTGAAAGTTTATCCTAATAGAAACTAGTTCAAGGTTGTTTGGGTTTTATACACATAATTATAAACGAACATGAACGGAGATAAAGCGTGGCCACATTTACAAACACAGTAGATCCAACTCCTTTTGGGATATTTGATTCTGATACAGATTTTCAATCCGATGCAGATTCAATGATTACATTTGTAAAAAGAAAGCTAGGTGATGACGTCCTAAGCGTTGAGTTGACCTCCAAGCAAATATGGATGTGTTTTGAGGAATCTGTTTTCGAATACAGCAAATACATAAACGAGTATATGACTAAGTCGCAGCTTGGTAATCTTATGGGAATGGCAACCGGCTCTCTTTCCGGTTCAGAAAATAAATTACCTCGAGAGACATTAGAGTTTCTTATGCGAAAAGCCGAACCGTATGCTTCGCACGCGGCACTCGGAGGGTCTCACAACATAATCTCCGGATCTATTACGTTAACAGGATCCCAGCAAGACTATGATATCCATACAGATCTTCTTAATGGAGACGGCGATTCAATATATTCCGCACAATCCGCTGGCTCAAAAACAAAACTTCGTATATTTGACATTTATCATTTTTCAGCTCAGGCAGCTTATAGATTTTTTGATACAACGTCTGCTATAAATTACTTGAATAACGAGTTTTCTTTTGAGTCTTTTACTCCGGAAACTGTGTTCTATGTCCTGCCTGTATTTGAGGATGTATTACGACAACAGCAGATGGATACATCTAACAGAGTGCGAAGATCACAGTATACCTACGAACTGATAGGCACAAAACTACGCATATTTCCAAAGCCAACTGCACGAGTTAATGGCCAAAAGCTTTGGGTGCGCGTAGGATATGCTATGGATGGTCTAAATCCAGCATATCAAGATGATACTATTTTTGGGGTATCGGGACCACAAAACGTACCATTTGGAAATATTGAATATGCAAAAATTAATTCAATGGGCAAACAGTGGATCCGCCAGTTTACTTGCGCATTGGCAAAAGAAGTGCTAGGGCAGGTTAGAGGAAAATTCGGATCTGTGCCAATACCCAATGGCGACGTATCGTTAAACGGTGGCGACCTAAAATCAGAGTCTTCAAGCGAACAAGAACGATTACGCACGGAGTTAAAAGAAATGTTAGATGGTCTCACGTACGACAAGCTGCTTGAAGCACAAGCAAATGAAGCTGAGACATTGACAAGATTGTTAAAGTTAGTTCCTATTCCATTCGGTAAGTCAATAATGATAGGATAGGAGACTATACATGGCAAGATTATTTATAACAGCAAGAGAAATCGATTTTATTTCTGACATAACAAAAGAACTTACAAAAGATATAATCGGTCAAGTGATATACTACTACAAACCTCGTGTAGATTTATCAAATTCCAACAACGTATATGATGAAATGACGGAAAGGGTGTTTGATCCACCAGTAGAAATAGATTGTACGGTTCAATGGAATCCATCGGAAAAAACAACGGATCGATATGGCCACCAGTCGCTTTCATCAATTGAAATATATCTACACTATCGAGATTTATTAGACCGTGGACTAGTCGTTGAGGAGGGTGATTTCTTTCAATTCGGCGACACATTCTACGAAATGACGACCGTCAATCGTGATAAGATTATGTTTGGACAAGTTGAACATATAACCGGTTACAAAATAGTTGCCAAGCAAGCAAGAAAAGGACTGATTGATAAACCTGTTAACGGACCAACCGGTGAGCAATTTACAGATGCCGGATCCGTGCAAGATACATTCGCACAACAGCGCGGTGACGTATCTAAAGGTGACAAAAGACAACTGGTGTCTGATGGTGTACTAGATAGCCCGATCGGAAACGCTCAGACGGTACGAAAGGACGGTAGTGCAAAGTCTTCATTCTATGGAGATGAATCATGATATACAAGAATCAAAAAATAGACGCAGCATTATACAATGTCGAAGACTTTCAAGAACTTCCATCTTGTGGTGTTGAAGATCTAGATAAGGCCGTATACGATTTGTTTGCAAATAAGCTTCCATTTTATTATCGAACAAAAGATACTCAGAAAAGAATGCCGGCAATATTTGCTTCTGGTGAACGTGCGGTCATGTTAAAAAAGAGGCGTGCACTAAGAGATAACACAGGGGCTTTAATCTTACCGGTTATATCCGTGCTTAGAACAGGCTTAGAGCAGGATCCTGAGGGATACGGACTTACTCCAACCGGCGATGAAATTATTATTAAGAAAAAAATATATAAAAATAACGCTGAATATAAAAGAGAAAAAAACTTTGAGGGATTGCGAAACGCTGACTATACTATAAAAGAAGAGGTTTTAAACGGTCATTTTTCTAAAAGAGAATATTACCTTGGAGACAGTTATCCATCCATCAGAAAGAATACAAATAATATATGTGAATATTACACAATGCCTGTACCCAGGTTTTTTAAATGTACATACGAAATTACTTTCTGGTGTCAGTTTCAAACACAGTTGAACAATGCCTTAGAAGCTTTGATGGATTTCTATAACACTCCTGCACGCGCATTTATGCTGGAGTCAGAAAAAGGATACAAGTTTACAGCAAACATCGATGGTGCGATAAGCCAAGATAACAATACCGACTCTTTGACTGACACAGAAAGAATTGTAAAAGCATCAATCACTCTCAACAGTTATGGGTACATAATTAATCCGGATTACCCAGGTTCTGTTTCTTCTATAAAGAGATACGTCACGCAGCCAAAAGTTGTTTTTGAGACAAATATAGGCACAGTACCCACTATTTTAAAATCTTCTGGGTTAACGAGCAATGATCCTAATAATTATGTAGAGGAAGATTGGGCCAATGAATTTGACAATTTACCAGGCTCAGGACTAGGTACCACGGTTTTGAACACAGAAAATGAGGCGGATGTGACAATAGGAACCACTAATAAATTAGTTACAAATCGATACGTGTTAGAAACAAAAGATCCAAATACAGGAAAAGTTACAACCGAAGAATATATTATCAAAGATGTTAATAAAAGAAACGGTGAAATTGTGTTAAGACAAATAAGGGTTTTATAGTCCAGAAAACATATTTAATAAAGAACAATAGGAGATTATTCAAATGGCTGAACAAACATTCAAAAGTGCAGGTTTTTTCGATTTCGAAACAGAAATAAGCCGGTCGACGTCAGCAGCATCAGGAGTTCCGCTCGCTGTTATCGGTACTGCAGAAAAAGGCCCTGCTTTCAACCCTGTTTATTTTGGTTTGCCCGCTGGCGCTTCAACAGTTGGAGAGCAGCTGCGCAACTTTACCGAAAAATTTGGAAGTATCAGTCCCACACAATTTGGTCCATATGCTGTTAAAGCTTGGTTCGAACAGGGAGTGAGTTTTTCAAACATTACTAAATCTTGTCAATACCTTCGTGTTCTTGGTGCCGGTGCTAACTCACAGCCTGGCGACTTCACAAACACCGGAACATACGGAATAGTTAAGTCTGCCGGGTTTAAGGTTAATCACCCTAATCCTTTTGCGTTGCTCGACGGTGCAGGAGGGCCATCAGTTAGTGGCGATCACCGTATTACTCACGGTGGCCAAAGATCAGTTCCAGGTACAACATATTTCTTGGCAGCAAGACATGAAGTACCAGCTACATCGGACACAGCGCTTCCACACTTTACTGATAACGATTCATTTAAGGGCGTTTCGTCCTCTGGTGCAGATGACGTTAACCTCATTAGAGCAATGATTTTCACGCCAACTGGATCTGCATTATTAGTGGCTGACTATGATTCCGTTAATATTGAAACTCCAACAAATGGTATTGGCGCAGGAATTTTTGCAGCTGGACAAGCTGGTTTGGCTTCTGGATCGGTTTCAACTAAATCAACTAGTTTATTTAAGCTGCTTGTTTCATCATCTGACGGAGCTACATTTGCTACAACCGATGGAAATGCTGGAGTTAAAATATTTACATGCTCATTAAATCCAGATGAAGATGAATATATCGGAAACGTTTTGAATACGGATCCACTTCTCATGGCTTCTCAAGGACATTATCTATACATTGATTGGCCTGTAACAAACGTTGTTGCTCCGGTAAAAACTGATATCTCTACGATTGCTTTATTGTCAGGATCTTCAGAAGATCCAGGTGTTGGACTGTCAGCAGCTGATGATGTACCGGCAACGTTGTTAAACCAGTATCAAAACATGTTTGGAAGATTTGATACAAGATACAGTACTGCAAAAACACCGTACATCATTTCACAACCATTTGGAAAAACAGAGCATAACTTGTTTTACTTTGAAAATCTTTCTGACGGTGCCGCTGGAAACACAAACTATTATATATCGATAGAAAACGTAAAAGCATCAACAGACCCAGCCAATTTGTATGGAACGTTTGACGTTGTTCTTCACTCATTTCCCGATACTGCTGGAGCAACATCAATTCTAGAACGTTACTCTAGAGTAAGCCTAAATCCGGATGCTAAAAACTATATCGGTAAAGCAATCGGCGATTTCAAATCAACATACAACTTTGATACTACTGTAGATAAAAGAAGATTCTCTAACTCTGGTGCAAATCCATTAAAATCTAACAGAATCCGAGTTGTCGTTGCTGAGAGTGTAAAAAGAAAATTGATTCCACCGATTGCATTGCCATTTGGTTTCCGTGGTATTCCTACAATTAAGACATCGCCATCCATAAGAGATTGTGGTTCAGCCTCAGACGCTGAAGCGGCTGTTACAGAAAACATCGCCTTGGGTGACGTACCAAGGCTTGCACCGTTCTTTACCGGTTCGATTGCTGATTTTGCTGCCAATGATATAAAGGTAAAAGCCGGTCTGACCGGTTCGATTGTGCCTCCATTGCCTTTCCGGTTTAAGCAAGCTAAAACAGGTGACCTTAAGTCATCTCCTTCGTTTATTGGTCAGCCTGGTCCTCAAACTGCGACAGATGCAACATTGAACTGGGGCGTGCAATTTGAAAACCAAAGATCTGAGACAAAACCTTGGGAAGCAGGCAGTGCTGACTTGGATCGAACAAACGGTATTATCAAATCATATGCTAAGTTTCAGGGTATCTCAAAGCTAAACACCGTTTATACCGGATCAGCTGTAGATAAATTTAATAACAATAAGTTTACGTTAGCAAGAGTTGCGCTAGTAAATCAGTTAAATGCTACTAACCCGTTACAAGACATCACCGGTTCGGCTTCCGATCATATCAAAGATGCAGCATACATTCGTAACGGCGTGGTCGATGGTGCTGACTATACTGTATATGATAGAGTGCTCGATGGTGATCGTATATCACTTGCAACGCTGTTAGCAAAAGATAAAAAGAAATACAACAAGTTTTCTTCATATGCCAAGTTCAATACTATATTTTATGGTGGATTTGATGGTTTAAATATTTTTGACCGCGACGCGTATGAAATGAACGATAAAGCTAGCTCAACAGAGGCTGGCGGCTTTGCTCGTGACATTGTCGGAGGAACCGGAATCACAGGTTCTGATAACGGCACTCTTATGGGTAAGGGAATAAACAACAGTATTATTCAGTCATACCGTTCAGCAATCGATATTATTAATGATCGATATCAGTCAATACACCACATATTGAACATTCCAGGTATACGTGAACCATTAATCACCGATTACGCTTCTGAAAGAACAGAAGATTATCAAATGGCCATGTATGTAATGGATATTCCAAACTACGATGAATCTGGTAACCGACTATTTATTGACAGTACCGTTGTTCCATCTGTTGTTAAAACTGTAAGCAAGTTTGAGGCAAGAGACTTAGACAATAGTTATACTGCGACATATTTCCCAGATGTAATAATCGACGATCCAATTAACGGTAATCGAAGAACAGAAGTTCCGGCATCGATCGCCGCTGTGACTGCATACTCCTACAGTGATTCATCAAAAGGTGGCTCTGTATGGTTTGCACCAGCTGGTTTTGACAGAGGTTCTTTGAGCCCGGTTAAAAATACAACAGTACGCCTGACGACACTAGACCGTGACGATTTGTATGAAGCAAAGATCAATCCAATCGCAAACTTCCCCGTTGTAAATCCAGGTTTTGTCGAGTATAAAATTTGGGGCCAAAAAACATTGCAACTTAGACAATCCGCGTTGGACAGAGTAAACGTGAGAAGAATGTTACTTGAAGTAAAAAGACAAATCCTTCAGATATCACGTCGACTCTTGTTTAAGCGCAACAACCCGCAGCTTCGCACAAGATTCATCAGTGCTCTTTCGCCAAAATTATCTTTTATACAATTGAATCAGGGAATTGAGTCGTTTAGAATAATTATGGATGATAGTAACAATACTGCGTTAGACCAAAAAAATTACAAACTAAACGGAAAGGTAATCATTGTGCCAACAAGAACGATTGAATTTGTTAGTATTGATTTTATTATTGATCCAGACGGCGTAACATTTCAATAAGAATAACAGGAGAAACTTAAATGCTTATTAACATTAATGAAGTTGATAATTCAAGTCCAACAGTCGTTGAGACGTTTGCTGGAATTCCGGCTGCAATTATAGGCACTTCACAAACTGGTCCGGCTTTTGTACCGCAGCTAGTTAATTCAGAAGAGACCTTCATCGAAACGTTTGGAAACATTTCTTCGGAACATTTTGGCTCTGTTGCTGTAAGAGCTTGGTACAGTGAAGCTCAAGCAAATGCCGGCTTAGTGTATCTTCGCGTTCTTGGCGTTGGTGACGGAAAAAAACGTACAACAAACAGCCGAGTAGCAAATGCTGGATTCGTGGTTGGTGCAAACAATGTTCGAACCGAAGCTGAAAAAGCGCTATATTCATCAGTGACAGTTGGATCTTTACAAAACAACCCATACGCTAACGAAACAGCCGCTTCTGACGGCGGTGCCGAAGCAACAGTCGTGCTTGCAGATCCTGTCTCACCAGATACCCATAACCAAACACTTATAGTCACCGTTGGCGGATCTGTAGTATTGACGATCACTACTGATGATGGTACGCCATATACGGCAACTCCAACACTATCTGGTGCGACCCACACGCTCGGTATTGCCGGAACGCAAAACGCAACATCCATATTTGCTGCTTTGGCACACTTACTCAACCAGCTGGATGGTTTCTCAGCTACAGCAAACGGAGCAACAGATGTTACTGTAACTGCAGACGCCAAAGCGGATCTTACTAGCGATATAACGCTGACTGGTACATATATTTCTGGTGGACATTTTAGTTCTACATCAACTCTAGGTCGCCGAGCTCGCGTCGCACCTGCAGCGCCTGGTCGAATGTATTTCTTATCAACAATCATGTCTCAGTCTGATGGCTCAACCTATCTTACTGATGCGGGCCTTACGGGGTATCGCGATCCTATTTTAAGAGCCGTGCTTCTTGTAGCATCAGGTGTGCAATTACAAGTGTCTGGTTGGCGCCCTGGAGACTCTGGCGAACAAGACCTTTCAGGATCTTCTGTCGCTCAGGACTTCCTTAGTGGTAATCTTGGGCAAGATGCTGGTAACTGGATTGGCGCGTCTAGAGGCAACGGTGCTGTACAGCTTATTCTAAACGGTCTTAAAGACGTTGATTCAAGAGTTATTAACTTTAATTTAGACCCAGATACTTCGGGTTATTTAGATGGTATTAATACAGAGCCAGATCGATTTGATGAACTTGGCCATTATTTATACGCTCACTACCCTGTACCTAGTGCATTGGCTATAGCAGCAACCGCTTCTCTTGGCCCTAATACCGCTCATGGATCAATTCACAGCTTTGTTCAAGGTGGAGAAACATACTACCATAATGTTCTTTTGACGACTGGATCTGCAGCTCGTAACACATATGGAGAAAGTGGATATAAACCAAATTACGAAGGCTGGGAAGATAGATTTTCTACACCGTTTACACCATGGGTCATTTCACAACCGGTTGGTGGTGTTGAAACAAAGTTGTTTAGATTACATGCGTTAGACGACGGTCAAGGAACAGAAGATCAGTTCTTTGCTGAAATAAGTAACATTATTTATCCGGCAGACTCAGCTGACTATGCTACTTTTGATTTAACTGTTCGCGGCTATGGCGACAACGTATTGAACACTGACACTACTCAGGCTAGCCCTACTGATAACAACAGATTTATACAGAGCTACCAGGGTCTGTCTCTCGATCCAAATGCTGACAACTATATTGCAAGAGAAATTGGTGACTATCATCGTTATTACAATTTCGATGTAAATACCAATGAACAGAAATTAGTGTTAGCTGGAATGTACGAAAATCAGAATCGTTACTTTAGGGTAGAGGTTACTGACGATGTTGCAAATGGTAAGATTTCAAAATCTCTTGTACCTTTCGGATTCCAAGGAATGCATCACTTAGTGACGTCTGGATCTAATGCGATGCTTTCGGACATCGAACTTGGACATACTTGGAATAATGCTTATACTCACACAACCGCTCTCGAGGGCGCAAATGCAATCGGGATTCTTTCTGGCAACATGGCTGGAATAGGAATGGGTATGATTGTTCCTCCGGTTCCGTTGAGAACAAAAAATAAAAATGACGCAAATTCCACAACAGTTTATCCATGGGGAGTTCGTTTCGATCGCCCGGGCAAAGGATTCTTATATACCGATACGGGAGACTCGGTGGCAAAGAGTTTAACAGGAAACACGCAGGGATCTGTTGCGGATCAATACGTAAACAACTCGAACAATCTTTGGGCTTCTGGTAAAAATCTGGACTTAGTAAGACAACTAAATAAATTCTATCCATCCTATTCAACTTCTCCAATGTGGGTTGGAGATAACGCCGGCGTTGCAAACTCTTCTGAAGGAGCTGTATTGGATTCAAATGAATTTAATAGAAACAAGTTTACTCTTGGAAGAGTCTATGTAGCAACAAAAACAGTCAATTCAGTCGTCCAACCTGATGATACAAGATGGCACCAGGCGCATTACATTCGTGACGGAGTCGATCCATCAACGGCTGGATTTAGATTTTTAAAAGCCACTGATCTTAAAGAAACATTTGCAACACAAAATTATACATCGTTCGTGCTGCCGTTTCAGGGTGGATTTGATGGTTTAAATATATTCAGTGATAACAAATACAAAATGAATCATTGGGCTGCGCACTTTGAGCAAAAGAATTCAAGCACTCAAGGCGGATTACTAGGATCAACTGTTGCTGCGTATAGAAAGGGTATTGAAATCATTGCAGAAAAAACTGATGTTGATATCAATGCATTGGCAATTCCTGGACAGAGATCAACATTTATTACAGATCATGCTGCAAACAAAATGGAAGAGCGTTTTGATGCGATTTACCTTATGGATATTGAACTTTGTGATCAATATGGAAACGGCGATGATCAGATAATGTTCGATGGTAATCCAGGAGAGAGTCTAGATGTTTCTAGGGTTGTCAATACGCAAAGAACAATCGAGAGATTTTCGGGTCGTGGATTAAGCAACTCTTTTGCAGCTGCATATTATCCAAACGTTTCATTGGCATTTCCTGAGCAAGGAGCTTTTGGAGGGCCTGGTCCTGTTAACTCATATGATCAGATGCCGCCTTCCATTGCAGCATTAGCGGCTTTTGCAAGAACTGATAGACTTGAAGGTGCATGGGGTACTCCTGCAGGATATGACAACGGTCGACCTTCTGCGATTACAAATACACAGACCCAACTAGTTGCAAGTGACACAAAAGAGTTATCTGTTAACTCAATCAACCCAATCGTTATTTATAACGATCAGGTAGCTCCTGTACTTTTGTCACCAACTGATCTCGGCGTACAGGGAACAGCAATTATTGCCGGCCAAAGAACGTTGTTAAATAAAAATTCTGCATTGTCCAGGCTTGATGTACGAAAGTTGATGGTCTATATCAGACGAAAAACTCGAGACATTGCTTACAACTACATATTTGAACCGAACCAAAGCTCTGTTCTTACTAAATTCTCTCAGGAAGTTGAAAGCTTGCTAGAGACTTTGGCAACAGCTGGTGCAGTTCAGCAGTTTAGAGTTGTGATTGATGAAACAACGACTTCACAAGCTGACATAGAAAACAATACAGTTCGTGGTAAAGTTTTTGTTCAACCTTATAAGAGTACTGAAATAATTGCAATAGATCTTAACATAAATAATACCGATCAGGCATAATTAGAAATATACCAAACACTTAGGAGAAAATCAAATGGCTGAAACATTAGACGTCGCGAGCATGCTTCCCAGGAAGTTCGAGCCAAAATACAATAATAGATGGGTTTTTGCCCTCGAAGGAATAGACGCTTACCTTATAAAGTCTGCAAATAGACCTTCAATTTCAATTTCACCTGTCACTATTGACTATATCAATTCACAAAGACACGTTGCTGGAAAAGCAACTTTTGGTGATCTTTCTGTCACGCTTCATGATCCTATCGCTCCATCTGGCGCACAACAGGTCATGGAATGGTGTCGGACACACTTTGAATCAGTTTCAGGTCGTGCCGGTTACGCAGATTTCTATAAGAGAGATGCTCAGCTTAAGCTTATCGATCCGATCGGTACCGTCATCGAACTATGGGACATGAAAGGATGTTTCTTGACATCTGCTGATTTTGGTGGTGTGAGCTATGGTGGTCAAGACCCAATGGAAATATCATTGAGTATGAAATTTGACAATTGTGTTTTACAATACTAATTTCCACTATTAATTTATACAATATAGGCATTCCTTGTATTATATATCAGGGAATGTCCTATAGACATGTAAACATATTAGTGAGGAAATAATGAGTCAAAGAAAAGGTAACGATGTATTTGCTGGCCAAGGCGCTGACGGCAAAATAGGTCAAGGTTGGCAGGGCGAATCGCATGATATTTTAAAGGACACTTTTGGCCTTACGATTCCAACTGAGTTAGCTCCGCTTCCGTCCAAGGGCATTGTGTATCCCGAAGGTCATCCATTGCATATGAAAGAAGCAATTGAGATACGTGCTATGACAGCGCGAGAAGAAGATATTCTAACAAACCGTGCATACATCAAACAGAAATCTGTTATCAATGAATTGATTAGGTCTTGCCTTATTGACAAACGTATAAATCCAGAGGATATGATTGCCGGTGATAGAAATGCTGTCATGACATCTCTAAGAATTACAGGGTACGGTCCCGATTACAGCGTTGAAGTCGATTGTCCTAACTGTGGTGAGAGATCAAAGCAAGAGTTTGATCTTTCCGGCTTACCAATCAAAAATTTCAACGAGCCGCCAATCGCCGTTGGTTCGAACGCGTTCGAATTTGAATTGCCCATTACGAAAGCGACTGTTAGATTTAAATACTTGAACGGACACGAAGAGAAAGAGATAAGCATCACTGAGGAAAGATTAAAGAAAAAAGGTATCAACCGGAAAAACTTGGTGACACAAAAGTATCAATATCAATGCGTCGCAATTAACAACATTGAAGATAAAGTAAAGGTACAAAAGTTTTGTCAGAATATGCCGGCAAGAGATTCACTAGCTTTAAGAAAGTTTATGGATTCGAACGAGCCTGGTATTGAAATGAAATCACACATGGTTTGCCCTCATTGTTACGAGGAGTCGGAGGTGCGCCTTCCTATTGGCGCAAGCTTTTTTTGGCCTGACGCATAACGATAAAGAAATATATTTAGAGCCGATATTTTATTTGGTTTATTATATGGGTATGACCTATGGAGAAGCATACAATCTGCCTATATGGAAAAGAAATTGGTATTTAGAGAGAGTAGTAACAGAGATTAAAAAAGCTAATGGTGATTCAAAGAATACCTCAAATGAGCATCGTGGATTATCAAATAAATTGCGTCCAGCAGGACCGCAGAGAACAAAAAGATTTACATAATTGATTATTAACTAGTTTGGAGTAAACTAACTAATTTTGTTTCCGGGTGTTAGTGTAATAAAGCATTTAACAAAAATTATATCTAAAAGGCCTAAGGTGAACAACGCGTATACCCGGAAGTCGCGTTTAGTAACCACTCTTTTTCTTGGCGGTATATCATGAATAAAAATAACGAAGTGATCGAAGGGCTCGTGGTTTTGGAATATCTTAATATAGGCATAATGCCTTTCTATCCAGGTCAACCAGGTATAACAACCGCCGACAGAAAGACTAAAAGAAAGTTTCGAAAAATGTGGCGAAAAGTTGCAACGCTATATAATTCAATCGAGTACTATTCTCTGTTAGAAGGCAAGAAATATCCTTCCAAGTCTAAAATGTACAAAAGAAAAATGATTGTGCATACTTACATTACAACCCAAGTTAAAAAGAAATACGGTCTTTATTAATTTTGTAGTTTTCAAATTTTCTTACTATAATGATATAGATAGGAGATTATATGAAGTACCAATGTAGATTTAAACCTGGTGATAGAATAGCTGTTTGGGTTACACACAGACAAGATGTGTATGAGGGCGATTTCGGAACTGTTATTGAAACAATTCCACCTGTTACAAAAAACTCAAACGTTTGGCTAGTCACCGCAATTCTAGATACCGGAATAAAACTATCGGAATACCACGAAGGCGTATTTGTTCATGAACGAAATTACGATCCCAACATACCGTTCTAGGAGTATCTATGATTGATTCTATGGAAGCTTCCATCGATGATTGTTGTTACTACTTATTGCGCAATGAAAAGCGTCCTAGGTTTGGTACAATCGTCAGAGTAATAAAAAGGGAATCAGCTGTTGTTGTAGTCGATGCACACAGTGGCGGCACTTACGTAGTGTGGGAAAAAAATGCAGCCTGGGACGAGAAAGAATTAAAAGGGCAGAAATGGGAAAAGCCGCATAATTATATTCGTGAAATACCTGAGGAGGAGCAAGATGAAAAAGAGCCTGCTAAAAGAGTCAGTAATGTTCGTGACGGGAAGAAGAAAACAACTAAACGTAAACGGACCAAAAGAAAAGGTACAAGCGTTTCTAAACGTTCTAGTCGCAAGTCGTGATCTGTATGAAGCATTACATCAGGAAAATATTACCTTGACAGAAATAAAAGAGCTTTCCGCAAACAAGGATGAGCTAGCCAAAAGATATAAAGACCAAACAGGGAAAGTTTGGCCACTGTAAATTTTATGTTTTAAGATACTTATACTATATTAAAGTTGGAGTATCTAACGTATGGCACTTACACCCGAAGAATTAGAATCGCAGATAGCCCTGCAAGATAGATTAAACGAATCTATCGCACGTAACGTTGAGTTGAAGAGACAACTCAATGAAACAACAGAGACCCAGTCTGAAGTGCAGGCTAATTTTTTTGCAGCTTTCGAGGAAGGCTCTGAAAAAACAACGAAGGCTGCAAGTAGCCAGGAAGATTTAGCCGGCGCGCTTGATGAAGTTGCCAACAAACAAAAAGACGTTGGCGATTCTACTAGTTTTATGGACAAGGCAATGATGTTTTTAAATAAAACGGTAATGTCTGCCAAAGCCGGCTTTCGAAGCCTTATGGGTGTTTTAAAGCCATTGTATAGTTTCATAACACTTAATCCTGTTTTTGAAATACTAGGTAACAATCTGCAAAATGTATCAGCCGCTCAAACCGGCGCATTTGAAGCCGCTCAGCAATTTAAAGAGACTCTTGGCACGTTGCCGGCTACGATTGATAAATTTAATAAATTTGTAGAGGCATCGGGAAGAACGATAGCCAAAACGGGAAGATCACTTTCATCGATTGCTGGTATTGAATATGGTGATATTACCAAAAAGTTTCTTGGGTATGCCAGTGAAATGGGTATCGGGTTTGATCACTTTGTTGATCATGCCAAAAACGCAGCTGGTGAAATAATATTATTCAAGGAAGGTCTTCAAATGTCAATTGACACTTTAGAAGATTTGACTTTTAGATTTGGAGAAGACTCTTTTGGAGATTTTGCAAAACAAATAGTTGGAGGATCGGACAAACTCGGACTAAGTCTACAAAACGTGTCAAAGAACTTTCAGGCGGGTATTAAGGACGCAAGCAACTTTGGATATATGACAAGAAAAGAATTATCTGCAACCTCATTGTTTGCAACAAAGCTTGGCATGGAAATGTCTGAACTTACCTCGTTTGCTGACGGATTTGATACTTTTGAAGGTGCTGCTGAAAAAGTAGGAAAATTAAGTGCGGCCTTCGGTATTCAGCTCGATACCATGGATTTAGTGATGGAAGATAATCCTGCTAAAAAGCTGGATATGGTACGTGAGGCTCTCGAGAAAAGTGGACAATCGATCGAGAACATTCTTGGGGATCGAAGACAAGCTAAATATCTAGCGGACACTTTAAATTTACCTATCGAACAACTAGAAAAGCTTTCATCAATATCAACTGATGAATTTGGATTTTCTGACGCGTTTGATGCTGCAGCCGAATCTCAAGAAGAACTAACTGAAATGGACGCGTTAAAGACGATATCAGACCAAATGCGCGAACTAAACAATGCATTGAATCCAATGCAAAATTCCGCAAAAACGTTTTTTGGCTCCTTCATACAGGGTTTCACAACCGCAGCTGAAAAAGGTGGTATATTTAAAGAACTGACAGTGGCATTCAAGGAACCTCTCGATAAGTTCTTTGCGGTTGGATCTAAGGTTTATAATCTTATTTCTGACCTGTTTAAAGCAGGTGATGAAGCTGGCGAAGGTGCAGGTCCATTAAGAGGTATGGTTGAGCCGTTTTTTACATATTTTAATCAAATGTCAGACGTGGCTGATAAACTGATAGGAGATGACGAGAATCCTGGTATTCTTACAAAAGTTTTCGACAATATTAAAGCATTTTTGAGTGGCGACGACGAAGCATTTAAAGATGGAAATATATTTACTATGCTGTTTGAGCCTTTCAAAGAGGTCGATAAACCAACAATATTTACTGAGGGTATTCAAAAGGGTCTAATAAGATTAGCTGAATTGACAATGGATTCACTGGCGCAGGCTTTTAGGTTTGTGGGATCACAATCAGTATCTTGGGTTTCTTCGCTTATAGACCGATCGACGGATGATGTTGCAGGCGGAAAAGGCGGTACAGAATCTTCGTTTATGAAGTTTGGCAAAGAGATTTTTTCTTCTATAGGAGATATGTTTACCGATCTCATGGAAGCCGGAGCGGGACTATCTGCATATCTGGTGGGAGGAACTTTTCAGGGAAAAACCATTCCATATGAAGAGTCACTTATTGGAAAAATGTTTGGCGATACCACTGAGACTTTAGACGAAGGTTCGCCATTTCAAGATTTGCTAGGTAGCTTGCTTGGTGGATTAATGAAAATGTTTGGCGACTCACAGTTAGGAGACGCATTCCAGGCTGGAGGCACGGATCTATCTTCAAAGTTTGATCTTTTAATACTCAAGTTAAAAGCTGGTTTTTATGTTGCTATGGAATCTTTAAGTAGAGAACTTGCAAGCTTTGGTGAAGACGGCCTAGCGCAATTCGGAGATGTTGGCGTCATGGATGAGTTAAATCCGTCTGTGATATTGTATAAATCACTTGCCAAATTGGGTACCTCCCCGGCATCGAAAGGACTAACGGGAATGTTAGCTAGAAAAGGAGCCCAGGCACGAAAGGAATTAAAAAAGGCTTACGCAGAGATAGAAAACGCCCAATCTATGTTTGACGTTCTTGGAGACAAAGGAAAGTCTGGATTTTTTGTTTTAGATCCTTCAAAAGAGGATCCAACAAAAACATTATCATTTAACATGATGGAAGGTCTGAAAGAGGGTGTCGATGCCGGTACGCCACTGGTAGTGGGTGCCATGGAAGAAGCAATGGAAAAAACCAACCAAGCAGGTAAAGACACAGCTGGAGTCAAATCACCGTCCGTGATTTACGAAGAAATGGGTCGACATATGGCCGATGGATTGATTGCTGGTTTCTTCGGCGACGAAACATTAATTCAAGGATCGGGACCAAAAGGTTTTGTTCGAAGATTCGAACAAAGAATGATTCAAGTACAACAAGATATTGAGAAGCAATATCAGGATATAAGCAACTCTGCGGTCATAGCAATTGAACAAAAACTTGGTCGGGTAGGTGAGATATTATCTGGTGAAAAACCATTGTCAGTTGTTGTTGATAATAAAAAGCTTCAAATTGCAATTGCTCTAGACGTTAAGATGGATACTCATACTGTAGCGACTAGCATAGCCAAGGCCCCGGGCGGATCATATTTCTATGTTAACATGCAAAGAAAAGACGATGGATCAGACGCTTACCAAACCCTTGAATCTAACGGAGGATTTTTACCAACGCCATGAGTGATAAAAAAATTAAAAATTCTGAAAAGACAGAAAAAACGTTTGAGGAAAAGGTTCTTGATAATTTTCCGGAAGATTTTAAGCCAGATTACAAACCACAGAGTTTTGATCCGCTCAATGATTCCGGAAAAAAAATAATTGAGCAAACCGGTGCCAAGGATATATTTAAAAAATTAATGATCGAGGAAAGTGACAAAGTTGGATTTGATCTATTTTGGGATGCATTAGTAGACAAGAAAGCAAAAGACTTTGAAAGATTGCGTGAAACGCTGCTTGATGATAACATTCGGCGTGAGCTTTTAAAAAAAATCATAGAGGTAGCTAAACATGGCAAATAAAAATACATCAAGCCCAACACGCGACTCTACTGGAAAAGTTAAAATGCCAGGCGCAGATTTAAATCCCGAAAGAAAGCGTACCATTGGCGATTACCTAAAAAACCTAACTGCAGGTACTCCAGATCCAGAAAAGCCTAATTCGCAAACTATCGATACAAGTTTTAAAAACAATTTTCCTATCGATAACAATGCACAAACTCAAGAGGTTGATGCGGCGTTTGTTGATAACCTTCCAAATCAATCAAAATTTTTTGATAACTTATCTAATGAGGCAACTACTATTTACAACGATATTAGTTCCGGAGCGTTTTTTGATATCGATCCAAACACGGGCGGAAACCAATTAGAAACAATTGCAGGTGAAATCGGCACAGATGGCATTGATCAACAAGGATTAAAAAATGACCAGGTTTTTGGACACGAAATAGCAAAAGACCGCGTTGTGCGCACAATCTCTCAGCAGGTATCTAAGGTACTAACCAATAATAGATTTTCGCCTAGATTTTCTATCGAAGGCGAACAAAGTGGCGCCGACCGCGATTTCGACCGAAACGTTGGAAGATTCAGAAGCACAGCGACAAACGAGACTCTCGAGGGATTTGAAGAAAGAAACGAAGAAATAAAAGAGCAGGTGTATTTTTCAAACAGCAACATCGGTGGTATAGCAAGAAACTCAGACTCGCCACTAGACAACAGGGAACGTCTACAAAGACTTGGAGCAGAGGCTGTTATTGCAGCAAGTGGCTATGTCGGCAATCCTCCAGAGCCAGGTGCAAAACTTGATGCAGATGACAACGAAATTAGTACAGGGTTGCCGGGTATATGGGCATCTACATTTGCCGCCTTTGACTTAGGGTCGCTTACTATTGAAAATGTTGGTGGTACTGGTTATGGTCTGAAAGCTGGTGTTAATGACGGTTTGACAGACGGAACAAGAAGAATTTCAGAACGATCTACAAACCCAACTAGAGAATGGCTCGAGCGACGCCGAGATCCAGACCGCAAGCCAGCAATAAATCTTGAGTATATTGATAGCCAAGGCAGACCTAGCCAAGCAGTTGATCAAGAACAGGGTAGTCTAGAAAACCATTCTTATACCGTTATGAACTCTATGATTGCTCAATTTATACAAAAGGGATTATTTTCAAATCCTCAATATATAAATAGTCTGACTTTTGCCGCGGCTATATTTGTCGAAAACTTACTACTTGCAGCAGTGTTCGATGCTTTATTGGCAGCTGAGTTTGCCGCACAAAGGGATCAAAGAAGAAATCTTAAAGCCCAATATAACAAAGACACACCGTTGTTGTCAAAAGGTAAAGCGCGAGGAAACGCTGTTGATCTCACCGAATTTCTTGGCGATGGTGCGCAAAAAACCGGCGATATATTGGAGCTTCTTGGGATTCCTAACGTACAAGATTTATTATCTGGTCCACGTTTGGTTGAATTTGTAATGAATTTTATGGGCATAAACAAACCAATACAGACAAAAACAAATTTCACAGTAAAAGACTTTAAGGTCGGGGATATAGTATCTTTTGTTCCATCATATCTCATTGGTTCTTTGCAGACAACTATTTCTGCTCTTAAAGATCCAATGTCTGCTGGGTTCTTTTTTAATCTTTATCGACAGATAGCTCGAAAATCTGCCCTTTCTGCAGCTCCTGATCCAACCGGAGAAGGTGAACTAGCGTTCATAGAGTATTTTATGGAACTACGGCACCAAGCTAACTTTAGGTTTTTTATTACTATGGTGAATCTTGGCGATAATGCAATTGGTCAGTTTACTATGAAAATGCAGCACTCCGGTGGACCTGCAATATTCAACAAAACTCGTGCTGAGTGGGGTGGTCTTTCGATGAATCCTGGCTCTGTGCGCTTTTCTCCATCCATGTTTTTGATTCCAAAGTCTTTTCGAAATTTCCGAAAGCAAATTGGCGAGCCAGACGTGTTTATATCGGGCGTGTCCGAGACTGCAGCCGGTGGAGCAGATCAATTTCAAGGAGCAGATAGAAAACTAACCAACGCACAAGCCGCACAAGTGGAGGCAGTGCTCGAGCAAGAATATATGCCGTTCTACATTAAAGATATGCGCACAAATGAAATTATCTCATTTCATGCGTTTCTTGATACATTAAGTGACGGCTTCACCGCGACTTACGGTTCTACCACCGGCCTAGGAAGAATCGAGCCGGTAAAAACATATGAGTCATCATCTAGATCGATTGGTGTTTCTTTCACAATGATTGCGTTTTCTAAAGAAGATATGGATATGCTTTACTGGAAATTAAACAAGCTTGTTACTCTTATGTATCCACAGTTTTCCAAGGGTACCCAACTTATTAACGGTGAAGATAAATTTTATATGCCGTTTTCACAGATACAAACAGCGTCTCCAATGGTAAGAATGAGGATAGGTGATATTCTTACTAACAACTATTCTAACGCCTCTGCGGCTAGATTGATAGGCGTTGGATTTGATGATGGGTTTGATATAAACGCAGATTCTAGTGCAGAAGCTGTAAAGACCAAACAAATCGATCCGACTTGGAGAGATACGTTGACCCCAACAGATGATGGTGGGTTTTCTAGACCAATGACTCTTTCCTTTCAAACAAACGCAGCTGTGTTATCCCAGGGAGATATTATAGAAATAAGCCCAGGTCGGATTTCTAGTTTTGGTAAAATCGCTACACCCGGAACAAAAGTTATTCCACCCACGATAAAAAAGACAAAGCATATTATCGGCGTCCCGGCAAAACCTCAGTTTTTAAACCAGGAAGTCTTTACAACACGCTCGACAATTAGAGAAGATCGTGAAGAGGAAACTATAACAGATACTATCGTAACCGGTGATACATTTAAAATTATTGGATTCGAAGCCTCTGAAAAATGGCAAGAATCCGGAAAAATAAAAGTAAGTGGAGTACGTGTTTGGGTAGTCAAAGAAAGTATTGGTAATAGGATTTCATTCATGACCCTGAAGCAGGGTATTAACGATATGGGAGTATCGCGCAATACTGGTACCACCAGTTCCATGGAGCTTCCTGATACAGAAGAAAGGCAAGCGACTAAAGAAAAATTACTAAAACCATCTAAAAATGCCCCCGGGGGGATATGTTTTGCCATAAGATTGTCTGAAATTGAAAAAATAGTAACAGCATCACCCGATGCACCGTTTGAAAAACTTGATTTTATAAAAGGCAACACTGTAACGCGTGCATTCCATAACAATTCTGGTGAAGGTATGGCCGGATTTATCGATAATCTGCAGATTGATTGGCAGTTAGGCACGTATAACTGGGATATTACTCCTGGATCACGCGCGCCTATGGGATGCAAAATTACACTTGGTTTTAATCCAATACACGATATTACTCCTGGTATTGATGCTGATGGATTCAATCGTGCACCGGTATATAAAGTAGGTAATCTTTCTCGATCTGTCCATGACGGCGGATTATTAGACGAATAACTAGAGTTGTAAAATGAGATATAGAAACGATAGAACAATCAAAGGCGGAAGCACAAAAGAGACAAACAAGGCCGCAATAAGACTTCGTCGTGCTTTTGATGAAGGCAGAATTTCAGTTCGGGTTATTGTCATTGGAAGTTCATTACGGCTTGATCAAGTTGCTTTTCAATACATGGGTGAGCCTAGTTTATGGTGGGCAATAGCAGCATTGTCTGATATAGGTTGGGGAATGCAATTGCCAGAGGGGACAAGACTAGTTGTGCCGACTAATCTACAGCAAATCGAGGAGTTGTTTTAATGGCAAACAACAGAGATAAATTGATAGGCTTGATGAATAAAATTAGAAAATATCACGATCTGAATGATCGATCAAACATTCATAAGCTTATCATTGGAGAAGAAAATCTTCCGGACGATGATGCTCTTGAAGACATTGATCTTATTTACGATAATATAGTTCAGCGTTCAGATGCTTTGTTGCCGTGGGCAAGTTATGCCAAAGAAGATGGTACAGCAGTTTCTGGTTATGCAATTAATTTAAATGAAAACTTACCTGACGACACGCCCGACCATATAAAAAATGCGTTTAAATATTGCGGCAATTGGACCGGTGATCGAGTAAAGCATGCAGATGTACCAAAGCTTTTAAATGGTGGGTTTTTATATAACAAGGCAGTAAGTTTACATTCAATTATTTATGGAGTGCATACTCCTGATGATCTTGAGAAAGATCAGATAGACTGCAAGGGACCAATTAGTAAGACAAACCCAGTCGTTAACATTGTAGAGGCTAAAGCAGAGTGGTTGCAACCAGGTGTAACCGACACGAATCTTGTCAAGTTTTTTGCGCAAGGTATACCATCAGTAGAAATGTCGCAAGCCGTACCGTATTTTGATTTAAAGATTATTGATATCACAAAAGACTCGGTCATTACCAGAGGCAACCAATCTTTTGCTGGCGAAGGAATGTCCGTGGTTAAATTCATTAAAGGGTTTGGCGCTATAAATAATGTTGATAAAAAGCTGCTAGAAGCTCAGTTACCGGTTGATGAAAACAAAAACCGAAATGAAAAAACTAAAGAAAATGACCCCTCGTTTACCCCATCTGTTGCGGGAATGGAACTGTTTTGCCTTCCACAGACATATCAAGGCCCATCGGCTAGATATATTGACTCAAATCAAGCTGGACTTAGAGATCCAAACAGAAAAAATTCAATAATCGATCCTTTTCGGCCGTTGATGACGGTTCAAAGTTTTACCTACAATGTAGACACCACATATGTAACAATGCCAACAATTAGAGGATCGCTTCAAATCGTATTGCATGATCGATCCAGACTGCATGAAATAGCACCGTTGATTCGGCCAGACGCTAATGGCGATCAAGAATTTTTAATAGAATTTGGTTGGTCACACCCAAATAAAGATAGCGTATACGGACAGTTTTTAAATGCGTGTCGACAAACTAGAAAATTTATTGCATATTCATCATCTTATACCTTTGACACAAATGGTCATGTCAACATAGATCTCAAATTGATATCTAAGGGAGGAACAACTTTCGCAAACGAATTAGCATCTGCAGCACCGGGTAGCGGTGCGGTTGATATTTACAGAGAACTTGAATCATCAATTAAGGTTTTAAGAGAAAGATTAGCGAAGATAGAAAATAGAGACACCTTAGAAAGTTTAAATCAAAGATTTGCATTAGGAAAGTTTACTCAAGCCGGCGATACGGTAACCATAAGTCAAAAAGATTTGGATACTATTCAAGCAAGTATTACAAAATATAAAGCTGCAGCCCCAAATGCAAGTGAGGCGCTATCAGACGTCCTTACTGCTATTGACGAAGCAACCAAAAAAGTCGAAAGCTATCGCGACAAAGTGGATGAAGCATTTGAAGATTTCAAAACACTAGTAAATGCAAAAATTACTAAGAGCTATGATAAAGATTTTAAAAAAGGTTCCAGAGACGCACATGATCCATGGGCTGAATGTTGGCCAGAAGTTCTAAAAGATATCGGCGATGCAAAAGGCACTGCCAAAGTTGCCGGCTTCTCTACTGACGATCACATAAGTGTTGGTCGACTTTTGTCAATTGTATGTCTGCCCGTGTTAATGAAACAAAAAAAATGGGAGGCTATCGATTTTGTTTATTATCCCTGCAATAAAGATTCCTATGGTTTCAGCAAATTTCCAACAATTGCATCCTTACCGGTAAAAAAAGCCGAGTTTTTAAAGCAATTTAAGCTATATAGGCAGACAACTGCAGCAAACCCACCGTTGTTGTCTGTAGTGAGCTTTATTTTAAAATTTGTTGTCGATTACAAAGCCAACGATAGCGGCTGGGGATTAGGAGGAGCGTTGTCTGCGACCGTTGATAAAAACGGAAAAGTAAGAACAAAATACGGAGGTAACGACAAAAAAGTATATACTGACAGAATGACCGCAGCAGCCATGGCACTGTATGGTGAACCAAGAAAAGTAAAAGCTCCATCGTTCAAACTTGACGTGGAAACGGTTGCGTTTAAAGGTGATGAGACAAAATCAATTCTTCGCATATCAATAACCGATGCGGCAAAAGACTGTTATAGAACATATACTGACTTAGTTAGGTCAATAACTAGTGACAGCGTAGGAATCATATCCGCAGCTATCAAAGAATCAGAGAGTGAGGCTGGGAGAAGCCCTACAGAGATAACTGCCGTCAAAAACGCAATTGATAAGCTAGATAGTTTACAATTTATTAAAAAAATTGAAAAAGTCAGTACTGCGACCGATGCCAACGCTTTGCTACTTAATGGAGACAGGTATGTTGTTACAGCCGGCGCTGGGCAGGTAAAACATTTTCTTTCAACCATTATGCCGACATTTAAATTTGGTACTGAGTTTTCAATTATCAAATCAGTAGCCGTTTCATCAAATACCGATGCCGCATTAGGAATGATTAACTTAAAACGCAGCATACAAGATGCTGATCGTCCCGAAGGAACAGATGGTGAAGGTGATGTGATATTTGAAGTGCTACCTAGCACCTTAGGTTTACAGACAATTGGCTGTCCGTTCTATCGCCACATGCAGCAATATTTTTTCGACTACCAAACAAATACAACCATTGACAATGTATACATCGTTACAGGAGTTGAACACAGTCTGTCACCGGGAAGCTATGAGTCGAGTTTAAAGCTAGCCAAAGTAGACTTTTATGGTACTTTCGAAAATCTTGCCACCAAGCTATCTGATTTGCAGCATGCCGCGCAAGCAGCAATAGATGCGAATAAATAAATTATAAAAAGCGCCTGAGCGGCATATTATTACTACATGATAGTATTTACAAACAAATTATTTGGGACAGCAAATCACTTGATATATCGCGATGGTTACGAGTGGATTGATGATATCCCCACCGGCGCATTCGTTTATGACGGTATGCATAAATATTCAGTTTCAGAGTGGTTTAGTATCACAGGTAGCGCAGTGCCACTACTGGTCGACGAAAAATATAAAAAAATGGCTGATGAGCTAAATTTAGAAAACCCATGTTGGCATAAACTTTTAGGCAACGCATTTAAGAACAGTTTAAAATCAGTATCTGAATCAACAGCTAGAATGATTGAAAATTGTAGTTATAAAGATTATGAACAAACTTGGCGTGAGTGTCAAGATTTCATGTGGTCTATGAAGCCCGTAAAAATAAACAGGGCAAGATACGCATCATTAAAAGCGTTAAACGTTAACTTACCAGGATTCAATCCTGTCACCGGTTCTCTTGATCCTGTACTGTATGACAGAAAAACAAAGACTGGACGTCTAAGAGTAATCCAGGGTCCTTCGGTTTTAACAATAAAGTCTGAACATCGAAACATAATAAAAGGATGTCGGCAGATAGATTTTAAAAACATGGAACCGCGATTGTTGTTGGCTTTTCTAGGTAAAGAGATAGAGGGTGACCTGTACAGCAAAATACAAAAGGATCTGAACCTGAAAGGTGATCGATCGTATGTAAAAGTATCAATTATTTCTTCTTTATATGGTTCTCGTGTAGTACCTGAAATATCAAAATATTTTGCTATACCATTTTGGATAGAAGAGCTTGAAAAAGATATAAACGACGGTTGGATAAGAAATTACTTTGGTCGACCCATCAATGTCGAGAATGTAACTGGCCATCATCTTTTAGCTCTTTGGTTACAATCTTCGGCCGCTGACGCAGCACTATTAGCGTTCAGTAAATTTTTCAAATCACGTCCGGACTTAACTCCCCATTGGCTTATTCACGATGCATGTATATTTAGTGGCGATGGCGATATACCAGAATACTTATATATAAACGACGATATAAAACTACCAATTGATTGTACGGTGATAAAATGACACTTCTTGATTTACTAGTTGAAAAAAGTTCAAAGAAAAAAGACGGCTATCGAGTTGTCCCGGGCCCGGCAAGGGCACTATTAGCAGGTCGGCCAAGTAAAAACATTAAAGATTTAAAGTTGCGTGTTGCATCAGACCCAAGTGGACTGCTAGACGATTTAGGAATCGAACCCAACTCTATAAGTGAAAACGACGATTCAATTTTATTTTTACATGAAGCGTTTGAGCAAATGATATCAAATGCGACCGGTAACGAAAAAGCACGGCTACTGCAAGATTTATTTGATCAGCCGGAATTAGTTCAGTCTCGGCTTACGGGAAGAAAAGCAATTTTAATAAAGTTATCGGGTGAAGGCATCAGGTTAGCGCAAGCTGATGCACGTCGTTTTTTGCGGACATACGCCTTCTGGTTTTCTTCTACGACAGAAGCACTTCAAATTACAAATAGCCAGCTAAATCTTAATCTTACTGTTAACGTAAAATTCCAATACATAGAGGGCGAAAACGCTATCTTAGTATTTAAATCACGAAGAGCGTGGACCAGCTTGTAAATAATATTACGTCGGGATATAATACAAATACATAAGGAGGTATTATGTCTGATATTGAAATATTACAAAAAAACTACGAAACATTTACAACAGTACTACAAAAACTTGAGAACAAAGGCTTGATCGATTTTGTTGAAGAACTTGGCGATGACTTGGTCATGTCTCCGGCTGCAGCCCAAAAAGATGAATATGGATGTTTTTCCGGCGGCATCATCGATATGGCGCTTAAACTTTCGCAAAGTATGCGAAAATTAGATATGGTTGCCGGATACAATGCCAATGTTGAAAGCATTTATAAAGTTGCGTTTTTGAGAGCAATTGCAGAGTGTGGCGATTCAAAAGAAAGAATGTTTGAACCACATGACTCAGATTGGCATATTGAGAAACTTGGTCTTTTATATAAAAGAAACCCAAAGTTGAACGGTACAACGTGGACAACAAGAGCAATTGAAATTGCAACAGTCAAACAAATCAACCTAAATAGTGAAGAAGTTATGGCACTACTAACGGCTGCCAATGAGCATCCATACAATGATTTGGCAAGATTATTAAAATCTGCAAATACTTTACTGGTTAAGTAGCATAATTATAACTGATAAACTGTAGTAAGATCAAGGAGAAACTAATGTTGCTAACAGAATCCAGTTTAAGAAGAATCATTCGCCGTGCATTGATTGAAGCCAAAGATCAAAACTCCGATGGAAAAAACGATTTTAGAGACGTCAAGATTGCTCGAATGAAAGCATCAGGAATGTCACAAAAACAAATCAAGGCAAAGCATGCTGATTTGTATGAAGACGAAGAAGAAGTCGATTTAGAAGACGATGCTTTATTAGTTGAACCGGACATGACATCTGAAGATGAGCGTAATCAAGAGGTTGATGAAATGTCAACGTTGGCTGGTGGTGCAATCAGAGGTTTTCAAGCTCCTCTTGGTTACGACAACAAAAAAATGAAAGGTTATTAGTTTACAAAAATTTAAAAGACTGATAATTTTTAATACGTCAATAAAGACGTAACACACAACTCATTACACACAGGAGAAAAACAATGAGTAACAATCCATATTCATTACGCGCGGGCTTACTGAAACAAGCTGAGGGTATTCTTATGCAAAGATGGCAGACTGAAAACGACAGAGTTCGTGAATCTTTGCATTTAAAGAGAGATGCAGATCCATCTTTCAATATTGACACAGTTACTTTCCCCAAGTTTCCAACAACTGATGAAATTATTGCAGAGGCAGAAAAGCTATATAGTTTTGTCCAAAAGAAATAAATGTTTGTACATTTTGATTAATCGATGTAGATTAACAGTGTTGGCAACCTGCCGACAAAAATCAATAATAAAACATTTAAACATTTGGAGTAATAATCATGGCTATTGATTTTGATGCAATTCGCAAAAAACTAAACGCTCTTTCCGGCGCTAACTCGAAACGACGAGTAATGTGGCGTCCACCAGAAGGAGAAACTGTCAACGTACGTATTATCGGATTTACAGATAATGACGGTAATCCTTTTAAGGAACGTTGGTTTTACTACAACATCGGCAATAATCCAGGTCTTCTTACTCCTCACCAATTTGGCAAGCCAGATCCTATTCAAGAGTTGATTCAAAACTTGAAATCAGAAGGCACCAAGGAATCTTACGAAATGGCTAAAAAGCTGTATCCTAAGATGCGTACATATGCTGCAGTTATTGTACGCGGAGAGGAAAGTGAAGGAGTTCGACTTTGGGCATTCGGTAAAACTGTTTATCAGTCATTACTAAATATCATGCTCGATCCGGATTATGGCGATATTACAGATATCCATGAAGGTCACGATATTAAGGTAACATGTACAAAGCAACCTGGAAAAATGTTTGCAATGACTGACGTAATGCCGAGACCAAAGGCAACTGCGTTAGGTACAAAAGATCAAATCAAAAATTGGACTTCTGATATTCCAAACTTAGATGACATCTACAGCCTTAAAACATACGAGCAACTTGAAAACATTATTAACGCCTGGTTAAATGGCGACAATGAAGAAGATGGCGACGACGAACCAACTCAACGAGAGCAGGTAAAAACTTCAACGCCACCTAAATCAAAAACTCGTGGGCCAACAAACAAGAGCTACGGAGATAATATCGACGATGCTTTTGCAGATCTAGATCAAGACCTAGGCTTCTAAGATCAAAGGCTATAGTGACCGCATGAAAGGGAGATTTATTCTCCCTTTCTTTGTAAATAGAGCTTTGTATGAGTAATATAGTTATACTAAAATTAGATTAAGGAGATTAGTTATGGCAAAAAAGAACAAGGAACAAGATTTTACTTCGGACCTTATTAAATCTTTGAATAAAGACCACGGCGCACGCGTTGCATACAATTTATCTGTTGATGATTCGCCAACACATGTTGATCGATGGGTATCGACAGGTTGTCATCAGCTTGACTACATTGTTTCTGGTCGACCAAACGGTGGATTGCCAGTAGGTAGAATTGTTGAAATCTTTGGTCCACCATCAATTGGAAAATCACACATCGCAATACAAATTGCAAAACACACGCAGGAAATGGGCGGGATCGTAGTATATATTGATACTGAAAACGCAACATCAGTCGATAATTTGGCGTTGTTAGGAGTTGATATTTCGAAGAGATTCGTATACGTCGACACCCATTGTACGGAAGAGGTACTAAGCATTGCAGAAAAAACTATTGTGAAAGCAAAAGCACTGCAAAAAGATGTACCTATTACGATTATTTGGGACTCCGTTGCTGCTACATCACCAAAAGATGAGTTGTTAGGAGACTACGACAAGCAAACTATAGGACTGAATGCCCGCGTTATCTCAAAAGGAATGAGAAAAATTACAGGAATCATTGCAAATGAAAAAGTTTTATTTATTTGCTTAAATCAAATCAGAACTAAAGTTGGAGTTATGTATGGAGATCCTACTACTACACCCGGGGGTAAGGCAATCCCTTTTCACTCGTCTGTACGAATCAAATTGGGAGCAGGACAACAAATCAAAGACAAAAAGGGTAACATTATTGGGATTAATGTTTCGGCGAAAACGATAAAAAATAAAGTAGCTCCTCCGTTTCGTACTGTTAATTTCGAAATTCATTTCGGAAAAGGCGTATATGAACACGAGCAAGCCTTTGATGTTCTTCGTAGATTCTGTAAAGACAATGGGCCAGTTTCCTTTGGTCCATATCAAATCACTGTTGAAGGAACTGGAGCTTGGAAGACATTAATTGTCGTAGAAGAAAAGACCGGTGAAACCAAAATAGAGAAAAAGTTTTATAAGACTGATTTTGGCGAAGTATGGCAAGACGATCAGTATAAGCCTTATGTAAACGCAGTATTTTGCGCCGCATATGCAGATATAGTCGGAGATTCATTTAAATCTGCGGATATTAGTGCTGATTCGTACGAAGAAATGCGACAGATATCAATGGATCTTGGCGATGACTTTGTAGATCCGGAATAAAGCAAATTTATAATTCACATTACTGTGTGAATCCATAAAAAACTTATTAAATTATAATATAACTAGTTTCCTGGGGGGAAAATGACTGATGGACCTATTCTTTTAATCGATGCTTACAATGTTTTTGCACGCGCGTACTGTGTTGTGCCACTGATGTCGTCACACGGGCATCATTTGGGCGGAACAATTGGATTTATGAAATCATTATCAATGTATATTGAAAAATTTAAGCCTTCTCGCGTAATTGTGTGTTGGGAAGGAGGCGGTTCAGCCAGAAGAAGACAAATTCTTCCAGAATACAAACTGAATCGTAAACCCATTAAGTTAAACCGATCGGATATCTATGAGGATATACCAGATACGGCCGAAAATTTTAATTATCAAGTTGCTTTACTCACGAATCTGTTAAAACACATTCCAGTTCAACAAGTTTACGTCGGAGAATGTGAAGCTGATGATATTATCGGATATATTTGCCGATATGAGGTACCAGACCAAGAAAAGATCATTGTTTCTATGGATCAAGATCTTCATCAGCTGTTATCTCACAACGTTGTGCAATATTCTCCGGCATCTAAAAAAATGTTAGACCAGAATTATGTTCTAGAAAGATATGGAGTAAGTACAGAAAATTTTATTACTGCAAGATGCTTTATTGGTGATAGTTCTGACGGTATATCAGGCATAAAAGGTTGTGGTTTTAAGTCATTAGTAAAACGTTTTCCAGAACTAAAAAGTCCGGAGTTTGTTAGCGTCGACGACATAATTAAATTGTGCGAAACAAGAAACGAACAGAAAAGCTACAGTATGTTTCGAAACATTCTTGCTCAACCTGACATACCTAGAAGAAACTGGAAACTCATGTACTTAGACAATTCGAATCTATCAGCAGAACATGTAAAAAAACTTAAATATTCTGTACAAAACTATGAATTGAGTAAAAATAAGTTTAATCTTATAAAGGATCTAGTTTCTGAAGGTCTAGACATGCCACGCGGATTTGACGTGGACAGACTATATCTTCGCATTAATTCTTGTATCAAATAACCAGAGGTAAAAATGGGTAGTGTAAAAGTTGCTGCAGCAGTGGCAAATACCAACTTTAGTATGATCGGCTATGGAAAGGCCTTTCAAGAAAAAATATTTCAAGGCATGGCAACAGATAAAGAATGGGCTCAGCAAATGCATGAGGTGATGAGTCCGGAATATTTTGATTTAAAATATCTGCAATATCTAACTAGTCATTATTTCAAGTATTTCGATGATTACAGATGTTTTCCCACCATGCAGCTTCTTATTCAGATAGTAAGGGACGAACTTGCCAGCGATACGGCTGATCAAATGCTCAAAGATCAGATCGTTGCTTTCCTTCAAAGAATGAGAATGAATCAGCATCCGGAAGATCTGCCTTATGTAAAAGAAAAATCTTTACAGTTTTGCAAAAGACAAGCTTTTAAAGAAGCGTTAACTAATGCTGTTGAGCTAGTCCAGGGAGAACAGTTCGAGGAAGTAGTCGATTTGATGCGAACCGCTGTTTCTGTTGGAATGCCTCAGTCGATCGGTCACGAGTTCTTTAACGATGTTGAAGCTAGATTCCAGGAGATAACAAGGATCACAACGCCAACTGGAATCCCGGAGCTAGATCAGAAAGATGTCCTAGATGGTGGCCTTGGCCGCGGAGAGCTTGGTGTAGTAGTTGCACCAACCGGTGTTGGGAAATCACACTGGCTTGTAAATATGGGAGCCGAAGCATTGCGTCGAGGAAAGACTGTTGTTCATTATACTTTTGAACTCTCAGAAACACTAACCGGTAAAAGATATGATGCTAACATTACTGACATTCCAGTCTCTGACTTGATTGACAAAAAAGAAGAAGTTCTTAGGCACTATGAAGATAACGAATATGGAAATTTGATTATCAAGTATTATCCTTGCAGATCTGCAAGCGTCAATACAATTAGAAACCACCTAGAAAAACTAAAATTGCGAAACTACACTCCTTCAGTCGTAATAATCGATTATGCCGACGTCATGAAATCAACAAAGTCTTACGATGCTTTGCGATTAGAATTACAACTTATCTATGAAGAGTTAAGACAACTGGCGGCTGATTTTAACGTACCTGTTTGGACAGCTTCTCAATCTAATCGATCAGGCGCTAACGCAGACATGGTTGGTTTAGAAAACATGGGAGAGTCTTATGGTAAAGCGCAAGTGTCAGACGTCGTGCTTGGATTGAGCAGAAAACCTGAGGAAAAAGCGACTGGCTATGCAAGACTTTTTGTTGCCAAAAATAGAGCTGGAATGGATGGCATTAATATGGTCATCAAAATCGACACAGCGAAGTCAACCTTTAAGACCGTCTCGGCAGACGAAAAAGAAGAATATGATATATTGACGAATCCAAAAGAAAAAATGAAACAAATATGGAATAAAGTCCAGACAGCAAAAAAGGAGTTAAACAATGGCCAGACGACGTGATGAATACACGCACGATGATGTATATGCAGCAACACTTGATTATTTCAATGGTGACACCCTAGCTACAAGCGTTTTTGTAAACAAGTACGCGTTGCAAGATGAAGACGGAAATTTTAAAGAATTATCACCAAATGACATGCATAAACGTTTGGCAACCGAATTTGCAAGGATTGAATCCAAATATCCTAATTCAATGTCTAGACATGAAATATTTGGATTGTTTAAAGATTTTAAATATGTAGTGCCGCAAGGTTCACCCATGAGCGGAATTGGAAATGAAGCAAAAATACAATCTTTATCGAACTGCTTTGTTGTTGAATCCCCCGCTGATTCTTACGCGGGAATTCTTAAGACAGATCAAGAGCAAGTTCAAATTATGAAACGTAGAGGCGGTGTTGGATTTGACATTTCCACCATCCGTCCTAAAGGCATGCCAACCTCAAATGCTGCCAAAACTACCGATGGCATCGAAGTATTTATGGATCGATTCTCTAACTCTTGCCGTGAGGTTGCGCAAGGAGGTCGTAGAGGAGCTTTGATGCTTTCCATATCAGTTCATCATCCTCAAGTTATGGACTTCATTAGGATTAAAAGAGATCTTAAAAAAGTGACAGGCGCAAATATATCCGTTCGAGTTTCTGATGAGTTCATGAATGCTGTAAAGAACAACGAGTCATATGTACAACGATGGCCTGTTGATTCTAAAGATCCTGAAATTAAGAGCACTGCTGATGCCACCGAAGTTTGGAACGAACTAATTGAAGGCGCACATGCATCAGCGGAGCCGGGTGTTCTTTTTTGGGACACTGCGACACGTATGACTCCATCAGACGCATATACTGATGACGGATTTGGTTCTGTGTCGACCAATCCCTGTGGAGAGATTATTCTTTCTCCATACGACAGCTGTCGACTAATGTTGGTAAATCTTACTTCGTTTGTAAAAGATCCATGGACTGAAAATGCCGAGTTTGATTATGGGCATTTTCGATCAATTGCCAGAAAGGCTCAGCGTCTTATGGATGATATGATCGATTTAGAGGTTGAGCAAATCGATAAAATCCTGGCAAAAATTGATAAGGACCCTGAGACTGATGAAGTAAAGTATTACGAAAGAAGTTTGTGGCACCAGATTAGACAAGTTGCTTTAAAGGGAAGAAGAACAGGTCTAGGAGTTACGGGCCTTGGTGATGCCATTGCAATGCTTGGTGAAACCTATGGAGATGAGAAAAGTATTAAAACTACAGAGCAAATCTACAAATGGCTTTCTCTTGCTTCATATGAAGAGTCAATCCAGCTTGCAAAAGAACGCGGCGCGTTTGAGATATTTGATCATGAAAAAGAGATTGGTCACGAATTTTTAACTCGGGTTATTGATGAATTGACTCCAGAGGTACAAGACGATTATCGTGTATATGGTCGACGCAACATTGCGAACACAACAACAGCTCCTGCAGGTTCAGTCTCCTGCCTCACTCAAACAACATCTGGAATTGAGCCGGCTTTTATGCTTCATTACACGCGTCGTAAGAAAGTGCAGAACGATGAAGAAGTAATGTTTGTTGATGACTTGGGTGATGAGTGGACAGAGTTTACTGTTTATCACCATGGATTTAAACAATGGATAGACGCCTCGGAAGATCCTAATATTGAACAGATCAGTACTGAAAACTTGGTACAGATGAGCCCTTATGCAGGTGCTACAGCCAATGAAATAGATTGGCGAGCAAAAGTAAAACTGCAGTCAGTTGCACAAAAGTGGATCTGTCATGCCATCTCAAACACTACAAATCTTCCAAGTGACATTGACGTAGACACAGTGAAAGATATCTACATGATGGGTTGGGAGTTAGGCTGTAAAGGAGTGACGGTTTATCGCGATGGGTCTAGATCTGGAGTTCTTATTTCGGACGACGATAAAAAAGAACAAAAGCCTAAACTTGAGGATGGTAGACACGCGCCAAAAAGGCCTGAGACTCTAGAGTGTGAAATACATAACACATCAGTAAAAGGCGAACGTTGGGTGATTTTAGTCGGGTTATTAGATGGTAAGCCATATGAAGTGATTGGCGGACAAGCAGATATGATCGAAATACCAAAAAAATACACAAGCGGTAAACTAACAAAGAGGTGTTTTAAAACTCAGCCAAACAAATACGATTTAGCATTTGGAGAAGAGGGAGACGAAGTAATTGTTAAGGACGTAGTTTCAGTTTTTGATAATCCAAATTATGCAGGATACACACGCACCATATCTCTAGCGTTACGCCATGGGGTTCAAGTCCAATACTTGGTAGAGCAAATGCAAAAGGATAAAGAAATGGATATGTTTTCATTTTCAAAATCTATTGCGCGTTGTCTTAAAAAATACATTGCCGACGGTTCAAAAGCAACGGTAAGTGTTTGTACAAACTGCGGTGCAGAGAATACAATAATATACCAAGAAGGTTGCCAAACTTGCACTTCATGCGGCTTTGGCGTTTGCGGATAATCAATAAACAAAGGATATAAAAATGCATTGGACAACCAACATCGATCCAAAAGTAAGAGAACTAGAATTACGACACAACCCTGTGATGATACGAGTTAATAAATTCACAGAGGAAAGCGCCGCTGAATTTGCAACAAAAATGGCTATGGCACATAACACTGGACAATCTGTTATCCCGGTCGTTATTGATTCATATGGCGGACAGGTATACAGTCTTATGAGTATGATAAGTTCTATAAATGCCTCAGAAATCCCGGTAGCAACTATTGTAGAAGGAAAAGCAATGTCCTGTGGAGTAATATTGTTTTCATGCGGCCACGAAGGATTAAGATTTGTCACTCCAGAAGCTACTTTGATGATTCACGATGTATCTTCGGGTGCGTTCGGAAAAAACGAGGAAATTCAAGCATCCGCAAAAGAAACAAACCGACTCAATAAAATGATTTATACTATTCTTGCTGATAACTGCAAAAAACCACGTGATTATTTTACGAAAGAAGTAAAAAGAAGAGGCCGCGCGGATTGGTATGTAACTCCAAACAAAGCTGTGAAAATGGGTTTAGCAGATCACGTGGGGCTTCCTAAACTTCAAATTGACGTCGACGTACAAATTAATTTAGCAATCCCAGATAAAGATGCATAATTAATAACAATGGAGTTATTCGTATGTCGACATCAATTTTAAAATGGGTTCACATGCACAAAGCATACGTGGAGTGGTTTCACTCCGCGCACTTGTTATCAAAGGGATCAAGTTTTGCTGGTGACCATGTAAATCTTTATGGAAAAATATACCAAGAAGCTTTTGAGCAATACGACGGTATTATAGAACGTGTGATTGGTATTACAAACAACGAAGATTGCGCCTGTCCATCTAGTATCAATATGGGTGCATTGGGTATTTTACAAAAGTACCCATCTCCATCAAACGTTCCTGCCTTGAATATTGCTACGTCTGCATTGCAGCTCAACAAAGACTATTGTCATTTTTTGAATGACCTTGTTTTAAATCTTAGGCAATCAGGAAAAATTACTTTGGGAACAGAAGATTTAATCGCTGGAACATGTAATACTATTGAAGGGTATACTTATTTGTTGCAGCAACGCGTCAAAGAATCAATTGGAGTTTAAAATGAAAATATCAAAAAGACAACTTAAGAGAATCATCAGAGAAGAATACTCACGCCTCAAGAGTCAAGGACTTATCAACGAAATGTCGGGTGTTGCATTTCCAGATCCGGAATTAGAGCAAGATACTCCGTATGATCGACTTATGGATGGTGCAGAAAATGAACCATACGATGGATACGTAGAAAAAATGGCACTTGCCCATGTTGAGAGCCAAGCTGGTAGATTAAACTTTGATGAATATGCAGACTTTGCTTGGGATTATGGATACCGAACTGATGACGACTTAGATCAACTTGAAGAATGGTGGGAAGCAGCAATCGAGGAAAGTCGTGGTTATTCCTTCCGCGATTCTTTTGGCGATGGATATGGCCCTGGAGAGCGAAGACCGACAAGGCGAAGATAATGAAAATTACAAGAAGAAAATTAAAGCAGATTATCGAATCCGTTATGAACGAAGCTGTTCAAGATCCAGAATATGACAGAGAATATGACCTTGTTCAAAATAACATTAAAACACAACGTGGTTTTCTAGGATTTGCAATGCGAAGTTTGGAATCTAGTTATGGAAATCGATTTTATAATCATGGAAGGGGCAACATTGGAATATATCTTACACTTATAGGACAACACGTAAGAGATGGACAAGACTCAAGAGGTGGCACCGTCGAAGGTCATATCGCATCAATAGAAGGCAAGCTCGCAGAATATCCCGATCTTCTCACACCAGCAGGGCGAGGACGACTGGATGCGTTGCTGGACCACTTAAAACAAAACTATTAATCAGGGGAAAACGAATGAAAATTACAAGAGCAAAATTAAAGCGGATTATTCGTGAAGAAAAAGCACGCATTTTCGAGATGCATCACGGGCGTCCTCATGGAGATTTGGATAGTCTCGTTGAAGACACTCTTGAATATATTTCAGATGGTGCCTTTTCTAATGGTATGCAGATAGTACAATATGTTCGAGATGCAGGTCGCGATTATGGCCTTTCTGCAAGTGATCAGGATAAAGCAATTGCAAGAATTATTAACGGTATGATGGCTGGCCCAAGATTTTAGGAAAATAAAATGAAAATATCAAAAAGACAGCTTAAGAAGATAATACAAGAAGAATACATCGCCTTGAAAAGACAGGGTTTAATTACTGAATACGGTCTTGGCGATGAGTTTGACGGAATGCGCAATCCAGGCAGACGTGCACAAGATAGATCTATACCCGGAAGTATTGCTCGGGTTGATTGGATTAAACTCCACCATGACCCTTATTATGATAATAACCCACCAGAATGGCTCGGAAACCCAAAAGAAGAGTTGGATGCATTCCTTGACTTAATAATTTCTGCCGAGCTTGAGAATGTACTGGATGGCTTAGGAATGTCAGAACTATATAGACCAGCGATGGATGAGATCGACTACGAAGGAATTTTCCACGGCGGCAAAACAATCATGAAAATACTTGAAAATGTTTTTCCTTATTCTGATGGTTCATATTTATACAGAGCCTTAGAAAGATGGGCTGCTGAGCATACAAGTTCAGGAAAAATACATTCTGGCGAAATCCGGTATACCCAGCCGCAGAGATGATAAACGTAATGAGCAAGATATTAACAAAAGCCTTTTGGGATTCTGTATGGAATTGGTGTAAGATCAACTGGAAATTTCTTGTTGGTTTTGCAATACCCTGTATTTTGCTGATTGCGGTTAATAGACGTAAGGCATTCAAGTTGCTTGAAAAAGGCATTGAGTTCCGTAATCAACAGTTAGATGTAGCACAGAGAGCTTCGGATCTCGAGTCCGATGGGAAGGTCAAGAACGCTAAGGAATTTGCTGATCGTGTAGAGGAGGTGACAACCAGACACGAGGAGGCTCTTCGCAAGCTTGGTGAAAACGTCCAAGACCGGCGTGAAGAATTGGGTGGGTCTGATGCTGCTGTTGTAACGGACGCTTTGGCGGATCGCTTTAATTTGAAGAATGGAGACAACAAGTGAATGCTAAAAAACTAAGAAAAATTATCGCTGAAGAGTTAGCGGTTATCTCAAAATCAGCAATTGACGACACTGTAATGAATATTCTAAGTGATGAAGGTGGCGCAGCTGGACTCGATCCAATCGAAAAAGCTTTAAAAGATTTAGAAAACGATCAGATGGAACTTCCGGAAGAAAGTATCGAAGAATTAATATCAAGTGTTGCAGGCGTTAAACGCCATCGCGATGGTGACTATATAGACACAACTCAACTTGAAGGAAAAGCATATTTTACAAAACGCAGATTAAATCAGATAGTCAAAGAAGAATACAAACGCTTAAAGGATGAGGGACTAATATCAGAAACCTTTAAAAGTAAGTCAACTTTTGGCGGCAGATCCCCAGAATATAAAATGCGAATGCCTAAGTTGTACGGTACACAAATGCAAGATGCAAGACGGGGTAACCGACTACCACCAGAAAGTTCAAATTGGTTTAGATTTGCAAAACATTTGGATATCGGTATACTAGATCTAGATGAAGTAGCACATGAACTTCGTTTTAAAAATTTTGAACACATGGACGCAGCTGTGTCACCACGTGGTCTAAATCAATCAGAAGCTGATCGAGTTGCTGATATAATGTATGATTTATACATGATTGAAGATATCGATGTATACGACGCTTTGGAGAAATAAAAAATGAGTATATCAAAAAGAGAAATCAGGCGAATAGTAGAAAAATCATCTTGTGGTCGGCGCCGTGTACGAGAAATGGACGATGCGGCACCTGGAATCGGTACGTCATACGAAGACGTTCGTGAACTAGCCAAGTATCACGCTCTTAATGGCGACAAAGACCAAATGCTTTATCGCGATAACCCTGATTACAAAGATGCATATGATGAAATGACAATGAAGGAATCTAAAATAAATTTACGACTTAGAACAAAAATTAGACGTCTTACCGAATCGATGAAAAACCTTTACGGTGACATACAGAATGAAATACTGTATATTGGCCAAGAGCAGGGCGGTGAAATAGTTGTGCAAGATGTCGTTGATTATTTGCAAAATTATGCAAATGACCCATTGGGAGATCCGCGAGCTGATTATGTTAGTAGCATGCCATATGAAGAAGTACGGCAAATAATGTTTGATATGGTTGACGCCGGAATGCTTACCGATGGCTATGAAGATTTCTTCTATGTCCATCCGGACTACATGTAATATGCGGCTGCAGGCCCGTTAGAGACTGCAAAATATAAAAGGAAATAAAAATGGCTGTTGACAAAGAGTTTTATAACGAAGCATCGGCTTCAAAGCTTGGCTGGGAACCTGAATGGTTTATTCCCGGCCATAATCTTTTTGATAAAAAATTAACAAAAGCTATCAAAGAATGGCAAACCACACGTGGTCTGTATGCTGACGGCATGTGCGGACCTGGTACGTTTCGACATATCAATGCTGAAATAGAATCACAGCGTGAGCTAGACGCTTTAGGTTGGGTATCAGATTCTTCAGATGTAATTTGGTGGGGAGATAAGCCCATAAAGATCGACTGGCCTTCTAACAAGGTACACACGTTTAAGGATGAAGGTTTTCCTTATCCTATTAGCAAGGGCGTTACAAAAAACTCTCGTAAAAGAAAGATTAATTCTTTCGTGACGCATTGGGACGTATGCCTTAGTTCCATGAGCTGCGCAAAAGTTCTAGCCAAGCGTAATGTATCCGTGCATTTCTGTATTGACAACGATGGCACGATCATTCAGCTTCACGATCTTAATGACTCTTGTTGGCATGCTGGCAACAGCAAAGTAAACCGTACAAGTGTCGGCGTTGAGATTTCAAACGCATATTATCAAAAATATCAAGGATGGTATAAAAAGAACGTAGGTAAGGAAAGACCAATCATGTCTGGTGCGTTAGCACAGAATAAACCTCTTAAAGACTTTACTTGGTTCTACCCAGAACAGATTGAGGCTCTTAAAGCCTTATACAAAGCAATCCACGAGGGATGTGATGTGCCTCTTCAGTCTCCGGCAAATAAGTGGGCTTTCGATAGCTCGGCAGCTGGTGGAAGCTGGAAAGGTTTTATGAATCACTTTCACTGTTCAAAAAAGAAGATTGACTGTGGTGGATTAGATATTGAAAAACTTTTAGAAGAAATTAAATGAAAATTACAAGAAGACAACTAAGAAGAATTATCAAAGAAGCAAGTGCTTCGTACGGTGAAAGATTGTATCGCGATATTGTTGGACACGAATTCCAACCGGATTATGTGTATCGACCGGTCCAACAGATGATGGGCCAGGCCCAACCTCAAAATCTAATAAAGTATCGTTCAGTCAACGAGGTAATGAAAGCAATTGCAAATTACTATCGTAAGAAATATGGACCAGATGATGCAAAAGCTTACATTCGTGCTAATCCAACCATTATAGATTTTTTAGAAAATGATTCTGAAGCTTTAAAAAGTATGCATCCCAGACGTTTTGGAGGAGATTCGTTTGGAAGACCTGGAATCTTATATTACAGCCCCTCTGAAATTAGCCTTTCATGGGGTAACGTGGATGCAGTTGCTGAGGCTGGTCAAGATTTCCAACGGCTCCCGGGAGACCTTGCACAGATTGCAGAACAATTATACAATGAAGATCGATTACTTCCCGCGTTTTTACACTTGATCACCGGTACACAGCCAAGAAATCATGTCAATCGCGCCAATGGTTACGGAAGTATTTCAAACTAATAAGGAAGATAAACAAAATGAAAGCAAACTCTGCGCGCAAGTTAAGACATTTGGTTCGTCGTATCATCGTAGAATCACAAAGCTTGGATAATCAGATTCTCAGTAGATCTGATTATATGCGTGGATTGATGTTATTTATTGAAAATAACCCGGGAACTACTACAGACGAAATGTTTGATTCTCCGGTTGCAAATGCAATTATTCCAATTGGTATAAGAGAAAGAGCAATATTGCTTTGGGTAAAGAAGCTAATCAAGGATGGTTTTATTATTTCAAAAAGATATAGGCTTTATTCAACTGGCAAAGCAGATTATGTAAATCACAATGTTGTTTTAGAAAACGTTATTATGGAAAGCGCCAAGTTCTCAAGTTATGATGCTTTCACAAGACAGGAAAATCTTGACCTTCGAATGATGGAACATGATAAAGGTCATATCGATCTAGAAAACAATTCTGCAATTGCGAAAGCTTTTCAAGTATATTCGGAAACAACAACAGTTTCTTTGTTTCGCGGAATATACAACACCGAAACACGGATGCTTTCAAATATGCAGCCAGGCGACACATTCCAATTTGGTCGTGTAACTTCACTATCAGAAAACTTTGAAATTGCAAAAAAGTTTGCAATAAATAAAAAAATCGTTGAGCTAGTACCAGGCACGAAAGGTTGTTTTAGTTTTGTCGATTTTCTGGTCGACTACTATGATGGATGGAAGCGAAAGGATCCTATGGACTACGAAATGCAGGATGGTGAATGGCGCAAAGGATCGGCGGAAAGAGAGGCCGAATGGTTCGTATCCGGGGATACACAATTTCAGCTTTTAGACGTTGCAGAAAGAGATGGAATGACCGTGTACAAGATCAAAACTCTTTAAAATAATACGTATAAATACTCTTACTAATGGTTATAATAGAGAAAATCATTAGGAGTTTTTATGATCAATTATCTTTATCGGCCAACAAACCTGCAAGTCTCCAGTAAAATCGTTCATCAAGGCGATAGGGTGCCATTTAAGTGGGCCGGCGCTAAAAATAGGATGTTTAAAAAATACATTTCAACTGGATTCTTTCCGGCAAAGCAACCAAAAATATTTGTTGACATGTTTGCAGGTACTGGTGCGGTTGGACGTTGGATAGCTCAAAATTATCCAAATACGACGGTAGTTCTAAACGAAACTTGTGGTGAATTAGTTGGTATGTATAAACAGCTTAAGACCAAGAATTATAATGCGTTCATTGCAGCATATAGTAAGCATGTTAAAGCATATGCAAGTTATTCTACTGTTGAAGATCGTAAAAAATATTATTACGGTGTTAGAAACCAATACGCGTTATCCTATCAAAACATGACTCCAGCAGAAGAAGCTGCAGCTCTTTTCTATATGCTACAAACGGGCTTCAATGGAATATGGCAGACATCAGACAACTTTAACAATAGATACGCGTCGCCCGCTGGACTAATGACTTGGAAGCCTTCTGGCGATCTATTTGATATTAATAGAATAAAAAAATATTCAGAGTTTATTGATCGCTGTGTATTACTTAATGATGACTTTGAAGCAACTTCGTGCTTTATGGGTTCCGATACCTGGTTTTATGCTGATCCACCATATCGTGTTTCAAAAGCAAAATATGCATCAGCAGGTGATTTTACAAACAACGATCAAATTAGATTATGTAATTTTCTTAATGATGCACACAAGGCAAATGATATGTGTTCAATGAGCAACAGAGAAGATTCAGATAAGCAAATTGGAAAAGAAGTTGGTACAATAACTAAGGGTTGGTTTGCTGATAAATTTAACGATGACTGGAATGTTTCGTATTATGATGTTAAATACACAGCTGGCCGACACAACTTAGGTCAAAAAGGAAAAGAAGTTCTTATTAAAAATTATTAAATGGAGTCAAAGTGATATTTGATCTTTACGGTGATGGAATAGGCACAGTAGAATACGTACAACACATGGGCGAAGACATAACTATTGTGAACAGCGCAAGAGTTAGCTTTGGAAAACACAAGGAGACGATGGATGAAAAAGACAGAAAACTTATCAGATATCTCATCAAGCACAGACACACATCAACCCTCGAACACAATATTGCTACGTTTAGGTTTGTGGTACCTCTGTATGTGCGTAGCCAGCACCATCGTCATAGAACTTGGTCTTATAACGAAATTAGTCGTCGATATACTGCAGAAAATTTGAGATTTTATGAGCCACAAAAATTTAGAACACAACACAAATCAAACCGACAAGCCTCCAATCATGATGAGTTGGATCCGATTATGGGATACTTTGAAGATGGCGGACCTAACTACGCAAGCGCATCTATTAGAAGTCATCATCGCAACAGTGTATGTTTATACAACTCATTAATGGAAAAGGGCGTATGCAGGGAACAGGCAAGAGGCGTTTTGCCACAGAACATGTACACCGAATATTATGGAACAGCTAACTTAAATAATCTTCTAAAATTTTGCGGGTTGCGTCTTCATGATGGTGCGCAGCTTGAAATACAAAAAGTTGCTGAGGGTATAATTGGCATATGCAAAAATCTTTGGCCTATCACAATCGAAGCATACATTGCTAGTTTGGAAGACCGAGCACTAGCTGAAAGGCTAGAAAATATCGAGATTATTAAGGCCAAACCGCATAATTAGAAATAGAGTTTTCTTTTGTTGTGCGTTGCGTATCTACATTTATTTTAGGGGATATCCTATGACCGGTGATAATAATGGATGGAATGAATATTCACGTATGGTTTTAAAAGAGCTCGAAGTATTGGCCGCTGGAATCAATGGCTTAAAAACAGAAATCGAAGGTTTAAAACGTGAGATTACAGAGATGAGAGCAAGAGAAGACAAAGTTTCAGAATTGGTTGATTGGAAAAAAAGAGTCGATGAAGTCGCGTCACCATCTCAATTGAGAGACTTACAGGACCAAGTATCAGCTCTTCAAGACTTTAAAATAAAGGCAACCACAGCATTTATTGCAGCCCAGATGGTCGTTGCAGGTGCTTTTACATTGTTAAAGCTAATCTGACACATACTTATATACTGAAATGCTAAATCGATATTTTTAAAGGAGCTATCATGAGAATATCAAAAAGACGCTTACGCATGATTATTAAAGAAGAATATACAAAACTTAAAAGACAAGGGTTGTTGAGTGAATCTAGATTCAGCAGCAGAGGATCTTCGTCTAGATTAACAGTATCTCAGCTCAGAAGACTGATCAGAGAAGCGCTCGATGAAGAAGATGATTCTGAAGAGGAAGATGATAAACCAGGTCCGGGTGAGGACGCTGAGGGCCGAATGGGTGCTGGTGATCCTAAAAACGCAAAGAAAAACCCAAGAAAGAAAAAACCCAAAGCGCAAGACATGAGATAAATCCTTCAATCCGGAGAAACCAATGAGAATATCAAAAAGACATCTTAAAAGAATCATCAAAGAAGAATATACAAAATTAAAACGCCAAGGACTTATTAGTGAAGGTTTTCGCGATATGCGCGGTGGCCATGGCCGTCAAATGAGCTTGCAAGATTACGAAGAGCAAGACCCAAACATGATGGAAGACAATTATGACGCTGCAGTGGAAGAGTGTATGGCTGCTATTCCAGGAATGATGAAAAAGATTATTTCAATGGGAATGGGACACACTGTAATGAATGACATTTATCATATCTGCGCGCCAATCTGCAAAAGCTACGGCGTTGATGCTGACGAAGTTTCAGAAGAAATTATGGAAAGACTTGGATACTAAAGATGAAAGTGACCAAGAGACAGATAAAGCGTATTATTCGTGAAGAATACAATAAGATGCGTAGAGAACAGCGTATTGTTACTGAAAGCTATTTTAAAAACCTTTTAGTAGAAATAGAGGATCATCTTTTGTATTTGGCTGACATGCATGCCGGTAGTGTACCTATTGAAAAGGTTGTACGGCCATTAAAAAGAAAGTTTAAGCATTTCTCTGGAATGACAAGGGCTACAGTTTTTGCAGAGCTTATGGAAATGCAGCCCTATTTTAGCGTGATACGGATTGATGGTGACAACATAATTTCTTACTAAAAACTTTCTATAAAACGCAAATGACTCCTGTATAATCTAATACAACTGATTATATAGGAGTTTTTTATGCCTGAAGGACCTGAAGTCAAACGGATTGGTGAAGGATTAGCCCGAGCCATTTCTGGTAAAACACTTATAGAAGCCAACATATTGTCTGGCAGATATGCAAAAAAACCACCATCCGGGTGGGAACACATCAACGCTTCAATTCCGCTGCGCGTTATTGGCGCTGGTGTACACGGAAAGTTTTTGTATTGGTTGTGCGATAATGAAACCTTCTTTTATTCAACTCTTGGAATGACTGGTTCTTGGAATAAAAAAGCAAAGAAGAATGCACGATTGGAGTTCAAATTTTCTGATGGAAGTTCAGTGTATTATAACGACACTAGAAATTTCGGTACATTCAAGGTCGTTAAAGGAAAGCAAAACCTTATTGACAAACTTACTGGTCTAGGTCCAGATATGTTAGCTGAGGATGTAACCGACCAAAAGTTTACCGAACGCCTAAGAAAAAAATCTAACTGGGGTATAACAAAAGCACTCATGGACCAGTCAGTAATTTGTGGTGTTGGAAATTATATAAAAGCTGATTCGCTTTGGCTAGCCAAGATTAATCCTCACAAAACAGTGTCCGAATTAACGGATGGTGAGTTGTCTATATTAAATCGTTCAATCAAAAAAATCATTAGAGAATCTTATGAATCTGGTGGTGCAACGATTAAGTCATACTCTGGTTTTGATGACGAGGATGGCGAGTATGGTAGACGTTTTTTGGTTTACGGCCAGGACACCGACCCTGATGGAAATGAAGTTATCAGGGAAGAAACAGCTGATAAAAGAAATACTCATTGGGTCCCGGTAGTACAAAAATGAAAATTGGCGATCTGGTAAGAGTTGTGGAGTCTCATATTAGCGCGGGTGACTCCGGAGTGGTAGTTGAATGCACAAATAAGGCAGTAAACGTTTATTGGGCAGCTGCAGATGCAACATACTGGATAGAAAAAATATATCTCGAGGTCATACATGAAAATTAAAACTATCTTAGCGGATCCACCATGGAAACTTTGTACCGGCGGGTCAAAGTCGCTAGCCGTGCATACACATTATCCAGTCCAGAAAAAAGACGAAATAATTCAAACAATGAAAGATTGGCTTGACCAATACGATATTGCAGACGAAGCTCATCTATATCTATGGACCGTCAATTCATATTCTGCTGGTTACAGTCGAGGCATATTGGATGCTGTTGATGTATGTAATGCGCTAGGATTTAAGCCGATAACAAATATAGTATGGACTAAGCCTCAATCAAATCCAACCCCATATGGTCAAAGAGCTGTTGAGCTATGTTTATTTGGAGCGCGTTGGAGAAAAGGTATGCATAGGGAAGTGATGTACAAGGGGACTCAAAACCCCGAATGTGTTGCAAATCCTGGATTAGTCAAGAGTGTCGATTGGTTTACGGCAGATAGACGTGACCACTCGCGAAAACCCGACGAGTTCTATAATTATATTATGAACCGTTCACAAGGACCCTATCTAGAGCTCTACAGTCGAACCACTCATCCAGGCTGGAATGTAGTAGGAAATCAAACTGATAAATTTAAAATAGGAAATTAATATGAAGTCAAAAGACGAACTTTCACGTGATTTTGTAAAAATTAATCGATTGCACCGTGACTTGAAGTGGATGGTTTATGATCCAGAATATGATAAGCAAGAATTAAAAGATGCCGTCAAAGTACTGGCAGAAATTAAAGAAATCATTAGAAAAAAACTGGAATAGATATGTCACAAAAAAAGAGAAAAGACGCAGATGGATCTTCTGGCGTAGATCTATTGGATAAGGATAAAGCTAAGAACAAGGTTAGGCCACCTAGTAAATATAAAGTCGTGTATCACAATGATAACTTTACGCCAATGGATTTAGTTGTCTTGTCATTAATACATTTTTTTAAGCGAGAACCTACCGCTGCTTTTCAAATCATGATGCATGTACACGAAAAGGGAAGAGGTGTCGCTCAAGGAGGACTATCGCGAGAAATTGCTGAAACAAAATGCGATCGCGTGGTACAATGGTTTAAGTCACAAGGATATCCCTTGTTGGCAACTTTCGAAAAGGAATAGGAGAGAAAAAATGGCTAATACATCATTAACTTTAGACGATAAAACTATCGGACAAATCGCAAAATGCGTGCAAGTTGCAATTTTAACTGGTACAGACGTTGTAGATCATTTACGTCAGTTACAGCTTACTGTAAATACAGAAACATCAAGTATTACTGTTACTGATGAATATTTATCTGTATTCAATGCAAATATTGAAAAAATGTTACAAGAGGCTGCAGAAAAGGCAACGGAACAGGCGCAAAATGAACCACAACAACTAAGTTTATTTGAGTAAATAATAGTGAAGGCTAGGCAGAAAAAGAGAATTAAGGATACCGCAGCATTAGTAAAAAACGTAAAGGAAATGCATGATGATATGCATTCCTTGTATATCGAATATGATTTGGACCTTAAGGATTTCTTTTTAAGCCTGGCTGGAGCTGATAACAATAAACAACAACCCAAGCCAAAAACAGGTCAAGAAAGCGAAACGTTTGAATCTCATGATATATCGGTGTCTAAAGAAAATCAGACATATGATGAACAGCCGGGCGAAACATCAAAATCAAAGAAAGCTCCCCCAAAATCAAAGGGACGTCCACCAAAGCGAAAAATTAAAGAAGTCTATAGAGCAATAATGAAATTGTGCCATCCGGACAAAATGAAAATGGAAGATCTGGAAGAAAGAGAGTATTATCGACGAAAGGCAGCTCTCAAAATATGTTCAGATGCTTATCCAAAGAATGATTATGAAGCCCTGATATTTGCGGCCGCATTGGTTGAAATATATGTACCTGGAGTTTCAGAAAAAGAATACATCGATAACCTTAATAGCCTTTACTCAAAATACAACCAAAACATATCCAGGATTCAGACTAGTGTAGAATGGGCTTGGGGAACAAACTGGGATACTCTTGAATCAAGATATAAAATTATCTCAATGCTTTGCGCAGCAAGAGGTATTCCATTGCCTGAAAAGATACAGGTTATTGAAAAATTAATCGAACATGAAACAAAATAAATAAAAATCCGTGTGAACCCTTGCAGAATGGGGTAAATTATATATGTAAGGAGAAACCTTGCAGGTTCATCATGGAGTAATTATGACCAAAAAACTGACAATGTTTGACCGCGCTAAGCGCACCTCTTTGGGTAGCCTTTGGCGCACCGGCTTCGTTACGGAGTACGGCGCAGAAGACAAGTTTGCAGCTGCTGTGGCTGCTCATGACAGCGCTTGGCTCGAGCACAAGGAACTTTGCGCCGAGCAAAAGATTAAGCGTTTAGAGGATAAAGGCGTGACAGCAGATCAAAAGCTGCTTTCAAAAGAACTTGAACAGCTTGAAAAAAGCATCGCCCACTCAGCATACCGTAACGACGGTTGGCTGAATGCAAGACAGCTTGAGCTCAGTCAATACGGAATGGTGATTGACATCATCGCGTACCGCGCCCTTTGTAAACTTCAAAAGTAGGAGAAAGAATATGTATCGCACACACGAAGAAATATACGGTATCACGGAAGAACAAATGAATGAAAGACATGCAAAAAACGAATTGCTTGGTCAAATTGAACAACAATCCAAAGTTGCTGGCAGTCATGACCGCCTCCATAAACAACATCTACCAACATGGACAATCAAACACGCTCAAGAGGCTTACAAGCGATCAGCCAGGGTACTTGACTTGATCTCAAGTGTAGAAACCTCTCCAGAACTCACTGAAGGAAACAAGCTGTGGATTCAGACACGCTTTGAGTTAGCTCAGCAGCTCATGGAAAAATATTCTTGGGTAGCAACAAGACTTGACGAACCTTATAAATCATAATCATCGAGGAGAAAAAATGACAGAAAAACAATTTCAGAAAAAAGCACTTGCAGTCATCAAGGCAACACCCGGGCTTACACGAATGGAATGGTTCGAAGCAACCTGTGAAAAGGATAATCAAAACTGTTTGACATGGCATCAGTTTAAGTTCCAGGTGGCATTGCAGCTTATTCTCGGCGGCCATGTGAAGGCTGAAGGAGACAAGTTCTTTCATGTATTACATAAACAAACACCAGATACAAAGGATGCAAAATGAAACGCGTATTATTTGCTCACGGAAAAGAGGGTAGCCCTAATGGGACAAAAGCAATGATGCTAAAAGACAAATTTGACGTCACTATTCCTAAACTTACAAACAGCTATGAGATGGTTGATTTTCTTGAAGATTTAGACATTATCGAAAATATCGGCAAAGAAGTTGACGTCATGATTGGAAGTAGTCGCGGTGGAGCACTAGTGGCTCAGGCCAGAAATGACGTGCGCAAAATTTTGATATGTCCTGCATGGAAAAAATTCAAAACACTTTTGCTTCCGTATCTCACCGCGGACGATATCATTATTCACAGTAAGGCCGATGATTTAGTGCCTTTTGAGGATAGCGTCCTCTTACGAGACACTTACGGATGTACACTGATAGAAGCCGGTTATGATCACCGCATGGGCGATGATGAAACACTCGCATTGATCGAAGAAACAGTTAGAAAAGTACTTGAAGGAGAATTATAATGACACAACCATGGGATCCAGAATACAGAAGACCTCGAAAAAGAAAACGTACAAGTTTACGCTACAGAGTTAAGAGAAAAATAAAAACAGGATTGTTTGCTTTAGGGCTTGTCTCTGTCTGCTATATGGCAGTAGCAAAGCACACAATTGCGGCAGCTAATTCTGTAAAATAACGCAGCAGCATGTAGAATGACATGTCTGTTTAAATTAAATTTAGGAGTAATTTATGAGTAGAACCCCGAAAAACTTTGTTGGTCTTCACGCCCATGATGGCTTTAGTACCTTCGATGGATTAGATTATCCGCAAGATCATATTGATTTCGTGATTGAGAATGGCATGAATGCGTTGGCAATCACAAACCATGGCCACATGAATTCATTTGCACATGCATATTTGCATTCTCAAAAAGTAAATAAATCTGGAACGCCTTTTAAGTTCATTCCAGGGTGCGAAATGTACGTACATCCTGATTTGCAGGTTTGGCAGGCTCAATATGATTTGGCTCGTGCGAACAAGAAAGGTGACGATGTTGAAATCGCCAGATTAAAGGATCTTTTAAAAGAGCTGGATGCGCTAGCGTCTTCTGACGACAACGTTGCTGAAAGCGATACAGACGATGCTGGACTTACGGTTGAAAACGAAGAGGAAACAAAGTCAGGTAAGTTTTACGATCCAGTAAAAAGACGGCACCACTTGGTTGTTTTGCCAAAGACCTCTGTCGGCTTGCAACGGCTTTTCCATTTGGTTTCTAGAGGGTATAAAGAGGGATTCTATCGCTTTCCACGAGTCGATTATAATATGATCCGTGAAGCTGCAGAAGGCGGCCACATTATATTATCTACAGCATGCTTGGGCGGTCCGCTGTCGTATGAAGTATTCAGACACTTTCAAGACAAAGAGTTTGATGATTTAGTTCCAGAGTTGCTTGATGATTCTGCAACTATGGACAAAGTGATGGCGAGTGTAGAGACCGGCTACAATCAGCTGGTTGCATCTGTCGGTCCGGACAATCTTTACCTTGAATTGCAGTTTAACAGACTGAACGCACAGCATTTAGTTAATCGTGCACTCATTACTTTTGCGAAACAAAATAATCTAGAACACATGTTAATCGTGACTTGTGACTCTCATTATTCTCGCCCGGGACACTGGAAAGAAAGAGAGTTATACAAAAAACTAGGTTGGCTTGGCCACAAGAGTTTCGATCCATCCCAACTTCCACAGTCAATTGATGAGCTCAAGTGTGAGCTGTATCCTAAGAACGCAGAGCAGGTCTGGGACACTTACAGAAAAACAACTGTAAACTATGAATGGTATAACGATGAAATCGTCTGTGACGCGATAGAGAGAACCCATCAAATTGCTTTTGATGTGATCGAGGATATTCATCCTAATACAGACATGAAGCTGCCGTCTTATACAATACCGAAGGGTAAAGATGCGAACACAGCAATGATAGAAGCGTGTAAAGCTGGTCTTATTAAAAAAGGCTTGCATCGTGACAGAAAATACGTTGATCAACTTAAGCATGAATTGAGAGTAATCTTTGACAAAGAGTTTGCAGAATATTTTATCACAACAAAAGCGATTATTGACCTTGCCAAAAAGCATATGTTTGTCGGACCGGGCCGCGGCTCTGGTGCTGGATCTCTAGTAAATTATGTTCTTGGAATTACAGATGTAGATCCTCTAAAATATGGTCTACTATTCTCGAGATTCATGGATCCTAACAGATCAGATTATCCGGATATTGACACGGACATTGGTGACCGCGATAAACTTCTTCACTTGATGCGTGATAAGTTCGGCCATGACAACATTGTACCCATTTCAAATTATAACAGGTTTCAGCTGAAGTCATTAGTAAAAGACATTTCAAGATTTTATGGACTTGATTTCTCATACGTGAACAAGGCACTAGCTCCACTTGAGCGTGATATAAAACAGGGACTACGTAACGATGGTGTAGAGCTAAATGGTCCAGTTCAGCCAACGTTCGAATGGGCTATGAAGTATTCTCCAGCTTTCCAAGAACTAATCGATAATCACCCTGAGATTGCTGAACCGATCGGAGTATTGTTTAAACAGAACAAGGCGCTCGGTCGACATGCTGGCGGTGTCATCGTCTCAGAAAACATTGCTGAGAGAATGCCGCTTATTATGGCAAAAGGTGAACTACAAACACCGTGGGTAGAAGGCGCGTCATACAAACACTTAGAGCATTTTGGTTGGGTTAAGTTTGATCTGCTTGGCTTAGAAACTCTTCGTATCATGGAACGCACTATCGAACTTATTCTCAAACGTAAGAAAGGTTACACCGATGTTACATTCGGACAAATCAAATACTGGTTTGATCACAACATGGGTAACGATGTGATCGATTGGGATGACCAAGAAGTGTACAAGGTCTATGAAGAAGGTCGTTGGGCTGGCATCTTCCAGTGTACTAACAACGGCGCGCAAAGATTGTTTCAACGAGCAAAGCCAAAATCCATCCTTGATATTGCTGCTTTGACTTCAATCTATCGTCCTGGTCCGCTTGCTATGAGCATTGACAAGAAATACGTTAAGGCCAAAAACAATCCGGAAGATATCAAATATGATCATCCCATTCTTGAGGAAATACTTTCAGAAACCTATGGAATGCTAGTGTTTCAGGAACAGACAATGGCCATCGTAAATAGGCTTGGCCAAATACCTTTGGATGAGTGTAACTCAATTCGTAAAATGATGAAACCACAGCAGTCCTCTGCAGAAGCAACGCGTAAAGCGAAAGCACTCAAAAGCCGTATTGTTGATGGGTTTATGGCATCCGGACTAGATCCATATCAGGCTGACAAGCTATACGCAAACATTATGAAGTTTACGGCGTATTCTTTCAACAAGTCTCATGCTGTGGCATACGCTATGGACTCTTACTATTGTGCATGGCTGATGACATACTATGAAGAGGAGTGGCTCTGTGCATATCTAGAATCCATGGAAAAGAATGCAGACAAGCGTAACAAAGCATTCAGTGAAGTAAAAGCCCTGGGGTATGAAATCGTTCCAATCGATATTAATTATGCAACCGATTCTTGGGCTATCTTAGATGGAAAGAAGTTTATGCCTTCGTTCTCGTCTTGTAAAGGTATTGGAGATGCTGCCATTCATGAGATAATTGCTTTGCGTAATAAGCAGAAGGGCAAGCGTTTTTCTACCATCGAGTCTATCATGTACGACAAAGATATGGTTTGGCAGCTTTCCAAGTTTAATAAGAAGGCAATGGAGGCTCTGGTGAATATTAAGGCCTTCGATTCTATGAATATAGTTGGCTTATCAAGTCGATTTGAGAATTACAATCATATGCGTGAGGCACTCATCCCGGGATGGCAAAAGTGGAAAAAGCGCCTGAAGAGTGATCCAAAGAGAGGCTATAACGATATGTTAGCGTCAATTGAGTCGACCGCAGGAACACCGGCGTTTACCAGGAAAGAAATCATCCAGAATGAAATGAATCATTTAGGATCTGTATCTATCGAAACATTGATACCGCCAAGATATATTGCACGATTCAACGAGGAACAATGGTCTCCAGTTGACGAGTTTGATAACCCTAACAAGCCCTATTGGTTCGTTGTTGTTCAGGCTGTAAAGAAAAAGACAAAGACTGGAAGAAATTATCTTCGATTGAAAATCATGGGATCAAACGGAAAACAGTACTGGTGTAATTGCTGGGGCTGGAACGGTGTCGACACTGTGGATCCATACACGGTTTGTGTAGGTTACATTAGTGAAAACTCTTTTGGTAAGTCTACAAAATGGTCAAAAATGGAAATATTCCTTGGTTGAAAAATTATAAACTTATGATTTTTTGATTATAATGTAGCAAAGATCTGAAGGGAGAATTGATGAAAACAGTATCTGATGTACGCAATATGTTTGCGCAAAAATACCTCAACAATGAATTTGTTGTCGACAAGTCTGGTTGCAAAATGCTTGAAGTGCTTGGTGTATCTTTCATTGCTGATGATGAAACCATATTTGGAAAAGTAAACTATGCGTACATTAAGAAAGAACTAGACTGGTATTTAAGTCAATCTCTCAATGTTTATAACATACCTGATACCCCTACAATCTGGAAGCAAGTTGCGACAGCTGAAGGCCAGATTAATTCCAACTACGGATATCTTATATTTTCTGACGTCAATGGCCATCAATACGATTATGCCTTGAAGGCTTTGCTAGCTGATGAAAACACACGTCGTGCTTGCATGATTTACACTCGGCCTTCTATTCAAACTGAATACAACACGGCTGACATGTCAGATTTTATTTGCACCAATGCGGTAACTTACTTCATAAGAGATAATCGATTGAGCTGTGTTGTGCAGATGCGTTCGAATGATATATGGGCTGGATACCGAAACGACTATGCGTGGCAGAAATGGGTATTAGAAAAGCTACATTCAGATCTTTTGAATAAATACGATAATTTAGAAATCGGCGATATAATCTGGAACGCTTCTTCTCTACACATGTATGAAAGAAACTTTGGGTTAATAAGAAAATTTAATAAAATCGGTCTTTACAAATAGGAGAAAACTATGTCAAACATATTAAAGGAAGCAGATCAAATCATCAACGAAAGATCTGAAGAAAAAGAACGTCAATACGGCCCTTTCAGCGAAGGTATGAAAAGAGCGGCTATGATTGCATCAGGTATGACCGGCAGAACTTGGTCAGCCCACGATATGTATATTGCTATGATTGCACTTAAGTTTTCTCGACAATCTTATAACTTTAAAGAAGATAATCTTCTTGATGCCGTGGCATACATCGGCGCGTGGCAAAATTTTATCGATGAAGAGAGACCAGCTCACGAAGGTCCGGATTCACACGATGATATATCAATTTCAAACAACAAAACTCTTCTTACTGAAGATAACAACGAAGCGAGCCCAGATGATCCTAGGGCTCTGCTAAAAGCAATGATTGCAATGGAAGGAAAAAAATGAGAATAGCAAAAACAAGAAAAGTAAAAACTCCAACCCGCGGTACCAAAGGCTCGGCTGGTATTGATTTCTATGTTCCAGATAATTATCCTGCAGATATAGGACCGATCGACCCAGGGCATGCAGTGTTTGTTCCTTCCGGAATTAGTGCAAAAGTCCCAGATGGCTATGCGCTGATTGCATTTAATAAATCTGGTGTAGCTCTAAAAAAAGGCCTTACTGTTGGAGCTTGTGTTGTTGATTCCGATTATCAAGGAGAAATCCATCTTCATCTCGTTAATACGTCTACCAAACCCGTACACATTGAACCCGGCGAAAAGCTAGTACAGTTCTTGCTTGTACCGGTCGACCATTGTGATATTGAGGTAGTTGACAGAGATACACTTTTCCAATCTGAGTCTCAGAGAGGCGCCGGCGGATTTGGAAGTACGGGAGTCAAGTAAATGGATAAGGTGATAGTAACCGGTGGTGCCGGATTTATCGGACACCACTTAGTAAAAAAACTAGTATCATTGGGCAAATTCGTATATGTAGTAGATGATCAAAGTTCAGCAGTAGTCAATCCATTAACGACGCCGCCTGATACACATGTACGTGAAGTGCTACCTCAGATGCTAGAATTTTATAATGTCGATACAGACCCAGCTAATCCTGGAGTCGTGTATTTAAATTGCGATTATTCTAGTTTAGCAATCCTAAAATTAATTTATACTGGTCAAATTAAGACTGTGTTTCATTTAGCTGCAAAACCTCGAGTTGAATGGTCAGTCCAACATCCGGTTGTGTCGACTACGGAAAACTTTGCAAAAGTTTTGCCTCTATTAAAAGCATGTGCAGCCAAAAACACGAGATTTGTATTTAGTTCAACCGCTGCTGTTTATGGAGATGTAAAAACACTACCGACTCTGGAAGGCGACAACACGAATCCTAAAAGTCCATATGGGCTGGCAAAACTATGTGTTGAGCAATACATGGATTTATTCAATGAATTATACGATCTAGATTATGCTGCTCTACGTTACTTCAATGTTTACGGGCCAGGGCAGCCCGGCGACAGTCCTTATTCGACAGTTGTGTCAGCTTGGTGTGCTAAGGCTCTTGCCGGAGAAGCATTAAGATCTGATGGCGATGGAGAACAGACCAGAGACATGGTTTATGTAGACGATGTGGTGTCAGCCAATATCTTGGTAAGTGAAATCACAGATCTACCACATAGAGTGTTTAACGTTGGTAGTGGGCAAAGCGTATCAAACAATTACATCAGGCAAAAATTTGTCGACAAAGGTCACAGTAAGGTGAAACATGCAGATGCTCGGCCTGGTGATGTACGAGATACTTTGGCCGGTATTGAAAAATTAGAAAGTCTTGGTTGGAAAGCTGAAACTGCTTTCGATGCTGGACTACAGAAAGTTTTCGATTATTGGAATATTTAATGAGCTTGGTGTTTTTGTTTAAACACATGCGGTTGAATACTTATACACGTTTCGAAACGATACAACGGAGAATACACGATGTTAGAACCATCTTCTATTAATACTGTTATTTATCACGCCAACTGCAACGACGGATTTGGCGCTTGTTATTCTGCTTGGAAGCTATTGGGTAATCGATGCGAATATATTGCATGCGCGCACGGAGATCCAGCACCTGACGTCACCGGTCGAAGAGTAGCAATTCTTGATTTTTCATTTAATAATGCAACGACAAAGGCGATGATAGAGCAGGCGGAATCGTTGATCGTGATCGATCATCACAAGTCGGCTGTTGTTGAGTTGCACGATATATCAAATACTATTTTTGATATGAATAAATCCGGGGCAATGCTTGCTTGGGAGTTCTTTCATCCTGGAAAAGAGCCTCCTAAGTTTGTACAATATATCGAAGATCGGGATTTATGGAAATGGGAACTTCCTTATTCAAAGGAATTCTCAGCAGCGTTTGATATGGTGCCATGGGACTTTCATGAGTATGAAAAGTTTGAAGATGATTCGGTTTTTGACGATGCTGTAAAGCGTGGATCATATATTTTGGCGTATTCAAAAACCGTCATTAAGAAGATTTGTGATAAAGCGGTTTCCAGAAAGTTTGATGATTACGATGTCATGGTTGTAAACTCTTCCCACTGGATGTCTGAGATCGGATCGTCTTTGGCAAAAGACTGTGACTTCGCCATGATATGGTATTATGACCATGATGAAAAGAACTACAAGTGTTCATTGCGCGCATTTCACGATACCATCGATGTGAGCGAAATCGCTAAAAAGTTTGGTGGCGGCGGTCATAGAAAGGCGGCTGGTTTTGTTCTTGCAAAGTCTAAACACCCAGATTCCATATTCATTCAACATGTAGAAGAAGAATCTATTTTGCCCGACGGAGAGTTCGGTGCAGACTAGACCTAGCTGGAATAGAATTTGGATGGACTTTGCTGAAACTATATCTCAGCGTAGTTATGATCCTAATTTTAAGGTTGGTTGTTGTATTGTCACAGATGATAACTGTCAGGTGCTAGCAATTGGCTACAACGGCAATCATAAGGGCGGACCTAATAAAAGAGAATCAGACACACCAGGGCATTCAGGGTTTATACACGCTGAAATTAATGCGTTAATTAAGTTGGACTATAATAATCCAAAATCAAAGAAAATGTATTTGACACTGAGTCCATGTTCGGCTTGTGCAAAGGCCATCATCAATGGCGGTATTAATAAAGTTTTTTATAAAGAACAATATCGCTGTACTGCTGGAATCGAGTTACTTCGAGAATGCGGAATTGTTGTCGAGCAGATTACAGATTAAATTAGTTAAAACACAACGTAGACTATAATTATAAACAGACATTGAAGCGCTTGTAGTATATTTATACAAAAATGCATTAAGTTTGGAGTAAATACATGTTAATGATTGAAAGCTTGTCACGCGGCGCCATTGCTGACGCTATCTACACACTTGAACAGATCGATAAGATTGGCTCTAGGGCTTTGGCTTTAAATGAAGCAATAGACAGTGGCCTTTTAACAGAGTCTCGCCAAAGACTGCTTATGGAAGATTTAGACAAGGCAATGAAAGATCTGCAGACTCAATCACAATCAAGTTTAGGTAAACTCGATAAGGCAATCGCTTTTATTGAAAACTTTTTAACTATCGGAACACAAGGTAAAGGAGTCGCTATATGGGATCTGATCGCTGAATCTTTTGGGGTTGCCAAGGAAAAGGTTAGTGAACTAACAACTATTGATCTGGGTGCAATCGGCAACATGAAGGCCTTCTTTAACGAGGGTGGAAAGTTAGCCGCAATCATGGATGCTCTTTCGGCTGAAATGAATCTTATGGCAGTCTATATTAAGATTCTATCTGGAGCATTTTCCCAAACTATTCGACAAATGAAAGCGCTTCCTGCAAATCTTAAAGAAAAAGGCGACAAAAAACTAACTTTGAGAGCTTATCTAGATAGCGACCAAAACCGGTTCTCAGAAGAGGAAAAGGGAAAAACAATATCTAGCGGTGATTTTGAGGGCGGCTTACTTGATGTTATGCAGGATATTCAAGCGAAAAACGGTGGTTATACCTGGAGTATCAAGGGAATAAAGAACTGGTTTGGTGATAACAAAAAGGGTATGGGTATCGCCGCTCTTGCTGGTGGGATTGGTGCCATAGCCGGTTTGGCAACGGGTGGTTTGGCATTGGGTCCATTAGCCGCGCTTGCTGCTAAAGGTGCCGCTGTTGGAGGCGGTCTATTCGGCTTGGGCGGACTCGCAAAGGGTAGAGGCGCTGGTAGTCGAACTCCTAAAAACGCTCCAGAAGCATATGAGACTTCAAACGAAGCAATTGCAAAAGCTCTTTTAGATTCAGAGGTTAATAAACTTGAGGCTTTGATACCAGCCTTCGTAAAAGCTGTTAAGGGAGTTGACCCGGACGAGTTTGCAAAAGCATCAGAAGAGGCAAAAGAAGCATTGCAGTATATTCAGGATGGTATAAGACCTGGAGATCTTATTGACGACCACCTTAAGGCAAATCCAAGCGGATCCGAAAAGTTAAAACAACTTCGTGACCTGGACCCGGAAACGACGGAAGCAATTCTAGTTCAAACATTAGGAAACGACAACTCAGGCATAGAACAATATAAAAATACAACGATTTATAAAAATCTTGAAATGATCAGGAATGAGTTGGTGAAAGAAGCTGTCGAAGAGACTGAGGACATTCTTCTCGAAGACGGTGACATGGCTCATGACTTTACTATGATGGATTTATTGTTTGAGGAAAAGAAAGACGGCAAGAAGAAAAAGGGCAAGGGTAAGAAAAAAGGCAAAGGAAAGGGCAAAGATAAATCCGGGAAATCAGACGATAAGCCTGGGGTTACAAAGCCCGAATACAAAAAAATGAAGGGCAAAATGCAGGCCAAAGGCGAAAGAAGTTTAGAGAAAGCAGAACGCAAGCCTGACAAAGCCGGCAAGTACTCAAAACAAGTCGACAAATACGAAGACAAGATAAACAGGAAAATGGTCAACAAGGACAGGCAACGCAACATCACAGCAATTGCTGATGAGTTTGAAAAGAAGATCATGGCACTTGAGGACGAAAAGGACACTGGCCGCGAAGATGCCGACACGGAAACTGAAGAGCAAGATGAGGAAAAAGACTCTGGCGTTAAAGCAATGCTTGGCCTGGATGAAAATCCAATAGTGAGAGACACGCGCAAAAAAGCAGAGAAGATTGTAGCTAATGTAAAGAAAAAAATCGCCGCCATTGCTGAGAGGCGACAAAGACGAAAACTCCTTGAAATGATCGATACTGTGAGTGATGGGACCAATTATTTCACTCTTCCTCCGGAGGACCTCGATGCCATCATCAATGACCTAAAAGATGGTGAAAAGATCAACATTCCAATACCGGATGGAACATCACCAGATGTTGTCGAAGACGTTGAAGAAGTCGAGCTCAAGCTCAACGACGCGGTCGATGAACTACAACAGCTGGACAGAGACTCTGAGATTGACGCAGAAAACGAAAGATTAAGGCAAGAGGAGGATGCTGCTCGGCAGGCTGCTATAGACAAAGCCAATGCCGAACTGGCCCAGGCACTCAAAGATTTAGCCGAGAAACAGGCGCAAAGAGCAGAGCAGCAAGAAGAAACCGAAGGTGGCGAAAGCAAAAGATTCGATGGAGATCTTTTCATCAAGGGCAAACCATTGTCTAAATATGGAAATTTCTCTAAAGATAATCCACCAACAGGTCAAGGCGCAGCGTATCTACTGTTGCTTTACGGCGACGAAAACTATAGTAAGCTTCTTGGTGAGTCTAGACAGCTCACAAATGAGTCATATGACCGTAGACTTTTGAGACTTGCAGGTATTAAATAGGGGATCATGATGAACGAAAGAAAAGTTATTGCAAGAATCCGAAACGCCTACAAAAAACGCCTGACCGAAGCCGTTATTGCTGGCGCGCTTGAAGAAGTTGACATGTTCGACAAACGTGGTAATATGATATTGACACCGGATCTCAAGGTTAGACACAAGGCATCCGGATACGAATATACGATCGATCATATAGAAGGCGAAGGAGAGGACGCTGTGGTGTATCTCAGACATCCAGAGGAGCCAAGATTCTCAACTGCTGATGCGGAAACACCTTTAGTTGAAAAAACCAAGCTTCAAATGAAAGGTCTTAACGTTGCAAATATCTCTGGCGGAGGTATGTCTGACATGCCGGAAGAATTGTCTTTGGAAAAGCCTTCTGATGTAGAGAAAAAGGCACCGGCTTCGTTGTTGTCAATAACAAAGAAAGAGTTTGAAAACGAATACGAGGTAGAATAATGGATAAAACTTTGAAAGAAATGATTGCAGAAGATTTAGGACTTAAAAAAGACAAGTCTTTGAACGAATCATATGTAACTGCTGCCAAAAAATATGATGTTACTACTGAGCTGCTTTCAAAGAAAAATATTGAGGCGCATAATCAGTTATTGGCTCAATATGTCGACGATCTAAACACAGTGTCTGCCAAACTTGATACAGTATCACGTGAGGATGCTAACCTAAACCATTCAGAGTTTAGGGGTTTGAAGATCGATGAGACCTATAATTTGAATGCTGCCTACTTGCATGCCATGTTTTTCGAAAACATAGGAGACCCAAATTCAACAATCACTATGGATTCAATGACTTTTTTACGGCTAGAAAGAGACTTTGGTTCTTTCGATGCTTGGCAAAAAGATTTTATCGCATGTGGTCTATCGGCAAGAAACGGCTGGGCTGTAACTGTATACAACGACTTTCTTGGTAGATACATGAACGTTGTGGTTGATCTACATAGTTTAAACGTGCCTTTCTCTTCTAAACCTGTTATCGTATTAGATTGCTGGGAACATAGCTACTATCGTGACTATCTAAAAGATAGAAAGACATACATATACGCGATGATGAAGGAACTCAATTGGAGCCAGATTGAAAAGCGTGTTAAGATAGCTGAGAAGATAGCAAAAATTACCAAAAAATAAATCTCGGAGTAGCACCAATGAAAAACAGAAGATTAGCCGAACTTGCAGGATTGATTCATCGATCAACCACTGAAGAGCTTAAGCCTTTAAATGAATCCGCTCGACTCCTTCTAGAAGAAGAGGAAGAAGGCGGTGGTGATGACGAAGGCGGAGGAGAGGGCCTAGATCTATTTGGTGGCGAAGGCGGCGACGATGCTGGAGATGATGCTGGCGGAGATGAAGCCGGCGATGAGGGCGATGAAGAAAAAGGCGATGAAGATGCCGAAGAGGAAGCCGAACCAGAAGTTGAGCCGGCTGAAACTCTTAAAACAAAAGACATCGCAAAGTATGGTCCCGGTGAAATAGACAAAGAAATCGATTCCGTAATAACTAATATATTCTCGGATTCAACAATGCGTGCAAAAGTTCAATCGAAAACTTCGTTAGGTTATCCTGGCGCCGCAGAGCTTGATCTGGAAGAATCCTTTAGCAAATCCATGAAAAATAAATCACTTGCCTTTCTGATGGAGGATTCAAAAGAACCTGCATATGAGCAGATTGATATTGGTCATTTTACATCTGAGGTTGCACGCTATATAAATAATTACCAGAACCTATTGGATATTGAAGGTATGTTATTTAATAAAGCAAGACAATTTTTGTTGAACCAAATCGGAAAAGAAGCCGAAGGTGAGTTTGTTGAATTGCTGGCTACAAAGTTTGGTTTGGATTTTAAAGAAGACTTTACCGAAACTAGTCCCGCATTCAACCCTACGGCAGTTGGTGCCAGCGCAGCCGCGGGAGCATAATGTCAGCTCCGAAAAAATATGATTTCACCGGTCGGAAAAGCGTACATATTCATATCATGAAATCTCAGCATGCTGAATTTCGTTCTCGGGTAATGTTGGCTGGATTAACCATGCAAGACGTTTTAGAGGAATGCGCAATCCGGATTGCTGAAGGTGATTCATATATGGAGAAGTTAATAAATGATGTCATTGATAAAAAAGCTAAAGGCGAGCTTCAAGTTGCTAAAGCAGAAATTGAGTCTATCTACGAAGCAATTAAGTCAGCAAGAGACGACGAAGATACAGAATAGATTAGACGCATTAGAGAGCGAAAATAAGGAACTAGCACGTGCTCTTGAGGTTGTTACTAAATCGTTAATCTTGACGGCAAACAGCTTAGAAGAAATTGCGTTTGTTCAAAAGAAACACTTGATAGAAACTGAAGCGCTCATGATCGTAATAGAAGATCTAAATTCCTTGCTTAATCCAAAAAATAACCTTCTCAAATACGACTTACTCAACGAGCCACATAATTAATACTGTGGTCAAACCACGTTAATTGTAAACATCGTTTGAGGTATTGTATAATGTCAATAGAAGAAATTAAAGCAGCTGTGCAGAACATGCCGGCTGAAAAAGTAGATAAGTTAAAGAAAGATTTATATCTTGAAAGCAAATCAAAAGGTGTTTTAGATGCCGTACAGGAAAAGGTTATTTCTAGAAAGCTCCTTGTTTTTGCAGCTGCCACCACATTATTTATCTGGTCAGGCTTAGATGCAGATATTTGGGGTATGATTGCAATGTGCTACATCGGTGGACAGTCAGCAATCGATTTTGCAAAAATTTGGAAAGCATAAACCAGGAGAAATTGTGTTTGCTGTTTTATTATTTATTGGATTAGCTTTTGCTGATGATATTGTAACCATTCGTAAAGGCGAAAAAGCTCCATTTGATGGTACTTTACTTTCTCCAAATGCCGCGGCAAAGATTATCACCGAAACAGATTACACACTTGAAAAGTGTTTGATCGATGCCAGACGTGAAAAATCATTGCTTGAAGCTAAACTTACACTAGAAAGAAAAAATGTTGAATCTGAGCTAGCTGCCTGCACATTAAAGTACACTGAAATGCAAAAACTCTACGAACAGCAGATCGATTACTTGGAAAAACGATCATCGCTTCCTCAATGGCAAACTCCAGCATATTTCACCGGCGGTGTTGTTGTGGGCGCCGCTTTGGTTTATGGATCTAGCTTAATTTTAAAAAACATTCAATAGGTAAAAGATTATGAGCACTACAGACGACAAATTGGTTGGATATTTTGATACAGATGAGCCCGACTTGCCAATCGATGCGGCAGAACATACAAGCAGCCAGATATCTGTAGTTGCGCCTCCGATTGAAGATGAAAAGTACGTGCCGGCAACACCGAAAGAGTTAGGGGTTGCTGTTCAAGCCATAGCCGAGAAAGTACCTGCTGGCCAAGTGGAAAGATTTTATAAAGAAGCGCTTGACTTATTAGAGGATTGCGTCAATAAATCGAAAGATGTACCTGAAAATCTTTATCTAGCGGACGAGGAACCAATAAAAAGACCAATTATTGTGCAAAAAGAATCAAAAAAACGTGTGAACAGACGTCTAGTTGATTATATTATATATGAACGTAGCAAAAAAGGAGTTCATATGTTAAATGAAACTAGTAAAAAAAGAAACCCAGTCGAAGACGAATATGATTTCGACGATGATGTCGAGTTCCACCCGGATGCAGATGACTTGATTGCATTTATGGAGGAAACCGGTGAGGAAGATGCTGCCAATGTGTACGGCGCCACAGCGGCTGCAGCCGAAGAGGCAAATGCAGAGTTCTCACTAACAGACGTCCTCAAATCAAGGGTTTTCCCAAAGGCCGGCCGTGAAAGTGCAATTCATAACAAGATTGAAAGAGACATGTTTCAAACGTTGAGAATTGTTGATTCAGCTCCACAAGTATCACACAGGCTTACAAGTCTCATTCAGTCTCAATATGGATACGACGCGTTTCTTGATTCAATGTATCATGCGGATTTGTTATCAGATGAATCTCTCGCAGAGCTTGAAGCCAACCCAGAGTCTATTGGACAATCGTCTTTGTACAAGTATTTTACTAGCATTGCATTTGTTCGCCCAACCATCAAAGAGCTAGAAAAAATGGCTGAGCTTGGTCCGGATGTTTTTGATTTTAAGCGAAGAAAATCTCAGATATCACCATCCGATGCGAATCGTATAATCAAGGCCGTAAAAGATGCATGGTCTCGGAAATCTGCTAGCCAGAGATCAAACATCGCTCGTAAGGCAGCAACAAACATGACCGAATTTGAAAATCGTGACAAATCAGTTATGGGATAAAAACAAAATGAAGATGGCAGATTTAATGAGTGGTTATTTAGATAAAAAAGAGGCCGGAATGCTTACGGAAGCAAAGGTTAGTACATCAAGGCTTCCGGTCACTACTAAAAAATCAATTGATTGGCAAGTTAGAGACGATCCGCCTCGATATGTCAAAAAATTTAAGTTTAAATCGCATGAAAATTTTCTAAATTTCATGATTGCAGTTTTTCAGTATGAAAATAGTGTAAAGCACAATGCCAAAATAACTGTCGGGTACCCAGAAGTAATTTTCGAGGTTTGGACCCACACTCTCGATGAAATTACGGATATGGATAAAGAGTATTGCAGAGAGGTTGATCACATATACAGAGAGCTGTAATGTGAGCAACATATACGACAGTTATCTCAGCCAAGATACGCCGGTCATCAGTTATGATGACAGGTGCATTGTTGTATTCGATGAAAATAAATCGTTGATTGGTAAATTTAACAAAATACTTAAAAATGAAAATAATAACACTGATTTTGTTATGTTCTTTTCAATCGGAACCGGTGCTGTTTATTATTTTGGAATTAAACCCACAAAAATCATAATTAATAATGATAGCAAACAAATGATCGTAACGGCGGAAGACTTTACAGTATCATCAGTAACGGTTGACAGAAAACACAACCAGTATGCAATGACAGTTGAGGCGAAAAATGAAAAATATACTAGGAATTAATCTTCAGGATCTTTTAAAAGAGGCTGTAAAAGAATCTGTTGGCGACATCGTTTCCTCTAAGGGAAGTGATAATGAAAAACTTAAGCAAAAACAAGCTGCGCATGCGATGAAAAGTTTCAAGGCAGCCAAAAAGTCAAAACAAGGCATCGATAAAGACGAAGACAAAACTGGAACTGCAGTTGATGAAGATGAAGATACAGCAGGTCTTATAAATAAAAAAAGCTCATCAGAAGAAACACCCGATGTTGATTTACCAGCTATTATTGATTTAATAGGTAGCATCCGTTCAGGTAGATCATTAAAAGATAAGGATGTACTAAAAGACTTTAAGATTTATTTTAAAAGACTGAATGGAAATGAACGCCTGGCTCTGTACGCCTTCTTGACCGGTATATCAAAAATCATGTTGGCGCCAGAATCTGAAGATCTTGAAAAGGTCAAGAAACCGTCATCAGACCCTTATTCTGTGCAAATGGACAGAGAAATTGAGAAGAAAAAATCAGATTCAGACAGTAAATCATCTAGCAAAAAATCTGATGATACACCTATCATGATCGGTGAGGCTCAAGACAAGACCGATATACTACGCAAACTCAGAGTTTACCGGTAACGATATGTCCAAGTTAAGAAGAGTAATCCGAAAAATATTATTAGAAAGCATGACCAACAAAGCGTGGTCGTTCTTTAACCAGCAAGATGGTTTTGAACAAATGACTCGAAGAGAAGTGCCATCAAAAGAATTGCTGAGTAGCAATAGAAATGTTTACTATGGCCGCTATATTTTAGACAACTGCCAAACTTTGTTTCAGATTGAAGAAACCGAGATATACGACTTTGTTAATAATGAAGGTGTGCAGGTTGTATATATACATGGCTTGAGATCGACGCCACCGATGGAATGCCAGGGTAAAGGTATGGGAACACACGTGATGAACAAGATTATGGAGTTCGCTGATTCTTTGGGCATGGGTGTCGCGGGAGAAGTTGTACCCTACGGATCCTCTAAAATGTCACGCGATGACATGAGAGCATTTGACGCCAGGTTTGGTCTGTTTCCACTTGAACATTATTTACAGTTCCTCGATCCACTCGATGCAGCAGATGAGGACGTGATGTATGAAATTAACGAGTTTATTAATTCAAACACTGACATGGTGTGGAGACCAGCAAAAGGATCAATGCCGGAGCCACTATGAAAACACTACGAGAAACAATACGAAGAATCATACTCGAGACGAAGTCACACCGATGTTTGAGCGGCAAATTGGTTGATAAAGACAGTATGGAATGTTATAACGATGTTTGCATGCGTATCGAAGATATGACCTACGAGCGTGATTTAAACAACAGAGGTACAGCAAATCGAGCTTATTACAATGGCGTTCTTTCAGATTTGCGCAAAAGAAGACGCCGCCTAGAAAAATTACATGGGATAAACAAAAGATAACATATAATTATAATGTAGATCCGCTAGGACATTATTAACTAAAACTAAATAGGAAACAAAAAATGAGAGATTTAAATTATCTGCGAAAACTCGTGATGGAGACTATTGAAGAAGATGTCAGAAAGTCTTCTAGAAATAGAAAGAGACTTTCAGAATCATCGAAGGAAAAGTTACATAAAAGAAAATTGGCCGAGGGTCTAAGAAAAGCAAAATTGCTTTTAGAAGAGGAGCAAGATGTTCCTACTGAAGTAGCTGCATCTGAAGGCGAAGGTGAAGGCGGCGGGACATCGGTTGAAAGTCTGACGACAGCTACCGACATTAATAAAGTAGATGCAAAATCACTTGCGGCCGCAATCTTCGGTGGGTCCGGTGCTGAAACGGTTTTGCAAGCAATGAAAGATGTTACAAAAGGCAAAGAGAAAGATTGGGCGACTGGCGCACTTAAAGGTAATGGCGTTACTGATGTTGACTCTATGAAGACCGCTGCTGAACAGATTTTCGGTTCGCAAGATGAGCTTGAAACGCGGATCAAAGATCTTAGCGGAATGGTAAATAATGCTACGGGATTTGCAAAGCCGGAAATGCCAGCGTTCGAAAAAAATGATTTCGACGCAATTGCCGATGCGTTAGATGCAACCGATGGTGGCGACATGGCAGTCGACTTTGAAGCTGACTACAAAGACGGTATAGAAGGTTTTGCAGACTACAAAAAGAGACTGGAAACAGGTGAAGGGCCATCCGGCAATCAAATGAGAAGAAAGTCCAGCACTCTTACTGATGCAGATGAAAAAGAAGTAAAAAATGAAAGTGTATCTAGATGGGCAAAGCTTGCCGGCTTGCCGCTTCTCACTGAAATTAATAATGATCCGCGGTTTCCGTTTTCGGGAGCTGGTGAAGTTATGCCCGGCGCAAAAAATCGTAAAGATTCCAAATCAGCAAATTACGATCACTCAACAGCTTCTGGCTCTGCGAAGCAGTTTTTGGAAAAAGGCGAAGGTACTGGAGACCAGACGAAGGTAGAAAGAGCTCAAAACGCAAAAAATGCTAATCTTAAACCTACGCAAACAAACGTTAAAGCTGCAAAATCATTGCTTTTCGCTTTTTGCAATTCTGGATTAGACTTTGATGGCGCATACGCAGATCAAGAAGGCCACATACTTGATGGTCACCATCGCTGGTCCGGACAGTATTTAAGAACGAAAGGTGAGGCAGAGCATACAAACTTGCACATCATTCACCGACCCGAAGGACAGGATGTACCAACTTTCCTAACGATGTTAACGGCTATTGGTCAAGCACTCGGACGTCCAACAAAACTCAAGTAATTAGCTTTACCGCGGTAAGAATAAAAGAGGAGCATGCTCCTCTTTTTTAATTTACTGTATATATTCGTGTTTACGGGTATAATTATACTCAGAGACTTGGAGATTTTATTTTATGGTAAAAATTATTAATGAGGCTATATTCAGCGCTATAGCAAACGCCTTAGGCGCTGGAAACCTGTGGACTGTTCTTAAAGGGAGATTTTTGCAGATGATCCGTGGCTGGACTGCAATTGCGGATATCTGGAAAGCTGAAACGCAGGAAGAGCTAGATAAAGCATGGGCATCATACAACGATGACATTGAACAAATTAAGGGCCGATACAGACAGGCTGAAACAGAATTTGCCAAAAACAATTCTGTTATTAATAGTTCCTTTGGTGACCATTTAATTTTTATGCATCCTGCACTGGCAATGACAACTGCCTTGTTTGAGCCATTGATGGATCAGACCTATAGACAGGATACCCGGGCATTGCTTGCATACACTGGAATTGATCGATGGGGACTAACGCCAGACTTTATATCCACTTGGATTGATGAACAGCCAGATGAAGAGAGAAGACTTACTCGAACAACCACGACTGATTCCAAGGGTGTAACAACAACATCAGATACTTTTGTGGTTGTGCCAAAAAACAAAAAAGACAAGGTAAGCCAAATCATGTCTTTATTTCTAGCGGAAGACAATAAGGCTGGTAAACCGTTATTGAATGAAAACTTTTCGAAGAAAGACGCAAAAAAGTTAGCAGTGACTATTTCTAAAGCTTACGAGTCTGAAGGCGTTTTTGCGGAAATGCAAGCCATCGCAGAAAAGATTCTCGAGAGTAAACAAACACTTATTGCAGAAGTGGTGACACCATCAGCTCAAACTCTAAAACTCTTATCTGATCTGTTATCAGCACCAAGCCCAGAAGAGTTTATACAGATCATGACTAACATTGCAAAAATTAATCCAAAATTATCTGATATGAAACCTGGGGACTTTGCTAGTCAAATCGATGGTTCGATTGAACAAATCAAAAACGATGAAAATATTTTGCAGGACATTAAAAACCAACTAAAGGTAGAAGAAGTGGATGATAATATATTGAGATCCATGGTTTTTGAATCGGCAAGAAACAATTTTGCAGCTGCCACGTTAGATTCCTTGGAGTCTATATATGAGAATACCATAGAGCTGCTTATGGAGGGAGTAACAGAGAAAGGGCTAAAGGCAATGAAGAGTACTGAAGTTGGGAAGACTTACGCTAATCTTATTGAAAATAATATACAAATACTTGAAGACGCGATAAAATCACTTGAAACATTAGAACAGTAAACAAGGAGTTCTTCATGCCAACCAAATCAAAAAGAAAATGGGTACCTGAAATTTGTTACGAGGAATACGACGAAGACGGATTGACAGGTGGACTGCCATTTATTCAAGTTCCTTCAACCCACGAAACACCTGATATTTTATTCATGTTTGCCAGCAAGGAATCTGGTGAAATGACAATCGGTGATGACGGTGAGCCCGAGCCAATAGTCGAAATGGAACTTAATCAATACGCGTGTATGAAATATTTACAAGAGGGTCTAAGTGAAGAGGACTATGACAAAGTCCGCATATGCTTAGGATTGTTACCTCTTAACGAAGCGAGAGAAAAGGGTAAGCAAAACAACGTTGGCAAGTTTGTTGAAACAATCAAAACTCAAATACAAGAAACAAAAGAAAGTTTATAAAAAAAGTGTAAAACTGCCTCTGCAAGATTATAATATAGACGTCCAATAACTCAGGAGAGAATATGGAATGCTATATCACAAAAGCACAGGCAGAACAAACTTGCAAAAAATTGCGTGACTTCTATTTGGGGCTCAAAAAATATTATGCTGACAATGGCCTAGACATCGAGTCAAACCGTGGTCGCCGAAACATTTTAATGTCAGAACCAATGGAAGTTTTCTTGGCTGATGAATTATTAAAAGTTTTTCATCAAGTAGAAGCCGACGGTCGGACAGGTAAGGCTGACATTTGCATCACAAATAAAGATGGATCTCAGAGAGAGCTTGAATGCAAATTAACCTCGCCACATGCTAGTTCCGGATCAATAGCGTTCCAGACAGATTATGAAACCCTAGAGAAAAAAGGAAAGCTGGACTATGTATACATCATAGCTGACGCATCATTTGACAAGTTTTGTTTTATCTATTTTAAAGACTTAGAATTGTCAGACTTTAGAGGATTGTCTCCTGGTGCTCGCGGAAAGGTACAGATGTTCAAACACAAGGGTATGAAGAAAGCAACCGTATTGCATGGAAGCTATACCGATTTGAAAGAAGTGGCAATCAACAATCTAGAGAAAGAGTTGCAAGACATGATTTCTGAAGGTCGAGAAAAATTGCAATCTATAGAAACCAGGATTGAGTGTTTACAACCAACGCAAAACTATGAAAGAAAAAAATTGATGGCAAGTTATAAGCACAACAAAGAAACCTTTTCTAAAAGAATAAACAAACTCAACGAAAGAATTATAATAAAGAGGACTACAAATAGTTCATACTCATTTCATTGTGGAGATCTAAAATGAAATTACATCAAACATTAGTCGATAAATTAATTGTTCTATTCGAAGTTAACTCCGGTTGGCCCGAACAACGAAAGTTAAAAGAGGCTTTGGCTCGCTTGGACGTCACCGTGTACAAGCAGAAGAACGGCACAGAGGTACTCGTATCAACAAAGCAGCTGCAAGAAAACTTAAATAAGAAGGAGTGAACTAAATGTATAATGTTGGTGATATACTTTGGATAATCTCACAAGACAAACCTGGAGTTTTGCCTTATCGCATTATTGAAGAAGTTACTAAAAAAACTCTTGATGGCAGCTCAACTCAATACGTTATCGAAACTCCAGGCAAAAATCGACCGAGATTGCTAAGAGATGATGATGACGTATACCGGTCTATTGAATCTGTTAAATCACAGTTGTTAAGCCGAGCCGAGAACGCCATTGATAAAATGTTAGATATAGGTACAAAACAGATATCGATATGGTCAGCAGACTTAGAAACGATCGAAAATACAGCTAAAGAAGATACAGAAGAAAACAATGCAGAGTTGAAAGACAACACAATCGGCGAAGAGATGGTTACTTTGCCTGATGGACAAAAAGTTAAAATTAATTTTAAAGGAGACATACCATGAGTAACAACGTATTAAACGATAACCAGCTCGCAGAATTGCGCGGCAAAGGTGTCATCACTGACCAGGAAATAGCAATTTTGGAAGGCGATATTTTAGTAGCTAAAAATGTCGTAACTGAGGAAAGACGGATTATTGGAAACTCTTCTGATTTAATTTCCGAAGGAAACGATAACAAAAGAATCCTCAAAGGGTAAACAATGCCTGAAGCAGCGAAGAAAAAGTTAATATTTCATGACGAAGCCCGATCTATACTTTTAGACGGAGTGAACAAGTTGGCTGATGCTGTCAGTGTTACAATGGGTCCGGGTGGTCTTAATGTAGTAATACAAAGAGAGAACTCGGTACCTATTCTAACAAAGGACGGTGTGACTGTTGCACGTGCAATTAATTTACCAGATGAAATGGAAAATTTGGGAGTGCAGCTAGTGAAAGAGGCAGCTCAAGGGGCAGCTGATATAGCCGGAGATGGTACAACTACATCGACCGTGTTGGCTCGTGAAATTTTCTCGCTGGGCTTGAGAGCCATGGCCGCTGGAAACAGTTCCGTCGATATTAGGGAAGGCCTGCGCCAAGCCGGCGAGGAAGCTATCAAGCTGATAAACCAAAACTCGATACCAATTCAGACTGACGAACAAATAAAGCAGGTTGGTACCATATCAGCAAACGGTGAGGAAGAAATCGGTCAGTATTTAGCAAACGCAATGTCCGCAGTCGGAAGAGAAGGCATCATTGCAGTTGAAGAAGCGAAGGGCTTTAAAACCAGTCTTGAAAAAGTGTCAGGTACCAGAATCGACCGAGGATTCGTAAGCCCATATTTTATTAACAATGCAGCGAAAAGTCATTGCGTTCTTAATAAACCAAAGGTACTACTTGCCAACAGAAAAATTAGCTCGATGCGTGAACTGTTGCCGTTGTTAGAAGCTGCGCATGAACGTCAGAAACCAATATTGATTATTGCGGATGAAGTGGAAGGCGAGGCTTTAAACGGACTTGTAGTAAACGCCTCCAATGGAACTATCAAGGTTTGCGTAATCAGACCGCCAGAGTTCGGTCAAAATAGACTAGGTGCAATGGAGGATTTGGCAGTCCTTTTGGGAACAAAAGTATATCGATCATCTGATGATCTTGCAACCGTAAATTTTGACACTCTCGGTACCGCAAAAAAGATTACTGTCAAAAAAACAGAGACAGTTATTCTTGAGCCAGGAGGAGACGAGGTTGAAATAGTCAAACAGAAGGATTCTATCCGTGAAGAACTTGCCACACCTGGACTGGAAAAATCTCTGAACGACGCCCTGCAACGAAGGTTGTCACGATTGGCAGACGGAATTGCAATTATAAGAGTTGGTGGCGCAACGGAAGCAGAGCTAAGAGAAAGAAAGGATCGAGTCGAAGACGCTTTACACGCAACGAGAGCCGCTGCAAATAAAGGGATTCTACCGGGTGGAGGAACGGCATTGCTGAGAGTTTCAGAAAAAATAAAAGTTCCAGACGATGAACGTCTGCATGCAGGTTTTAGAATAATACAATTGGCCTGTAGAAAACCACTTACTCAAATCGTAAATAATGCTGGAATGGTACCCGAAGTAATTATTGAAAAGGTGTTGGCATCAGATAACTTTGATTATGGGTATAACGCTAGAACAAACACTTTTGGAGATTTGAAGGAAATGGGAGTCATTGATCCAACTTTAGTCCTGGTGTCAGCTTTAAGACACAGTGTTTCAGCGGCAGATAATTTGCTCAGCGTAGCCTGTGCAATGCATGATATAGATTCTAAATTCTAGAATTTGGAATTTAATATTTTTTTTATTAAAAAACCTGTGTACTTTTGTGCACAGGTGATTAAATTATAGATGATTGCACAAAATGCAATTAATACTTAACTTTATTTTGGGGGTCGAATGAGACAAATATCGCACAAACTATTGACAGCTGACGAAGAGAAAGAGTTAGCAAAATTAATCGAAAAGGGAGATCGTCGTGCGCGAGACAAAATGATCTGCTGCAATCTCAGATTAGCGCTTTCAATTGCTAACCAGTATAGAAAATCTGGTCTGCCAATGGAGGATATATCACAAGAAGCAAATGTTGGTTTGATCAAGGCTGTCGACAGATTCGACTGGAGAAAGGGATTCAAGTTCAGCACATATGCAGTGTGGTGGATTAAACAATCGATTAGAAGATATATCTCCTCTCAAGGAACTCACATTAAATTTCCAGCTGGATCTCGTCATACGATATATAAGATCGAAAAGCTGAGAAAAGAATACTTCGACGATTTTGGCGTTTATCCAGACGACAAAGAAATTGCAGAAATCATGGGTATGTCGAAAGACGTCGTGTCATCGATTAGGGCTGGAATGCAATGGCCTGTAAACATCGACCAGCCCATGAAAGGATTTGAGGGTAGAACTTATGCTGAAGTGATCCCTGATGAAGATTCGACTATGCACGAAGAGATGATCGATCGCGATACAATTATTAATCTAATCAAAACAGGGTTTAGCTCACTAACTAAACAAGAGGAAATGGTTCTAAGACTACGTTTCGGCATTAAGGAATCCGATACAGATACTGAAAAATTTCCTTCAACCAATCAATAATTAAACAGGAGAAATATATATGTCTATGCCAAAAGGATTTAAATCGGAAAATGGTTACGCCACCGTCACAGGAACAGATGGGTTGGGCTACAGAGAAATTGCAGAAAAAATGACAAGTGATGGTATAAAAATGAATCACGCAACAGCAAGAAATTATTTTATTCGCGCAATGAAAAAGATCGCGAAACCCCTAGCTGGCCACAGTGAAAGAAGCCCTGATAAGTTAGCAGCAGATCCAGGGTTTCAAGGAGCTGTAGCTACACTCATGAAGGAAAAGAAACTTGTATTATAAAATGCTTAAGCTGGAGTTCGCAAACATGGCTGCTCATACAGCCTTGGTTGAAGCCTGTGATTGGGATGAGTCGCAGGCTGCTTCTGTTATCGAAGTCGTGTCAGAATTTTTAGATCAGTTGAAGCCTGATCGGGATATGAAATGGGAAGATTTTAGGGAACTCATAAGATCTTACATGGCAAACATATACGGCGAAATAATTTCTGATATAATTATAAACATACTCGAAGCAAAAGCTGATGAAGTAAAATTTTATTCGGAGATTGATAATGATTGATTGGGAATTTTATTCAAAAAGAAGAAATATTGACTTAGCCAAATTTATTGTTTTAAACGACGTAGAAACATATGATGCTCTTGTTAGCCTCTTGGCTGCCAAAGGAGTTAATCCTCCAGAAAAAGGTTTGTTTCAGTCAGCATATGCAGTCGCCTTTCCTCCAATAGCGCCTAAGCCGCGGCGTAAAACAACTAAACGCACGACTGGTAAATCAACTAAGAAAACCTCAAAACCTAGAACAAAGAAGTAACATGCTAAAGAAAATACTTAAATGGCCCAACAAAACATTGCAAACCCCATCGGTTGCTGTTACGGCGTTTGATGACGAACTTGAAAAAACCATTGTTGATCTTGTCGACACATGTCGGGTAAACTACGGTGCTGGGCTAGCTGCTCCTCAAATAGGGGTAAACAAGAAAATTGTGATAATCAAGACGTCAGGGTTAACTGAAGAAAACTTAAGTCCGGCGTCGTACAATCCAGATTATATGGTTTTAATTAATCCGATTCTGGAACTAGATGGCGATGAGATTGAGTGGAGAGAGGCATGCCTTAGCGTTCCCGATGTTAGTGGAAAAGTAAAGCGAAAAAAGAGATGCTCGGTTGTATTTATGGACGAGAAGGGTGACACAAAAAAGATAAATGCTGACTGGCCCTTTTCTGGAGTCTTGCAGCACGAAATAGATCATTTAGAAGGGATAGTTTATCTTAACAAAATGGACAAACGAAAGAGGACTGCTTTAGTGTGGGAGCTGAGTCGCAACAAACGAAAAAAATACATCGAAGCAAAAAGGAAGAGAAGAAATGCAAGATGATTTAAAGATATACGCTGGGCGAAAACACTTAGGTCCGCTTGATAAAGCCGTCATAAGTATTACAAAGGCAAGACTCGAGTTTGCAAAAACAATGTTACTAGATTCTTTTATTAAAGAGATCCAGAATCTAGAACAGCTTTTAGAACGTGATGACTTATTAGATTATGAGAAAAAGGTTTATGAAATGGCATTGCAGATTAAAGAAGAAGAACTACAAAATTTTTTAGGTATTCCAGATGATAGAAAAAATACGAATGATAAATTATCTGAAACGTAGATACGACGAGTACTCGCCAAAGAGATTAGGATCTGCAATGGAGTCAATCATAAATAGACTTCTAGAAAGCGGCCACTATGAAAAAGAATTTTTATTGGACGTGATTGAAGATTTAAGTCAGCGAAAATGGACGAAAGCTAAGATAGTAGCCTATCTAGACATTCTTGATGTTGAGGAGAGAACATGAAAAAAAACGGCAAGCATGAGGCTCAAGTAATTGATATAACTGAACATATCAAGAAAAGAAAGCTTCAAAACGCAATAAAGCAAGAGCAGCTCAATGATACGGAAAGCGATTTGAGCGAACTCATTGAATTAATGGAACTGGGTACCGACGATATAGCCGGAACACTAGTCGCGCGACACATATACAATGTTGACTTGTTGCCTGGAATATCAACTCAAGACTTAATGAAAGAACTTAAAATTAGAGTAGTACATCACACAACTCTTTTAGAAGATCTTGAGGATAAACTTAATGATTGACCACATTGCAATCCAAGTTGAGTCTATCGAAGATTCTGTAAAATGGTATTGTGATAGATTCGGCGGTGAAATATTATACTCGGACGAAACTTGGGCAATGATAGATATGGGAAACGTAAAATTGGCATTAACGATTCCATCGCAACACCCGCCACACATTGCAATAAAAATTAAATCGATCGATGATTTTCCCAAAAACAAAAAAATAAAGACCCACCGTGACGGGTCTTTGTTTGTTTATCAATCTGACGATTGTGGTAATGTTATTGAATATATCTACTATCCAGAATCTTAACCTTCGACTTCTGCAGCTGAGTCAACAACGCTTTCAGGTACTTGTTCACCCTCTTTGTCTCCACCCGGAAGATACTTGAGAATCATATCGATGCCTGGTACAACACTTAAAACTTCGCTCCAGGATAGATTGCAAAGAGAATCAGCAACTTTTTCAGCCATTTCCTCCGCCGGCTCCCCAAAAATAGTTTGCAGCTTTTGCGAAAACTCTCCATCTTTATCTAATCCCAACGTTTTTGGAATGTCCTGCACGATCAAACCTATTAGAGTTGAAGAAAACTTCTGTAGGGTTTCTTTGCAGCCACCTTTACCCATTACGATATTGGCAATATCTTTGATACCCGATTTCTCAAAGAACTTTGTGATTGCAGTGGCACCGATTCCTTTAGGTTCAATTTTAAGCATGTCAACGACTGCTTTACCAACTGCCTTTTTAACTCCACCAAAAGCTCCATCAGCCAAATCTGTAAAGAAATCAAATATTCCTTCGTTGAGTGACCGGATTCTTTGAGTTTCTCTGTATTCCAGCAAGATTGAATGTCTTACGTATGATCTTATTTGAGATTCAATAATAAGATCTCGTCTACTTTGCGTGTAGTACATTGTTTATACTCCTCATTTATACTTGTATAATTATATGGCTAATGAGCAAAATGTAATTATTTTTTCTTTGATGACTTCTTCTTCTTGCCACCTTTCTTTTTCTTAACTACAGCCCATGATTTTGATGGAGTAGCAGAATTAACTCTTGCATGTGCCCATTGGTGTTGTGACATCCCTTTTCGCGAACCGCTGCTCGCCCAAGCTGCAAGTCCTTTTTCGAACTCTCTATATACGGAGCTACGGGTTAAACCACGTTTGTCTGCTTTTTTATCGAGTGATTTTTTTGTTTTGGCTGAAAGTTTTTCCAACAAAATTTTGCGAACTAATGCACGTGCATAAGCCTCGTTCTTTCGTTCCTTCTTTTCCATTTTTTCTCTCCTGTTGTATGCTCTCTGTTCCAGTTCTTTGGCCTTTCCGGTTTTGCCTTGTTTCCGAAGTTTTTTGGCTTTTTTTAAATCTTCTTGGGTTTTATCTAGTTGTTTGTCCCTTTTTGATCCTTCGGGGGCACCATATTGTTTTAAGTGTCCTGACGAATCCTTTGCAGCCTCTGTAAGTTCGTCGATTTCTTCAAGCAATTCGTCTAGTGTTTCGTCAACTTCTCGTGGCCCGCCTTCAATAGCAGCGCGCTGTCCGGATGCGCCTTTTTTTGACGTGTGGCAACCGGCTTTTACATAGCCTTGACTGTCTTTCTTTTTCTTTGTCGGACTTTTAGGTTTATACTTGAGGACGTATTTTCCTTTTTTACCATCCGATCTAGTACAATTCTGTTTAACTGTTTTATATGGCATTATTAACTCCTGAGATCCTATCGCACGCCGTGCATTGATCTTAAGGCTTCTATGTTTGGAATCTTTTGTGCTGCATTTGGTCTCACGATAGACAAAAGAACGGCCTCTAATTGAACGCGTTCTTTTTCTTCCGGGTTGAACATTCTGAAAGTCGGAGACATAAGTGGAGCGGAAGCTAGGTATTGTGGATCTATGCTTCGTATGAAATCTTGGAGATTTAATCCTTCAAATTCACCATTGTATCCACTAAAGGCAACCCTTGCCTTTTCGTAGAAATCTGGATATTTACTTTGGATATCAGCCCATTCTTGAAATTTGCCAAACCCGCCCATTGGTCGGTTGCCTCTTCGGCCGTAGCTAGAATTAAACGTCTCTAAAATAATTCTTCTAATTTGGGTTCTTGTTAATTTCATCATGAACTCCACGTCTCTGGCCGAGGACCACCTCTGTAAAATCCTATTCTCATCTGATCAACAACATTGAAGGCTTTAGTGAATCCTTTCACCGCATCTCTCTCGTCTTGAGAATTTTTAATTAGATGATCCATCATAGAATACTTTTCAATATCTCTCATTACGCCTTCTCTACTGGGATTTTGTCCAGCAAAACCCATGCCAGGAACTCGATTGGTCTCGGCAACTCTTCGGAAGAACGTATAGTATCCAACTTTGTAGGCTTGGCTTCTGTTGTATCGATCCATCGTTTTAAATCTAGGAGATCCAAACATGTCATCGTAATCAAGAATATCCTGCCATGCAATGTCGAGAGCAATTGAAAGCTCTGTTGGTCGACCATTATTGTGATATGCCGACATCAGATCTGGCTGGTAGTGTTTTTGTCGAGCCTCACCTATTATGCCTTCTTCGATTATTCGCTCACCCCGAGGCATATCCTCATCGAATCCTTGTGGACCAGGGTCTGTTTTACGGTATTCGTCAACAAGATATTCGTATGCGCCTTCTTCGAATTCTCTTTCATAGGGCGCAAAAGCATATTCATCTACGGGATGGTCATCACCATAAAACTTCATGAAGTTGTACCCCATTATGTACGCAAACTCATAACCATCCGAATCTGCATTTAAATGTCCACCCTTGTTAAGCCAATCCATTATCTGGCCTATTAAACCTGCATGATCGATTTTATAAGCATCTGCCAGACTAATGGCTTGCAGATGATCACTTTTTCTGCCGGTGTAGTATTGATACAATTTCTTAAGTTGATGATCTGGTATGACGTACAGCTGTTGCTCAATTGATTCTCTAATGATCTGCCTAAGTTGTCTTTTTGTGATTTTCATATTACCATAAATCCTTGCAAGCCCAGTGTCTAGCTGAAAGTTTATTATTCTTAGTTGATTGTAAATCACACTTGTGTCTGGCTCTGAAGCTTTTTCGTCTTTTGGGATCTTTGTGCTGACTAAAATGCTGCATACCTCGATGTCCGTAATGGATGATTTTTTCTTTCCCATCTTGACATGCTTTTACGGTTTTCTTTTTCTTACTTCCGGCAGCAGCCCTACGCGGTTTATTACATTTCATTTTGTCTTTATCAAGTTTCTTCTTTTTTGCTTCGTCGACATCAGCTTCCCGAAGATCTGTCTCGTTTTTTGGAACGCAGTTTGGCACAAGTCGGTTTCCTTTTTTCTTCATTCCAACTTGCTTGTGGCTCTTCCAACAGGCTTCAAGAATTACTGTTCTGATTGCTCTTCGCAGCTTCATTTCATTTCTATAATTCATGTGTAAAATTCCAAAAAATCATCTATAATAATGTGTGTGTATTATATAGTCTAATTATATTCTATATACGGAATCTTCATAATTATTTACAAAGGAGTCAACTATGTCCGGTTCAATTAATCTTGGTTACGCATGTATCAACATGTATTTGTCAGAAACAGAAAAAAATACACCAGCTCGAACGTGTCGCAAAGCAACGTTTCTGGAAAAAGGTTTGCCTCATGTCGGTATGTTGTTCGAACAAAACATTTGCAATCTCATTGCGATTCTCAAGTGGAATTACCGCAATGGTTTCACTTTGTACCGTATGTCATCAGATATGGCTCCATGGTGTTCAGAATACAACCTAGAAGACCTTCCAAACTGGGAAACATGTAAAGACTTACTCGCCAAAGCCGGCGCGTACGCTCGCGAAACTGGACAACGTTTGTCATTCCATCCCGGGGCATTTACCGTTCTAGCAGGTAAAAATCCAGCAACACTAAAGAAATCACTCCATGAGCTTGAAATCCATGGCAAAATTATGGATACGATGGGATTACCACGTTCCCGATATGCAAAAATCAACATTCATCTTGGTGGTGCATATGGCGACAAAGACGCAGCAATTGCTCGGTTTATTGAGAACTACAAAAAGCTATCACCAGCGGTTACTACACGTCTGACGCTAGAAAACGATGATCGACCCAATCTGTATACAACGCGTGATCTTGTTGAAAAAGTTTTTCCACACACAGGCATCCCAGTCGTGTTTGACTATCATCATCACTTATGCCATCCTGGTGACGACACAGCCGAGCAGGCTCTTGATCTTGCAGTTTCTACGTGGGGCGACGTGAAACCAGTTACCCATTATTCTGAGACTGCGCAAAAGGACAAGCCCAAAGCTGTCTTCCGTGCGCACAGCATCATGGTCGAAGGCTATATCAATACGTACGGCCATGACATCGATTGTGTAATCGAAGCTAAAGGTAAAGAGCGCGCTGTGCAAGGTTATCTAGCTCTATACGGCAAGGAAAACACGTGTCCTGAGGTTGCGTAATGCCGGCCAAAAAAGTTAAAAAACCGATAAAAAACAACAATCTAGATTTTATTGCAACCTATTTGTTTGAGTATCCCGGTTCGTCTGCAACCGATGTTCGCCGAGCGCTTTGGATATATCGTAATAGAAAATGGTCAGACATCGATCAGAAAGGTTTTTCGGAAAGAACAACATACGTATCGTATTTCCACATTTCGAAAGGACAATCCCACCGCGGTTATGCTGGAAAATTTTGGGTGAAGCGGAATAGAAACAGTTGGATACTCACTGCTGATGGATTGTATCGCGTAAGGCAGAAATTAATTAAACGTGTACATTCAATTAATAGAAAAATTGTTAAGCAAAAAATGTGTAGGCGTGGCGCAAACTAGATAAATTATATATGTAAGGAGAAACCTTGCAGGTACATTATGGAGTAAATATGCCGAAGAAAGTCCCAGCCCGCGCGAAAACAATCGCTTTCGCAAACCCAGAAGTCGATGCAAAAATCACTAAATTAATAAATGAAAAACGATGGCCTCTCAGTCGTTTTGACATCAGAGATCTTGCCAAACAAATCCAACGTGTTCTTGAGCCTGTGTATGTCGGACCAACAAAAGGAGTCTACTTGAAAGGAGACGCTATCAGCCGACTCACTGCAAAGGAAGACGCAGCTGCGTTAGCCGCTTTGGTTGGACGCACACACAAAAGACTTCAACCTCATCTCTACAACAAGTAACAAGGGAGACATCATGCCTAATATGAATCGCGCAAAGACAGCAGCTTGCACCATTCCTGAGCTCAAAGCTGAGCTTGAGAGACACATGAATTTTCATAGACCTATCTATCAAGGTGATGTCATAGCCTTAGCAAAAGAGATTCGAGATAGTATCGTAGATATCTATGTTGGCCCGGGTCCTCACACCGTCTTGGAATGGAAACACCGGAACAGACTCGCTGCTAAAGAAGATGCAAGGGCTCTTGCAAATGCAATCGCAGCACACCATCGCAAAGTCAAACCACATCTCTACAACAAGTAAGCCAAAACCTGGAGGCAATATGACAGAACAACCTAGATTCAATCCTGGCGATCGCGTCGCTGTCGAAATCACCCAAAATCCAGACGTTAAGCATGGCGACGGTGGCATTGTGGTCAACGTCCGGCAAAGCACCTACGGCGGTGGCTGGTATTATGACGTTATTCTTGATACCGGCATCAAGCTCGGTAACTATCATGAGGGAATCTTTATCAAAGAAGACAATAATCAAAACCGGAGATAATATGGCTAAAAGAAAATCAGCTCAGAAAAGATTCGACGAAATGAAGTCTCTGATAGAATCATATTCTACGGTTGAAAGAGAATTCTTTTCCTGGGATATAAAATTTATGAACGCAATGATGGAAAGAATATGGCTTGGTCAAGCGTTGTCTAAAAAGATGCGTGCCAAAATTGATGAACTAGTCGATATCGGAAAAAAAGAACTACCATTGAAGACGCCTAGAATCGTCGAGCTGGAAAATGCAGTTCCATTTCACAACGAAAGAGAACAACAGATATTGAGAAGTTTTATTACCACTCTATATAAAAGATGGAAGCTGAGTGAAAAACAATCAAAACTTGCAGATGATCTAGTTGAGCAGGCCGGCCGACCTCCTTGGATCCCATCGGCAGAAGAGGAAGCAGACATCGATATTATTTGCACCATTGCCGTAACTTATGACGCGATGTGGTATGGAAATAATCCATCAGCAAAACGTGTACTCGATAAGCTGCAAGATTACAAGATTCAAGGTGCCAGAATTACATATCAGGACTACGAGTTCGCAAAGAAGAAATTCGCAGGTGGATTTAGAAAGATGAAAACACCTAGGTTTCAGAGTGGAGACAAGGCCTTCACTTCGGTTGATTGCGCCTGGAATGAACCAAAAAGATTTTGTCTTGTACTTGAAGGACCGTATGTAAAAGGCCGGCATATAGTTTATGATGTAATGCTTGACGGTACAATTACAACAATTACCAATGATCAATTATACAAAAGGAGATAACAAATGTCAGCAACACAACAAGAAATCAACGATACAGTAGAGCATTTCAAGATTTTGAGAGCTGGAATGCGCCAATCGGTAGAAGTACAATTCATGCATATGGCAAAAGGCGGAGACGGCTCAGCCGCATTAGAAGGTGCAATCCGGAAGGAGTATTACCCTACATGGACAACCGCAGACTTTCAAAAAGTGTGTGATATGATGGGCTGGGATTATAACAATGCAAGAATCCAATCACCGGAGACATCACCATGAAAGAAGAAACAGAACGCAAAAAATACAGGGAATTAAGTATTGCCGAGATAACAAAATTTATAAAGTTGATGAGCAAGAAAAAATTTAAGTATGAAGATTACGTAAAATCAGAAGAGGACTGGTGGGATTTGACAAATTTCGTAGCCCAGTTTGGCAACAACAACTCTCCTAGAACCATGTGGCTCAAGTTGGCGGACAAGAACGAGGCCACCCGGGAATGGCTGGGCGAATATTCTTGTGGAGACTCTGGTTTAGAAAGCGCGATCGCTGATATCTTCTTTTCTAGCGAGGGTGGCCAATCCTCATATAGGAACTATTGGCCTCAAGGCCGTCGGCAGTCTTTTACTTATAAGTACAATAGAATTATTAGTGCGATTCAACATTTCCATCGTATGGAGCTTCGAAACCCTGATCGTGATCATGGGTACATGTATGGAAGCCGAACATGTTTTCGAAAGTCGTTTGACATTACGTCATTGTGGGTTTCTCAACATCGACACTACGGGAGTATAGATAACGGCTACTTAGGTGTAGCAGACGCAAAAGACATAGAAGAAGCGTTAATGCAGTTTAAAATGTTTGTATACCCATTAATTGGGCTCACTGAAGATAATCCGGATATTACACGCGTTGAAACCAGCTGGAAATGTTATGTTTCTCAAGAACAAAAGCTAGATGCATATATTGTTTTGAATGGAGAGTTAATTAAGAAACGTACGGAACACAACGATTCACACGATCAGGCACTTCATGATATACAAAAACGAATCGATTTCAATAACCGCATAATTGAAACTGCCCGGGGAAACCTATTGGCGAACATGGCATAGGTTTGACAATGATTAAAGTTGGTGATAGAGTGTTTTACTATGAAGACAATTGCAAATGTACGGGTTTTGGACTAGTAATCGATGAGGTGCAAGAGAGTGAAAAATACAAAATCACAAAGAGCCATATCAAAAAAAACAATTTAAATGTCCAGATTTTTTTGATACTTAAGGATAACGGGCAGCTCGAAGAATTTGTTGAAGTAGATTTAAAAAAGGTTGTGGACTTTTAGACATGTCAAAAATGGTAAAGATATCTCAAGATTACGTAAAGCAACGGCAGCTGCCATCAGATATAGGGCTGGTTATCAGAGGTCCGTATGAACATGTTATGAAACTGACGCAGAATCTTGAAAGCTGCGAAGTGATGTATGATGTTTTAATTGACGGAAATATAGTTAATCTCATTCCAGTGGTTTACTGTCAAAAATTAAAGCGGTAAAATAGTCTCTAAATGGAGATTATTTTGAGCCAACATTTATATATCATTCAATCAGATAAAACGGGATCCTTAAAAATTGGAAGAAGCAAAGATCCAGAAAAAAGATTAAAACAGCTTCAGACGGGATCCCCATATTCTTTGCGTTTAATATTGATTATCGAGAATAGCGGCCACATGGAAAAACAGCTGCACAATCACCTGAAGCGATATAAAGAAAGACGTCGTGGTGAATGGTTTGATTTTGAATGTGCAGGATCATTGCCCGACTGGATATGTGAAATGATAAACTGGGATGAAGCAAATGTCTGGTGGAACAAAAATTAATTATTATATGATCTTTGGTGTTAAGCCTGATGCAGATCAATCTGAGATAAAGAGTCGCTATAAAAAACTGGCAATGCAGTTCCACCCAGACATGGCCACTGGTGACGAAGAGTATTTTAAACTAGTAACCCAAGCCTACTCAATCCTCAGCGATCCGTATAAACGTGCGGTATACAACATAGATCTATTTTCTGGTTCACTTTCTCATATTGAAAACACCAAATCTTTATGCCCAGTGTGCAACGGGAATGGATCTTATGTTTCGAAAGTTAAATATGGAAGGTACAAAGTGGATTCAAAAATAGTTTGTACAACATGCAGAGGGACTGGTATTATAGTAAGTGAAAATCCTATTGGAGAATAAATGTATTATGTTAGGAGCGTCGTTAGATTTATAAGTCAACGGCTATGTAAACCAAAAACAATAAACAAAGAATTAGATCCGGAGTACTGTGATGCCTGTGAATGCACGCCCTGTGATTGCGGATTTGGGAGTTATTAATGTCATTTAAAAATTATAGAACAGCAGAATGCGTCACACCAAAACATCCGGACAAAATTTGTGATACGATTTCTGACGCAATCTTAGACCATTGTCTTAAGTCAGATCCATATTCTCGAGTTGCCATTGAGACTGCTGGCGGCCATGGCCATATTCACATCACTGGTGAGATTACAACAAATGCCTTTTTGCCGCTTGAAGAAATTGCAACAGAGGTTTATGGAAAGCCAATCAAAGTTACGACCAATGTTGTACAACAAAGCAATGAGATCGCGCAAGGTGTTGACACAGGTGGAGCCGGAGATCAAGGGATTATGGTAGGCTATGCATGCGATCACAATCCAGAAATGATTCCAAACGAGTTGTTTCTTTCAAGACAGATCTGCAAAGAAATATTTAAAGCCTTTCCGTTTGATGGTAAAACACAGGTCACTCTAGAAAACAACAAAATCAAGACAGTTGTTGCCAGTTTTCAAAACGCTCCGAAAACAGAACTGACAAGAATCATCAATGGTTGGCTAAGGTCTTGTAGTTTTCCAGTCGATGATAACGTTACCCTTCACTGTAACCCAGCTGGAGATTGGAAAGTCGGTGGCTTTGATGCGGATGCCGGACTTACCGGTAGAAAGATCGTGATTGATAACTATGGCCCAGCTATCCCAGTCGGTGGAGGAGCATTCTCTGGTAAAGATCCAACAAAAGTAGATCGGTCCGCCGCATATATGGCTAGAAAAATTGCTGTAGATCACTTGCAACTTCTTCCAAAAAGAAAAGATGGAAACGAAATCTACGTTTATCTTGCTTATGCTATTGGCTATGACCAACCTGTACAAGCAACGATGATCGTTAACGGAAAAGAGAAATTAGTAACTGGATACGATTTAAGTCCGAACGGAATTATTGAGCATCTGGATCTAAGAAAACCAAAGTACTTTGAAACTGCACGTTGGGGCCATATGGGCACTGACCAAACATGGGGATAAAATGAGTTCTGAATCAACACCAAAACCAAAAAGAAAAAGAAACTGGGCAAAGAACAGAGATATTCTGAAAGCTATACCAAACCCTTCCGGGGATGCGTATGAGATTAAAATGAAAATACCTGAGCTTACATTTGAAGGTGTTCGATCTCAGCCGGATTTTGCTAATCTGTATATCACTTTTTACCCGGGCAAAAAAGTTATTGAGCTTAAGTCATTGAAAGAATATTTCTTTGCTTTTAGATCACAAATATATTCATATGAAAGAATCATCAATGTTATCTACGATGATATGATGGCTGTGTATGAACCAACAAGATTGCGACTGGTCATGACTTGTAATCCTCGTGGTGGGATCTCGTCTAAATTAACTGTAGATTCAGACTGGGGAGTTCGTGGTGGCAATGACCAGTTTATGGATTGGGTAGGGCAAAAAGAAGAATGGTAAGTTTTGATAAAAATCAGATCTATATTATTGATGGTGCAATGGGCACCGAAATACAGAAAAGACAGGTTGAATCCAAATTCTTTAAATACGAAGGAATCGACTGCGATGGCTTTAATGATATTTTGGTGCTCACCAAACCCGGCCTGATAAAAGATATACACGGTGATTACATCAACTCCGGCGCAAATATCATTGAGACAAATACCTTTAACGCTAATTATATTTCAGCGTTAGATTACGGACTTAGTGATGGAGCGATCGATAAAATAAACTTTAGCGCTGCCAAAATTGCAAAACAGGCTGCAAAAAAATCTAAAGAAGAGGTGTATGTAGCCGGTGTTTTAGGCCCGACTTCAAAAACTTTAAGCATGTCACCAAACGTTACAGATCCTTCTTATAGAGATATCACGTACCATGAATTACTCAATGCTTATAAAGCCGCAACTGAAAATCTAATTCGTGGTGGCGCAGATTTGATTTTAATCGAAACAGTCTTTGACACACTTAATGCCAAGGCTGCGATTGAGGCTGTGAGACTGGTAGGAGAAGATATTCCTATCATGATATCAGGTACAATCGTTGACATGTCTGGTCGGACTTTATCTGGCCAGACTGTCGAGGCTTTTTGGAATTCCATTAAACACGCAAGGCCTATTAGTGTTGGTTTGAATTGTGCGCTAGGTGCAAAGCAAATGGATCCATTTCTGCGGCGTCTAGCAGACGTCAGTGGTTGCGCAATCAGCGCACATCCGAACGCGGGGTTACCAAACGAATTAGGTGAATACGACCAATCCCCGTCTGATATGGCAAACTATATTAAGAACTGGGCAAAAGCCGGGATTGTAAATATAATAGGTGGATGTTGTGGGTCGACTCCGGATCACATCAAAAAGATAGCCAACACCGTAAAAAAGTTTAAACCCAAAAGGCACATAACCAGAAGTTTTAATTTGGACCGGTCAATGATTCTTTCTGGTTTAGAGGTCTTTGATAGCAAAGGAAAGAACTTTATTAATATTGGCGAGCGAACAAACGTCACTGGGTCTTCAAGGTTTAAAAAATGTATCGTAGAAAAAAGATATGATGATGCGTTGAATATTGCTCGTTCGCAGATTCTAAATGGCGCCCAGATTATCGATATCAATATGGACGATGGACTCTTAGATTCTAAGAGTGAAATGATTAATTTTTTAAAAATGTTGGCATGCGAGCCTGATATTGCAAAAGTACCAATCATGCTTGATTCTTCGAAGTGGGATATCCTATCGGAAGCCATGAGATGGATACAAGGGAAAGGTATTGTAAATTCAATTTCTCTTAAAGATGGAGAATCAGACTTTCTTGCCCGGGCAAAAGAAATTGTTTCGTGCGGACACGCTTTTGTGGTAATGGCTTTTGATGAAAAAGGGCAGGCTGATACTTTTGATAGAAAAATAGAGATATGTGAACGCGCTTATTGGATTTTAGTTAACGCAGGAATAAAGCCACAAGACATTATTTTTGATCCAAATATCTTTGCAATCGCCACCGGGATAGAAGAACACGACAACTATGCAGTCGACTTTATAACTGCTACTGCATGGATTAAAAAGAACCTGCCTGGATGCTACGTCTCCGGAGGATTATCAAACCTATCATTCTCTTTCAGGGGAAATCCTCGCGTGAGAGAGATGATGCATTCCGTCTTTTTGTTTCATGCTATCAAAGCCGGGTTGGACATGGCGATTGTAAACGCAGGTCAACTAATGGTGTACGACCAGATCGATCAAGGCCATCGGGACATTGTTGAATCTGTTATTTTAAATAAGCATGAAGAAGCATCGGCACAGCTTTTAGAATTAGCAAAATCTCTATCTGGTAAAACCCGAGTAGAATCTAACGGGTTCCAAGAATGGCGTAACGAAGAGGTTGAAGAAAGAATATCTTTTGCCCTTATAAACGGTATCGATAAATTTATCGTCGAAGATGTCAAGGAATGTTACAACAAAATAGGCTCGGCATTAAACGTTGTTGAAGGACCGTTGATGGATGGTATGAACGTAGTTGGAGACCTTTTTGGCTCCGGTAAAATGTTTTTACCTCAAGTAGTCAAGTCAGCGCGTGTAATGAAAAAAGCAGTCTCGTGGCTCGAGCCTTTTATGGTTGGCACAGATGAAGCAATACAGAGGGAAAAAATACTGCTTGCCACAGTTAAAGGCGACGTTCATGACATTGGAAAAAACATTGTTAGTATAGTTCTTCAATGTAATGGATACGAGATAGTTGATCTAGGAGTCATGGTTCCATTAGAAAAGATACTAGAGGAAGCTGATAAACACCAGGTTGCAGCAATCGGTCTTAGCGGATTGATTACACCAAGTTTAGATGAGATGGTTAAAGTTGCTCGAGCAATGAATGAAAGACAAATGGATATACCTTTACTAATTGGTGGAGCAACAACATCAAAAGTTCACACGGCAATCAAAATATCTCCGGAGTACTCAAAAACAGTATATATACAAAATGCATCGATTGCAGTCGGAATTGTTAATGACGTGTTAAGTAAGAGTGATGCATTCGATAAGATTAATAGGGATTATGAAGAAACTAGGGAGAGAAGAAACTCGAGAAAGCAAACGTTTGTAAGTGTTTCTGATGCAAGAAGAAATGCATATCAGCTAAAAGGAAAGCCACAGATTCCAGATAACTTTGGAATGACTATCAAAAGCAAAGCTTCAGTTTCAGAGATCATACCATATATTGATTGGGCACCGTTTGCAATGACTTGGGGAATGAAACCAAAAGATCTTACAAGCCAAGTCGGTAAAGATCTAATGAAGGATGCCCGAGAAATGCTTCGAAAACTTGATGATAAGATTGTAGTTAACTATTCATTTGCTATCGATAAATGTACAAAAACAAATAATGACGATGTACTGGTGAAAAGACCGGATAAATCAACGACTTTTAATTTCATGAGGCAAGCAACAAAAAAATCTCGGCCGAATCTTTGTTTGACAGATTTCTTACATCAGGAAGATTGGATAGGGTCTTTTGCGGTCTGGGTGTGCGGAATCGATAAGAGAGCAGACATGCTCAGATTAGCCAACGATGATTACGGATCGATCATGATGCAAGCGCTTGGGGATAGACTCGCCGAAGCAACGGCTGAATGGCTACACGAGAGGGTTCGTAAGTCATGGTGGGGTTACTCAAAAGACGAAAACTTGACAAATACCGACCTTATAAAAGAGCGTTACTTAGGAATCAGGCCAGCACCCGGATATCCAGCCTGTCCGGATCATACCCAGAAGATAAAAATATTAAACTGGTTAGAAATTAGTGATACAATAGAGCTGACCGAGGGTTTAACAATGTCGCCAAAGTCCGCAATATGTGGTTGGTACTTTGCAAGTGCAGAATCAAAATACTTCGGTGTTGGAAAAATACCAGACGAATACGTAGAAGATTTAAAAGAAAGAAATCCATATCTAAAAAAATACAAAAATCATATAACGGGAGTTAGTTAACATGGATAAATTTACAGATTACAAAGTCGCAGATACAAATCTATGGCGTTGGGGAAAAGACGAGGTAGAATTAGCAGAACATGAAATGCCAGGCCTCATGGCACTGCGTGAAAAGTATGCAGCAGACAAACCACTTCAAGGAGCTAGAATTGCCGGGTGTTTGCATATGACAATCCAGACCGCTGTTTTAATCGACACTCTTGTCGAGCTTGGCGCAGATGTACGTTGGATGACGTGTAATATCTATTCGACACAAGATCACGCCGCGGCATACATTGCAGAGCAGCAAATCCCAGTGTTTGCTTGGAAGGGAATGACCGAGGATGACTATGAGGAATGTTTAGAAAAAGTCTTATGGTTCGATGAAGGCGTAGGTCCAAACATGATTCTAGATGACGGTGGTGACCTCACAGGATATATCCTGAAGAACCATCCGGATCTTTATAAGGATATTAAGGGTATCTCCGAAGAGACAACTACTGGTGTTTTAAGATTGGTAGAGTATCAAAACGATGGGGTCCTGCCGGTACCTTGCTTTAACGTTAACGATTCTGTTACTAAATCAAAGTTTGACAACAAGTACGGATGTCGTGAGTCGTGTGTTGATGCGATTCGAAGAGCGACAGACATCATGATGGCGGGAAAAGTTGCGACTGTGGCTGGCTATGGCGACGTAGGTAAAGGTTCTGCTGCTAGTCTGTCCGCGGCTGGCTGTCGTGTTATTGTCACTGAGATCGATCCAATCTGTGCATTGCAAGCCGTAATGGACGGATTCCAGGTTTTACCTATGGACGAAGCGGTTAAGCAATCCGACATTGTAGTTACAGCAACCGGTAATTGCGACGTGGTTAGATCAGAACATTTTTCCAATATGAAAGACAACGTTATCGTTTGTAACATTGGACATTTTGATAACGAGATCGATGTAGCATGGTTAAACGAGAACTTCGAATCCAAAAACGTAAAACCACAGGTCGACGTATATTATCTTCCGTCCGGACTGACTGATAATAAACCAAATCCTCCGTACAAGAAGATCGTTCTGTTAGCACAGGGAAGACTAGTGAATCTAGGTTGCGCCACCGGGCATCCAAGCTTTGTTATGTCCTGTTCTTTTGCAAATCAGGTACTTGCACAGATCGAGTTATTTTTGAACTCTGATAATTATGAAAATAAAGTTTATGTGCTCCCAAAGATTCTTGACGAAGAGGTTGCCAGATTGCATCTCGATCACGTTGGCGCCAAACTCGATAAACTTTCAAACGTTCAGTCGAAATACATTGGCGTGAAACAAACCGGTCCATTTAAGTCTGACGAATATCGTTACTAGATTTAAAACACTGCGCCAATGGAAAGGAGGGTTAATCCCTCCTTTCTTAATTTGTAAAAATGCAGATTAGCTATTATATTATAGTACACGTTACTTATAGGGAGACATTATGAAAACAATAGAGGAATATGATTTTACTGAGCTGGATAATAAGTTCGAATCAAAACTGAGACCAGACACCAAGAGAAAAATCATTCGAACAATTAACATGGGCAAGTCTGTTGATTATATACCAGACTTTAATAAGCCTCCTCAAGCTCGAGCATACTATCTAGATAATTTCCTAGTGTATGTTGATCACGAGGATAGAAAAAAAATACTGAATGTATATTGGAATAAAAAGCTAATTGACACTAAGCTGCGAGATATCGAAAATTTTGAGCTCAAAAAACCTTTAAGAATTTCCGGAAGAGATAGTAGCCACATCTTTTCTAGAACCATTGCGCGAGTAATTTCCAAGAAAGAAATATTAAATTGCCTGGCTAACGGCGCACAAGTAAAGAACTTTAGTAAAACTCAGAAACCAGACGGATCATTTTATGTTTTCTATGACAGATACTACTTTGCTGACGATGTGTGCGTCGTAGCTTCTGAGACTAAGAACTATATAAATGTACGTACTGTTTATCGAACAACTCCAATCGCAGATCAACATTTTCTCGATTTGCTTCCCAAGCTCATTAATGAACTGAAAATAAATGAAAGTAGCAACGTAAGGGCTTCTATCGTAAACAACTCTGCCCGAATGAAATATCTGCAGACAAAGGAATACATGGACTTGCAATTATTCTTGAGAACTATCAGTGGCAACAATCCATTTGTACAAGAAGAATCACTTGAGAAAGTAATCGATCAAAAATCTGTTTTGATGCCTAAGATTCTCCAATCCGCGGCAGCTGCCCGATTAAGATGCAAAGATATCGAATATTATGTTGCAACAACTGAAAACAGCGAAAGTCGATCAAATATAAATGATTTTGTTCTGGAGTCCAACAAATCCTACAGTCTCCAGCTGTCATTTGATAACGTGAATGATAAAACCATCGACAAGAATAGAGCGGTTACACTTAGAGAGTACGGTATTGACATTGATAAATATGAACACAGTTTAAATATTGAAAACAACAAAGCGATTCTTACGATTGATTTTAGTCATTTTTCTGCTGCAGAAAATCCTTGGGCCATCAGAAAGAACAAGAAAAACCTTTCATTTGGATCTTTTGATTTAGAGGAGAGCGAGGTATGAAAAGATTGTGGAACCCACCGTTGCTCAATGAATGGGCTGAGCCTTTAATACAAGAGAGATATTTCCCGGATAGATGGAAGATGCTGGTATGTTGTCTAATGTTAAATCTGACGTCACATAAACAGGTCAATCCAATCATCGATGGCTTTTTCGAAAGATGGCCCACCGCTTTGAAAGCTTCTCAGGCTGATGAGTTAGAGATGAAAGAGTATCTAAAATCCTTGGGAATGTATAACAAGCGTGCAAAAACAATTATAAAAATGTCAAAACAGTTTCTAGAAGGCTTTTCTCAGCCAAAACAATTATATGGATGCGGTAAATACGCGTCAGACTCTGATCTTATATTCTATCAGGGAAGATGGAAAGAGGTTGAACCAACCGATGGCGCGCTCAAGAGATATATACGATTTATGAAAAACTATGAAAAAAACCGTGTACAATCGATCAAAACGGCTTAAATTATAATATACCAAGGGGGTAATATGAACGAAATACAACAAGCTTTCGACAATACTGATTCTTCCTACATGGAGGCATCACTCAAACAAAGAAATCCGGGTCCTGGATCTGCGGGAAGTACGTTTTTTGAGACGACCACGTTTGAAGATCTAAAGTTCGCAGACTGGCAACCAGCAAACGATGATGCCATTACTGCTCCAGCTGAAGGATTTACAACAAACCAGTTCGGTGGATTACTTGGGATTACAAGGTTAGAAAACCTTCCGCAAGACATGACCGTTGTTTTGCAACCAGCTCACGGTGGCAAAGCAAAGATTAGAGGTGGTGAATATGACGGTCAAAATCCTGCCGAATGTGCAGCGATTCTCACAGACAGTCAAAGAATGGCGGTTGATTTTACTACACTAATCATTGGACCTGACAAAGTAGATCCTACCAAGAAAGTTGTTTGGACTTTTTTCCCGGGACCGGCGACATTCAAGTTTAAGGACATTCCTTTTTCAATGTTGCAGCAGAGATTTGGAACAGAAGATAACCAAATTAGAATTACAGTTGCGGAAGCAATTGCGGTTGGTTACAACTTCTGCAAACACGTACCAACTCTATAAGGTACCGGTGTCAAAACACCAAACAGTTCTTTTAAATCGCAGTAAACTTTGCTCGGGTGGCGGAATCGGTAGACGCACCAGACTTAAAATCTGTTGTCCGTATGGGCGTGAGGGTTCAAGTCCCTCTTCGAGCATTACAATAGGGAATACCTGAGGGGAAGGTATTTTAAATGAGATTGACCTGAAGCTAGATATTACGCTGGGATCCACAACGAACTTTTATATGATCGACCGCTATAATCTAGAACATCCGCCCTTTCATTTCTTTAAACAATAATTAATTAGGTTATACAAATGGAATTAACAAATGGCCAGATTGAGATAGGTATAGTGTTTTTCTATGGCTTTGTAGCAGGATTAGTTGTCAGTATTCTGTATGCTCATGAGCGTTGGAAAAACTTCAACTACGACGAGGAACGACGGTTACAATATCAAAAAGAAACGGATGAAAGAAGAAGGATACGCCTTGAGAAATATAAAGAGATGAGAAATCCTGAATCTCAGTTACGAGTGATACATAAGCAGGAAGAATATATAAGAGAATTACTCTTAGAGCAAGCTAGACTGCACAAACAACTCAATGCATTCGCTGGATGGCCTGAATATGAACACTTCCACGAAGATCTTATGAAAAAAATCGACAAACGATTTGAATCTTTACGAATTGAACATGATAACATTTGAACAACTACAGGACTATCTGTATAATAACTAGGTAAACAAAACTTCATGCATCCATAGCTCAGCTGGATAGAGCATCCGCCTTCTAAGCGGACGGTCGCAGGTTCGAATCCTGCTGGATGTACTTTTGGTCTGTAGTGTAATAGGTAACACACCAGTTTTTGGCACTGGCGTTCTAGGTTCAAGTCCTGGCAGACCAGCTTTTATACAACTTTAAACAATAGGGTATTATTATTTATGGGTCTAGTTAACCTCGAGGGTTCGAACCCCTCTATGACCAAGCAGGCAGGGAGCAATGACTAGATGTCGCCAACAGAAAGATATTCACCAGTATCTCCTTTTGGTTGATAAGCCTTGGGATAGGAAAGTGGTGAGTCCTATCCCAAAGTTCCATCCTTAACTTCATCACACGCCTTTGTAGCTCAGTTGGTAGAGCACCTGATTTGTAATCAGGCGGTCGTAAGTTCGAATCTTATCAAAGGCTTAGGCGGGAATAGCTCAGTTGGTAGAGCACCACGTTGCCAACGTGGAAGTCGCGAGTTCAAGTCTCGTTTCCCGCTCTTTTGGACACTTAGCTCAGCGGTCAGAGCATCCGACTCATAATCGGCAGGTCCAGGGTTCAATCCCCTGAGTGTCCACTTTCGTTCGGCTGTACGGTTGCAGATAACTAACGTGGGCAGGCAATATTTAACGTTAGAATTGCGGGGTTCAAATCCCCGCCCGAACATTTTTTTGACATATATATAATATACTATATATTACATGTTAGCGTCATGGAGAAATAATGATCGGACATACACCATTCATCTGTATTGACAATGATGAAAGAATATGGGCAAAACTAGAAACACACAATAAAACCGGATCTGTAAAAGATCGAATGATTGATTACATATGCGATAATGCTCTTGCAAATGGTGCAATCATTCCTGGAAAGACCCGGCTCATTGAGGCAACCAGTGGAAATACTGGAATTGCTTTAGCCAGTTATGCAGCCTCAGTGGGATGCAAATGCCAAATCATAATGCCATGTAACATGTCGGAAGAAAGAAAACAAATGATGCATGCGTTCGGCGCCGAAATTATAGAAACCGGCCCAAACGAATTTGGACGTGCAATTGCGATGAGAGACTTGAAACTGCGGAAGTCTAACCCCGGAGAATATTTCTCGCCTCTTCAATTTAGTAATCCTTTAAATGTGGAATGTCACAGAACAACCACAGCGCCAGAGATTCACCAGAACATAACAGACATTAAGTGTCTCGCTTGGGATGCATTCGTGCATGGCTCTGGAACTGGAGGGACTATGATGGGATTGAAGAGTTACATTGATGAGAATAGGTTAGGAGTGAAATGCGTCTTAACTCAGCCGGAAGAAGATAACGCATCCCATGGAATACAGGGCATTAACGATGGTGCTGATTTTCTATTAGATAAGTCATTGATGGATGAGTTTATATACGTGAAGACGTCCTCAGCAATTGAACGAATGAAGAGATTCTGGAAAGAAAATGGTATCCTGATCGGCATCAGTTCCGGGGCAAACATTCTGGCTGCAGAAGAATACGTGAGAAAGCATGATCCAGCTGGAATCGTCGTCACTATTTTATGTGATCGTGGAGAAAGATATTTAAAATGTTGAGGATAATATGAAAGGATATAAAACAAGAGAAGAAATAGAAACCATGGTACCGAATCTTCTAGTTCCCTGGTTTATGATGGGAAGCTATGCTTACTATTCTTTGGGCATGCCATTAATGGAAGACCCAACCTTTGATTATCTTGTACAAAGGCTCAAAGAATGTTATGATGAAGTAGAACATATTCATAAAAAACACATCACAAAGGAACATCTAGATGCTGGAACTGGATACGATATAGATTATCCGGAGATGGCTAAGGGTGCTACTATACATTATTTAAAGGAGAGCGGATTATGGAACTTATATTTGGAATGATGGTTTCAGTGGGGTTATTTGTTTTTGCCTGGTATTGGTTTTGCGATAAGATGGGATGGTTGTAATGCAGTGGTTAGCTAGTAAAAATATGTCACTGTTCTGTTTCGTTTTGAATTGCATCTTTGCGTTTTCAGCTTTAGTTGCAGGAGACGTACTATGGTTTTTTATAAGTGCTGGATTTGCAGCGCTTTGTTTCTACAATTATAACAACAGTACGGAGTAAAAAATGGAATACTTAAAAAGGCTTTGGGAAGTAATCAAATCAAACGCATTGCTTATTGTTCTCGCAATTGCTTTTGCAATATATATTTGGGCCAACTATGCGGTTGAAAAGCAAAAGGCGCAAGTAAGCGAGAATGAATTCATGTGTGAAACAACATGTTTTCCAGCTCAGCATGAGTACATATATGCTGGCAAAGTTGGTTCATGTTGGTGTTATGAAAACAAGGACAGTTTGAAACGCATCAAAGACGAGGATTAAATTGGCGAATAATATTCCATGGAAAAAACATGATCTTTATTTTGAGTTCGACGGTGATCAAGTGCATGCTGAAATTATTTGGTGGGCAAAAGACTATTACATTCTTATCAAGAAGCCGTACGAAATGCATTTGAAGGGCCTGCATATGATGTATATGATTCCTGCAAAGTTCGTTATTGAGATCGATCCAAAAGACAAGCTGCATCAGGTTCCAATTCTTGACACATGCAAATCAATGATTATGGACGCGCTGTCATGAAGGACTATTTTGTATACATTGTGGAATGCGCCGACGGCACTTACTATACCGGCATAACGACTGATGTTGACAGACGAATACTAGAGCATAACTACTCTTTTAAGTCTGCAAAGTATACTAGATCCAGACGTCCAGTTAAACTTGTGTACTCAAAGTTGGTTGGCAACAGATCAGAAGCTTCTAAGGAAGAATGCAGGATAAAAAAACTTAGCAGATCAGCTAAGAGCGCAATAATTAGAGATGATCAGTAAGGAGTTTTTTATGAGTAGCAGCAAGTACAGTCTTAGAATATTATTGGAAGATTTACAAGTTCCCAATTTTTTGCTCGAGGAAAAGTCAAGCGCCAAGTCTGGTGCTAGCAAGTTCAAAGGCGTATACACAGAATATGCTTGTGCAGATAAGCTGGCAACACATCTCGATCTAGATGTGACGGATGCAACAGGAAAAAAGATTAATGCAAATTCATTGGCCGATGATGAGTTGAAAAAATACGATGCAAACCGCGCAAAAGACCCAACTATTCCAGTGATGGAAAAATCTGACACGAACGGGAAAAACCCTGCCGATAACCAATTTGAAGTTTTTAAAAAAGCAATTGAGGATGTTAAGGCGAGGGAAGAAGAAGCTGGTGTAGGTTCTTTCGCTGATTGCTTGGAAAGAGGCGACGCGCGCATTGAGTGCGTTGGCCAAAGCCCCGGGAAAGAGATAGCCCAAGAAGATATTCGAATACGCTGGCCTTTGAAGGGTGACAACCCGAATTATTTATTATTCACTGCAAAAGCTGCCGGCAGCCAATTGACAAAAGCATCATCTACTCCAGGTCAGTTTTCGATGGCTTTAGCGGAAGGTGCAACATCAAACATGGTTCAGCAAGTTTTTGATTTTATAGAAACGCAATCAAAATCTGAACCTAACAAATCGACCCTTTTAGCAGTCAAAGAAGAATATGGATTATCAGCAACTGATCATCTGAAAAAAGCAAACGGCAGTTTGAATAGAGAATTGCCAAACAGTAAAATTTTATTCCCAGCCATGTCATCACTGTTAGCTGACGCGATTATAAAACAGATCACTTCTTGGTCACCAGAAACAGCTGCCGCTCAGATGAAAGTCGCATTTACTAAATATTATAAGAATTCAACCCCGGAAAAAATGGCAACAATGGCTAAAAATCCACCTCCATATTACTATGGCATCAAGCATGGGAGACGTCAATCAAAGCTTGTAAAAATGAGCGAAATGCATAACGCATTTCTTTCAGCGCTCGGTGACGTTTTAGTGAATGGAGGAGGAAGTCTAGGCTATGTAGTACCAAAGACCGGTGCAAAGTCAATAACGATTACTCATAACAACAACGCTGTGCTTACGTTTCGTGTAGACTGTAGCATCAAGTCAAAAAAGTTTACTCTGGCAATAACATTAGGCCTACCAACAAAAAAGCCAGTATCCGCTACGACTTTCACCGGAAAAGGGACCGTTTCAGTTGAGGATGACGCGTTCGAGCTTGACTCAAAGGAACTTAAAGACGTTGCTGGAGAAGCAGTGGGCGCATTGGCAGCGGCCGTTGAAAAAACTATGGGAGTTGCCGATGATGAGTTTTCGACCTACGAATTTGGCCGGAAGTTAAAAGCTTTTTTTGTTGAGAAATCTACGAACTCGATTAAGTTGCTCAACCAACAGCGGGATAATGAATGGCAGATGTATCTACAATACATTCTCATGGATACATATGGGATATCCCCAGCAGCAAAAGAAGCGGGAATGATAGCAACAAAGCTGAAAGAGAAGGGATATGGGACATATGATGGTAGGCTTGGTACTTATAGCTTATCAAACAAATCGGTTTCAAAAAGTAAGCGCAACCTTGAGGGTTTTACCCAGGCGCTCTATGACTCAGTGGACGAATTAATTAAAGACGGTAAAATAAGTTACCAACTAACTGGACCTTTCGCCATGAGCGCAGATAAGGCACGAGAGTTGAGTCTGCTCGAGCGTTGGTCTAGACTAGCTGGATTGATTAAATAATCCTGTACATTTTGATCCCATAGGTTAATATAATGTATCCAAACAACAAGGAGACATTATGTCAGATCAAAAAACAAATGTGGCTTTAAAGAACTTTATTGAAAAATATAAAACCATTGAAGCCGAAATTAAACTTTTGCAAGAAGATAAAAAAGCTCTAATTGATGACCTCAAAGAAAATCAAGGTATTGAACCAAAGGTTATCCGGAAAGCTATCCAGGTTGCAAAGATTCGAACCGGGATGGGCGACAACATCATCCAGTTGGACCAGATTGTTGATCAACTCGAAGGCACGATTGTGTGAGGTGAACTGTGAAAAAGCGTACTACAATTTGGCTTATTGATATTGATGGAACTGTTTGTGAGGATATTCCAAACGAACAAGCATATCTATTCGGTGCGGCAAAACCATTGCCTGGCGCACTTGAGAAAGTAAAAGAGTTTTATGAACGTGGAGACCGAGTGACATTTTTTACATCACGCACTTCTGAACATGCGGAGATTACAGAAGCATGGCTCAAAAATCATGGTTTCCCTTTTGAATCAGTTTGTTATAATAAACCTAGAATAAATGAAGGCGAAGAATACTGTTGGGTTGACAACAAGCCTGTCATGGCAATATACCTACCAGAAGGTCTTAGATAAAGGATTTAACATGTTGACAACACTATTTACATCTCTTCTGCTTGGGTGTGGTAGCGACATTGCTATCATAACCAGAGACAAAGCAATTACTGATACAAATTCAGTATCAGATGTAGTCGAGGAAACCAGCACACCGGACGATACAGTAACAAACGAACCTGGCGACGATGAACCTTCTCAGCCATCGGCCGAACCATCTGATGAAATGACTGAGCTGACAATCGGATTTGCAGAATTATCGTTAACGCAAATTGCATGTCCGGCCTGTATGGGCGTTCCGTCTGAGTTTGATATATCAGCTAGTTTAAAACTGCATCAACCAACAACTGGCGGATACAGCGACATGCTGCAAGTTGGAACTTGCGTTACCCAGGAACTGGGTTCATATGTTAGCTCGACTCCTCTGAATGTATCTGGTGTTGCTTCATTTAACTCAATCCAGCTTTACCCATCTGGTCCTGGGGAATGGACTGCGGCAAATCTTCAAGAGTTTCAAATCCCACGACGTGAACCGATCACTGTTGTAACCGATGCTGGTGTCATACCAAATGCATTTGAAACTCTTGAAGGCTTTGATGATGTACAGCCATGGGAGCTAAGATATGTCGATCCATCATATGCTTTCGCGGCGGTGGTTTCAAAGCAAGGAACGACTTTCACATGGTATCCAGTGATTACGGGAGCTTTGTTTGAAGTCATGGTAGTAGTGTACACACCTGATGGTTCGCAGATACTCGGTTTAGTATCTTGTCTAGAGCCTGACATGGGTTACATGACTATCCCCGGCTCATATTTCCAGTCGTACCCAACATGGGCTTTGACAGCAATTTATCTAACCCGCCACAGGATTGATAGACAGCCTGCATATGAGTTCAATGGTTACTTAGAATCACATCAAACATGGACTGTACTTGGTACAGGTCACATTGAATAAAAATACATAAAATAATATACAACAATAGAAACGTACATAATATATAGAGAAATAAATGGAGGTGCTAATGCGCATTTTAATCTTGGCTGCGACTCTTGCAGCATGTACAACAAAGAACGACACTGTTGAGACAACGGAAACAACCGAAACAACGGAAACAACGACAGAAGTTCTAAAAACCGATCAATCAGATGCGACGGTTTCGGGGAAAAAAACAAATACAACAACCGAAAATAAAACCGAGACTACGACAAACGACGAAACTACCGTCACAACTGAAAAAACAGATAAAACTGAAAACAACACTAATGAGGTAACAAATGATTAGTTTACTATTAACAATGTTCTTGGCCTGCGGCGATAAAGAAAATGAAGATACGGCTGCCGAGGATGTAGCAGAAGACACCGCAGCAGAACTTGAAGATACAGGCGAAGAGCAATCCGAAGAATCCGAAGAATCAGAGGAATCCGAAGAGAGCGAAGAGCCGGCCGAGTAATCGGTTTAAAAAAATACACAAACTCTCCCCCCAAAATGTGTTTTTAAGCCTAGGTTAATCCTAGGCTTTTTTTGTAAAACGTGTTTTTGGTAGGTATATTATTAATACGAACAAGGAGTAATAAATGTTAGATGACAAAACAAAAATGTTTTTAATCAAAGCAATGACTGAAGGAATTGAGTGCAATTTCCAGAACGAGGAAGCCAAAGATTATTTCATACATACGTTGCAAAAGACTGTCGACAAAAACGAAAAGATTGGTTCGAAGTTGATAGGTGACTCGTATGGCTTATTGATGGAAGATTCAACCGGGGATCCGTACGGTATAGTCAAATTGTCAGACAATCTAGTTTTGTTTGCGTTGCTAATACCTGAACCTGATCTAACCAGTGAGCAATCTGTTGATTTTGGTAGAATAGTATTAGCAGTTCTTTCGACTTTCGCTTTGATTGAAGCTGAGCAATCATTAGGAAAAACTGGCAGATCTGCCGCTAAGAGCGAATCTGTCAAGTTCAACATATCAGAAATCGGTGTAATTATTTAGGAGATAAAAATGCCAAGACCTTTAAAGAATAATGAAATCAATGAAAAAATAGAAGACCTGAAATCTGTTGTCGATAACAATCAATACAAAGTCGGCCTTCAAGATAAAATCAATATTGGATTTGCCTTTTTGATTTTGGTCTTGCTTGGTGCAACTTTTTTCTAATGGAGAGGTAATGAATTATTCATCCGCAAAAATCAACTACAAAAAGATAATTGAATATATTGCTAAAAGTCGTAGAAAAGACAAGGGTTTATACGACCGAGCTAAATCATATCTGTCACAGATGAATCCGGACTGGGATAACGTGAAGCTTGAAACCAGCGTACTGTGGGACGTGAGGGATTATTTCAAAAGATCTTCTAAAAATTAGAAACTGAAAAGTTTACCTTTTCACTGAACCATACTTATAAATAGGGGGAGGGCAGCACGCAATACCTATTTTGGGTATGGTTCTTTGCTGGCATCAATGGATTTTAGGGAAAATGATCTAGTTGTAATAAAGGGCATGAAATATTCCGCGGATAAGGAAGAGATAGTTGCAGAAATATACAGAATATTATTTGTGGGTCTACACGATTTAATAGTAATCTCGAGAAAAAAGTATGGTAAAGTACCATTCAAGATCTCAAAATCTTCTTGCATATCTTTAAGAACAAAAATCAAAGAGACTAATCCAACAGGTGAAAATGAAATTAAACTAGGGTCACTTGTGCTTGGGATCGACGTAAATTATGATGGATCGATCCAAAAGAAAGTAGTTGGACATGTCATACAAATTATTGAAAACCACAACTCGATGAAATACTATGTCATCAATTCAGATAACAAGGACACAATGTTCGAAAAAGACAAGGTTTTATTGTTGCAGTAGGTGTCAACTATATATTTATAAATGCACTATTTCAAAGGGTTATTTATGGAAAAATATGGTTGGAATCCTCTGTCAGGCCTAATAAAAGATATAAAGCTGTCAGGTGGATTTGTAAATGCGCACTCTCATTTGGACAGAGCACATACCGTTACACAAGAGATGATGGTAAAAACAAAAGACCATCTACACCAAAAATGGAAACTAGTTGACGACATTAAATTAAAAAGAACTACTGATGATTACCGATTTGATATCAAACGTGCTCTAGATCATCAGAGACATATCGGAATCAACACTATATGTTCGTTTATAGACATTGACGAAGTAGTAGGTTACAAAGCTATCGATGGCGCTGTACTAGCGAGAAAAGATATTCACGACCAAATCGGTGTAGACGGAATGAATATCCAGTTTGCATGCCAAACCTTGAAAGGAGTTTTAGATCAGAATAATTTTGAGCTGATAAAAAATAGAATCCATTGTTTTGATATCATAGGATCACTGCCTGGCGCTGATAAAAATCGAGAAGCAGAACATTTGGATGTTGTGATGAAACTTGCAAAAGACCAAAACAAAATGTTGCATGTACACGTCGATCAACTCAACGACCCAAACGAGAAAGAGACGGAACTCTTGTGTAGGAAAACAATCGAACACGGGTTAGAAGGAAAGGTCGTTGCAATACATTCAATTTCTCTTGCTGCGCATTCTAAACGATACAGACATGAAGTTTATAAAATGGCAAAGGACGCTGGTCTAATGTTTGTTACATGTCCGACCGCATGGATCGATCACCCAAGAAATGAAACTCTTATGCCTTTCCATAATGCTGTAACTCCAGTTGATGAATTACTTACTTATGATTTAACCATTGGAATCGGATCGGATAATATACATGATATCTATAAACCATATTCAGACGGAAACATGGAAACTGAATTAAGATTCTTGCTTGAATCTTGCAAGATATATGACGTTAACGTACTAAAAAACATTGCAACCATTGGTGGATTAAAAGTTTGCGGCATAATTAAGTAATGAAAAAAGAAATGGAGTAAGTCATGAGTAAAAAATGGTCTAGATCAGACGTGGTTAACTGGATGAGAATGATAAACGAGTGTGGCTGTGAGGACGAAAGCCACAGCGTACATGGTGATACGATGTTCAGCGTTTCGTTTGAGCCACAGATGTTGCGTGACGTCGTACAACAAAAGATGGGATCCATGAATGCAATGTGTCCTGAATCATATGAAATGGCAGCTGACTTTGTATGCCAAGATCCTCATGCAGTTCTGGAAATGATAAAGCCTTTAATGGCTCAGATTGGAATAGGATGTCCCCAGTCATTTGCAAAAGCGATGGCAGATGTATTTTACGCCGGGCAGGACATGGGAATTGTTAAACCTTTCAACACAGAGAAATAAAATGAAGATTACAAAGAGCCAATTAAAAAGAATCATTCGAGAAGAATACACACGACTTATGCACAGTGGTTTACTAGCTGAAACTAATTACATGGCTATGGGTGCTCCATACGACAGTCAATTATTTGCCGATTGGTGCGATGCAGTAGACAGCTTGTACGATGACGTTCCATCTTGGACTACCAACGCGTTAGGGTACCTTTGGGAACAAGACATTGAAGAAATGTTAGATGAAGACGGGAATTATTATGTTAAGACCTTGTTTGCATCAACTGGCGCTTACGATGGTTGTGCATCTCTTGTGAAGTTGGCTATGGATAACGGATCAAAACCTAGACACGTAGAGTACCTTATGAATAAATTCTTAAAATTCGCAAGAGAAGAGCAAGGATACACTGTCGTCTAAAGACTGCATTTAATCTCATGAAAAAAGTGTATCCGGACTGTCTGAATTAATTTAAAAACCATTCAACAAAGAGCCAGTCATATGAAAATATCAAAACGACAACTCAGAAGAATAATCAAAGAAGAATACTCACGACTTGCCCGGCATGGACTTATCAAAGAGGCGAACGAATTTTATGTAAGTGCAAGCGACCCGATCGTGATGGAAATTATCGATATTGCAAAAGATGCAGTGCAGCGTGGTAAGCCGGGTATCACATATCAAGATATTGAGTATGCATTTTACGAGGCTGCTGAGCCTGATGAGTTCGTTCATCCGGTTAGCTATGAAGACATCGACTTTGTAACGTCAATGAACGAGATGGATATTGAGAGTTTTTTGAATCACTTGGCTGGCATGGGTGTCCTGAGGTTGGTTTCAAGCCCTAGTAGCCGAGTTGCTATGTACGCAGCTGCCGTATAGAGAGACAAAATGTCAGAAAAAATACTTAGAGAGTATATAAAAGGCCTTTTGCTGAGTAATTCTGACGTCCTTCTTGAGAGGGCTAAAAGAAAAAAAGCCAGACAGAACAATATAGATAAAGAGATAATGGCTGCAGCCAAATCAGCTGAAGCTGAAGGGCAGAGTTTTACTAGTCAATATTTTGCTGGCTACATTATGGATTCATATCCAGATTTTACTCATGTCCGCAGCCGAAAAGACAAAAATTATCTAAATGACCTAGCTGAAGAACCAATAAGCTTGCAGGCGCTTCTGGACAGCTTGGTTGATTTTGATTTGCTAGAAGTGACCGGCCAGCAGAATAATTTTAAAATATATTCGATAACTGGCCGGCCCAAAACAAAACCGGATATTAAGAGGGGTGATTTTAACGGAGCCTCCGAGCAAGAGTTTTATAATTATCTCCAGGAAATCTTAGATTCGGATAGTTATTTGACTGATATGAAAGAGGCCATGGAGCATTTCGGCGGCGGTCTTTTGTTTGATCTTTTCGTTAAAAATCAAAATCCTGCATTTACGAGAAAAGTGACCCCACCCCAGGGTACTGATAACCGAACTGATAAATTAATAGACTATTCGACTATGTTTGATTTAAACGGCGCATTAGCTCGAAACGAATGGAGTGCGGTACTTACTCCTCAATTCAAATTCAGAAATAATAGTAGGACAAAGAAAGTAAGGGGAGTTTTTGTCCGCTTCAATCACGTGCATTCTCTAATGGAACCATGGCAACTTCTTATTCGAATGGTTGATAAGGCAATTTTTGATTTCCTTAAGAGTCGACCAACATTTGCAAATAAGGAAGAGTTTAGATTACGACTTTTAGATTCGTTCTGGCAGTTTCCGCTCGAGGTTGATGCCGGCGGTTTACACTTAGAATTGACAAATTTGCCGATTCCTGGAAAACCATATTACTTTCATACCGCTGATGTGTTGACATCAGCAAATATAAATAAAGCAATCTCATGGCTTGACTCGAATGGAACTGACCCTGAAGATCAAATATATCTGGTGCTTCGTAACGCAAACAACGAAACAGTGGTAAATCGAATATCTCAGGCCGCCAAACATAAACAAAAAGAAGAAGCCAGATAAAATATCATTAAATTAAAATTGGAGTTCAAGTGATTAAAGTAGGAAATCAAGTAAGTTTATTCAACAACATCGGAAAAGAAGGCATCGTCATTGGCCTTAAACCCGTAAAGATCAACACAAGTTTTACCAACGGTACAGCCACAAATTCATGGGCAATTATTATACAGTGGAAAGACGGAACAACAGGTACATATCCTATTGGCGATGTAATGAGAATAGACTAATTTTTTTTTGGATATATAAAATTTAATTTATAATTAATATAGAACATCAACCACCAATTATTTTCATGGAACATAAGGAAAATAAAATGAAAGTATCAAAAAGACAATTGAAAAGAATCATTCGAGAAGAATATTCAAGGCTAAAACGATCTGGACTTCTTAACGAAGCCATGGGACTAGGTAACGACATGTATGTCGAGCAAATCATGGAAGAGCTTCGTGATGGTGACGAACTGTCCTATATGGAATTATCAAGAGCATTGAGTCCAATCATACCAGGCTTTGATGAAGCTGAATTAGGAAATGCAATTGATCACGCTTTGCAAAGGGGAATGATTCAAGCTCGTATGGGAAGAGATGGATTAGGCGTGTTTATGGTGTCACCCCAGTACATGATGTAAATAACTTACATTTGCCTGATTTAAAATAGACGCTTCGGCGTCTATTTCTAATTTGTTTGTATACTTATAATTATACGGGGGTAATTATGTATGCAATTTTTGGGAGACAACATATATGGATTTAGGCCGGGCCAAATTATATACTATGCAAAAAGTCATTTGGCTTTACTGATTAAGCCTGAAGACGGTGAAGACGTATGGCAGCCGGGTTTGTTCGTAAGATATTTAAACGGATCAAAAGAAAACTGTATAATAACAGACATACACGGAACGAAACTCGAATGTCCTACATATATGATCCAGAAGGTGTACTAGACGCTCACAGCTTTATTTATCTGACTATAGGCAGCCTTGTGTACTATGGTCCAGTAACAAATGTCGGGAAAGAGCGGCATATCGGCATAATTATCGATGCGAACTATTCTAATATTGTCGCTGGTGAATGCATATTCCACGTATACGCTGACGGTAATATAATAGAGACAGCCATTGTTTATCCAGTTGCAGAGGAAGTTTTACATGAAAAAATTGTACGAATCGAGTCTTGATGAGGGTTTCATGGATCATCTCAAAAAGCTTACAAAGCTCGGAGAGATGGGATCAAAGGCCAAGGCAATATTTACAGCATTAACTAGTTTCAAGGATGGCGACGCCACAGAAGCTACAATAGCAATAATAGATCTTATGCCTGACAGTGAAGATTCTAAAGGTTTTAAAAGTAAACTTTCTAAGTTCGTAGAAGACAATGGCGAAATAATTTCACAGATCAGATCTGCAGCCGATGCCAAGAAAGCTATTCAAGATATTGGTCCGGAAAAGATTGCAAAGTTTTCAGAAAGTGATGAAGGTTCTTGGCTAAGGGATTTTAAAGCATTTGTCGTAAAAAATTCTGAAAAGTTTGAACAGATACTACAAACTATTTCCAGTGGAGAGCTTGAAGATTTTGAGGAGCTAGCTGACTTTGAAGTACCCAGTATGGTAAGATCAAAAGCCCAACAGCTTCTTAGCAATGTCGCGGAGAAGGCCGGTGAACAAGCCGACAAGATTTCTGGGTTCTTAGATATGGTCGCAGAACTACCGATCGCAGATGCTGAAGTGCAGACTGAGTCTCGCAATCTCTTTGTTGCAATGTCGGATTCTGCGTTGAATGAATCGATTAAGATTCTAGCTGAAAAGTGTTCGAACATTGGCAATGGATATATTGAGGTTGAAATACCGCTCAACAGTTATCCAGACGAGCACACATCAGAAGACGGCAGGATGCTTGACTACGGCGGAACAAAGTCAGATTCTCATGAGGGTCGAATGACTAAAGCAAAACTGTTCAGGCTTGCTCAAATGGCGCAAAGCCTGCACGATAGAATGGAGGATGGCGATGATCTGCCTGAATGGGTTCAGGATAAGATTACAACTTCTGAAGATAGGATAAGCTCCGCCCATGATTATATTGATTATAAATTACGAAGAATTAATGAAGGTGCGACTCTGTCCGAGATAATATTTGAAAGCCTTAGAAGATCTGCTGGTTTGAATCTTATTGCGATTGAAAACAAAGAAGCCGTCGAGGGAAACAAGGATTATATCTATAAACCGTTAGCTTCAAACCGAGTCAAAGTTTATCCAGCTACTGCGCTTGAAGACGTTTTTCCAACATATGGTAATACATATAAGCAAGCAAGATTAGACAAAGCCAGACAATCGACTGATGCAAAACTTAAAGCGCTTCCTGCAAACTACGCAGACTTAAAATCATATCAGAAGGTTGTTTTGGGTATGAGTTCCGATCGTGCTAGCTCACATTCCGGAGGAGTAAAAGAAGATTTTATTGATTTGTTAACTCCATTTGGAATCTTTGATATTACAGCAGACACTGTTGTTCCTGGAGCTGCAAGACTTACAAGACGGTTTGATTCGAGTTTAGCTGAGGAAGTTCCTTACAACCCAACCCAAGACTCTGCAGTAATGTTGAGAACCGACGAAAGTGATTTTTTGCTAACAATCGGCGATGAAACTTTTGTAAAAGGCAGGATTTATAATCTGCTTAATAAAACTTTAAAACGTCGGCTGAAAGGTATTGATTATACACAAAGATATTATGTCAAGCTAGACACATTGTTTACAGAATCCCCAACGGCAGCTGGTGGGTTAGCTTCTCAATCGGCAGTAACAAACGCATTACAGGTGTATAATGCTTTAACTACTAGTCAAAAAACAGGAATAGCCCAGCTTCTTCAAGTTGATGGACCTTTTGTGAATTGGTCAGATGCATTTCGTACTTTGTACAGTAGCGGCCCAGCACCAATCTTTAAAATGCCTAATAGCGATGATATACCTATTTCATCAACATCAAATTGGGGAAATCTATTTAAAAAGAAAACCGACGATGCTGGAAAGGGTGAATATTTGGCGGCGGCTTTGTTTCCAAACTTGGTTGCAATCGGTGGCGCAGGTGCAGTTGCTGGTGTTGATCTTTATGATGCAAATTCTGGCGACAAATATGAAGTGAAAGAACCGAACTTTAGATCCGGAACAAAAGGTCGGACAAAACCATCTCAAGTTATCAAAAGTGTTGAGTCTGCATACGCAGATTTGATCGATGGAATAGCAACGATTAAGGCTACAATAGAAGACGAGTTTGATGTTGCAACAGTCACATCAGAACTTCCCCAGAATGCGCAAAGAGCACAAAAGGTTGAGTATATTAGAACAAAACTAAAATATACCGATGCAGTTCCCGATGACAAGAGAGCCGTAATATTTGGTTACTTTGATGCAGCACACAGCGGCAAAGACATTGATGGTGAAGTAATTTCCATGCGGGAAAGGGAAAGTTATTTGAAAACGGCGGTAGAGCTTTTATACGGTCAAATACTTGACGTTCTTACTGCAGAAAGCGATTATGTCTTGCGTGGTGAACTTCCGGTTTCTAGAATAAACATACTAAGAACAACTTTTGAGGTGTTAGATATTGCAAAACACTTCAGCGCACTTAGCCGATCAAAACTTAAAAACAATCCGCTTTTCAAAGACGTAATCAAGCGGAATAGAATCGATTTTGCAAAGTTTAACGCGAACGTCAGGGACGCATATCTGGCAGCTATCAACCCACAAGATGCTTTTGCCGGCGTGACTGGTATAATGATCGTAACTAAAGATGGCTATCGTATATTTAGCCAAGTCATGCTTAAAGAAATGATTATCGATAATTTTGATTCAATCCTAACGAGGGATCAACAAAGAACGTCACTCGGAGCTAGCGCAAATATCACCCAGGGATTGGTCGGAATGACAGTTAAAAATTGGGAAGCAACAAGAGCGCGTTCTGCAAACAGAAGAAGAAGACCCCAACCATAAACTGGACCATAAAAATGATTTTAACTAGAAGCGAATTAAGATATCTTATAAAAGAGGCCGTTGAACAGAAACAGGCAAATGAGTTGGAAAAAAGATATGATCAATTTTTCGACAAGGCCGAAGTAGCTGGAGCAGATTTCCTTGAAGATCTTGCTAAAGAAATGAAAGCCGCGGCCGCAGAAGAAAGCCAGAGCTTAGACGAAGTGGATCCAATTATTTTGGGTGCCAGTTTCGCCGCAGCAATGCCTATTCTAATGAAGGGAGTTGAGAAGCTTATTGCGTCTATAGCTTCAGGTCTGAAGGGTATCGATAATTTAGTGATAGGTCGTGGACGGCTTTACGATGCTGGCGAGCGAATGGATCAATGGGTTGATTGGTGGGCAACAAAATCTGAGGAACTTCATCATGCTTATATTGGTGGAATCGAAAAAATAATCGATGCAGCTTGTTTTATAACTCGCAAAAACCCACCGCAAGAAAGTCGTCACAAAGCAGCTAAAGCAATATGGACAATGATTGTCGCGTATTTAATGGTTCAGTCTGGAATCGGTGTTCTTAAAGCTGTCGGTCATCACGCTTATGGTATTGCCGGTATTGAAGGAGTTTTAGCAACGATTAAAGCCGGAGAGATTGGCGTATACCTTTACGACGTGTTTGAAACTCTACTGGCCGCCGGGACTGTGGCGGTTTTAGCAACATAAAAAAGAGCCGGCTCTCTCGAACCGACTCGTACAAATGAAAGAACTCTTAGGTTTAGCGACCTGCGAGTTCTTTCCAGTTTTCGTTGTTGCTCCATGGACCTTCAACAAATGGCAATCCTGGGAAACGTCGTGTATAGTTTGGACTTTGTTTCTTACGAAGCTTCCATAACGCGTTTCGGCTATTCTCGGCTCCCACAACAGGTGCTAGCATATTTGAAACAAGTGTCGTATCATAATATGCAGACAGCTTATCAAAGAAGTCCTTAGGAATCACTGTGCCAATCAAGTGTTTATAATCTTTCTGAGAGGCAAAAGTTCCATAAACCTCTTCGATCTCAAAACCCAAATCTTCCATCAAAGCGCCTAGTGCTTCATATGTCATTTCATTGGGATGGTTATCAGCCGCACCAGTCTTCTCATCGTAGCAAGGAGTAGAAACCCAGAAAACAGATTCGTCGTGCATCAGGTCCTGGCCTCGTCGAAGAAACTCGTTCGCTTGCCATGGTTGTACGTGCTCAATAACTTCTAAGCAAACAATGGTATCAAATGTTTTGTTCTCACCAAACTCATGAGTCAAAAAATCTGCACGTGCATGAAGCTGTACGTTTTTAAGTGAGTTTGATTTACCAGACAGAACAGTGTTTTCCAATCGTTCTGTCCCTCTTGTCTTAAACTTATCAGCAGCTTCCAGACCAACGTATTCCGAACATTTTACTCGGTTACAGTGCATTGAATTAAGAAGCTGAAGTTCTGGTCCACATCCAATGTCTAGAACGGATGGTCCATTACCTTCATTTAGTTTACGAGTCTTTGTAGAAAGAAGATGTTTTCCTACGACGTGTGAATAACGAGCGGCATGTGCGATATAGTCGCGGTGTAATTGAACGCGTTGCATTGCGGTCTCCACTGATAGATGTGTACGATTAAACTCTTCGCGATATCGCTTGAGTTCCTCTTTGTTGATTTGTTTAGTTTCAATAACTGACATTTGTTCTCCTTGTGAGTATTAACAGTTATATTCTAATGATACACGGTTAAATGTACATGTAGAATATTTTTAAAAAATTTTTGTATTTTCGTGTGCTCGTCGCCCTAGTGGGGTAAATTATATATGAACGCAAACCAGGAGAATGATTATGACTGAATGGAAAATTTATTGGGTTAGAGTGAATGATGACAAGACCGTGGAAAGAGGCGTGAAGATGATTCTTGCCTCAGACGAACAGGATGCTCGCGAGCGTGGAGACGTTCTCAGCAAGTTGTTTTACACATCTAGATGGTCAATTGAAAAAATCGTTGAAGTAAAGAAGGAGAATGCATGATCAAAAAAGGAAAGTTATATAGATACGCCGAAAACAGTGACACTAATGTTCCATTGGTTGAGGTAAACAAAACTTGGGATAAACCAGACATCGACCCATATTGTCCAGAGTCTGTGGCAATCGTTGGCATGGTTACCTTTACCTATCTTAGCGGTCCAAAAATCGGAAAAACAAGATCAGTTCGAAGAAGAGTATTTTCAACAGTAGCACAGGAGCAATAATGAAAAATTTTGAATATGTCAATGACAATGACATCGTTAGCGTCGCAGTGGGATTTTTCTTCGCTGTATTTATTGGATTGATTTTTTCTTACGCCATGATTTGGTCAATCGAAAAAGAAATCCAACTTGGGATTCACGGCAAGTCATCCGAATCATTAATCAACGGGAAAGGGAGTCGAAAATGACAAGAGAAACAGAGGACACGATTATGGGCTGGTATATCATTATGGCTGCATTGCTCTTTGCGATTGCAATTTTTAATGCAACACCAGTTTTGAAAACCAAAACATGCGAATGTACTGAGGTAAACTAATGGCGATAAGAAAGAAAGAAGATAGAAAAAATCATGTGATCGACATTGATTTGACAGGTCCAGAGGGCAACGCGTTTGTGCTGATTGGATATGCGAAACGTTTTTGCAAGCAGCTTGGCTACACCCAGTATAAAACTGATCTGATTGTACAAGAAATGATGCTTACGGACTACGAAGGTCTGTTGCATACTTTTGATCGTGAATTTGGAACATTTGTTAATTTGTGGCGATAATTTGTGTGGCCACCTGACCAACAAGATACATTATATATGTAAGGAGAAACCTTGCAAGTTCATGGAGTAAATATGAAAAAAGATATTATTTCGGCCATTCATGCTGCGCGCGGTAATCGCCCAGCCCTTCTCGCCCTCGCCTCGTTTGAGACGTTAGATCTTGTCGCTGCGGCTTACAATGTCAGCCCGCAATATGCCGCGCCCAAAGTAGCTCAGCGTCTGTTTGATGCAAAGTCGGTCACAATCAAAGGCTCAAGCCAAACATACGGCAGACGATTCAGTAAGCGATACGATCTCACCGACCAAAATCAAGCGTGTCAAGCTCTTAAAACCTGGGGTGTGCGATCTCTCTCAAACCGGGTATGGCATCAAGTCGGCAAAGACATCGATGCTTACTATGCGGCTTTTGAAGCTGACAAAACAGATCTTTTGTCAAGACACACCACTGTCGAGCTCGAGCTCATTCGTCACAGCAAATAACCCGGGAGTTATCAATGGCTAAATATAATCCAGCAAATAACCAGCATCAGGCTTGGCTCGCGCAAAACGTTTTAAGCACTCTCAAAAAGTGGGGTTTCGTCATCGATGAGGAATGTTCAAAAACCTCATGGGAGTTTGTTTGCTCTCGTGTCGATAGATTCGATGCATCCAAACGCATAATCGTTTACACGTCCATTGACAAAACGTCTGGTGCAATGCGAGACAACGGAATGGACAGAATAAGAGTTGTCGTCAAGAAAGATTCTGATAAAACCGGTTTTGCAACTCGTGTTGGGCGTATCAATCGGGTTGGCGAGTTCAAAGCAATCACAAGTCGTTTGTGTGAATGCATAATCAAAGCACAAAAAATCAAGTAAGGAGAAAACATGATTAAAGTTTGTAAACACTGTGGCGAAGATTTTGAAACAACATCCTATGCCAAGAAACAAGCCGGCGGCTATATCAACGAATGCGCTGATTGTGTTGTTGAACTTGGTACTGAGACTGCGGTTCGTTATCGTGGCGTAATCTCGGGCGATGGAAAAATGGCTGCAATCTCTATCGTGCGTTTTGATAGCGAAGATGATGCAGAGGCATATGTCAAGTCATTCAATGCTAGCGGTGCTTTTGGCGGCAGAAAAACAAACACATGCAATACAATCAATCACTATCATGTGGGCGCAAATATTGCAAACTCAAATCACAAGGGGAAAAAATAATATGCGGAATTCCGTGTAATCATATGACCAGTGTGGTAAATTATATATGTAAGAAAAAAACTTACACCTACTAAACCTAGTTCAATGGAGAAACCATGAATACAATTAAAATGCTCAATCCCGAGACAAATGAAGTCTCAAACGTCCCAGCTGTACAAGTAACAGATTATCTCGTTTCCGGCTGGATCATCACTGAAGGCGCGCTTACTGAATGGTGGGAAACCCAAGGCAAAGAAATCTATGATGACGAGCCTACGGAAACTTACTACGAAGAGGACGTCGACGCCAACGAAGCAATCGATCGCGATTTTGCGGCTGCTGTCTTTGAAGACGAGACGGACCAAGCTCCGGAGCATACCAAAGAAAATGTTATCCAGGCTCTTCTCGACAACAACATTCTCAATGCGGCTGTTGCTCACCTTGGCGACTTGCAAACTGCTGACGAGCTAGCTGCTGGCGTGACTAGTCACAATAACGGCGCCGGCTTCTCAGCCGCATATGCGCGCACCGGTCGTCGATTGTGGCAATGGGTTACTGGTAAAGACGCTAAGTCGATGGAAGAACGTTGGGACAAGAAGTGTCTCAGCCATACTCGAGCCAACGCAGCTTTTCAGCGCCAAGTTCGCAACTATGATTTTGATACGGCTGTAGAGCTGGCAAGATATGTTTGTTCGTTTCACTGGCGTCAACTGTCTCATATTCTTGAGCCTGATTTCGCAGGAATGGATCTACCAAAAGTGGATGAGAAAAAGCGAAACAACTTCGTGCCATCAAAGTGGCTTGATATTACCGGTGCAAAAGTGCTAACAATCAAAGGCAACGGTACACAAATCTTGTGGGACAGCCGAAAGATCTGGCTTCCTTCTAGCCAGTTTAAGAATGCAAACGGTAAGATGAGTATTCCTATGTGGTTGGCTCAGAAGAATGACATGATTTAAGGATCGACTTGTTCTGTCGACGGGAGGTGCTTGCACCTCCTTTTTTATTATGGTTTTCATATACTTTTGTCCTCAAACTGTATAATTATACTTTGTTAATGATGGGCTGAGATGTTTCATGAAAAATTATGTTTTAAGAAAAATCATATCAAATTTGATTGTTGAGAACTTTAAGGTCAGAGGTTATATAAAGCCGGCTGAGAGTTTTCACTCCCTTGGCGAATTACAGGCCATGGCAAATTATGTTTTAAATCTTCAGCGTGCTGGCTATGACGCGAGGGATAAAAATTCTGGACTGTTATTGAATTTGCTCTACGAATATATGCCCCATATTGAAGACGATATAGAAAGATACGGTGCGAGATTTGACATAACAAATGTATATAACTTTTTAGAAGATTTTGCAAACCATCGAGTCTGGTCCTTTGAAGACCAGTTTGGCCAATATTTCCCGGACATAGGTAGTTTAAGATTCTCGTATTTTTATTCTAGGGGAGACATGGAACCATATGTGCTTCTGGATGAGAACTACACAAAGCAATTGTATGGATCCACAGATAATGTATACACTGTGAAACATTATACTACCGAAGCTGGATTGCAAAACATAGAAGCATCAATCCAAACTGGAAAACCTTTTGATATATCATGCTTCACTGCCATGAAAAAGGAATACTTTGACAAGAAATCAAATATTTTATTGACGCTCAAAGGTAACGTGAGGGCTGGCTTTAGATCTGACGTAAAATCTTTTGCTGTCGACAACGGTAGGAGAGCATGCAACTTATTTAGACTCGGATATCCGGGGGAAGAAACAAATATCTGCGAAAACTTAGATGGATGCGAAGACAATGCTACGTCTATTTGGAATGAATATATCGCGACACCATTAGAAATTATCAAAGTAGAGGTATTAAACAGATGAGAACATGGAAACCATTATTTTTTGAAAACAGTTCGCTGCCATTGATTCTTTCCGTAGTGGCGCCAATTGATATCGGAGCTATCACACTTGGACCATTCGTATTTTCGCGTGGAGAAATGTCTGAGGTCACTAAAAATCATGAAGCAATCCATTGGCAGCAATATATAGAAACCGGGATTATTGGTTTTGTGTTGCTATACTTGCTTTACTGGGTGATTGGTTTGATAAAATACAGAGATGGACAAAAGGCATACTACCAGATACCCTTTGAACAAGAGGCATATGAAAATCACGAGGATATGGAATATTGCCTAACCAGAAAAAGATATGAATGGTTCCGGAGAAGCATCTAATGTGGCAGCTAAGAAAATACATACGGAATTTATTGTTTGAAAATTTATCAGACGCAACTATTCCACCTCCACCAAAGGAATCAATCGAAGAGTTAAGTTCGGTTATTAACCAGTACTACGACCGTGTTAACGATGATTCTGTTCAGTACGATTTAGACGAAAGGATGGAATTGCTGTTTAACGAAGTGGTCGAAAAGAACAGTGGGGAAAACGTTGTTGAATATGTCAAGGAACTAAAGACGCATCCACTGGAAATAGTGTCAGCACTCAAGGAATACTTTGCAAGAAAAAGACCCGAAGATGTCGCCGCAGATTTTGGTATTGACTGGAAGAGTGATAGCGTTGATATGAAAACTATTAACAACAGTTATTCATATCCATCCGGTCACACTGCTCAATCTTATTATGTTGCACTTAAACTATGTGATAGATATCCACAGCTTAGGAATGAGTTGTTTGAAGTAGCAGAAGCAGTTGCGCAATCTAGAATCGATCGTGGCGTACATTTTCCTTCTGATTTAGATGCTGGTCGAATTGTAGCAAATCAGCTATACCAACAAAATAAAACAAGCACTCCTGTAATTCTTGAGGGCATGGTAAGTCCAAACTCCGTATCAGGAAAATATGCAATATGGGCAGACATATCAGCGGATCAGGCTGGAAACCTCGACGAAGATTTGACGTCAATTGATTTTCTAATGTACGACTGGTCTGCCGCGGTTAAACACATTGAAGACGAGCTCAAAGAAGCCACCGCAGACGGTCGCCCAGGCGCACTAGAAATGGTCAGGGACTACGGGATTCTTGAAGCCATTACAGATAGCGCTGTTGCATGCATGCGAGTGAGACCGTACGGCGATTACGAAGGATGCAATAGTGCTTGGGAAGTTATTAGATCAGCGGCAGATGGCGGTTTGGGTCCGACAATGTACGATTTAATTATGTCAATCGCTCCGAATGGTTTGTTTGCTGATAGATCAGAAGTTTCTCCGGCTGCTCAAAGTGTGTATCATTTTTATGCAAACAGACGAACCAGCGTAGATAAAGATTTTCTCGACCCGGGTGGATTCACAGATACAGAATATGATGACTGTAGGACCTACGGTCGCAGAGCTGATCCGTTACGTTATGCGACTAGAATGATGGCAATGGATTATTTTGATACCGAATGGCCAGACGAGCACACTCAGTTTAAGGACAATGCTGACCTTTCAGTTCTAGAACAAGCCGGCAGCGGAGATGCTGACACCTATTTCAGAGTTGTGTCAGAATGGATTATTGATAATGTGGATCCCGACTGGGATGAAGATACCTGGTACGAATGGAAAGTAGACGGTGAGCTTGATCTAATGCGTTATTGGAAGTCCGGCCCAGATCCAACCTTCGAAGATCCGGATTATTTAAATCTTTCGTACAATACAAACTATGCGGTTTCTAGTTTCGAAGAGATGGAAGAAAACCATATGGCATTTATAAATGAAATATCAGATATGATACCAGGCTCAGAGGAAAGATTTTATGAAGATCCCGAAGCCTTACATTTTGCTGTCAGAGATTTTTTCAGGGAGAGAGTTTGATGGCAAATAAAAGAATACCAAGAAAGAAGGGTCAAAGAAGAAACAGTAAAAAGCATTCTGATCTGTACACTGATGAAAACCCAAAAGGAACTATAAAAGGTTTGAAGTTTGCGACTGTCAAAGATGCAAAGGCTAGCGTGAGTAAAATTAAAAAGTCCTCGCGTTCACATAATCACAAGACACAAGCTGCAATTGCAATGGAACAACGAGCAAAAGCAGCCGGCAAGAAATCGGCTGCAGCAGTTTATAGAAAGTTTATTGAGCAACAAAAGAAGAAAACTAAAGCAAAAAACGAAACTACGAGGGCTGATCTGTTTTTGGATAGACCAACGTCTCATGTTGACTACGACGAGTCTGTAAACGATCAAATAGCTGATTACATGGTCGATATGATGCTTATCAGAGAATACATACGGGACATTATTGTTGAGAATATGGTTTCTGTTGCAGGCGATACTATGATAACAAAGTTCAGGGAGCTTATCAATCGGTACGACGCACCAACGGGGTGGCAAGTCGAGGATCCACATTTCTTTGAGTCCGGTGGAGGAAATAGCTTGATTGGCCAAATACGTTTGCAAGGCACAAGGGAAGCACTTCCGAATCTTGACAGTGAGGTCGAAAAGCAAAAACTAAGCGCAATATACGCTCCATTTGCAAACCGCCGAGGTTGGAATCTTCTTCAAGTACGTGAGGAACCATTGCCATCTAGAAACCCAATTATTATGTACGAGTTAAAGTTTGATAAACAACCAAACACAAAAAATACAAACTATTTCATGTCAACTCAAGAACTACAAATCAAAGAGCAAGTGCTTCTTCATCTTACTAAGGAAAGTTATCTAAAGTCAATTCAGTCAGGCGGTTTTAAACCGGCAAGAAGCTCGTCAGACGGAATAAACTTTGGTAACGGCCGAGCCTATTTTGTATCGTGCTCTAGAATGGATTGGGAAGATTCAAGAGATGCTGCAATTGGCTGGTTTTCTCGCGCGACAGAAACTGAGGGTTTTGCTGGAATCGACCCAACAGAAAAGCAAGTCTTGTTGGTAATTGATCCAGAGAAGATGAGGAACAACATACAATTTTACGTTGATACAGAATTTGGCTACGGTTCGGGTACAGTAGGTTATTCCGGAGTTTGGGGCGGGAAAGCAATTTATACCCCGGGGCACATACGGGCAACTGCAATTGAAGAGGTTATAGATTTATGAGCACACTTAGAAAAACAATACGAAAAATATTACTAGAGTCGGCTGTGTTGGCGGACGAACAGGCAATTGCCGTAATGAAAAAAGAAGATTTGATCTTCGTAGTTAGCATGTTAGCACCTTATGAAGGAACTATAGCTCTTTTGCGAAGGAAATACTATGACATCGAAAACGACGATTACAACCTGTCCGATGCGGTTGGGCAGATTCAATTAGGTTCTGCGGGCGAAGAAACAATGCAGGTTTCATTCTCTGAACTTTACCGTCAATTTCGAAACAAAGGTCTGGGCAAGCTATTATATAACGTTGCTTTGATGGCATGCACTGACGAAAACGTTTGGCTTATGTCTGACAGGAACGATGTTTCATCCAAGGCTCAAAGGATTTGGCAAACTTGGAGCAAGCTTCCTGAATTATATGATATCGAGCAAATGGATCATGACATGATAGGCGATGATTATTTTTTGACTGATGACGAAGATGATGATATGGTGCAAAACTCTTTCAACAATGACCAATGGCGTCCGGTATCCCCTCGAATCGAGCGCTTGCCTGACGAAGCGTACACAAGTCACGAGATGTCCGACGGTCGTTTTTTCACGGTTGAAAAAGATTCATGGTTCTTCTATGACCCAGATTACAAAAAACAGTATTTGGATTCTGGATTAACAAAAAGATTCCAGATGAAAGATGCGTACGCATTGTCAAGTTATCTAGAACAAGAAGGTTTACTTTACTACTCGTACGAGGGACCTGCTTCATGAAAAATTTAAGACGATACATAAGGAGCACGCTTTTAACTGAGGTTTGTGCCGGTGCAACAGCGCAGATTCAGAAAGGTCTAGACGTTATTGAACAAAGAGACCTTAGAGTTGAAGTCTACATAGATGGAAACGATGGATATGATGTGATTCTAGTGTCAGGAGATGGGATAAGACGTGGACGGTTTGAGGTTACGACAGTCAAGAATTGCCCGGCTTATTCGACTATGTGGACCGAAGTTGATTGGAATCTAAAAAAAACCGGCGTTGGGGCTGTAATGTATGACATTGCAGTAGAGGTTGCTACAAAACTTGGCGGACACTTGGCGTGTGATAGAGGATCTGTGAGCGATTCCGCGAAGCGCATGTGGAGATACTATACTTCATCGGATGATTACGAAGCATTCCAGTTAGACACACCAGACTCTACTTTTACGCCGATAAAAAGTGATGATTGTCAACAGTACATTTTTCACAGAGAAACAAAATTATATAGTGGTGATGAAGGTTTCGAACAAGAATTTATGGCATCGCCTTTTACAAAAGCTTTTCGAAAAAAGAAAATAACGACAATTCCATGTTTGGGTAATCGATACTCGGAGATTAGAGTATGAAAAATTTAAGACAATACATAAGAAAGATTTTGATAGAGTCTGCCAATACAATACACCCAAAGATTAAAAGCATGCTTGACGAGCTAGAAGAAAATTATGGAGAGATTAACATCCAAAATTATCCCAACCAGGGGCAACTTGTTGAGATAAGGTTTTATGCTGGCGCTCAGCATGGTGATAGGTATTATAACACTGGTGTTGGCGGTGGATCTGATGCTGGCGCCGTGTTCGCAATGTATTCCAAGGATAGTGTTGTTCCATCTATGTCTACGAAAATAGGCAATTGCAATGGTGCAGTGCCCATCGGTGGTGTAGATGGCAGTCAGATCGCAGTAGAATATGGCTTTGGTCCGTTGCTTTATGATGTTCTTTTTGATGCGGCAGTTATGCTGAGTGGAGCTACTGGGCTGACTTGCGATTACTATTCCGTAAGCGACGAAGCATACAACGTTTGGAATTATTATCTAAAAAACCGGCCAGATATGATTGCAAAACAAAAAGACTTGACACAATATCCTCGCACTCCCGATGAATCCGATGATTGTACCGGGCCTGGTGCCGGCGGAAGTTTTGGATATAGATCCGTTGCGAAGCGGTTCGGCTTTGATAAATCTTACGGTGTAAAAGCGTCAGACAAGGATGGCATGCCGGTCCGGACCGGAGAACTTACACCGGAGTTTATCGATCATTGGTTCGACCCGGAAAACCCTCTTTCGAAAACCTATCATAGGAAAAGCGGTGGCACACCGGTCATCGATTACTTGCGATCAAATTTTCTTTTAAACCCTAAGGCTGCAAAAGTCATAGGGCAACCGTACTCTCCGGCTGAGCTAAAAAAAGTATGGGACAGAACCATAGGCATAGAAGAGGCCGGATATCCAGATTACATGGCAAAAAAAGCAAAGCAATGGCAGCAAAACTTTGGAGCAAACGCCGAGGATCTATTAGCATGAACCAATTGAGAAATTACATAAGGCAAGTTTTAGTTGAAATGGCTGCACCGCGACCAATTGACTTAGATGCTGTATATTATCATGGGACACCTACGAAGGCAAATGCCGAGGATATAATGATCAATGGTATAAAGGCACCTGATTTGTCGTCCAGAGAAGGCTATCTTCGACCAGTTGAAGGAAAAGTTTATCTCACAAGAGATTTGGCATACGCTCAAATCTATGCTTTGGGCGGTGACCTTGCAGGCAAAAATGTTCCTGATTCGTTTAAGGGATATGGACAATACGGGTATGTTTTTGTTGTCGACGGCAAACAGCTAAAAGACATACAACCAGATGAAGACAGTGTTGGCGAATTGGTATATAACGAGGAAATAGATTGGCTTGATGAGTTAGCTAAGGATATCCTTAAATACGAAGAATACGATGACTTCGGGCAGGATCTTGGCTATAGAAACCTTTACGATGCGATAATTGGCGGCGAATACGACGCATGGGCTGCCGGAGGCAAAATTTTGTTAGATGAAATGTCTGATGATCAAAAACTTAATCTACTCGATTATGGTGCCCATGTTGCACACACAGGAAATCTCATACCAAAAGAAACATGGAGAATAGAAAGAAATAAAACACCCGAATTGCAGAAAGATGGTTCGAACTTTTTTGATCTAGCGGAGCGGATAAAGTGAAAGTGTTAAGGCAATACGTAAGACAGATACTTCTGACAGAAGCAATGAAAACAGAAACGGATCTACCCGACGATATCGGCGTTGAAATTTACGATTATAAAAAATCGGCTGCCTATATTGGCTTTTGCGAAATTGATAAAAACGGAAATTACGTAAAAAGTTTATCTCCCGGACTTGAAGTAGCTGAAAATACAATTTTTAGTTCAGAACCAGAACCTTTACCCGAGAAGTTTCGGCATCCCTCCGGTATTTTTGGCACCGTTGGAATAGAACTATTGAGAGACTGGGGAGATCCGGACTGTGATGGCGCATGGATCATAACTAACACGGTAGCGACACCAGGCTACGGTCCATTACTTTACGATGTTGCAATTGAATGGGCTACCATGCATGGCACCGGCCTTGTGTCTGATCGATATAATGTTTCAGATGACGCGCGAAAAGTTTGGGCAAAGTATGCGGCACGGATTGATGTCGACAAGTTTCAATGTGACGACGAAAACAATGCATTAACACCTATTGACTCTGATAACTTAGAGCAACATGCCGCAAGGAAAAACTTGCCAGGTGGTTCAGACTTTACCAGTAGTCCTTTGAGCAAACGCTATTCAAAGAGTCCCACAAGAATAAATAGCCTTAAGTCCCTCAGAAAACTGTTTTTTACATAAATGAGATTACAAAATGAAATACTTACAACAATATATAAGGCAGCTGCTCATAGAAGTATACGAACTGGATGACCAGCAGAAAGTGAATAGGGATAGTCTAATCAGAATGGACTACGGTGGAAAAGAAATGGCACACGTTGCGGGTCTAGACACGGCTGAAGAACAACGTGAAGATCGGGAACTTCTTCGAAGATATCAAGAAGGACTGCTGTCTACAAGCCATGGTAAAAAATTGATTAGAGCCTTTCGAAACGGTGACGTCACGATCTTGCATGATATCACATACGAGGGCGCCGCGGCAAGATCAGGTTTAGGAGGAACAAAAAATAAAAAAGCTTTAGCTTCTGACTGGATCCGTAAATATGGAAGATCTGGTAACGACACTCTCTCGACAATTGCTTGTTATCTTCCTCCTACCGAGTCACTTCCCGGCATAGAACTCCATGGTAATTCCAAGTTTGTCATGTCTAACAGGGGAATGATCATGAAAGGTTATCCAGTATTTGTTGCAAAAGAAGATGTGATGTCACAGACGATCGGCGCATTAGACGACAAAATGAAAGCACACTGGAAAACCTCCGGCATGCCAAAGAGGCCGGCAAAATCTAGAGTACGATTCGATGATTTTGGTGATATGGAAGGAATCCAGGGCTTGCGGCATCTTAAAAAGTTGCTTGTATCCAATGAAACTCTTCTAGATAATTGGACAATAATAGGCACATACATTGGTAGTAGTGGAAATTCTGACAATGATGTACAAGCATGGATAGCAGATTCCCTTAGCCTTGGATTGCCCTGTAACGTATATAATCAATATGGCAACCTAACGAGGTATGAACCATGAAAAACTTAAGAGAATACATAAGACAAATACTGACTGAATCAGCATATAACAGACGAGACGCGTTCATCGCGGATTTATCCAGCGCAAATTTCGATCATCACTACCGTGAAAAAGGACAAGATGATGAGGCGTATAGACGGATGTCTGCCACTGGACGTCAACTAAAGAAGGCTTTTACTTCACACGCGGACAGGGATTGGCTGAACAGTCTAGTATATGTCCACTGGACAAGAAAGAGACGAAAAGCACTTGCGTTTCTTGCCCCGGAAATAATTAAAGATGTAAGGGTTCAATCTTCACGCGATGAATTAAGCACAATGGTGTATAAACCTGGCGCTGTGGATGGAAGCGGTTATGATTTCGGCAAATACGGATTACTTATTCGTGGCTTTGTTACACTGTTAAGCAACGACATGAACTCCGTTGATAGTGGGTACACAGGAGGCTACGCACAAGCCGATCCACAAAGGGTAGCCTCGTCCGGTGCGAATAAGGGGATTGGAGTAGCAGTCGTTGACGACATAGCTTTAGATGAGAGCGAATGGGCTCCTGTCTTCGACGGAGGCGGTAACGAAGCATTCGTCGACAACTGGAATATTTATGGAGTGATTGTTCCAGACGAAGAACACGAAACGTTTTCTAGATTCCTAGAAAAAATCAAACAACAAACAGGAAGAGAATACTTATTACTAAAAGGGAGTGAACTCTGATGAAAAAATTACGTAAATTTATAAGAAAAACATTGCTCAACGAGAATCCAGGCGCAAAGTTTGGTTTAGACAAATGGACTTACGACTCGTATCTAGATAAAATTGCAGATTTAATCATGAGCGGTAAACTTGGGCTGATGGAATCTGGTCTTATGATGGCAGAGACATATGGATTAATCGAGGATAAGCCGCCCTTTAAGGTCGTGAATGAAATTGAGGGTCCTTACAATTACGGATTGACTTTTATATCAAAGAACCTATTCCTTGTCGATGTGACCATACTGGATCCGGATCTTGGAAACCGGATTTGGGCAAAAAGAAATGCCAGGAATGCACCTATGATCCAAGAGCCACCAACACACGGACCAGCGGCACGTCAGCCTTTACAGTTTCCGCTGCGCATCATATTTGGATATCTGGAAAGAGAATAAACCATGAAGTACTTGCGGCAATACATAAGAAAGATACTTTTGACGGAAGCGATGAAAACACCAGCAGATCTGCCGGATGACATCGTCGTTGTAATTGACGCCGATAGTAAAGAAGCATCAATTTATTATGGTCTGGCCAATAATCCTTCCGAGTACGCACCTGAGCTGAAACCTGAGCTCTATGGTCTCAGCTCAACCGACTACATGGGCGCGATAGACATATATTCACCAGCAAAGGGGCTTTTTTATCCTTGGTATGGGAATTGTGGCGACGCTTGGATGGTCGGCGGCTCTGCTGCTCAAGAAGGCTTCGGGCCTTTGCTCTATGATATAGCAATTGAGTGGGCTACACAAAATGGTGGTGGACTTATTTCTGACAGAAGCAGCGTATCCCCCGATGCTCAGGACGTTTGGTCCTACTACGAACGAAACAGAGATGACGTAACAGCCCATCAGCTTGATGACCTTGAGAATACTCTTACACCTGAAGATGAAGATAACTGCGATCAAAAGATTGGCAGGTCAACCGTATCGGGGATGTATGATACCTGGCAAGATAGTCAATTAAGTAAGCGTTATACAAAGCCACCAACAACAATGCAAGCGCTTGGCAAAAAACTGGTGATCCTATGAAACAATTACGGCAATACATAAGAAAGACTCTTCTTACGGAAGCAATGAAGATGCCGGCTGATCTCACAGAGAACATGTATGTTCTTATCGAAGAGAATCGCGCAGGTGACTACTTTGAAGTTACGATTAATGATGCAAAACCAGCACAAAGATACCCAAGATCTGGCATAATAGCGGAGCTGATGGTCGGAAAGGCAGAGGACCACAACGGCCTGAATTGTGATGGAGCTTGGGTAATCATGAGTTCCGAGGCAGAGCAAGGTTATGGTCCTCTAGTTTATGACATTGCAATGGAATACGTTGGAGACGATGGGCTAATGTGCGATCGATCCGATGTGTCCTTCGAAGCTGCAGATGTTTGGGATTTTTATCTTAATTCTAGACCCGACGTCAAAGCGGTGCAGCTTGATTTTCACGAAAAACCTTTCCTCACTCCAGATAACATGAAAGATGATTGCGACGGCCAAGTTACCCTAGCCAGGCACGTTGATAGATGGTCAAGTATGGAAGCTGGATTCGACCCTGACGATCCGTACCATAATCACCAATGGATGGATCATTGGTCGACAAAGAAATATGTTAAGCAGGGGACACCTATAATGGACGAGCTTAGGATGCGAGGGGCAATCTATTTCGACAGGGATGACACCGGTCACTACTACTTTTAACTTAGTAAACAATGAGGCAAAAGACAGCAATGAAACTACTAAGAGGGACAATCAGAAAAATACTTCTGCAAGAGATGGCTCAAAGACCACCCCATATCCCAACAACTGATCCTGAAATGGAAAGAAAAGTTGCGGATTTATTAACAGGCACCATACGAGACATAGCTCTGGGTGTAGAGTTTATGAAGACTATAGACCTTACTAAAGGCGTGAAAGCCCCCGATTCATACATAAAATTTGATATCGGCCGGAAGAAAATTAAAATGACTGAATATCACTTCAAGGTCACCCAATCTTTTTACGATGCGATCGTGGACCAACTTAAAATCAAACGACGTAAAGCCAACCCAAAGTATCACCATCATTTGATGATTGGCCGATGGACCGAGGGTGACGCTATAATTTCAATCTCGATACCGTATGACCTCATTGGACGCGACAAATACAGAGCGGTCATGTTACGGTCTGACGAACCATACGTCGAGCACTTGCACATTGAAATTAAAGAGCCGGCTGGGTAATTAGGAAAGCCACAATGAAAAATTTACGACAATACATAAGACGGATAATAAGCGAAGCCTTAGATGGAAGTGGCAATCAGCAAGAAGCAGCGTACGCTGTAATATACACCGCTGGTTACCTCGACTCATCTGACAGAGGGCTTGGTCAGCTTATCAACAAAAATCCAAAGCTTGGCGAGCAGGGTGATAAGTGGATTCCGCTCGATGATGCCCTTGCTAACGTGCATTCTGCTTTAATTGCAGCGGCTTCTGCTATTAAAAGAGAAAATCCAGAACTCGACCTTTCGGAGGAGAGTAGTATTCTTCGAGAGGGTCAGGCTGCTGGTCAGGCAGACTTCCGCGAAAGCATATACAAGTACATTGAACAAGTAGAATCTCTTGTCAATAGAGAATCGCCTATGGGAATGAGTGCTGCTGAAGGCTTGAGAGTCTTTGGAGTCAAAACTCTGTCTCCCGGGGTTACGCTGGCAGATACCGCAGTCGCAGACGTGAGAGATCTGATCTCTTTAATGGACGACGACAATGTTCTGAGCTGGCTGGACGAAGTTGAAACCATGAAACAGTACGGTGAGCTCAAACTATAATGAAACATTTAAGAAATTACATAAGAAAGATTCTTCTAACTGAAGCAATGAAAACCCCAGCCATGCTACCAGATGACACTGTCATTGTAATAAAACCAGTACGTCATTATATAACAATTTATTACGGTAAAGCTGATAATCCTTCTAGTAAGAGTGGAACTGATGGTGTTGGAATCCTTGGAACAATTTCTATATTTCCAACCGGTCGACGCTCACCGGACGGCTACTTTGTCGGACTTGGTAACTGCGATGGAGCTTGGATGGTCGGACTTGCAGCTGCATCCGACGGTTGGGGTCCGCTGTTATATGACGTCGCAATCGAATGGGCAACTCAAAACGGCGGAGGACTAATTTCCGATCGTGGAGCTGTAAGTGTACCAGCTCAAAAAGTATGGTCCTACTACGAGCAAAACAGAGATGACGTGACAGCCCACCAGCTTGATGACCTCAATAATACTCTTACACCTGAGGAGGAAGATAACTGCGATCAATCGATTGGTAGGCGGACAATAACTGGTATGTATAATACCTGGCAAGACAGTCAATTAAGTAAGCGGTATACAAAGCCGCCCACAACAATGAACGCATTAGGCGATAAACTAGTGATTTTATGAAGAACTTGCGGCAATACATAAGACAGACAATTCTCGAGAATAAGGAGGCATTTTTAGATGATCTCCTGTCAAATCCAAATTGGGATGAAGGTGCTCGCGATGCATTTAGTGACGAAACATACGATGACTATATTCAAAAATATCCTAAAGCCAGGAAACGCGGCAGATTAGTCAAGCAGGTGTGGGCTAAACACGTGGATAGAGAATATATTAATTCACTCATATACATTCACTGGGGCGGTATTTCAAGTATATACAATATTTTAAAATCGTCAATCGATGGCAGTCCAAAGAAGGATGAATTAGCATGCTCAGGTTATGAACCAGGAAAAGTCGCTGAAAGAAACAGAGTCGGCAGTACAGGTTTGGTTATTGAAGGGCATGTCTCTTTGTTTGGAAACCACATGAACGACGTATTTTCAGGCGAGCTAGATCTAATTAAAAAGTTTAATCCAGAAATGGGTCCAACATCAGGCTACAACAGAGGTACTCTTTCGGCAATTGCCGACACGTTTATCTTGGACAGAGAATCTTTTATCCATCGAAACAATCCGGATCAAAACCGTACTGAGGCTTTTTTAGACAATTGGAAGATCAAAGCATTAGTGTTCGAGCCTGATAGTGATCTCTGGCGAGGTCAGGCGCAAAAGGATTTGGTAAATTCAATCCGCACAGAATTCAAGTTAGACATCCCCATCCTTAGACCTAGAGATCTGTAATGAAACATTTGCGACAATACATAAGAGGAATACTTCTAACTGAAGGTATGAAAACAGAGGCCGATCTGCCTGACGGCATTGGTATTATAATCAGGCAAAGAGCCTGGGAAGACAATCCGTCTAATATTGTAATATCGTACTACAACTTGAATACAGAATATCCTCTGGAAACCGACAGAGAAAACATCATCCCATGGGGTATGGTCACCCTCGGCTTAGTATATCCATATGAGCCGGCATACAACGGGCAAGATGAACGTTTCAATCTCCCGGAAGATACTAGTAATCTTACATGCGGAAATGCTTTTCAGATTTTCACCACCGATGCTGCTGATGGATGGGGTCCCTTACTTTATGACGTCGCAATCGAATGGGCTACAATGAATGGTAACGGACTAATATCTGATCGATCTGGCGTGTCCGAGGATGCTCAAGCCGTTTGGGAATACTACATGTACAATAGACCGGACGTCCAAAAGTTCCAATGCGATGATCACTTAAACACCTTAACTGCCACGTTAGATGATAACGTCGATATGAATATACCCATGGCTGACGGCCGCTCATATTTTCCGGAAGATTTAGAGAATGATCCCCTAGGAAAAAGATACACGAAGGAACCGACACGGATAAGACAATTAGGCGATAAACTGGTGATCCGATGAAACACTTGCGGCAATACATAAGATTATTATTGGAAAATAACGACGAGATGATAGAGCACATTAATGGAATCATCGAAGATTATAAGCTTAGTGATATAGGTCCGGACCACTGGAACCAACTTGACGATATGATCGAAGATATCTTCCCAGGCACAAAACCGCCAAACATGAAAGTCTGGTCTGCCGCCCATCCATTGAATGGTGAGGTTTTCGAATCGTATGTGACACAAGAAGAAGCCTTGACCGTTCACCTTAGAGATGCAAACATTGTGCCGGCCGATAATGATGGCACCGAAGTTCAAACGCCAGAGATTCTAGATTGGGATCCAACTGGATATGCTTACATTATGAGTTGGGAAATCAAATGAAAAACTTGCGGCAATACATAAGAAAGATACTATCAGAAGTGTACGAGCTCACACCAGAAGAAGACAAGACTCGGCGAGAAGATTTTGCTTATCAATCTGCAGCTAGACGCTCCTTAGGCCTTCAAACATCGGCCGAGATTATAGAAGACAGGGAAGAATTGCAGAATTACCAGGCGCGACTTAAAAGCTCGACGGAAGGTAAAGAACTAATCCGAAGATTTATGAAAGGAACAGACGTCACTATCATGCACAGCATAAACTATTCCGGATATGCTGCTTTAAGAGGTTATAAATCCTTCGATAGAGTCGATAAAAGTATGCCTTTCCAAAGATGGATTGGGCAACACGGCCGAAAGGGAAAAGACGTGCTCTCATGTGTAGCATCCGACCAACCGCTCGGTATGGACTTCTTAATCGGAAATGATAATCCAGCTGCAGCTCACGGATTCGGCTTCATTATGAAAGGATACCCGGTCTACATTTCCGAAACAGACGTAATGTCTCAAACACTAGGAGCTATCCCGCCAGGTTTAGTAAAGCACCAAGAACAATCCGGTGTGGCAAAACGACCCGGTGACACTTCCGCAGGAATAATCGAATTGGATTTCGGCTGGGCTGGAGAAGTGCTGCTCGACAACTGGACGATCATCGGCACGTACATGGATATAAGCGGCAACAATGATTTAGCTGTATTTGAGACACTTGCTCGGGATTCGATCAGCATGTTCAAACCCGTCCCTTTCTATGTTTACGATGACGGATATTTTGTCGGCAAAATAACAGATAAAGATTCTATGTTTGAGGTAAGAGAAAAACTATTCGGATTTTAAAACCAAAAAAACCGCGGCTAAACATCATGAACTACGTTCCCAAAACCAACGACCTTATTCTCTTCACAGAACCCACCTCAGGAATCCTATCAGACTTTGGTATCAATGACAAACACTACAACTGGTCCCACTCCATTGTAAACGTAGAACCTAACCAATCCGCCCTTGTCATTGACACCTATACTATAGACAACAACCGTTCCAACCGCTCCTTCACCAACCCCACTCTTTCCAATACTCTCAACATTGCTATAGAACTTACAAGACACCACAAACCCTACATTCCACAACCTCCCACCATTCTCATTGTCTCCCTTTCAGACCTCATCATTGAAGTCCTATTCGATCCAGACCTACTTCAACCCATTCCCCACCCGTCTAACCTACTCCCACCTAAACATCCTCCCCTACAAATGACCCTGGCTAGATAACCATAGGACATGGCTAAACCATATACCACCTTGCATACCTAGCATTCACACAAAAGCACCCTAAGGATTCGCAAGAATGAAAAGTGACTAGGTGTATAGGCTACCGGGCTTAGCTCCCTCTCACGCGACCTCGGGCATCTATCGGTTCGGTCACTCTCGGTGTAACAGAAACAGAAACAATTTGTTTCACTTGTTACACTTTGCTCGCTCATCCGAAAGCATGGCGGTTCCATAATAGTAGGACAGGCCTGTCAAAGCAATTGTTTCATGAAACATGTTTCTGTTTCTTTGGTGTTTCACTATAATTGAAATTGGTTTTGGTTTCGCTATAATTGAAATTGATTTCACTTGCAAAAGTTATCGGCCCCCTACAAAAGCAGTCAGGTTCCGGCAGGTGATACGCGACTATGGAAAGCAGGGATGGATGAAAAGCCGGGATAGGGTTGCCGTAGAGCAGATGGAGAAAAAGAGAAATAAAGAGAAATAAAATGTGAAAGTTTGTGTAAGCTGCTCTACGGCGGGATACATTATAAGTGTAAGGAGAAACCTTGCAAGTAACTTTCAATCCTAGTAAAAGCGGAGTTCATATGAACCTATCAAATGTGACTGACATTGCATTCGGCACTAACATCCTAAACATTGAGATCCCTGAGCATCTCAAGCGCAAGTTCGCTACCGGCCTCGATTATTTCGACGGCGCACTCGGCGGTGAGGGTCTGACCCCATCTTGTGTAACTCTTTTCACCGGTACTCCTGGCGCAGGTAAGACCACCATGATGCTGACCATGGCTGATTCAATCACCAAGCGTGGCGGCGTGTGTCTCTTCAATACTGCCGAAGAGTCTCTCTATCAGACTGCCATGACTGCACAGCGTTTGCGTCTCAAGAATGGTTTCGTCACCGGTAACACTGCCGATGTTCGGGAGCTGATCAAGGGTGCTCGCGAGATCATGAACAAGCGCGGCAACAAAGGCAAGCAGTTCGTTATGGTCGTCGATTCTCTTCAGTGTCTTGATGACGGTAAGTACTCTTCAGGTGTGAAGACCTCGGGTACGGCGATTCGTTGTCTTGAGCTGATCACTGACTTCTGTAAAGAGACTGGTGCTAGCGCGGTTATCATCAACCAGGTAAACAAGCAAGGTAAGATGGCCGGTTCGAACAAGCTCAAGCATATGGTCGATGCTCACATGCACTTGTCTGTCGAGCAGAAAGAGACTGACCTGATTGGCTGTCGCGTGCTTGAGACTCAGAAGAACCGATTCGGTGGTTGTGGCCACATCTTCTTCTTGCACATGGGTAAGCGTGGTTTCAAGACTGTTGCTAAAGTCTCGGCCAGCTAACTGGTCAAGGTCCGGCAGGTACCTTAAAACCTGCTCTTGCAATTCTAATTTACTGGCCCGATTGCGGGTGTATAGAAAAAAGTTCAATAAAAATGGAGTTCAATATGGATACTAAAATGGGAATGAGAGAGTTCAAAGTGATTTACACGGCCGATCAGAAGAGAAGGGACGAGGTACTTATCGTTGCAACATGTGCCTTGGATGCTAAGCAGAGAGCCTGGCACCTTTTGCGCATGAACGGTGTTCCAAATCCTCATTGCATTAAGGCAATCGATAACAGCAAACCAACAAGTGGAGACAGTATGCATTATCCCAACTACACGCTCAGCGCGGCAATGATCGTTGACAGCCTCAAAGGTTTCGCGGATATGAGTCCGGAAGAGACCCTAGGCGATACACTTAACTTCAAAGTCAAAACAACTGAAGACCTTAAGGGGATCAAAGATGCCGCGGTCAAGTATGGCTGGTCTATCGAGTGGAACTGTAACGGCCGGTCCCCAAGCGACAAGCGTGCAGACTTTATGGATCCTCGCGCGGCTACTAGATCGATGACTAGCATCATCAACCTGTATTGCACAAAGACCAAGTCTGTAAAAGTAGCATAACCAACCACCAGGAGTTCACATGAAACAGTTCAGAGTATTTTACACAGCCGATCGTCCTAATGGATCCCGATTCGAAGGCGAGATTATCGTCGAAGCCATTGACAAGCCCGATGCCAAAGTCGCGGCTAAGCAGTGGTTGGAACAGACAGACCAGTGCGATAACGTGCGTAACCTGCAAGCGATCGACAACAGCTGATGAAACAGAAACAAGTGAAACATATGTTACAGTTACACGAACAGAAAGCCGAATCATTTCAATGCTTTAGCAGCACAGAAACAAAAACAATTGTTTCACTTGTTTCACTCGCGGCAATAAGGAGTAGAGAGCATGGATACCAGGAAGCCAGAGAGGAAGAAGAGAGGATGGACCAACCGGTACGGGAAGAGGAGAGAATGCAGAGGAGAAGAGGCCGCATGACCAGCCCAGCACTACCAGCGACAAGCCCACCAGCAGGCCCCTCAGCCCTACCAGAAACGGCCCCCTTTCAGGCCCCAAATTTGGCCAAAAAAGGGCCCTCTCTAGGGCCCCTCTGGCATACTCAGTGGGAGCCTCTCGGGCCAGCCGGCGCTAAGCCTCGAAATTTTTTCCGGCGGAATTTTTTCAAACCAAACCAACTTTCATAGGAGAACATCGTGAATACAATTCTATTACTAGTCATCATTTACCTACTAATATGGTCATACAATCCACCACATAAAAGGAGATAACCATGTCACTTACATTTAGCGACGGAATGACATTCAACACAAGCGGACCATTAAGACTTGCGCATAGACAAGACGGTTGGTACGTAGTTGGCGACGGAATGTTGATCCCAGTTGACAGTCCAGAAGAAGGCGAGAGATTTATTGCAATACTGCAAAAGAAGGAAAACAAGGAGAATAACCATGAATAACCTAGAGTTCATAGCGACACACATACATAATAACCCAGATAACGCAACCTTTAGCGAGATACGTTTTAACTTGATGCTATACAAAGGATGGTCAGTGCAGAAAGCCATGGATCCAAGAAATCGAGGATGGAACAGCTGTTATTTCTCAAAGGGATACAAGCGACGATACCATGGAAAATTGTGGGTAAAGACCGATCCGAACAATAGAAGATCCGGGTACATGCTCACAGAAAAGGGTAAAGAATATGTTGTAAATACAACGAAACCAGAATATAATAAAAGTGCATAGGGGAGGCATATATGACATTACAAGAGTTCGTCGATTCATATCGTATCGCAACGGCAGGAAGCTATTATGAAAGACTTGATGAGGCACAGCTGTTCGTTTCAGACGCAGAAGGAGAAGTGTCTGAGTCATTGTCAGAAATAGTTGCGTACGCTGCAGCAATATATGACGTAAAGAAATCAGATATCTAACAACAATAATCATGATAGGAGAAAACATGAAATTTCATACAGAAGAAGTAAACGTAAAAATCTGCAAAAACCTGGCTCGCGACGCTAGCGCGTCAGTACTAGAAAAGGTCAAAGAGGCGCGCGCATTCCTTGAAGGCATGATTGCTGCAGGAGCCATGGCTCCGGGTGAGTATGTAATCTCTCGTAAGGGACTTAAAGGAAATGGTTCTGGACCACTCAATCACGGCGGGGACCGATATGGCCATTACCACAGTACGGGTGAGTTTGGTCATACTCTAGAGTCTGCACTGCGAAACAACTGGGATCCAGCTGCAAACTGGTCTGGTGACCATACGAGCCTTTGGGTTAATCGTATTGATGGTACTCCTTGTTTTATGACAAGAAAAGGGCATGAGAAATCTTATTGCGCCTTATCAACCGCAACTCGAAGACGATTCACTTCATCAGGTCTCTAAAAGGTAAACGTGATTTTCTCCGGAGAAGCCTAAAAACTCAAAAATTTCCGGAGAAAATTTTGCCAAACTTTTCAGTTATCAATCTTAATCAACTACAACAATAAAACCATCAAATGGAGAAAACATGACATTTATTAAACTTACGCCACATATGGACTTACGGATGAGTACAGAAATCTTAGGTAAAAATGGCGATCACATCCCGATTAATCAGTTAAAGGATCCAAAGACCGGTTTTTCTTATACTGATTCTGCGACCGTACCTTGTATGGTGAATGTAAATCAGGTTGCAAGAGTATACACGGGAAAGGTATTCACTAGCCAATCACTTAGCAGCTCACGTATACCAAATCCGGATGCACTGTTCTATGACAGTATGGAATATGCTCGAGATGAGCTAAAACATACAATTGTTGAGATGACTAATGGCCATTATTTTTCTGTCATTGAGTTACCTGAATACGTTTCATATCTGATTGCAGGGCGTTCACCTCGAAACTGGCCAACCAACGTTAAGCGATACCATACTTTACCTTTGTCTAGAATGCAGGATGACGAAGAGGCAATCCCGGAGATGGATGAGATTCCGGTATCCCAAAACTACATCGGTTAAGATACTACCCGGGAACTGTTATGAAGATAGGTGATATGGTAAAAAAATCTGATGGTTATGGATCCGAATGCAGACCACAGTGGGTTGGTTTGGTCGTTGATATAACGATCGAGAATATCCCTACTTCTGGCAGTTCCCGCCTTTATTTAGACGTATTATTGCCAAGTGGAGAGATTGAATCTTGGCTAGCATCAATGTGTGAGGTTATATGAGTATTGGTGATTTAGTATCCTCGGCCTGGAATGGCAGAAATGGATGGATTGGAATAATTGTAGATAAAGTCCGAAGTTTGGGCTCGTCGACAAAGTACGTTGTTATGTGGGGAAACGGTCAGACAGATACAGTATTCGGCCGAGATCTGATTCCTATCACGCCGGTGAAGTAATGAAAGTCGGTGATTTAGTTTTCGAAGTGCCATTCGGAAAGGAGTGGTTTCAAAAAAACCCATGGCTCACTTCTCCCGGTTTTGGTATTATTACTGAACTTATTAGCGAATATAAAGTAATGGTCTGGTGGTCAAGCGGTGAATATCAAGGTCGGCTCGAAGAGTATGATACTGATTACCTTGTTAAGGTGGAAGCATGAAAGTCGGTGATTTAGTTATGCATAAGATTAAATACCAAGAGGGACGCGCTCGTCGCGAGTGGGGAGTCGGGTATGTGATCGAGGTGCATCGTGTCATGTACGAGAACCACATGCCTTTTGTGACTGTTATGTGGCCGAAGTGGAATAAGGAGACAAAGGGTTCTCAAGTTTATTTGGAGGTGATAAGTGAAGTTTAAGATAGGTGATATGATTAAGATGCGTCGATTAGATCCGTATCAATACGGTATCTTAATAGAATCTGATTACGAAACATCAATCGGTACGCCGTTTGATTGGCTCGTTATGTTCTTTGACGGAAGTTTCGCCGGATGCGATGAAAGAGAGTTTGAGAGAATACAAAGTTTAAACATGGAGAAAAGTTATGAATTGGTTTAAAAGACTATTTGGCTGGAAGACAACTGAAGAGAAGGAACTTGATAGATTACGCAAGAAGTGCGAAAAGCTTCAAAAGAAGGGCTTTGACGCACAACGAAACGGCAATCTTCGATTGGCCGGCGAGTACTATCAAGAGGCGCAACAAATAGAGGATAAGATAGTTGAGTTGACAACCAATGCTACGGTAGGTTTGAATGAGCCCGGGTGAAGTCGTTATGTTTATAAATCGTAAGAGTCTATATGCAAAATGGTTTTACGGTCAATTGGGTATTGTCGAGAGTTATGTTCCGTACGGTGCTGATGGTTATTCACACTGTAGGGTGCGCTGGCTGAATCCTGTTAAGTATGGCGATAGGTTTGCAACATATTCAAATTTTCGTGCTGACAATTTTACCAAGGAGTGGGGCGATGCTTGATCTTGATTTTGCTGTAGGCGACCGGGTAAAAGTGGTATCTAAGATTTTATCGGTGGATCCTTACAAGGCTGTTGAGACCCGGGTAGTGTCCAATGAGATGGTTGGCCTGGTTATAAACATAGACGCAAGGCTTAGGAAGGGAGCAACCTGGAAGAAGGCTGGCTACATAGTGTCTGTTTATGTGGATGAGGGTCTTGGATTGTGGGAGTTCGGGACTGATTATTGGAAGATTCGGAAGATAACGGAATGATTAGACCGCACGTGCCGATCGGTCAATTGGTTTTGGTAGGCGGTCAACTGCCTGGTATTATATTGGCCCGACTTGACGGGTATTGTTATTCTGTGTTCGTAATGGGTGGCGTGCATGTTATACATCGGGATGATATGATCATTGTCGATCCGGACGATTATTAGGTTGTACATTGGTTGTTCGGTATGTATAGTGGATTATAGCAATGGATTCGCGCTTATCCTGGGGGATAGCGCGAAAAGCTGGTGGGCCCCCTCGCCGCTTCGCGGCATTTAAAAGATAAATCTTAAGGAGAAAAAAATGAAAAAAGCAGAGTTGAAAGCATGGTTGAACAAGGACAAGGTAAATCGTCGATTTATACGTCGGATTGGTATACCTCAATATACACTTGTCGACATAACCAACACTAAAGAGCTTGAGGACATAAAGAACGAGTTTATAAGAATCTGCAGAAGCGATAACCACTTTAAACAAGTAGAGAAGGAAAAGGGCAGTGATTTTAGCAAGTTGGTTTTAGATAGAATGTTTGACTCTAGTTTTTGGCAAGGCTATTGGTATAAAAGAAGACACGAGTCTCGTAATTTGCTGTCGACATGGAGTTATTTGTTGAAAAACGTGTTAGGTGATACAGCCCGGCCATGGGAAGCCAGATCAAAAGTGAGCAGATTTTTTAGCAACGTGCGATTATTCTTTCGAAATAAAAAAGCAAAGTTGATTGAATCAAACACAGATATAGTATACACGGTGAAAAGCAACACATGGGGCGAGCTGGTTGAATCTAAGTTTCTTACAACCTGGAGTTATAAGAGAAACACAATCAAACCTGGCATGCCCATATTGTTCATAGAGAAGGACTATGCTAATCGTTATATATTCATGGTTGGTTCAGAATATGTTTGTTTGTCTTTGCCTTCGCTCATGAAAGTAAAAGAGTTGCAGCAAACAGATATAGCAGTAGCTCCAGAACTGAGAAACAAATGAAATATTTTCTTTGTTCATATAGAGGGATGCTGTTTATACTAGCTTTTTTATCTTTGCTTATTTTGTGCAATTACATTATCTTTAAAATAGGTGGTCAAATATGAATACTATGTTTATGAAAAAAGAAAACATGTTAACGTTAGATGATATTATACCCTGCTCAACAAAGAAGAAAAATGATTTTCTTGACCTGGTGCCTCTCGAGAAGTCCGTACGTGGTGACAGCGATTATTTTATTTTAGAAAGACTTAAGATAATAAGTCTCAAAAGCAAGTGGGATATAAACGAAGCAACGGTTGCTGTTCGAGAAGCATGTATCAAAGAGTGGTATCGTCGTTATGGCGAAGGCGCGCCTATACCAGACGTAGAACTTAGTCCAGAGGCTTTGGCGCAGATCGAGGCAGACAAGGAGGTTTTGTTATGATTTCAAAAGAGCCCGGGCTTTATAAAGCTGGTGATAGGGTGTGGATAAATAAACTATTTGTTATGGGTGACGTTACCATGGAGGTAGTTGATTTAAAGAACCCTTTTATAGCAACCGTTAAGGAAGTTAAAGAACGCTGTTCAGAGCCATTTGGAGTGCCATACGTCATTAGTCTTCCAAAACATATTACGAAAAAACATAATTGTGCAAATGCATGTTATTGGGAGACAGACATAATTTGCAAAGTTGAGGATGAAGAGGATTTATTTTGGAAAGTTTGGGGAGATCAATGATAATTAGTGATGGGATGCGATCGAAAGAAGAATCTGATAATGGAGTGTTTGGAAAAATGAACCGTGTACGAGCAGTCGAGCTTAGTTTAATCGCTCAAAGGGTGTATGATCCCGGAGATTATATTGCAGAGATCAAAGAGATATTCAGGTGTATCACTGAAAACAAAGAGTACGATGACGCTCCCGAGCTAAGTAAATCTCAACTTATAACCATCCTGGAGAATCTTACTGCTGATTCAAGTCATCCTGGTAAATACAGTATTAGACAGATACTTATAGAAGGTGAAAAAACTGAATCTTCGCGCGAAAGAAAAAAATACTTGGAAACAATACAAGCGATTCTGTTTGCGTGAGATAAGCGGAGACTGCAATGCTTCATGATATATTAAAACTAGTTGACCAAGTACCGGTTACAGCTGATTGGAAAACAAAGGTCACCCGGAGTGATGGTGTCGATTTAGATCCCATGCCCGGTTTTGACGCTATGTTTACATTTAGAATTGAGCCGAAAGGTGCAAAACTTAAGAAAGTCATAGATCAAATGGCGCAAGAGTCACCAAAGTATAGAAAGATTTTTGGCAATCTGCCGACTTCACGATCAAAGCTTTTAAGAATTTTGACTGATAGACAGCCTGGTGAATCAATTGATTTAGCAAACGCGAAAGCTGCAGCAATCAAAGCGTTTTACCGCGCTCAAAAACCATTGCTTGATCAAATTGAGGAATCTCTTAAAACGAACTATCCGGGTAAAGCATTCATATTTAATCCTATTGAGTTTAAATATTCTGGCGCCGGTGATACAGTATGGGAGGCCTATGTTTATTCTGAGTCTGATAAGCCTGCTGAATTGCCGGAGCCTATAGAATTACCGGTTGAAACAACTCCGGAAGATTTAGTAGTCGCACCAGAGCCACGGCAGCCAAAAGCCGAAGACCCTGATGAGCTAATTAAAGTTGAAAAGCATATCCTGTCTCGCGAAGAAATAGATGCCATTATAGACGGCATTGTTGTCAAGCTTGGTCTCAATCCAAATACTGATCTTACCGTAGTTAATGATGCCGCGACAGCCTTAAATGAGTATGAGGACATGAGATATAGTTCCGTATTGCCCAAGATACCAACCGTCGTAGTTTCTGATTCGTATAACACGAGAAATCCACGCAAAGAAACATATAAAGACGGAACTGAAATGATACACATT